AACCTGTATCTTATAATGTAGCAAGCAATATTTCTTCCATTAAGAATAACGTAGGAAATAATGAGTTTAATCCACAAAGATATTTACAAGAACCTGTATCTTACAATGTAGCAAGCAATATTTCTTCCATTAAGAATAACGTAGGAAATAATGAGTTTAATCCAGAAAGATATTTACAAGAACCTGTATCTTACAGTGTATCAAGCAATATTTCTTCTAAAAATAATTATACATCAATTGAAGATATTTTTAATACATCACATATTCCTGTACATGAAGATATTATACATTATAGTCTTCTTGCACCTTTTAGTGGTGTAGAACAGACTAAGCACTTTCATGATGATATTTCTTTATCTCGTAATTTACCTGAATATAATGTTACAACTAATTTTGGTAATCAAACTGTTTATAAAAGAACAGAATATGATAATGATATTGAATTATCTCGTAATACACCAATTACTAGTTTGACTAGCAATCCATCAACTCGTAGTTCTATCGATCATTCATCAAGAAATGCTCATCTACCTGACAAAATTAAAGCAGGTGGTTATTCTATACCAGGGCAAATACCAATGAAAGTTAGATTACAAAATAATCCAGATCAAAAAGAATCAGAGAAATCTCGAATGAATCGTATTGTAATGGAAAGCATGCAAGGAAGATTTGATAAACCATCACCATTTCAAAAAGTTGGTTGAAATATTTTATATAATCTAGATAAATTATTCTATCGCTACTAAATAAATGGAAAGTTTGCAAGAAAAGTTTATTTTAAAACAATTAAATAATTATAATTCATCTGAAATGTATTGTAAAAATATAGATAAATTAGGCGACCTGTCCACATCTTGTATAAGCAGAATTTTTAATGAAAAAAATATTATTAGCAGAACTGATATGAAAGCATTATTTTGTTTATTTGATACTCTGTTTTTATCAGAATGTAAAATCAAATCAAGAGAAAAAGGATTATATGATTTATCGAAAACTATACAAAAATGGATAAAAAAAATGGTTAAGATATCTGTTAATAGCAAAGAAGGATTTATATATATTACTAATTTTTCATCAGATATACAGGTTGTTGTTAAAGTAGCTCAAAAATCAAATGGATTAGAATCAAAATTAAGAGAATATTTTATTGGTATTAAATCTCTAAATAAACTAAGATGTTTAATACCAACATTTGTGTATACAATAGGAGCCTTTTTATATCCTAAACCAACAAAGACAGGAAAATTAGAACATGACATAAAAAATGAAAATACTGCTTTCGTGTTATATGAAAAAATAGATGGTGAAACTATAAACACCTTATTGAAAAAAAATAAACTTAATTTCAAACAATTTCTTAGTATATTTATACAATTACTCCTAGGATTAGAAGTCGCACAAAGAGAAGCTAGATTTACGCATTTTGATTTGCACAGCGATAATGTTATGATTCGTGAAAATGATGTTACTAGCTATAATGTTAATTTGGACATGTCCACTTATAGTGTAGTGAATCCTGAATTTATACCAGTAATTATTGATTTTGGAACGTCTACTTGTTTTATTGAGAATAGATATATTGGTTCTTATGATTATATCAAACACGGAATGTTAAACTTTATGGTTCCTGGGTACGACATGTATAAATTTTTAGTTTATTGTGCACGTAAAACAATAAATCAAGAACTAAAAGAAAAACTTATTTCTATGTTTCGTTTTTACGGAAATAATGAACCATATAATATTATAAGTAATACAGAAGGTCTAAATAAAGCAGCAGAAGAATACTGTATGAACGCCACATTCTCTCAAGCAGCAACTTATACACCACTTATCTTTATAGAATGGTTGTTGAAAGAATACAGGAATGAATTAAAATCAAATATATTAATATATGAACGTTTAAATTACCTACCTCTTATATATTCAAGTATAACAAAAGAATATGATCATATATTTCAGTATATTAAGAAAGGAGTAGAAAACGCAATTCTTTTTACAGAGGAATGTACACCAAGTTATGTGATGACAAAGTACAATATTAACTTACTAGAGAGATATAATGATAATTTACAATCAGATGAGTTGAGTAGAAAAATTAAAGATATGAATAAGTATCTAGATAAGTTTGAGGATACATTTATAGATATAGACAAGTCTATGCTAGAAAATGTTTTTGATATTAAAATACCAACTCAGAAAGAATTAGATTTGTGTATTAATAATGTGATAGGAATAAAAATACGATGTCCTAAAGCAATAGATAAAGAAAAAGCTGTAAAAGATCTTGATATTATTTTATCGTATCAAGAAAATTTAAGACCACATCTACAGTTTTATTTTACTATTTTAGAGTTACATTTAAATGACGTGTTTGCTGTTTGGATTAAAAAGTTTAAAGAGTCTAGAATATATTTCTTCCACATTAAGAACGTCATTAAAAATGAAAGAGCAAAACGTTGGGGTCAAACTTTAATGGCATCTATAATGTAAAATTAAAAGTTATTACATATCGTGGTTAAATATAGATTTTTAAATAGAAATTGACTATAAGATATTTTTCATACGTTTTTAGATATTGTGTTTAAATATTAAAAAAAAATATTTAAACATTATATAAATGGATACTCAAAACAAATTTATATCAGATCAATTGATTAGATATACAGGGTGTCAAATAAAAGATAAACACTTATATAATTTAAAAGAAGTATGTACATCGTGTCTAAGTATGATATTAAATCAGAATTTTATTAATCCTATTGATATGAAAGCTTTTTTTTGTTTATTTGATACTCTATTCTTACAAACATCTAAACGAAAAGAAAACGGTATTTATGTTTTAACAAAAAACATAAGACATTATATTAAAAACATCAAATTGCTGTCTTTTAATAATGTAGAAGGATATATATATCTTGCAGATTTTTTTTCACCAGATATTCAGGCAATTATTAAATTTCAAAAAAAGGATTCTGATATTCCATATACGATACAAGAGTATTATATTGGAATTAATATATTGAACAAATTAAGATATTTAATACCAACATTCGTATATACTTTGGGAGCATTTTATTGCCCTAAAACTATTGGTGCTAATAAACGTCCTATAAAAAATCCATTATCTGTTTTATGTGACGATACAACAGGAAAAAATACTGCTTTTATAGTATACGAAAAAATACCTGGTGAAAGTCTAAAAACCTTCTTGAAAAAAGACAAACTTAATTTCAAACAATTTCTTAATATATTTATACAATTACTCCTAGGATTAGAAGTCGCACAAAGAGAAGCTAGATTTACGCATTTTGATTTGCACAGCGATAATGTTATGATTCGTGAAAATGATGTTACTAGCTATAATGTTAATTTGGACATGTCCACTTATAGTGTCGTGAATCCTGAATTTATACCAGTAATTATTGATTTTGGAACGTCTACTTGTTTTATTGAGAATAGATATATTGGTTCTTATGATTATATGAAAGACGGAATATTAAACTTTATAGTTCCTGGACACGACATGTATAAATTTTTAGTTTATTGCGGATATGAAGCAGAACCACTTATAAAACAGAATATTCGTTCTTTATTTCGTTTTTATGGAGATAATGATCCATATAATATTGTAATGGATGAAAAAGGTTTCATTACCTCTAAAAATGAGTATTGTAAAAAAATAACATTTTCTCAAGCAGCAACTTACACACCTCTTATATTTATAGAATGGTTGTTGAAAGAATATTCACTCGAATCTGATATCTTAGTATCCAATAGAGTGCATTATTTGCCTATTCAATACTCAAGTTTAATTAAGGAATATGACAAAATATTTAAATATACTAATGATGGAATAGAACATGTAATAGAGTCGATAAAAAAATGTATTACTTCAACATCAAGTTATGTGATGACAAAGTATAATATTAACTTACTAGAGAGATATAATGATAATTTACAATCAGATGAGTTGAGTAGAAAAATTAAAGATATGAATAAGTATCTAGATAAGTTTGAGGATACATTTATAGACATAGACAAGGCTATGCTAGAAAATGTTTTTGATATTAAAATACCAACTCGGAAAGATCTAGAAATGTGTTTTATAAAACTTCTTACCATACAAATACCAAACCCTATTTATGATATTGATGAAAAAACAAAATTACATATAGAAGATACTATAAAAGAACTTAATGTTTTATTATCATACGAATACGAATTAAGACCTTATTTACAGTTTTATTTTACAATTTTAGAGATGAAATTACATAATAAATTTTTTGATTGGATTAAAAATTTTACTAAATCAGATATTTATAAGTTTTATAGTGCGAATGTTCTAAATACTCAACGTGCAAAAAGATGGGGTCAAAGTTTAAGTGCATATGATAACGAAAATCCTATAGTAGAAAGTCCTATCTTTCAGGAAAAAAAAGGTGAAATAAAAGTTTTAACATATAATGTGTTACATGAAATTTCTAAGATTAATGTATGTAAAGAAGATAAATGCCTTAAAAATATTTGCTCTTTTATTGATAATAATACAAAAGACTTTGATTTTATTGGAATTCAAGAATATAGTAATATACCTAAAATGAGAGAATATTCTAAAGAACTTACCAAAATGAGTGTTACACATGACGAGATACCAGAGTACTTAAAAAAGTATGGCCCTATCACATTCTACAATAACAAAAAATATAAATTAGATGATTCCTGTAACACAATGAAATTTGGATTTTCAGGAAATTTAGGAAGAGGTATTCAAATTAACTTTTTTAATAATAATCTATGTCTTATAAACGTTCATGCTGGTCATGACCCAACGAAAGACAAAATAAACATGTTTGATAAATCTCTAATGAATTATTTAGAAAGTGCATTCTGTGATAAAAAATGTAAAGATATATTTATAAAAAAGTTACAAACTTATAAAATTATTATGATTGGAGATATGAACGACCGTCTAGATAATTTTACTTATATTACAATTGCCGATAAGAAAAGAGAATTATATGGTCGCACAACAAAACCAACTTGTTGCGAAGAAAAGAAAACAATGAATGGTAAAAATGTTGAATATGGTGCTTATGATCATATTTTAAGTACATTTGCTAAAGAATTTTTTGTAAAAGTATACAGACCAATGGGCTTTCATTCGGACCATGATCCTGTTTCGTCGACACTAACTTGGTGATTAAATATCAACTTGCAAATGATGAACATGAAGTGGTTTTAAACGACCAATTCGATTTGCTCTTCCTATTATCTGATTTTGGCTAGTTGCTTGCATTTCATGATACAAAATTATATCAGTTGCTTCTTGTAAATTAATACCGGCTCCGTTAAAGTTAGAGTTAAGAAAAATTACTTGTGTATTTCCATTCTTAAAACTTTCAATACTTTTCTCTCGTGATTTTCTATTTCCAATAACTATAGCAAAAGTGATAGATTCCTCTTTTAGCCTTCTGCAGATAGGGTTAAAAGTCTGATCATAAGATGAGAATATAATAAATTTTCCTTGTTTATTTAATGTTAAAAGTTCAATAACTTTTTCTAAAGGAGTTGTTTGTTTTTCTTTATCTTTAGGTGTTTCGACTTCAATTCCTTCTTGAGATGCAAGGTATACTAATTCTGTTGTATCTACTTTAGCTCGACACAAAGGACAGCTCTGATTCTGTTGCAACCATTTAAGCAAACATTCTCCACAAAAAAGATTTTGACACGATGGTTCCATTATTGGAGTTTTTAGTTTTTCAGTGCATATAGAACACACATCTTTTAGCATCGACTCAAATCTAATATCAAGCTGTTCAATATGTTTTTTAATAATATTTTCTTCACCAGTTGCGATTTCTAACTTTTTATCATCTTTTTTAATATCACGATATATTTTTATATCTGCTTGTATCTTAGAGAGTTTTTCTAACATTTCTCTTTTTACTAGTTCTACTATATTTTCAGTTTTCTTACCTCCAAGAGCCGAAATAGCACCTTCAATATTTCCTGCTGCTATCATAGTATGTATCTTATTATTAACCATACCACTAACAGCTCTAAGAACAGGTTGAAAACACATATGGTAATGATGATAAATCGGAGGAGTATTAAAAGATGTATGTACAAAATTTAGATCGTTTCTTAATATCATTCCTTTAAATTGTTCCTCAATTTTGCACAACTCGTCACCAATAATTTTTTTCATAAAACTACCTCTACAATTTCGATGTTGCAAATTAATATCTTCAGGTGTTGCAGTGACTAACCAATAAAATCCTGCTTGAATTTCTTTCATACCAGATACACGAACATGACCTGGTTCATCAAAAATGAAACGTTTCCAAGCATATCGCGAAAAACAAATTGCCAAATTGTTGAACATAGACACTGTTACTATAATAACATCGTAATTCTCAACAACAACATTATCAACATCTTTCCTAGAATCAATTACCTTAACTTTCAAATTTGTATGTGCGAATTCTTGTTCCCATTGAGAAACGATAGAAGTAGAAACTAAAATTAAAGTAGTTGGAAGTTTATCATATCGTTCGATCCTACGAATTAATATTAATCCAGCAGATTCTGTATTTACAACTTCTTTTACGAATGGAATATCTAAATCCCATTCCATTTTATCTCGGGCAATCAAACCTATCATAGATAGTGTTTTTCCATATCCAGTAATGTCAGCGTTAAATCCTAGTTGAGTCTCTTTAATACCATGCTCATATTCTACAATTTTTTCTCTTTCTAATGTTTCCATCTGATATATACTTGCGAGTTGATGTTTGAACAAAATTTTGTTTACATTTTTTGGTTGCGACGCTAATGGTATATTATCAAAATCATTCATTTATTAATTGTAAATTAATTAATAAACCATTTTAAGAAGATTTTTTTGATATGCACTGATTTTTAGTAAAAATTATTCATAGTATTTCTTGAAAATTCATTAAAAACACAAATTTGTGTTTATTATAAATTTACTTACCACAGAACTTGTTATATCGATTAATTTTTTGATTATTACCTTTTGTAAGTGGTCGTAATATAGATACAACTTTCTTAAACCAAACAAGTACTGGTAATACAAAAATCATTATATCTATTAGTATATGGTTTTGGATCATTCAAACCGTTTACTATACGCACAAGTTGGACAATTCAAAGCAGAAAAAGAGGACATTTTTTGTCACAAGAAGACTTTTCTTGTGAAGAAGAAGGAATATTACAAATCCTCCTACAAGTAACATTCATACACTTAAGACCACAACTAGTAAACGTTGAATATTTAACACCATTTTATTTTTATACTATTTTTTACCTAAAGTGAACTCATTATACTGATAAATGAATAAACAATTTATTGAACTTATTTGTAATATTAGTTTGATATTTGTGATCTTTATATTTATAAGTATATTACTTATTAAAAGATTTGTATATTTTAATCCTTCAAAAGATTTTGTTTCAATACAAGAAAACTTTGATATAGTGAACAATCAACACTTACATGGGTGGTTTCTTCAAAATAAAAACAGCAATAAAGTTATATTGTTATGTCACGGAAATTTTGGTAATATATCTCATAAACAAACGAAGATGATAGAAATGCGAAATATAGGATATTCAGTTTTAGCTTTTGATTATTCTGGATATGGAAAAAGCGGAGGTGTTCCTAACGAACAACGTCTATATGATGATGCATCTATGATGGTTTCTCTTCTTCTCAAAACGTACAAACCTGAACAAATAATATTGTATGGAGAATCACTCGGTGGACCGATTGCATCATATGTTGCCAGAAAATACTCTATTCCAACTCTTATTCTCGAAGGTCCATTGCCTAGTGTAAAAATATTAATTAAAAATAAATACCCTATTGTTTCATTTTTCGCATTTTTATTTCCGGAATTTGATACTGAAAAATATCTGAAAGGATATAGAGGAAAAAGTTTAATTATGCATAGTACAGAAGATAAAAAAATACCTTATTCTAGTGTTCAAAACTTGATTTATTTGTGTTCACAACATATTCAGATTGAAGGTTCTCATAACGATCCTGTTATACCATGGGAAAAAGTTAAGATATTTATAGAATCATAGTCTATTATTAAATGACAGATATAATGCTTGATCTTGAGACTCTCAGTGTTCGTCCAGATGCTGCTATAATTGTAATTGGAGCTATCAAATTTTTTAGAAAAGGTAGTATGATTTCTATGGAAGATTCTGAAAAATTTTACAGACGTATTACAGTTAAAAGTTGTGAAGAAGCTGGACTTCGTATTGACAAGGAAACTCTTGAATGGTGGAAAATACAAGATAAAAATGTACTATATGAAGCACTAGAAAATCCTGACAGAGTTCCTTTAAAACAAGCTCTCCAAGAATTCACCAAATGGATGGGAAACAGTAAATATGTATGGGGAAATGGTGATGATTTTGATTGCACTATACTTGGTGAAGCATTTTCACGTTGCGGTATGCAAATTCCTTGGAAATTTTTTCTGACTCGTGATTGTCGTACATTATTTGATTTAGCTGGTATTAAAAAATCAGACCTGCCTTCTGGATTAGAGCATCACGCTATTCACGATTGCTATAGACAGATAGTAGGTGTAAAACGGTCGCTTATTACCCTTGGTCTCTAAATAAGTGAAATGTTTTGTTTTATAAGAAAATATATAACTCCGATTATTATCATAAGTGCAACTACAAGAGTTATAATTTTTATAGGATTAACATTTTTATTTGGTTCTTTTTTATGTTTTTGTATTTTTTTAGCAGAAAAATCTTCTTTAATAGGTCCACGATGAATATAATTATCTTTTTCAATATAATTATCTTTTTCAATATAATTATCTTGTTGAATATAATTATCTTTTTCAATAACATCATCTGGTTTTTTAAAGGAATGTGAAGGTAAATAAAAAGTAACAGAACAGGATGATAAATCATCTGGATAACCTAACCAATTACATAAAAGAGTAACTACATACAATCCATATTGTTTAAAAAAAATTGGGCGCTTTGAAGGCACTTCTTCACTACTATTTATTACACCAATTATATTTTTACCATCGTATTCTTTTCCAGTTCCATTTATCTCACACTCTACTAAATAATTAGAAAATTCCAAAATATCTATATCTGGTTTAATATAAATAATTGGTACTTTTTGTAAACTATCACCAAATATAGCAACATCAAAACGTTCTATTTTATAAACAGTCATCTTTATCTAACAAGAGGAAAATCTATGACAATTATAAAATCATTAAGTTATAACTAGCATATTTTTAATATTATTTAAATATTTTTTATAATAAATGATCTCGTGTTGGAAGAAAAAAATGTCAAGAACACACAATAGATTATATTATATAAATCTTGAATCTGGTATTTCTCAATGGGGTATACCAGCTGATAATATGTCATTACCATCAGGTTGGGAAATGCATTTAAGCAAGTCACAAAATATTCCTTTTTACTCTAATTTTAAAAACAAGATTAGTCAGTGGAAAATGCCTTCAAAAGACGATAGAAATAAAGTTCCAGAGGATTGGAAGGCTAACAACAGTTGCTCTTAATCGTATGAATTAGTAAGAATATTCTTTTTTTAAAAAAAAAGAATATTTAATTTGTACGTTTTTTAACCAAAAATTATTTTAATTACATATAAATTATTAATTTTTTGAAATAAATTTACATTTAAAGATTACCTTCTTATAATTAAGAAGTATATTACGGCGAGATAAAGCGGTTAAGGGCGTAGTGACAGGATGACAACCAAATCTTTTCGCAAACCCTAAAAAATACCATTTCGCTAGAAAATTACCTTTTGGTATTTTTTTAGCCTCGATTTACTTCTTACCATGGAGCTACATATGGTTTAGAAGCCCCTTTACGGGGCTGGATTCATATAATTTTGTATGAATCTAGTAGCGGAAATGAGAAGTTCAAAATGTAATACTATTTATTATAAAAATACTAAAACGAATGATGTTCAATGGATAATACCAGATAATTTGAGTCTAAAACCGGTTGGTATAGGTATTCCTACAAGTTTTCGAGATATTGCAGAAGATTGTACTCAAAATAATCATACATGGAAATGGGAAGAAACTGATAAAATAGGTTCCGGAGGATATGGAAGCGTTTATACAACATGCAAAGGTATGGATTGTGATTATGTTGTTAAAGTACAACAAAAAAATGAAAATTATTATACTGAGATAGACGCATTATTATCTTTACAACATACAAAAGCGGTTCCAAAAGTTTTTGCAGCGTGGACATGTGAAAATGTTGGTTATTTTGTGATGGAAAAATTATATCCTTGTGAACATGATAATAAATTTATGTGGAAAGAAGTACGTAAAAAATTAGATATTATAAAAGATCAAGGATATTTACATTTTGATATAAGTCGTCGTTCAAATGTTATGTGTAAAAAAGATGGTGAAGTTTTACTAATTGATTTTGGTCTTGCTATAAAACGAACTAAACAAGGAGATAATGAAGGGTATAAAACGGATTATGCAGCACTTCTTACATGGGAAGAACTTGCAATATTACAAGAACAAACTATTTATGATCATTTTGATTTTAATTCTGACAGTTTAGATGATACAAGTAGAACTGAATACGAACTTGCAAAAGAAAAGGCTCTAAAGAAATATAATGTTGTTAGAGAAAAAATAATAGCAGCCGGGGTAATATGGTGGGAAGAACAAGAAAAGAATAATCTGAAATATCAAAAATAATCATATATTAAAAGATACAGATAAAAGTAGTATTTTTAGAACTAATACAAACATACTTTTTGATATATCAAAAACATTAAAGATAGATTTAGGAAGAGTTTATTTTTTCAACGAAACTTTCACAAAAATGAATCAGATTGTCATGAATATACTCTTAAAGTTAGTGTTACTTCTTTTTTGATATTCAAATTTTTGTTGATAAACCATGTCTTAATCAAGAAGTCTACAATATTTATCAAATTCATGAATTTTTGATCTAAATGTAAATTTTTAATTGGGCAAAGATGACAATTAAAGATTACGTAGACGAATTAGAACAAATTCAATCTGAAATTAAGAGAAATAATATTAGAAATTCACAACTTCGCAAACGCGTTAAGGAGTTAGAGACAAGTATATCAGAATATTTGTCAGAAAAAGGACAGCATGGTCTTAAATACAAAGGAAGAGCAATAATGTTACAAGAGAAGGAACGTCGACCTACTAAGAAAAAGAAGGATAGGGAAGCTGGAATTATTTCTCTTTTGGAAGAGTTGGGAGTTTCTGATCCAACAGAAGCTTATTCTAAGTTACAAGATGTGCAAAAAGGATCTCCTGTTGCAGAAACAAAGTTGACATTTAAAAAACTACCAAAAATATGATATTCTAAAAACAGAAATGATTTTTTAATACAAATTTGTATTAAAAATATTAGTGTGATATAAAATGACTACAACATCCCGTTTTCAAATGAATCCAGACTTTTATTTTAAGAAAAAAGATGCGATGGATGAAAGGAAAGAAAAGACTAATCCAAGATACGAAAACTTTCGACAGAATATTTTCCATGCTGGAGATGAAGAACAGTTCGAACAATATCGAGATGCTACAAATGGAAACATATGCAAACCAGATATTCCGTTGACTAATAATATGTTTGCAGCTCACACTTGTTATGTATGGCACAAACATAGAAAAATACAAGCTGATGCTGTTATAAACACTTTCAGATACATTTTCCATAAATTTAAAAAGGGTATTTTTGTCAAAATTGTCGATAACAAATTGACTGTTTTTTTGCCTTTTTCAAAAGCAAATTTTACAAATGAGTGGGGAAAACAAATACAAGTTAAAGATACTATTAATAGTTTTTTGGAACATATTTCTAATATGGAAGGACGTCGTTATAATCCATATTATGTTAGTCAAAACACTGATGAATGGTATGCTAATAATTGTCTTGTGAGATATGAATCTCCTCTTGGAGAAGGAGATTCTAATGTTGGAAATGTAAAAAATATGTTGGAAGAACTTTGCGCGAGTAGTCGTGAAGTTCCAGATATTGAATTTTTTATTAATCGAAGAGATTTTCCTATCTTGACTCGAGATGGAAGCGAGCCATACAACCATATTTGGGGAAGATCAGATGTTCCGTTGGTTTCTCATTCATATGATAAGTATGTTCCTATTTTAAGTATGTCTAACAGCGAAAGATACGCAGACGTCTTGATCCCTACATGGGAAGATTGGGCTAGAATTCAAAGCCGTGAAGGTAAATATTTTCCACGTACAGAACAAGATTATTTGGATAAATTTGATATTCCATGGTCGTCGAAAAAACCTACTGCAGTATTCAGAGGATCAACAACAGGTTGCGGTGTTACAATAGAAACAAATCCTAGGTTACATCTAGCTTATATTTCAGTAAATACTCCACCAGATGAAAGAGGCATTCCTTATCTAGATGCTTCTATCACAAAATGGAATCTTCGTCCTCGCAAACTAGAAGGTGAAAAGTATTTGCAAACTATTGATAAAAACGCTCTTAAAAGTATTGGAATTGATATTTACAAACGTGGCAAAGATGGAAAGTTTATAATGAACAGAGAAACAACTTACTACAGACGTGACAGAGATGGAAGATATATACGCGATGTATATGGAAATTATATATTAGATAAATACGGAAAGTACGTTTTTGATAAAGATGAAAAAAAATTATTAGACAGGTTGTCTCCAAAAGAGCAATCTGGGTACAAATATATTATAAATGTAGAAGGACATGTATCAGCATTTCGCCTCTCTTTGGAATTAAGCATGGGATCAGTTATTCTTATGGTTAATTCTAAGTGGAAGATCTGGTACAGTGATATGTTAATTCCTTACACACATTACGTGCCTGTAAAAGCAGATTTATCAGATTTGATTGAACAAATCAAGTGGTGCAGGGAAAATGATGACAAGTGTGAACAAATAGCTAAAAATGCAAAAAAATTTTTTCTTACTTTTTTACAAAAAGATGGAGTACTTGATTACATGCAAAAAGTTTTAGTAGATTTGAAGAGTGAAATGGGAGTTTATCTTTATAATTCTATGACTCCTTTGGACTTGCTCATTAATAAAGAATATGAAGAATTAGATTATTCTTTTCCTAAAACTGAAAAGAGCATATACAATTTGAAATCAATTCCTTTTCGTATTGGGTGTGATCAGTATGGAATGATGGGACGTACATATGGACTCTTGCAAGGTATGGAGTGGGTTACTAAAAAAATAATCACTGAACTCAATTTTGAGGATGTTGCTACAAGAGGCAAACAAATATTTGAAAATAAGCTTGGTAGCGTTAGACATTTTATTGTAGCTAATTTCTCAATGGCAGTAAAAAGCACTTCTGATAGGCAAAAAATTAGAGAACATATTCACGAGGCATTTATATGCTCTAATGGTATAAATCAACTTAGCAAGTATATACCAAATTTTGTCTATGTTTTTGGGTTATATCGAAGTGGTTATACGTATAATGTAGTAACTGAATATATTACATCAGACGAAAGTGATCAAACACTTCTTGCTTATATAAGCAGTAAAAAATTTTCTTTTCACGAGTTTCTTTTCATATTATTACAAATTTGTTTAGCATTGCAAGTAGCACAAAATATGTGCGGATTTGTACATTATGATTTAACTCCATGGAATATTGTTCTACAAAGATTGGAAAAACCAAAAATATTTGATTATATTCTTTCTGATAAACGTGTTATTCGAGTGCGTACATCTTGTATACCTGTAATTATCGATTTTGGTAAATCTCACATTATTCACTCGGGTGTACACCACGGTTTTGTAAACATGTTCAAGGTTAGTACTGTTCAGGATATTATTACATTATTACTAAAATCCGTTTCTCAAATTTTGAGTATACATTCTAAAAAGAGAATGGAGAGTAATGATTTTAAAAATCTTTTGCATCTACTTAATTTTATTACTGGTACTAAATACAGGCCTGAAAAATTTGAAGATGCTTATTCTGCTGAAAATTTCTTATGGAATGCTAAAAAATACTCTTCTCTTATATCAGACAATAAATATGAGCTTGAAAATTTAACTCCTTATGATCTTTTTGAATATATTATGAATATGAAAGACTACAAATTTTCATTTGAGGAAGTGAATGAATATATATCAAACATGGATAAGGGAAATGCAAGACAAGTATTTGATTATGTCTTCTCGGTAACTACAGAAGAACGGATAAAATCTTATGTAAATATTTTTAAAAGTTTAAAGCATTGTACCTTGCCACAGCCTAAAAATCTATTTTTTATTTACTATGTTGCTCAGAGTTTGGAAAGAAATTTAATGTCGTTACGAGATAATATGATTCAATTTTTGGATAATGAAATGATTGACAGAACTCCATATGAAACAATATTTTCTAATACTATGATGTTTTTATATAGTTTGTACAAAGAAAAGATAAATACTATGAAACAAGAAGATATTGAATATTCTTTAATAGGAGACTTTAAAACGTTGATTAAAGCTCCCTACTCTGAAGAGACATTTCTTGATCCGGAAAAAATTCTATATATGATTCAACCATTAGATTTGTGGCAAGATCTATCTGATTATAAGGAGATTATTCAAATGATTCTGCTTTATAAAGACACATATAAATTACGAGATACTGATCCTGAAAGCTACTTGAAACAAGGAGCATATGAACTTCAAGAGAATCATCGACAAGAGTATTTGAAAAATTTTGAGTTTCTGCTTGAAACTAAATCTTTAAATATGATGAATAATACAGCTAATATAAAGACTTTATTGTTCATATCTAATAATATATATAAAGAAAATATTAAGGAGTTACTTTCTGAAAATTGTATAGAATCAAATAAATATTTGGAATTATATAAAAAGTTAAGCTCATAATAAAATTGTATCTTAAATATTTATCTTTGAGAATTTTGTTTTTATTTTCTTTCTTCAGTATAAATAAAATGTTTGACGGTAAATTTATTGCTACTTTATTTGCAATTGCGGTTTCTATATTCGCAATTTGCAATTTTAACACTAAAAAAATAACTAGTCACGAAGGATTTGGGTTTAATAATCTTACTTATCGAAAAGAAAGAGCGTGTGCTTCTAACAAAGAAGCAGCTGAAAGAGGTGATTTTTACAATGACACCAATTGTAATCAAGAAAAAGGTGGTTATCAAACTGTGCCTAATTTTCAAGCGAATATATCGCCTCGATTTGTAGATAATGGAGCAAATGGACCAAATGTACGTTATCACAGTCAGAATCGTTCTTGCGATCCTTTAACTTTTGGAGGTATGGCACATGAAAATTTTACAAAAGAATCTTTTGATACAGGTAAACTTGTAGAATCTAATTATGCAGCAGGAAATTACAATGAAATTTCTGGACAAAGCGATGAATATCCAGACGTTTTATCTATGGTTCCTGTAGGAGACATGAGAAGTCATAATGCCTTAGGACAAGAGACTCAATCTATTTGTTATGATCGCTATATATATGCAAATAAAAAGAGTAATCTGCGAAGGCATGGATGCCCTATACGTGGTGATATGGCTATTACTCCTCCTAACGGTAATTGGTTCACAGTATCTGCTACCGTTAATGATCTTAATCCAGGAGCTATAGCAGTAATGGCTGGTGTTGGAAATAGCTCAGGTATTGCTTTAGCAGACCTGATTAATAAAGAAAATGGAAACACTGCAATTGCAGGTGTAGACATGTCTACTGTAGACATGTCTACACATAAAAATAATTTCACAACCCAGAATATGAGTACGGTTCAAGTTACTAGGTTTGTTTAATTTAATTTAAAAACTTAGTTTATACAAGTAGAATATGATAATTAAGCATTATTTTTTGAGCTCGACTGCTCCTTTGTTGGAGAAAAGTCTTTGAGTTTATAAATATGATTGCTTTTATTACCAAAAGGTAATAAAACTTAAAAAAGATTTTTTTATAGTATAAATGAATACTTTATTTGTATTTTATAAACCTGTTCCAAACTCTTACTGGACTTATAATAAATTCCCAGATGCATGGGAATGGATTGGTGCAGGGCGTACAACACCAATTGGATCTAAAATTAAAGAAAAATATACACACGAAGAACAATTTTCTGGTCCTGAAGAAAATAATCATGAAATGATAGTATTTTTAGAAAAAACATTTAATCAATTAAAACAAGAAAACTTAGTCGAGTTTTTTAAAATTAAAGAAACGTATCATTAAAAAGAGTCTTGTTAATCTTAGTTGAATAGAGACTTCATTGTATCAAACTTTTTCTTAATATCATCATATTTCTTTTGCAAATCTGAAAGTGTTTCTTCCTTCTCATCATATTTGTTTTGCAAATCTGAAAGTGTTTCTTCCTTCTCATTCAATTGCAACAATAGAGAATTTTTATCATTAATCAAAGCATCTACAGCTGCATAAAGCTTAACAATAAATCCTTCTGTGATATTTTGAATTTTTTCTGCATCAGAATTGATTTCTTTAGAAACCGGAGTCTTTTCTACCACCGGAGTCTTTTCTACCACCGGAGTCTTTTCTACCACCGGAGTCTTTTCTACCACCGGAGTCTTTTCTACTACCGGAGTCTTTTCTACCACCGGAGTGTTTTCTGTAGAAAGTTCATCGTTTGATTCTTCTTCTTCACCTGAATGTTCATTTTCTCCTTCAAAAAGAGATTCGTCAGGTTTAAACTTCCATGTTTCGCATAGATTTATTGCAATGTCGTCAAGAGGAATTACTTCATCATCTACATATCTACCAATTACAAGCCTTTCTTTCTGTGACTTAAATACAAGTGTTGATTCTGGATGCCAAATAGTGTTATGAGCAGGTAGCTTTTTAAGTACGATTTTTTTAGACGAATCACTCATTTTCTAGTTTAAATTGATCTTTTTAGATTAAAGATCAATTCATTTTAATTTTATCATTTTAATCTGAATTATCGCTTTCTGAAGAAGCATAATCTATCTCGCGCTTAGGTGCTCTTTTCTCAGATGACTTTTTTGTATCTGATGTATTTTTTAGATTCTTAGATGTTTTTGCAGTATCCTTTTGAGCTGTCATGTACTGTCTTAAAACTTGCTTTTCTCCACGAACAACAATCGATTTTAGGCGTGTCTTTAGCTGATCTGCCATCTTATCAACTATTTTGTCAATTTCATCATTAATGTTGAAGTTACTCATTTTGAGCTTTATAAAACTACTCTTTATATTAAAATTATCTTATATTTATGATACAATTATGATATAATTATTATCTTCATAATATCAATATAGATTTAAAAACCACAATAATATTTTACAATATAATATAATATAATGAGTTTTGCTATGAGTAGTACATATGATGATACTGATGTTTTGTCTAGTTCAAATACAACTACTGGTTTATTGTATGATTTTTTAGGTCTATTTCGAAATTTAGATAATGCTTCTAAAGGGCAAACAATAACACACACAGGTCAAGCATGGGAAAAGTCTGAAAAAAAAACGTTTTTATAAAATATTATGGGGATATCGGACATAATATTTGTAATATTTATGTTGGAAATAAAGACCCATATGAATATATATTAAAAATAAAGGGTTATATAAAAGATAGAAACGATTTAACCAATAGCAGAATTGATTTATCATATACTGTGGCAAAAAACTCAATAAATAAATTTGGGTTAAATACAGGTATATTTCTGATTAATTTTAATTTTATACGTGACAGATTATATTTATCCCTTGTTGAATCGTCAGTATATAGTTTGGAAATTGCAACAAAACCTTTTTATGGAAACACAGATAATTTGATTATCGAGTTTGATACATCAGATCGAGAAAAATATTATTCTTATATAAACTAATTATATTTTTGTATAATAATTGTTTTACAATTATTATGTAACATTTTTATCAAATTATGAATTACAAAGTAAATGATGTAGTATTATTCAAAAGAATGGATGAACTTAAATCAGGTGATATAAATCGGACATACAAATATAGAGTTGTATTTGTCGGAAAATCGGAATCAGCAAAGATATAACCACCATAATAAGCATCATCTGCTCCTGAACCAAAAAATGTAAGATTTGTTGTCGTAGTTTCAGTTGAAGTAGTTCCGTAGTATACTTCATTTATCATTCCGATCTCACTTCCTGTATTTCGAGAGATACTTACAAGATAAGTATCGATTACATTAAAAGTGAATGAGGTAGGTAGGATATAAGAATTAATAGTAATTGGAGTAGAGTTTCCAATCACATTGCTAATAAATCCGTCTGGATCGGTGATGCTGATGTACAAGTAATTGACTCCTACTGGCAATGTTCCTCCATATAAATTTGCCTGTCCATCTGCATTTAATGTTCCTTCTAATAAAAGAGTAAGATCTGATACTTGTGTGAGTCCCGGTTCAGATGCATAATAACATTTCAATGGAAGACCTAAAAGAGGACTCACTACAATAGTGCTTATCAAGAAAGAGTCAAGTGGAAATGATGGTGTTGACGTGTAATTAAAACTTGTTGGCATTACAATTGGTAATAGAACTAATGGAGTTGCATTTTCAATGAGGCTTCCAGTAGCTCCAAGTGGAGATGTGATACGGATATATAAATATAAAGAAGTTTCTTTTGGAAATGTGCCTTCTATAATAGTATCACCACTATAATTAAGAATATAACTTTTAACATGTGTTAACCCAACTGTACTTGTAGCACCACTTGATAAACCGTAATATAAATCAAAAGAAGCAAATATAGAATTATTACCGTTAACAGTAATGATAGCGTTAGCCGTATTATTGGTGTATGATAGAGTTTGAAGTGTGATATTTACTGTAGTAGGCATAGTGTAGCTTAGACTTGCGATAGATATTCCCCATTTATTGCTCAGATATTTTTCAATTTGCCTCCTTTCAATTCTTGTAAGCTGTCTATTGTAAATGATGATCTCTGCCAAGTAACCGGAGAAAATAGTATCTGGTTGGAAATCTGGAGACAAAGCTCCAAATCTCAATGTAGTCACCATCGAACCAAGATTTTGAATAGGCAACTGTTCAATTCCGTTAGTATGAGAGCTTACTGAACCGTTGGATCCAAGTACTGACGCAATAGTCCATATATTTGTACTTTGAAATGTTGTTGATGGAAAACCAGTTCCAGCCCAACTATAATTATTTCCAAACCAGTTGATAAAAACATTGCCCCGCGTTCCAATATTTAAAATACCATCTTGTGGACCACTAATAAGGTATGCAGAACTTGAAGTTGAATACATTACCAAAAAAATTGTTAGAGGTTCTCCAGTGTTTAGAGCATATGGTGATGAAACCGCATACTGAATAGGGAGATATTGAGTTCCATTGAACAAAAGGGATCCTTTTGTCTGATACACACCAGAAATAAATTTTGATTTCGTAGTTGTTGTGGATGTAGCATTATACGCATTTCCAGATTTGTCAGCCCATGTAGTAATCGATGTATTGTTTTCTGGCTCAATTCCAGTACCATTTGGATCAGATCCATCGTACCATAAGCTACATCCAGAAGTGGAAAGAACTATTGACTCACTTACAGACATAATATCTGAGTAGTCAACAAAAAATCCTTTTCCTGAACTTCCAGAATATGAAATAATATTTTCAAAAATTTTAACATAAAGTGTGTTTGTTCCAGATACTGTAGGAGTAATTTTAAAAGTTACAGTTCCTGTACTCGATACATAACCTGTTACGATGCAATTTGATACTTCTGTATTAGAAGTGTTTAAGTATACAGATATGTTACTTTGTAACAAACTTGATGTACCACTTCCATTTAAAACTAGAGTTTGAGATACAATTTCTGTATTAAATGTTAGTTGAGCTGAATTAATAGAAGATTGAATAACACTCCATGGTTTAGGAAATGTTGCTGATAGGGTTTTTGTTATTGTTCCCCATGTAAGACTTAAAATTCCTGATGATAATTCTGTAGAGTTTGGAGTATATATAAAATTTATTGTTGTACCTATTGAGCTGGTAGTATCTCCAGAACTTACAGAACCGCTTGATGGAGAAACACTCCATACAGTATTACTCAATATTGGTGTGTTTGTTGTCGCTGTAATACTCGTTCCAGCTCCAGGAACAAGAATTGGTTGTGAATAGCTGACTAATGTTGGAAATGTGTATATTTGTGTTGCAAGAACTATACAAGAAATAGATGTACGTGTTGATTGAATTGTGAATGTAAATGTTTGCTGATCAGTTGTTGATGTGACTGTAGCATTAAGTACGTTATTTGGACTAAAAATATTAGCTAAACTAACAACAGCGGTACTTGATAGTACAATATTTTGTGACCTACTAACACCTGCTGCAAATATACTAATTACACCATTTATATTAATATTTGTATTGCTAAAAGTAAAAGTAACTGGAGTAGCAGTAGATGAAACAAGAGAATAATCATTATCTATACTAGAAATAACAACATTGTTCGGTACTGCATATACTGTATGACCAGTAGATAATAGTTCAAATGTTGCTCCGGATGGTGCTGTTACAACTACTCCAAATTGAAGAGATCCAGTCTGTTCACCAAGAGTCATAGAGGTAATTACAATATCATTTGTTACAGGTCTATAAGTGTATGCATTTAATACTCCAGTAACAAGAGTTCCACTAATATAAACATTTACAATCGTATTTGCAGAAAAAGCAGACGTATTTGGTGTATTAGGATCAACTCCCTGAAGAGTGAAAATGATTGACGATTCTGGCCAAGTATATGTTCTTCCTGCTGCAAAACCCATAACATTATAGTCAGGTCCAGAACTTACCCTATTGAATAATAATATGGCCTGTAAACTTTGAGGCCATACGTATATCTGATCGGCAGTAACTATTGGTTGTGTATAAGTATTGGAATATGAGCCAACACTTAGAGTTATAGATGCTGTGTAAGTTGTCTCTGATGTTGTCATAATATTATAAGTTAAAAGAGACCCAGACAAAACAATAGAACTAATAGCCGATCCAGATGTATTATCCAATGCTGAAAGTTGATTAATAGTAGCTTGAACTACGTTTTGAACTGGTGAAGAAAGAGTAGTTATCATTCCTGATTCAACACCGAGTGTAACCGCGTCATTTACTGGATTTGTTGAAATACTTGTTGGCCAAACTAATATCTCTAACATTGGAATAGTAACAGTAATTCTACGACGAGTAGGAGAGCAAATAAAATTTACATTAGTATTCACTGCAATACCATTGTAAGTTGCTTCAAATGTTCCAGAAGTAATTGATGTTGATATAGAACTAAAAGTTCCATTTGTCGTAATAGTAGCAGACGGCGTAAATATTGTTCCTGAACTATTAGTAAATGTAACTGGTACAATTACATTTGAACCTGAAATAAGAGTAATACTATCAACTATCTTACCAAAAGATGCACTTGTTGCGTCAAATACAGTCTCAAACTGTTCTGAAGAAAGAATAGTTGTAGTGTTTCCATCTGGAGCTCTCACAATAACCAAAAATTTTACATATCCTGAAGGAGATGCTATTGTATCTAGAGTATATGTTCGAATAAAAGCTGAATGACTAGAAGATGTATATGTATATGAAGGTATAGTACCGTACGTAATTTCTGAAACTGAATCAACACATTTTACTGAAATAATCTCGTTTGTATTTAGTGTAGTAGTATCGATATTATTTAATGTTAGTACAATTGAACTTTTATTACCTGTACCGCATATTTGGGTACTTGCTAATAAACCATAACTAGTTCCAATAGCAAGACTTGTGATTGATGCGTCATCATTTAACACACTAATTCCCGTAAAAGATACAACTGCCGAAAGACTAGATGGCATTACGTATATATTCAAAGCTAAAAGCACTGTTTTAGTATATGAGACAGTAACTCCACCAAATGATATTGACACAGTATAAATAATGTCTTGCTTTGATGTTGGTGTTACAGTATATTCAAGGTTCAATATTCGGGAAGTTAGAGGTGATAAACTATTTGAAGTTACAGTAGCAAAAGATGATTCTGATATACTATGAGTTGCTGTAGATGGCAAAGAAGAAGAAAATGACCATATGAGAGTTGATGTTGTATTTAATGTCACAATCGATCCACCAGTAGTGCCATTACTTGTTACAATACATGACGAAGATTCCGGGAAAGTGTAGATTTCTGTTGCTGGTACTATAACATCTACTTTAGTACGAGTTAAAGAGAAAGTAAAAGTAAATGTTTTTTCTTGATTATTATTAGGTGTAATTAAAGCACATAGTATATTGTTGCTTCTAAATGTCGATTCTAATAAGACAATTGAATTATTTGCTACAACGCTAAGTACAAGATTAGAAGTCGAACCTATATTTAAGGCACTCATAGAATTATTAATTGTACTATTTGTGTTACTAAAATTGAAGTATGTTTCTGTTTCTTTATAAGCAATAAGAGAATATCCATCTTGTATTGTTGAAGTAATAGTTACAGTATCAGGGACTGCATATACTGTATGACCTGTAGTCTTGAGCTCTACTTCTATTCCATTAGGATTTGTAATTGTAAGACCTATTTCTAGAGAACCTATATAAGTACCCAGAGTTAGTGAACTAATTAATATCTGTTTTGTAACAGAATTGTAAGAGTAGGATACAGTAGCGTCTGGATCGATTATTCCACCTACATAAATTTTTAATGCACCTGTATTTGAAATAGTAAGAGGATTTTGAATATTATCATCCCAATTCATAGAAAATATTACATTTGAATATTGTTTACCAGCTGCTAGACCTAATACATTATAATCATTTCCAGATGTTGCTCCACTTACAGAAAAAATGGCTGACACAGAAGATGGAGCGAACCACACAACATTCACTAAAGAGCTTATTAAGAAATTTGGTTGAATAATTCCAGTTGTAGTCAAACATTTAACATAAAAGTATATTTGCCCGAGCTCTGTTGGTGTAAATGGAAAAGATATAATTCTTTCTGATACGGGGTATGTTCCTAACAAAGTTGGTGCAGAAGAGTTGATAGTAGAAGCGTAATATATTTTTGCGAATGGAATAACAGTTGTTTCATCAGCAGAAAGAGAAATTGATATCATTGTGTCAACATCTTTTCTGATAGAGCTAGAAGAAACAATAACTCCTGATAATAAATTTCCTACATTTAATATAGCAGATGGAAAAATATTAACGAAAGTCAATCCACTTTGATAAACATTGTATTTAAATCCGTGTAAATCTTTAGAATTATTAATGTAAATGGTTTGATCAGTTCCTGATTCTGTTGGGGTAAAAATAAAATTGTAATAATATTTTCCAAGAATAGATGTTGTTGATATATTATAAACTATTCCATTTGAAGACGTGATTGATGTTCCAGTTAGATCTGATGATATCTCTTTTGTCATCTCTAAACTCAAAGTTACAGGTGTTGCAATATCAAAAAATGTTTTAGCAGAGTTTTTATTGGTTGACTCAAACAAATTTACAATTGTTTGAGCATTTACTAAATCAAACGTATAAGATACTGTACTAATTGATCCATCTTCGGCTATTATAGTATCAGACTGGATTGTTAGAGAGTTATCAGAAACTTGATTAGGTGTTATAGTAAATTCAGCTGTTGTAGTATTTATCATGTTTATAGTCCCAAATGCACATTTTGAATTAGAAAGAATAGATAAAGTTCCATAAATTGGCTTTGATATATTAATTTTTACTTTTTGAGTTCTGAATTTAACGAGTTTATTGACAGTTAAGTAAGATCCTGAAAGATTAGTATCTACTTCAACCGAAACAATTTTAGCTCCAGCTGATATAGTTGCTCCATTTTTAATACTTCCATCCAATCCAGCTACATTGTTAAAAGTGTATATTGTAAGAGTTGGATCAGAATAAGCTGTAGTAACTGTGAAGTTAAGTTGAGTTCCACTTATTGATGTAAATATTGGAAGACTTCCGTCTGAGCTAGTGATAATAGGTAATCTAGATGTAGACAGTTGCTTATTGAAAATTACAGATAGGTTGTACAATGTATTAAGTTCTGTTGGTTGAATACTATTCCACCCAATAATACTTGCTGGTGTATTAAGAATTATAGGTCCAACAACGGTGGTTCCATCAAGATCTGCATCAATAGAACCATCAAGTCCTACAAGACCATTAAAAGTAAAACTAACATTCCCAGTATTGCGAGAAGACCATTCAAATGATATTTGATTTCCAGTAATATGTAAAGAAGTAATTATATTTGGTATTCCACTACTTGAAGTGATAGAAGTACATGATTGAATATTTTTGTTAAAAACAGCAACAAGAGAATTATTGTCTGTATATGAAAAACTTTGAGAAGCTGGTGTATATAGCCAATTAGAAAATAAAGGTTGTTCTTTCAAATTTGAAATTACAAAAAATTGTGGTGCTTTATTAATAACTTGTATACTTGTAACTCTCAAATTAGTAAAAATAAATTTATCAGTTGTATCAGTTGTCGGACTAAAATAATTAAATGTACACTTTCCGTTTAAAAACACTACATTATCTACATATGATTGACTTGAAAAAGTGGTTACAATACCAGAATCTACATTTTCAGAGAATATCATAGTAACATTAAGGTATGTATTATTAAGAGTATTAATATTTACATTACCTTCAATATTTGTTGGAAAAACATCTATCGTATCAATCACTATGTCTTTGAAAATAATTTTTTTCTCAGAATTATCAGATGAATAAAGTGTGAATGTGAAAACATCTGTTGGGTATAATGGTGTATATGAAACACTTATATTATTTTCTAAAACAGACTTTGTAAGTGGACCGTTTCTTTGAGATGTAACAGTTGTATTAGATCCTGGAACAAAATCCATAGAAAAACTTAAAATAGGGTAATGTCTACCTACAAAAATAACTTCAGGAGTCATTGATGACTTTTGAAAATCACCAACATGTGATGAATTTTCATTTACGTGACTTTTACGTAGAGCTTGACGTTCTTCATCATAGTAAAACCATATACCTGATGACGTATTTATATCTTCTATTTTTAAACCTTTTACGATAAGATCGCGATTAGAAGAAGACTGCATTTTATTTAGTTATACTAAATAAAATAATTATTTTAGAAGTGTAGGATAGTTTAACTCTTGTTGTAAATAATGATAAACTTTCTATTTTATTACAATTGAGTAAAGCTAATAATTTTTGCTGTGTATGGAGGTACATTTGAACGGCCTTCTGAATTTCCTAGATATAAGATTACCTTATCAGAACTATTACATGTTCCAGAACCAAATTGAGTCCATGGACCTGTTGCTGTAGCTGACCAAGATACACTTAAACTAGTTCCTGAACGAGCAAACTTGAAAAAGAATACAAGATCTGCTTGACCACCATACTTGTGCAATGGCATCGTATACGTATAACTTCCAGATGGTACAAAATTATATATAGCACCTGAAGGATAGTAAGTCTCGAGTCCACTGTTTAAATAAAAATCAGCTTCAGAAGCTGATACACTGCATGCCATTGCAAAAGAAGCTGATATATACTGACCATTGTTTTTGTAAAAGTTTAATACGGCCTCAAAATTACCTGATATTGCATTTGTGATAACAGCGTGATACCCACTTTGACCATTTCCGGTATTTGCATTCCATTGTAACCCTTGATTTGTAATAGTACCAATTCCGTTACCAGCATAGTTGCCACTTATAACAGTTCCATTTGCCGCTATCACACCTCCATTATAAGCTTTTGGAAGATAGAACATAAGTGGTGAAAGTGCAGATACTGTACCGCTTAATGATGAGCATATTAGTGAACCTTCAACTCCTGTGGGTGAAGTAACTTTTGCATAAACATATACTACTTGATCTTGCGGGAAAGTACATGTAATAGTTGCCGAACCAGAAGAGCTAATAGTACCTGTACCGCATTGTGTTGGACTTGTAGAAGAATTTGTAGCATGGTAATAGATTATTACACTTGCTGATTCTATACCATCAACAGGTGAGAAACTTAATGTTGTTGCATATGCGGATGTTCGCAATGAAGTAAATGTTATATTTGTTGGGAAAGTATACATTCGTGTGATAGCAACTCCTAGTCCATATTTAAGAGACAGGTAAGATTCAACTTTCTTTCGATCAGCTGTACTGAGAACCGAATTATATATCAAAATTTCACCAATATAACCTTGAAGCCTATAATCAGCGCTAGTAGCTGATTGACCAATATAAAAGTCATTCCATGCATTAGCACTATTTTGCGCTGTTGCATCTGGTCCTTTTGGTGTCATTGTAATTCCATTTAGGAAAGTTGTCGTTGTTTTTGTTGCCGCACTATACTGCATAGTAGCTATCACCCATTGGCTACGTATGAAAGTTGCAGGTGTATTAACAGCCATACCATACCAAGTACTAGGTGGAACTCCAACGGCAGTTAAAAATTGATCATACATCATGCCAAAATATAAACAACATTCTTGTCCTCCTGAAAGTACATAACAGCAACTGTTTGTTGTCACTGGTGTCATTGGTAATCCGGAATTCAAAAGACCTCTCTCTACTCTAAACACAGAAAATATAGTATAAGTTGGAGAAAAGCTAGTATAAGGAATCTTATATGGTGTATTATTAAAATACATAGTTCCAAGAGTGTTCTTAATACCTCCAATTGTTCCAGAACTCCTATATACTGCCTTGTTTGCTGTATTTACAGGAGTTGCACTGTGCAAATTTCCGGTCACCTTATCAACCCACGTACCAATTGTAGATCCATTTACAGGGAGAGTTCCGTTATTTGGATCACTTCCATCTAACCAGACTTGTAATCCAGCAATATCTGTAGGTGCATTTACTGTAGTGTATACACCAGTTGTTGACTGCTTAATGATAATCACTCCGGAACCACCTCGTCCACCAGGAGGAACATATCCTTGTGCCAAAGAAGCGGGTAATGTAATATGACCACCTCCTCCTCCACCACCAGAATAATCAATACCGCCAGTTGCACAACCATCAAATCCTACAACTGTCATTGAAGCAGCAAATCCTCCTTTGCCACCTCCTCCTTTTCCACCATCTCCTGCTCTTCGAACACCACTCGTTTCATTTGAAGATCCTCCTCCTCCTCCTCCAATCCAAAACACTCCTGACGTGTCTCCCTCTCCTACTCCACATGCTGCACACCAGTCTGACCAAGTACTTCTTCCAACACCTCCCGTACCACCTGTTGGCATTGTAGTTGCAGAACCTCCAACACCGCCAATACCTCCGCCTCCTCCGGTAGCATAATTGTTATATGTAGGAGTATTTCCACCAACATTACCATATGTTTGCAAGGTTCCGGTGATATTTACAAGAGTTCCAGTAGATGCTGTAGCGCTACCACCAAAAGTACCTGTATTATACCCTGCACCACCACCGCATCCACCAGAAATACCTGATGAAAAATGAGCACCACCACCACCGCCGTACACTGTTATTCCAAATCCAACCGAATTTGTTCCGTTAGTTCCGTTACCTCCATCAAATGAAGATCCTGCTCCACCAGTACCAACTGTAACTGCATACGTTCCTGCAGGAATACTTGCATTTGAGATATAAGCAGCTCCTCCTGCTCCACCACCTGCTCCAGCTGAAAAAGATCCACCGCCACCGCCTGCTATAATAAATATTTCAGCTCCTGTTATTGCGTTGTATACTGTTAATGTACCACTAGATCTTATACATGTATAAGTTGCTCCATTAAATGTACGTGTTGCAATTTCACCAGAGCTTGAAGTTATTGTTATCACTGGAGCAGCTGTTCCCGTGATAGAAGAAATTAATAGAGAACCCTGAGTTCCAGCAGGAGAAGTAACTCTTGCATACACATAAACAGCCGAACCAGATGGAAAACTACATGTGATATTAGCAATTCCGCTTGAACTAATTGTTCCAGTTCCACATTCTGTGGGATTTGTAGAAGTATTAGTAGCATGATAATATATTATAACATTTGCTGATGCAAGACCATCTGCTGGAGCAAAAGTTAATTGTGTATTAACGTTTACTTGTATAGTCGTAAATGTTATGCTTGTCGGGAAAGAATAAACTCTTGGTGTTACAAGTGAACTTACTACAAGAGAACCTTGAACAGAAGTTGGGCTTATAGATCGAGCATAAAGATAAAAAGTATTAAGAGGTACTGAACCTGAAACTGTAACAACACCGCTAACTAATGCTGCGGTACCAATAAGGGTCGGATTTGTATCAGAATTTGTTGCTGAATAATACAAAGATGATGTGCCATTAACTACTGTCTCGTAACCTCCAAGTGTCACAGCAAATGTAGTAGTCGCGCTTTGTACAGGAATTGCAGGAGTAAAAGATACAATAGATGTCGCTTGAGTATACTGCCTAGATGTAAGCAATGTAGTTCCTGCGTACATCGTACTGATTTGCTCCGAAGTCAGATTTGCATTGGCAAAAAATCTTACCTCCTTTAGCGATCCTGCAAATTCAGGATCTCCTCCAAAAGAGTGACCTAGGTAACCTACAGATGCTGTAAAATTGACTGGTTTTGAGATAATAGAACCTGAACCACTATTACCAGCATCTCCAGAATTAATCACCCAGCTAATTGTTGTTGCAGTTGTATTAATAGCAATGAAATTCCAGGTATTATTATTGATATTAGTAGTAGTAGTTATAGTGTAGACATCATTAAAGTTTAGCGTATTTGATCCTGTAATATAGAGGCGGAATGAACCATTTGAAGCCATATCTATAATTCTAGTAAAATTACCATTATTGTTAGATTTGAACCAACAACTAAAGGCAGCAGTATTTCCAGATGATGTACTTGGTAAAACAACATAAGATGCACCAGCTCCGTTACGTGTAGGACTACCTGTTAGCACTAAACTCTTTTCAGAGAAAATTGCAGTACCTCCTGACAAATTACCAGCAACACCCATAACTGCATCAGAAACTCCGATACCTGTAGTATAATTCTTAATATCCGAAACAAAAGGATAATAGAAAGTCGACGACGCAATAGTAAAACTTGATAATATTAGAGGTCCTACAGCAGCATTCGGAGATGTAATTCGAATATAAACGTACCAATTTCCACCTGGAATAGCAACTGACACAGTAGCTGTACGAGATAAGAGAGTTCCGGTGCCAGCCTGTGTGAGACTTGAAACACTTGTCGCATTTGCTATAGAGCTATAATAAACAGTAATAGGTGCTGATTCAGTGCTTCCACCTAATGTTGTAATTGTCATATTAGAAGATGCGCCGTCAACGTATCCTGTAATGGGACTAAAAGTGAACGATATAGGCATTGTGTATGAAGAACCTGCCATTCCAGCACCTGATTTATACGGATGATTTGATGGAAGTTTAGATTGAATTCCCCACTTCCAAGCAAGATATCCTTCTATGCTTTCGCGATTTGCAGTTGTTGCATTAAGAACTAAAACAATTTCACCAAATGATATACCAGACGTCCTAGCTCCTTGTTGTTGTGCTAATCGAAAGCCTGTAAAGGTAGTGAGAGCATTTCCAGCCGCTGCACTTCCCTCTACTGTACCATTTTTATAGACAGTATAAGTTGATGTAGATGTTAATGTTGCAAAACTGATTATTTCAGCCGATCCATTTGTATAACTTCCTGCACCATCATAATTTCCCCATCCTCCAGCGGTGTACATAGGATAACTTGCACCGGTTCCATTTGATTTTACATAATGGAATGAACCATTATCTCCATTATTAGTGCTGTTAAAAGTAATTTCTGGTGAATACCCATCTGTACTACCCGCATTATTACGGACAAATACATAAAAGAAACTAGGTTTTGATTGAGTTTGAAGAATAGTTGTTGGAATATCCATAAAGTCATTAACTCCATCAAAAACAATTAGAGGTAAGTTATTAAGAGCATTATTAGTAATTGTTGGTCTTAATGTTACAGAAGATTGTCCGGCATGTCGTAAGTTTCCACTTTTATCTCTCCATTCACTAACTCCACCTGATACTGTTGTAATCGTAGTAGAATCAGATATATCTAGCCATAATGCAGTTGTAAGTTGAGATGGTGTCCAAGCGTTTGACTTGTCGATATAAAATCCTTGATTTGTACTACCAATGAATGAAAGAGTTGTTGTTTGTGTTGATGAAGTTATAGGAGCAGTAATCTTTACGTATAAGTAATTCATACCTAAAATGGTTGGACTAGCTGTAAAAGTGACAATTCCGGTTGAGCTCTGATAACCAGTAACAGTACAGTTAGATACTTCTTGACTAGTTGTGTTTAAGAATACAATTATGTTTGCTGCCAAAATATTAAGAGTGTTTGGACCAGCTAGTGTAAGAGTTTGAGCTGTTGATGTTATACCAACTAATAGTTGAGTCGTTTCAATAGAACTCTGAGTAATGCTAGTAGGAAGAGAATATGCTATAACTGTTGTTGTTGTAGAAGATTCAAGATAAGAATTTTTTATTGTTCCATCTGGATCTATCAATTTAATGTAAAGATAATATGTACCGGCCGTTGTGAATGTGCATGATGCAGTGGCAATTCCTGAAGAGCTTAACACTGCAGAAGTGCATACTAAGATAGGAGATAGATCTGATTGAGTTGTTGATGCGTAAACAGATATTGTCGATGCAATGGGAGTTGCTCCAGTAGTAGTGATAGAAAATGTTGTTGGTACTGTAATATATACAGTTCCTACTGTGTAAGTAAAACTTGTTGGACTAACATACGCAATTGGTTTAAGAGTAGTACTCATTTCTAAGTTTGCTCCTGCTACTCCAATACCCTTTACACTAAAGAAAACTTGAGCAGTTCTATAGCTTGTAGTAGTAACAGGGATAGATAAAGTCTGTCCAGTTCTCGTTATTGTTGACACAGGAATATCAGTAAGAGTGAAATTGGGTGAGAAAGTTTTAGTATATTTTGATGCTTGATATGCACGAGCATCACACAAATAACCTGTAAAGTATTCGGATGAACCAGAATTTCCAAATCTTAATGTAGATGCACCAGTTCCTGTGGAAGTAGTTGTACCACACGCTACTCCACCAATATACAAAGTTGTAGTTGTACCATAACGAACAACAGCAAAATGTGTCCATGTTGAAGACAATATTGCGACCGAAGATGTGATCCTAGATATCCAGGTTCCATTGTTTACCCAGAGATAAGCATTTGTACCGCTTAATACAAGCTTCACAGATGGAGTAGCAAAAATTGCACCAGAAACACTTGATGCCCATACCCAACATTCAATAGTAAAATCCCCATTACCAAAATTGGACGGAAGTCCGGAGATCGAGATTCCCGAAACCGATCCAGAAAGAGATGTAACTGAACCATAAAATTTAGAGCCCGAAGTTCCAATTACAGTTGTTGTTCCACTCGAAACAACTGTAGCTTGTCCTGCAAGTCCTCCAGCTGAAGCTCTCATGTCTACTATTGAACTCCCATTATCTAATGGTAAAGCAAGAACAAGACTGCTGCCAAGATCATCTTGCCAGACCGATGTTGTTTTGTTATTACCTGTTGAATCAGTAACCCATACTGGTGTTACAGCTGGCTGAATTACTTTAGCATATGCCAAAGCATCTGTATTTGTTGTACCAGGAAGTAGTGCCTGATTTCCAGCAGAATCACTAAAACTTACAACAACACTGCTCGCACTATTATAGGCAACAGAACCAGATGAGATAGAGACATTTGCAGCAACACCTTTAATTATAGTAGTTGTCGTAACAGTTGCTGTTGTTATAGATCCAGAAATGGGAGATTTCATTGTTACAGAAATAGTTGCTGTTCCTACTATTGTTGGTGTAACGGTAAAACTTATTGTACCTGTAGATGGAACATACGAAATTACAGTAGCAGAAACTCCTCCTACATTTACAGTTATACTTGATAATGTGAGAGCACTAAAGTTTGGACTGGAAAGAATTAAAGTGCAAGTTCCACTTGCTATATTCTGTTGCAGAACACATGTACCAACACTTACAGATGTTGGAAATAAGTATGGCGCTACTGTTACCGGTCCAACAACAAGATAAGAAGATGATGTTGAACCTCCACCAGGCGCAGTTGGTTTTATATAAAAGTACACTTGTCCTGAAAGAATTGGTTTCACAATTGAAGTAAGAGTTCCAGAGTCAAAAGTACCCGCACCAATAACTGTATTTGAAACTGTAGTAAAACCAAATCTACTTTTAAGAGCATTATAATTTTTCTCAATTTCAGAAGTTGTGAGAGCACGGTTATAAACAGAAACATTTGCAATGTGTCCATTTATATAATTACCACCTGAAAAATGTCGACCAAGGTAATATGATGAAGATGTTGATAAATTCCAATATAAGGTTCCACCTCCTGTTAGTAAAGTATCGTTTTTGTAAGCGTACACTGTTACTACACTCCCAGAAGTCACACCAGAGTAAACAATAGTTGCGTAAATCCATCTATTTATGTGATCTGAACCTAATTCTACACCTATTGTTGTTCCATTTATACCTGCTTGATTTGCTCCAAGAAAAGTTCCAGTTCCTGAAAAGGTAAGAATAGAACAACCGTTATTTGTAGTGTTATTTGAAAATGGAGAAGCCCATCCTACAACAGAACGATTGTAAAACCAACACGATATAGTATGTGCTCCTGTAAAAAAAGAAGTCGAAATATTGCCTAGTACATGATCATCTGTTCCATCAAAAGTGATATATCCACTGTTAGAACTATTATAGATTGGTCCGTTTGTTAGTGTACCAGTATTACCATTTCCACTTAAATCTGACCAAATGACCCCTGTTCCAGGATACGAAGCAATATTTCCTGCATCTAGAGATAGAACAATACTGCTAGTAATAGTATTAATTGGAACACTAAACAAAGTAAATGCACCATTTGCGTCTGGTGCTGCCGAAGAATGAGCCAAAATTGCAGTCGCTCCTTGAGTTGTAGATGCAACAATACTTAATTTTCCAGAAATTCCTTCCGTTAATGTACCTGTAACTGTACCAAGAGATGTTGGGAATGAATAACTTGTTGGCTTGTATTGTCTAGATACGACTGCTAGTACAAGAGATTCGCCAATTAGAGACGTTATAGTGTCAATCAAAAAACCAGATGTATACTTGGTAGCTGTGTATAATCGCAAGTCTTGAATCTGACCATAGAAATCTTGATACTCATAGTTTGTAACATTAATACCACCCATACAAAATTTTGTTACTGTTGGTAGTGTCCAAGATGGGAATGTCACAGCTGCAGCTCCATTAATATATAATACAAAATTTGCACCATCACGCACAAGTGCAAAGTGATGCCACATATTCACTGAATATATTTTGGATGTATAATAAGTGTCCGGTGTACCTCCTCTTCGATATATAAAGAATCTTCCAAGAGTACTTCCAGCGCTGTATGCTCCAGTGTCAAATCCGATAAACATCTCACTTGCAACGCCGTATCCTCCAATTTCCAAAACAGTATTGTTTGTATCAAAAGGATTTGACGGTATTGTTGGTCTGAGCCACACTTCAAGAGTAAAGTTGCTATTAAACATATTTGATGGAAGCCCGTTCACAACAAAAGCTCCACCACCAGTGGGAGTACGCAATGAGTAACTATTTCCGTAAAATTTTGGATTGCTCGAAGTTACATAACCCGTAGTGAACGTGATAGCTTTAGTTGTTGACGATGAATTGATAAAGTTGCTAACATCACTTGTCGAATCACCTGGAAATGCGAATACCAAATTTGAAGAGTACGCATCAACATTATATCCTCCTGTTTTAGTTACACCTGTAGTATTAGTTGTGTAGATTGAAGTGACAGTTGCTGGAAAGGTAACAGAGTTCAAAGAATATCCGGAATGTAAGTATGGTTGTGTCTCATTTCCAGTTGCATTTACAAGGTGCGCCAAATTCCATGATACGTTATCCGTTGAAAATTCGATCTTGGCCGAGAACCATTGCCATCCTGTGCTCTCATATGTCACTTCTGCAAATTTGAGAGCAGCAATTGTTTGTATACTTCCGAGATCAATAGTGTAGTACGCTGGACCTGTTGTTTTTGTTGTTCCAAATGTTGTTCCAGATGTTGATGCACTCCAGGAGGTTCGTGTATCATTAATACATGACAGCATAGATGTTGTAGTAGCTGCTGCAGAATCTCCTGATACAGATATAAATGTAGCAGACCTAGCAATATTTAGAGATGATATTCCTGTATCTTCATAAGCATCGGCGCTCTGTGTATAAATTCCTAATTTTGGAAAAGAAGGTCCTGAAGTTCCAGTTCCTCCAGCATAGAAGAGAGTGAGCCTGAGATATCTTGCACTAATAGTAGATGACTGAACCTCTGCGGGAGCAGGAACAATGTCTGTAAGGGAAGTAGTAGTTGTTGCTATACCAGTGGTTGATGCTGGTCCTTTAAGACTTGCAGAAAATGTAATTGTATCATAGTAATCGGGAGTAATTGCTAAACGAAGTGATGTTGAAGTAGAGGATACAAGAGTAGCCGTTTTGCTAATCGGCGTAGCGGATACAGAAAAGTTACTTGTGTATTTTGACGTAACATAAAATCGTACATCTTGCACATATCCATTAATATTACAACTATTTGTATTAGTGTCGTCATTCGTTCCAACAAACATTATTGTTCCCGGATCACCCACAGGACGTGTACCAGTTGCTAGATTTTGTGTTAAAGTCCTCGCCGTTCCGTTCACAAATACCGTAAAAATTCCCTTATTTCCAGGGCTTGTAGATCTTACTAGAGCAACGTGAAACCACTGATTTATAGCAAAAACGGATGATGAAAAATTTGCTTGATAATATAAACCTGCAGTAATTTCAACCCAACTAGTAGTTGCGGTTTCTATCAAAAGACGTATTGTAGGATTTGTTGTTGTATTTGAAATACTTGACGGGTTTGTACATACACCAAGTTTAAATAGCGTCGCTGTATTTAGTGTTGTTAAATAGAACCACCCTTCTGCTGTCCAATCACCATAAAGGAAACCTGTAGGCATTCCAGTAACCTTAATACCAGTGTTAGCAGATGCAACCCATCCTGGAATATAAATACTACTTCCATAAAATTTTGATTGCGTTATTGTTGTAACTACACCACTACCAAAAGCATAAACTCCTTTTGTTGTTGATGAAGAGTTTATAGAATTGCTCACATCTAAGAGAGCATTTCCTGGAATCGCTAAAACAAGCCAACTCGCAAAAGGGTCTGAATTAACACCTCCAATCTTTGCTCCTGTACTCGATGTAATATAAATGGGTGGAAATACAGCTGAAGATGGTTGTGTATATGTAAGAATCGAGTAAGCGTTAGAAATATTGGGAGGGTTTCCTGAGTAAAGACGTGCGAAAGTAAGAATTACATCTGATGTGACATTTTGTTTAAAACCAAATCCTGTTCCAAAACTTGATTGATTAATACTTGATCCATCGTAAGTCATTGTGGTTGGCATTACGTATGTTGATACGGTAATTGGGGTAGAACATACAATTCTTGTTGTTGCAGCTGTTCCAGATGGAGAGGATATTAGAGCATATAAATACCAGGTTCCTACTGTAGGAAAAGTACAAGATGCTGTTAATATACCAGCTCCAGTCACTGTACCATTTGACGTTGAAACTTGCGTGGGTGTGGTGGAAGAACTTGTAGATGCTTGATAAATAATAGCTGTTGCATTAGGAGCACCATCAACTGGCGAAAGATTAAAAGTCATTAAAGTTGAGTCTCCTGTATAAATTTCTGTTATAGGACTTATGCTATTTATTGTTGTTGGGTAAATATAAGTATAAAAGTCGCTTAATGGAACTGATACCGTGAGAGTCTTTGTTCCAGCAGAAGGCATATTTAGAACTGTTGTAATAGTCATTGGTTGATAAATAGTCGGAGTCATCTGAACAGTGAGAGATGAAGATGTGAATGTTGCTCCTGTGAGACTTGCTGTTGTTGTTGTTGTGATTGGTGTATTGTCAACCGAAAAGTTTGATGTGTATTTGACACTTGTATAGAATCTTAAGTCGTTAAAGTAAGCCTGTGCATCATCAGCGTCATCAGCTCCGTCTCCAAAGGCAGGTGCTCTCACACCACCAAGAATAAACTGCGTACCACCTGGAATAGTTTCAGTTATAGTCGATGTAAGTGCAAGTGTACCGTTAAGGTAAACTTTGTATGTTGTTCCGCTTTTAGTCATTGCAACATGATGCCATGCATTTGAGGTGAAATTGTAAGAAGCAATATATGAAGTATTTGCAAATGTTCTTAATTGCAACGCACCTGGAGAGTAACCATTTGGTTGTGTACCAGACCACACAATACCAAGTACTAAAGTGTTAGTTGTAAGAGGGCGAGTGCAAAATAGAGGACTATATCCTCGTGCTGTATTAAATACGTTAACCCACATTTCTACTGTAAAGTTACTTGATGTAATATTCGTAGCAAAGTTACCAAATCTTATGGCACCAGTCAAACCACTCGTAAATGTACTAACACTAGAACCATAAAACTTAGATGTCGTAGTTGTAACTGAAGAACCGCTTTTTGTTGTCAACGTTTTTGCTGTAGTAGACGTATTTATCAGATGACTCACATCGCTTAAAGAGTCTCCAGGAAAGGCAACTAAAAGAGTAGAACTGAACGCATCTGTAGTATACCCACCAGTCTTTGTTGTACCGCTTGTATTAGTGGCGTAAATTGAAGAAAGGACGGCTGGTTGTACCTGACTATATGTTACAGAGCTAACAGCGTTAGTTATAGCTTCTGGAGATCCAAGAATAAGTTCACCATTAATCATCAGATTTACAGATCCTGTAGTTCCATGTTTAAAGTGTCTTGAGTAAAAAGTTGGATTAAGAGACGCACCATCGTAAGTAAGAGTTGTCGGAGAATTATACGTCCCAATTACAGTTGCTAATGTTGAGGTTAGTGTACATGACAAAGAAACCCATGTAAGAGTCAATGTTCCTGTTACTTCCGACTTTGATGCGGCTGTATATGTAAAAGAGAGTTGTGTAGATGAATAAAGTGTTGTTCCAGATCCAGATCCAATAGTACCTAAAGAAGCAGATATAACCCACGACATTCCTGACGGAAGAGTTGTATTAGTTGTTGCCGTAACTATTGTTGAAGATCCTATAGCAAAAGGTGGTTGTGAGAATGTAACTGATGTAGGAAAAGAGTATATTGCACTTGATAGTACAGTAGATACAGCAGTAGTTCTTGTAGATGGAAACATAAATGTAAAAGTTTGTTGAGATGCGGAAGCAGTGACTGTTGCATTTAGTACTTTACTAGTTCCAAAAGTTGAAGCGAGTGTTACGGTTGCGGTGCTAACTAATGAAATTGTACTTGAACTTGCTCCTGTAGCCAAAGTTCCTAGAGAATTGTTTAGAGTGTTGTTTGTATGACTGAATGTAAATGTAGTCGCGATTGGATTCGAAGCTATAAGTGAATATCCGCTTCCAATAGTACCAATTGTTACAGTATCAGGTACTGCATAAACTGTATGCCCACTAGAAAGTAACTCATATGTTGAACCAGAAGGTGATGTTACTGTCACACCAAATTGAAGAGCTCCTGTTTGAACACCTAAAGTCATTGAATTCACAATCACTTCATGTGTATTTGATATATATGTGTATGAAGTAACCACATTAGAAACTAAAGTTCCACTTACATAAACACGAATAGCTCCAGATGCTGCAACTTCTGAAGTATTCACGGGACTTGGGTCAATTCCTTTTAGACTTAGAGTTACGGATGAAGAGTATGTTCTTCCAGCAGCAAAACCGAGAATATTATAGTCAGAACCAGAAGTTGCACCATTTAATGAAAGAACTGCTTCAACTCCTGTTGGCCACACGTAAATTTGGTCTGCATTAACTATTGTCTGATTATACGTTTTCGAATAAGTAGAAACACTCAGTGTTACCGAAGAAGTGTACGTTGCTTCTGACGTAGTAGTTATTGTATACGTCACAAATGTACCAGAAACGGAAGGAGTGCTTAGTGAAGAACCTGTAGATGCATCAGATGCAGTCAAAGATCCAAATGAAGCAGTTACAGAACTCTGAACAGATGAAGAAAGAGTTGTTTTCATTGCAGACGCAATTCCAATAGTCACACTATTTACAGGAGCTGTAGTCGCACTTGTTGGCCACACTAGAATAGCAGATGCTGGAACAGAAACTATTATTCTACGTTGTGTAGGTGCAACAATAAAGATAATATCTGTACTTGTAGCTTCTCCAGTGTATGTAGCTGAAAACGACCCGGATGTAACCGAAGTAGATATTGCACTAAAAGTTCCGTTTGTAGAAATTAATGTTGAAGGCGTCAAAACGCCTACTGCGTTACTAAACGTTACAGGTACATTTACATTATAACCAGAAACAAAAGTTATACCTGTTGCTACAGAACCTAAAGATGCTGTTGTTGCTCCTAATTCTATCAAAAATGTCTGTGATGAATTAAGTGTTGTAGTGTATCCATCTGGCGCTGTCACAATTACTGAAAACTTAACAGAGCTTGTCAGATTTGTTGGTACAGTGTAAAGTTTAATAGACGCTGAATGACTGCTTGATGTATAAGTGTATGTAGGATCAGTTCCAACAGCAACTAAAGTTGAAGAATTTACACATGTTACTTTTGTTATCTCGTTTGTGTTTTCAGTAACAGAGTCAAAGCCTGTTAGAGTAAGAAGAATTGAACTTGTATTTCCAGGTCCACATAATGCATTGTCAGCATCAGAACCATAACTTGCTCCAATAGCTAGAGTTGAAATAAAAGAATCCAATCCGGATGTGCTTGATCCGACAAAAGATACAACAGCAGAGAGTCCTGAAGGTAATTTGTAGATGTTTTCTGCTAACAGAACAGTGTCTGTGTAAGTAACTGTAACTCCTCCAAAAGTTACAGACACAGTTGGAACAATATTTTGTTTTATTGTAGGCGTGAGTTTGTATACAAGAGTCAAGCGACTAAATGTAAGAGGTGAAACAGTACTTGATGATATAGTTGCTCCAGTGGCTGTAATAGTATGAATTACTGACGAAGGCAATGAGTTAGGAAAAGTCCATATAAGACTCGAAAGTTTATTTAATGTAACTACAGATCCTTCAGAAATACCATCACTCTTTAATGTAAATGTTGATGATTCGGGAAACGTGTATATGTTTGAGACTGGTACAATAACTTGTACTGTAGTGCGCGTAGAAAGAAACATGAATGTAAAAGTTTGTTGATTATTAGTTGATGTGACTTTTGCTCCAATATTTCTTGCTACAGTGATTGATGTATCTAATTCTATTGTTGCAGTGCTTGTTACACTAACAATATTAGCTGTAAAACCTGTATCTAATATGGTCATTAAACTATTTATCGAATTATTTGTGTGGCTAAAAAAGAATTTTGTTTGGATTTCTTTAGAATTAATAAGAGAATATCCGTCTGAAATTGTTGCAATACTTACTGTATCTGGGACTGCATATACTGTATGTCCAACAGTTTCAATATCAATTGTTGTTCCAGCAGGACTAGTTAAAGTAAGGCTGATATACAGATTACCTACACGCAAACCTGGATTTATAGAACCAATTAAAATATTATTTGTGATAGAATTGTAAGTATAAGAAGCAATACCATTTTGTACTACTGACCCTCCAATATAAAGTTGAACAGCTCCTGTTTCTGCAATATTAACTGGATTTGAAATATTATCAGCCCATTCCAATGAAATAAGTACATCAGAATATGTTTTACCTGATGCAAGACCCATGACATTATAATCATCTCCAGATGTCGCTCCGTTAAGAGAAAAAACTAGAGAAGCTGATGATGGCGCAAACCATAATACGCTAACTCCAGGACTTACCAAAAATGCTGGCTGAACAAATCCAATAATAGTTATGCCTTTAATGTAAAAGTATACTGTTCCTAGTACGGTTGGTGTAAATGGAAAACTAATACTTCCTGTAGGACTAAAAGAATATGTTCCTAATAATGTAGGTGATAAAGAATCACTTGTATAAGAATAGTATACGTATGCTGTAGGAGTTTGACTAGTTACTCCAGAAAGTGTAATTGTAACCATTTTGAAAACATCTTTTCTAAGAGAGAAAGAAGATTCTATTTCACCTGATGATAATCCTCCTCCAAAATATGAAATAGTCTTTGGATAAACATTCTCAAAATTCAATGCACTTTTGAAAATATCATATTTAAATCCATTCAAATCCTTTGCTTGATTAACATAAATTGTTTCATTTGCACCAGGTAAAGTTGGTAGTAAATTAAAATTGTAATAATACCGTCCAAGTTCAGAAGTAAATGTTATATTACTAATAATAGCATTATCGCATGTTATTGTTGTGCTTGTCAAATCTAAAATTTCCTTTGATACTTCTAAACTTAAAGCAACATCAGTTCCCACATCAAAACTTGTTTTAGAAGAATTTTTGTTTAATGTTTCAAATAAATTCAAAACTGTCTGACTATATACTAAATCAAAAGTATGGGATATAGTACTTTGAGAACTATCTTCTTGGCATATTATGTTATCTGATTCAATAATCAAGGAAAGACCATTATCGAAAGGTGTAATTCTAAATTCAGCAATAGAACTACTTATCATTGTCACAGCTCCAAAAGTACAATTTGAATTTGTTACGAGAGATAAAGTGCCAACAATAGGTTTTGAAAGAAAAATCTTTACTTTTTGAGCTCTTAACTTTACTAGCTTGGACATTGTTACATATGAACCTGAAGTTGTGATATCCGTTTCTACTTGAACGGATACAATCTTAGCTCCAGCAGATATAGTTGCTCCGTTTTTAATGCTTCCGTCTAACGCTATAACATTGTCAAAAGTATATACTGTATAATCTGGATTGAAAGATGTTGTCACACTAAAATTAACTTGCGATCCGGATATAGAAGTAAAAACTGGATTGCTTGTATCCGAACTAGTAATTACTGGTGTTCTACTTGTAGACAATTGCTTTGTAAAAGTGACAGATACATTATATAGTGTACTTGGTTCGTTTGGTTGAACACCAGTCCACCCTATAATAGTTGCAGGAGTATTAAGAATAACAGGACCAACAGTTGTTAAACCATCAACATTTGCATCTATCGATCCGTCAACAGCGGTAAGACCGTTGAAAGTAAAAGTTACATTTCCGGTATTCAGAGAAGACCATTCAAAATTAATTTTGTTTCCAATTATACTATCAGGAATAATTGTAGATGGTAATCCACTACTCGCTGTAATAGAAGTACATGTTTGAATATCTTTGGTGAATATTGCGGATAGATAATCAGTGTTTATATATGAAAAATTTTGAGAAGCCGGTGTTAGTAACCAGCTTGAAAATACCGGCTGTAATTTCAAGTTTGTAAGTTCAAAGTTTTGTGGAGCTTTATTGATAATTTGTATCCTTTCATTTCTAAGATTAGTGAAAATAATTTTATCTGAAGTATGAGTTGTTGGTGTTCTATAATCAAATGAACATTTACCATTGGAAAAAATAACGTTAGAAACAGAAGACTCACTTGAAAAAGTTGTCACCGTTCCTGCATCAACGTTTTCAAAGAAGTTCATTGTAAGACCGGTATATAAATTATTAAGAGTGTTAATAGTTGGATTACCTTCTATATAAGTTGGTATCACGTCGATAGTATCAATTGTCATCTCTTTTATTATAGTTCTTTCAGAAGAATTATCACCAGAGTAAAGTGATAATGTAAACACATCTGTTGTTTCCATCGGCGTATATGTAACATTTATATTATTTTTTGAGATCGTTCGTGGAAGAATACCATTTCTTTCTGATGAAACGGTGGAGTTTGATCCTGGAAAGAAATCCATGGCAAAAGTAAGACTTGGGTAAGTTTGGCCTACAAAAATAATTTGAGGAGTCATTGGATCCTCTTGAAGTTGACCGAGATATGATAAATCTTTATTTACGTGATTGATCTCCAATCCTTGTATTTCTTGGTTATAGTGCAACCAAATACCAGAAGATGAATTTTTTCCTTCAATTTTTACAGATTTTGCTAAAAGCTGAGTGTTTGAGGATGCTGACATTTTATTTATTATAAATAAAATAGTTTATTTTTAGAATATAATTATATACTATATTTATGAAACAGAAAAATTTGCATTATACTTTGCAGTTGTATACAGACGAAGATCTTGAATTTGACCGTAAAAGTCTTGATGTTCATAATTAGGAACATTTAAACCACCAACACACACATATGTTAAATCAGGAAAAGTCCATGATGGAAAAGTAAGCTCTGAATTACCGTTTACATATAAAGTAAAAGAATTTGCGTTTCTTACGAGAGCCATATGATTCCATGTATCTATATTAAATATTCGATTTGTGTAGTACTGATAAATGTTATTTGATATTAGAAAACGTCCCCCCGTAGTCTCATTAACATCACAATTAATTGCAATAGTTGATCCTGCATATAAATAACTAATCTCCTGCAACGTCAAATTTTGGTTGGCAAAAAATCTTACCTGCTTCAAAGTTCCTGCAAACTCTGGATCCCAACCAAATGAATGACCAAGATATCCAATTGAATTGCTGAAAGAAACAGGTTTTGATAGTGATCCAGAACCACTATTTCCTGTCCCTCCACCATTAAGAACCCAGCTAAAAGTTGATCCATTTGCATTTATTGCAATAAAATTCCAAGTATTGTTGTTGATAGGAGTACTTGTATTCATTGTGAATGCGTCATTAAAGTTTAGAGAATTTGAACCAGCAATATAAAGCCTAAAAGTACCATTTGTTGCCATATCAATAATTCTAGTATAATGTTGATTATTGTTTGATTTAAACCAGCAACAAAACGAAGCAGTGCTTCCAGAAGAACTACTTGGAAGTACTACATACGAAGCTCCTGAAGCATTATGATTAGAGCTACCTGTTAATACTAATCCTCCATCAGAGAAACTCGCTGTTCCTCCCTGATGATAACCAGAAACACCCATAACTGCATCAGAAATTCCTGTACCACTTGCGTAATTTTTAATGTCAGAACTGAATGGGTAATACCAAGTTGGCGTTGTCATTGTTGGCAGAGGTCCAGAAGTTATAAAAGTATTTGATGTATTCGATGGATTACTTGGAAGAGTTGGCCTAAACCAAGATTCTAATGTAAAATTACTATTAAAAAAGTTAGTACTAAATCCACTTATTTTAAATGAACTAGCTACAGGCTGAGGCCATCCAGTTCCAGGAGTTCTTATAGAATAACTACTTCCGTAGTATTTAAAAGTATTTGAAGTAACATATCCGTTTGTAAAGACAAGCGTCTTAGTATTTGTCAATGTATTAATTAAATGACTTATATCGCTAGTAGAGTCTCCAGGAAATGCCACAATCAATGAAGAAGAATTAGAATCATTGGAATATCCAGACGTTTTCAATTTTGTGATAGAGTCAATCTTGTATATTGGTTTTTCTCTTATCACTTCAGGAGCTATATGAGCTGATGCAACAACATTATAAATTTCTGAACTCAATGTAGTATCTGGACCTATGAGTTTCACTTTAATTGTCAAGTCAGAATTGCTAGAAGGCAATAACGATAAAATAGTTATAGTCTCTAGCGGATCTGAACATTCAAGATTTTCATGAGGAATAGTCGTTTCTATTTCGTCCTGTATAATCTTTACGTAACTCACTTGAGAAGAAATTATTGAGGAATATAACATGTCACCTCCAAAAAATGTTAGAGTTAAAGAACTTGTAACACCAGATCTAAGATGAAACTCTGATCCAAAGTTATTATTAGTTCCATTATATGTAAATGAGCTTGGGAATGAGTAGATTTGTGCTTCCGTTAGAGACCAGGTATATTCTCTCTGTACCTCCCCATATATTAGATTCACAGTTCCAGCGTGAAGAACATCTTGTTCTACTTTGAAACTGTAACTTACAGATGCTTCATAAATAATTGGTGTTTTATAAAATGTAGAGTATCCAGTTGGTGTTATTGAGACAGACGCATTCATGTTTGATGGCAAATCTTCACTGAATAAAGATAAAAGATTTAATGTTTGACCAACTGTAATAATAGTAACATTATGTGTTGTTGAGTTCATTGTTGGAAATGTATATATTTCTGAAGAAAGAACTGTAAAAGAATAATTACTACCATAGTTTGTGTTAAATACAAAAGTTTTACTATTAGTTGTGTAAGTTGTATATAGAATACTTATTGTTTTTTCCTCTTGGTTTACTATAGCTTCGTTTAGACTTGTCAGAACTGTATCAATTCGTAGCGAAAACAAGTTTGATGCATTGTTTACTGGAAAATTTGTACTCGATATAAATGAAAATACTAATCGATTCTCTGAACCAACTATTAGTTTGTAAGGAGATAATACATTACTTGTTACAGAACCAGCAGAAGAAGGAACCCACTGAGGAACTATTTCTGTCATTGGAATAATTTTTATAATCTCAGGACCTGCAACTGCATTTGGTGAAAGAAGTTTGACCTTAATAGTAAGATCTGAAATCTGAGTTGGTGTTATTGAAAGAATAGTAATAGTTTGAAGATTAAAAGCGCATCTAAGCATTGAAAATGGAATTGTAGTTTCCGAGTTACCTTGTAAGTACTTTACATATACAATTTGATTTGTAACTATATTGCTATGCAGACTATCACCTCCTGAAAAAGTTAGAGTTAAACTCCCGGAAGTATTTTCTTTTAGAATGTTACTACTTTCATACAAGAAATCAGTAGGAAAATTATAGACATTAACAAAAATTAAACCACTTTTTAAAATATTATATTTAAATCCGTTCAAATCTTTAGCTTTATTAAGGTAAATAGTTTGATCAGTACCTGAGGAAGTTGGAGTAAAATTAAAAGTATAATAATACCTTCCAAAATCAATGGTGTGAGATAGATTAGTAACTATTCCATTAGGAGATGTGATTGATGTTTCCAAAAAATCAGCTGAAATTTCCTTTGATACTTCCAAACTTAAAGCAACATCAATTCCAACATCAAATGTTGTTTTAGAAGAGTTCTTGTTTAATGTCTCAAATAAATTCAAAACTGTCTGACTATATACTAAATCAAAAGTATGAGATATAGTACTTTGAGAATTATCTTCACATATTATGTTATCAGATTCAATTGTCAAGGAGGAAAGACCATTATCTAAAGGTGTAATTTTAAATTCAGCAATCGAACTAGTTATCATTGTTACAGCTCCAAAAGTACAGTTTGAATTGGTTACAAGAGATAAAGTTCCAACTATAGGTTTTGAAAGGAAAATTTTTACTTTTTGAGCTCTTACTTTTACTAGTTTTGACATTGTTACATATGAATCTGAACCTGTGATATCCGTTTCTACCTGAACGGATACAATCTTAGCTCCAGTAGATATAGTTGCTCCGTTTTTAATGCTTCCGTCTAACGATGTAACGTTGCTAAACGTGTATACTGTATTATTTGGACTAGAAGATGTTGTCACAGTAAAATTAACTTGCGATCCGGATATAGAAGTAAAAACTGGATTGCTTGTATCAGAACTAGTAATTAGTGGTGTTCTAGTTGTAGACAATTGCTTTGTAAAAGTGACAGATACATTGTACATTGTAAACGGTTCGTTTGGTTGAACACCAGTCCACCCTATAATAGTTGCAGGAGTATTAAGAATAACAGGACCAACAGTTGTTAAACCATCAACATTTGCATCTATCGCTCCATCAATAGATACAAGACCGTTAAAAGTAAAAGTTACGTTTCCGGTATTCAGAGAAGACCATTCAAAATTAATTTTGTTTCCAATTATACTAAGAGGAGTAATTGTAGTTGGTGATCCACTACTCGCTGTGATAGAAGTACATGTTCTAATATCTTTGGTGAATATTGCGGATAGAGAATCTGTGTTTATATATGAAAAATTTTGAGAAGCCGGTGTTAATAACCAGCTTGAAAATACAGGTTGTAATTTCAAGTTTGTAAGTTCAAAATTTTGCGGAGCTTTATTGATAATTTGTATTCTTTCATTTCTAAGATTAGTGAAAATAATTTTGTCTGAAGTATGAGTTGTTGGTGTTCTATAATCAAATGAACATTTACCATTGGAAAAGGTAACATTAGAAACAGAAGATTCGCTCGAAAAAGTTGTTACCGTTCCTGCATCGACATTTTCAAAAAAGTTCATTGTAAGACCGGTGTATAGATTATTAAGAGTATTAATCGTTGGATTACCTTCTATATATGTTGGTATCACGTCGATAGTATCAACTGTGATATTTTTAAAAATAATTTTTTTTATAGAATTATCAGCAGAATACACTGTAAATTTAAAAACGTCTGTTGTCTGTGTTGGAGTGTATGAAACATTTATATTATTTTGCGAGATCGTTCGGGAAAGAACACCATTTCTTTCTGATGAAACGGTGGAGTTTGATCCTGGAAAGAAATCCATGGCAAATGAAAGGATTGGATAATTTTGTCCTACAAAAATAATACCAGGTGTCATTGCAGTATCTTGTAATTCACCTACACGTGCTGGTTCACTATTAACAAGTGTAGGCGTTATAACATTTTTTTGCTCATTAAAGTATAACCACACCCCAATAGATGAATTTTTTTCCTCAATTTTTAATCCTTTTGTTATGAATTGGCTAATTGAAGATGTCATTTTATTTATACTAAATAAAATAATTATTTTTTACACAACAGTAGTGAATTTAATCTTGTAACCAAGTGTGCCAGAAGAGCTAGAATGATCCTTATGATAAAATTTAGGAGCCTCACCAGCGTCCCATTTTACCCACACTTGGCTGCCATCTTCACCAGCTGCATGAACACCAAACGAAGCGAAACTACTTGTTGTAGAAGCAAATTTTATAACCTTGTAGTTGTAGACACTTCCATCGGCAGCATCACTCTGAATTTGAAATTCATACGAACCACGTAACTTGTTAATAGCAGTTACAAATACAGGTGTTGAGCTATTTCCGGTAAGACTGAAAGATTTAGTTGCAAAAGTGTCCATGCTAATTTCACCAGAAGCATAGATATTAGAGCATTTGAGACCAGCATAACTCTCAACAACAAAAGTTGCGGCATTAGACGCCGATTTTGTGGTAGCAAGAATAAAGTTATTATCGCTTTCATCCCAAAAGAAAGTTGTATCATCACCAGCAGATGACCCTCGATTGAACAAGAAACCAGAATCACGGACTGATCCAGCATCAGCACCTTCGTTAAGAACAACAATATTGTCCTTTACCAAAAGATTTTCAGTTGTAATCGTTGTGGTAGCACCATTCACTGTAAGATTTCCTGTAATAACACAATTATTAGTCATTGCGACATCTCCAGTAAGCGTAGAAGTACCAGTAACATTGAAATTACCAAGAACGTTTGTTGCGTGACCAACATTAGAAATGTTAACATTCAAGTTACTAGCAGCTTTACCAATGTCAACCGTGGGTGCTTCCACCACGGCAGTAGTTGCTGCTACTACATTAATCGCAGGTGCCGAAAGATCGACCTTAGTGCTAGCTGTGGAAGTGATACTAGGAGCTACTGCGTCAACGGCAGTAGTACTAACAAGATCTATCTTGCCAGAGGTACATTCAACCTTTACGGCGTCTATACCTTTAAGATGAGCAAGTGTTTTACCAAATACACGAGCTTCTACGTTAGTAGCTTCCAAAGTGGCATTGCCAGCTGTCGATTGAACAAGATTATTTCCACCGCTTGTGGAAGTCGCAGTAGTAACAATAGTTTCCGACTTTAAATTTGCGGTAACGTTGAAGTTGGCAGATGCTGCAAGAGTAGCATCGCCAGCAGATGCTGTAAGACTGAGAGCGCCAGTAGTCGCGACTACTCCTGCAGATTGAGCACCGGTCAAGAGAACATTTGTGCCGCTACCCTTAAGGTCTTTAGCGGACTCAATCAAAAAATCAGCCGATGCATGTGAAGATTTTAGAACTTGATGAGCTGAGCCAAAAAATTCACAACCATTTTGAACAAGAAGTGCTCCGTTTCCGTGTTTAGCGGAATTAGTTGAACTCTCGATGCGGAGCGAACCGTCGAGTAGTGACGAATATGATGCTAGAGGAGGCATTATATATTATTATTTTATTATAGGCTAGATTTTTTTTTTATTTAAAAAAAAATTCTAGTCTACCTAGAAATTAATTTAGTTGTTTTTATAGTTTTTTTGTATAAAAGTCTTGTGCTTCATATTTAAGATGAGTTCTAGTTTCCTCAACTTTTTAAACGAATCAGTTTACAAAGTGATTTAAAACGGATATCTTGTTGTTTCATAAAATTGTAATCAAAAGATTATAATTTTTAAAAATTCATTTAACTAAAAGTTTCAATTGCATATTTTCGAATTTTAGATTATAATTCTCTTTTTGTAAGATCATAATAGTCATTTTTAAGTCATTGTCCTTTAAGAAATCCTCTATATCTTCAATAAAATTTATTAGATTTTTAACTGGTTTATATATTTCTTTTTGATTAAAAAAATCAACCTTATAATGTTTCAAAAATTCGTGTGCCATTTTTTCTATATTTTTACCTGATACTTTAAAAATCTTAATCATTCTCCATTGAGGATATAATGACTCACTTGACATATGTTTTTTGTCTCTCTTAACAAGATTAGAATCAGTAAAACCAATCTTAACTAATCCATTTCCGATATAAGCACAATAAATAACTAACTCATTTGTATATTCACTGATTTTTACTTCATTTTCTAGTTTTTCTGCTTCAATGTCAATTTCTGTAAGAGTAGAAAAACTCTTTACAGGTCTTTCTAGTTTGACATTTCCTGTAGATAATAATTTATGAATCCATCCTGTTACATTAACTGCAAATTTAGGAGAAATCCATTGTGCAATATGAATCGCTACACGTGGATGAACCCAAGTTGATTTATCCGAGTCATTATGTTGATTAATTTCTATCAAAATTACGTTCGTATTAGGGGGGTACAAATTACAAAAATAGAATTGGATTTAACTGACAGAATGTAGTTTTAAAATAATAAAAATGACTAGTGAAATGTTGCAAAAAAATATGGATGAAATCACATCTATTTTAATAGACAATGACTGTGAATTAATTAGTTTTGAAAAAGGATATCAAGTAAAATATACTTGTTCATGTAAGAATATTGGAGAAACTAGTTTTTTGAATATAAGAAGAAAAGGTTGGGGTGGTTGTGCAAAATGTTCAAAACAGAAATGTAGTCAAGAAATAAAGAATTTTATAAGAGAAAGTGATGGATATATTAATTTGTCTCAAATATGTAAAGCTGGTAAAAAATATTATGCTGATTGGTTTCGATTAGAAAAAACAAAAAAGTTTTTGACCGAATTATCACATGAATTAAAACTAGATATTTTAACTGATAAAACAAGAAAAGGTAAATCGGGAGGTTTGATAGAAATTAATCAATATAATTCCGGAAAAGTTGGAGGTTTGATAGAAATTAATATGGGAAAGAGTAATGTAAATGATCAATCAACTTGGGGTCATCCATACGTTGCTAATAATATAGCACAATGGGTATCTGCAAAATTTTCTGTTAAAGTATCATTGTGGATAGACGAGTGGAAAAATATATCTGAAATAAACAGTAAAAAATACGTAGTCTCGTTAGAAAATATTGAGCCTGATAATAACAATTCTTGTGTTGAAAAAGATATCCAAAATAGGTTATATAAAGAATTAGGTGGTGAAATGGAAGTTTATACAAATTTTGGTTATATAGATTTGTTGACAGAAACAGAATTAATAGAAATAAAAGTTGGTAATAATTGGAAACATGGATTGGGACAACTTCTTGCTTATAGAAAATTTTATTTGAATCATAGTCTAAGATTACATTTATTTGACATTGAGCACCAAACTGATATATCAGATTGGTGTAAAGAATATAATGTGTTAGTAACATATGAGAAATAAATGTAAAATATTTACAACAACAACTAACTTGTAGAAACATTTAGATAAAAAGTTTGTATATTCAAATTATATACAAACTTCCAAATTTTTTGTTTTATAAGAAGTACTTCAAGATCCTATTTATATTCTCCTTTAAAAAGTTTAGAACAGCCTTGTTTCCCTAAACATTATTGATTTTTAAATAAGATTTATAGCAAAAGTACAAACGTCTCAAACTAAGAGTTAATTTTATTCATTTTAACTTGATGATTTTCTTGTCTGAACTCGCATGCTTTAATGAATGCGTCTTCACCATACTTATTAATAGAAAAAGACTTTGTTTTCTTTTTACCATCTGAGTCGTTCCATTGAGCTTTCCAACGAGCTTTTAAACCATCTTCAAAAATTACACCTGTTACACCACTTTTATTATTAATTTGAATACCTTTGTTATTCGAATTAATCTTGTCACCACCTTCACGAACATTAAATCTCAAGTTATTAAGACCATTATGATCGATATGATCTACTTCTGTAAATTCTGGATAAAATATATTATGTAAAAGAGATTTTTCCATTTTAGCATATTCGGTTTTGTCTTTTGATTGTCTATAAAGATATATTGATTTATCTTTAATAATATCATAATGTTCTTTTTCAAACATCATACATTTTTCATCTGAAAGAAATATCTCAAGAAACTCATAATCTTTTGGTAATACAGGATGTGATACAACTTTAACACTTCGTATTCTATTTTTACTCAATTGGCGTTTAATAGATTCTCTAATTCTATAGTTACTTGCTAAATTCATAGCACGATCTCTTCCATATTGCTTTATACTAAAAGACTTACTTTTACCACCTTGATCTGAGTGAAAAGTAACTTTTATATGAGTTTCAGTCTCAGTAATACCTCCTTGATGGCGACCACTATACCATTCTCCTCTTTCCAGTAAGATTGGAACAGGTTCTTGAATTTCTTTTACTATTTTTTCTTCTTTTTCTTGGTATTTACATATATTACAACCTCCTCGAAAGTTACCTCGTTGACAGTTTGATGAGTGTATATGAAAACTAGAATGTTTGCATTTATAGTTAACATTTCTACCTTTTTCTATTGATACAAACTCATAACCTGCTTCTTCAATAATTTTTATTATGTTTTCTTTCACTTCATTTGAAGTTTTCTTTTTTGAACATTCAGAACAACCATTCCAAGTAGGTCTTGAAATTCCTTGTTTAAGAGTTCTTCCATCTTTTCCACAATGACATTTGTATTTAATATATCTTGGATCGTCAGTATCTGGTTCCCAATCCGAACATTTTTTAGTTTCCATTATGTCATTTATTTTAGTAATAGTTTTTTCTAACAATCCTATTGTCATTTTGTTTTTATAATATTTTTTATACTTTTAAACCAAATTTATTTTTAAAACATTATAATATTATTTTTTTATGTTATTTAACATAAAAAATGAAAAGTGGAACTTTCTCAGAGAACTGGGAATCCAAGAGCTCCTCCGCTCACCCGAATAATGTTGTTATTAATAGCAGTGACAATAAACTCATAAGTTTGTTTGAAACTGGAACCAGTTGCGGCAAGTCCTGATGATCCGTCTGCACCAATTTTAGCGTTTGGACTACATTCCGGAACAATTGAGACATTAGTTAACTTTCCATAATTTGTAGATCCCATCGGATCCAGAGACATAAAGTCAAGAGAATAAGAATACATGTGGTAACCTGTGGCACGAGGAATAGATGGAGCATGATACCACGGATTAATCAATGAGAAATAATCAGAACCCATTTGACCAAGACGATTTGTATTTTCATAGATAAGAGATGTTGTCATAATAGGATCAGCAGTGCCTGGCGGCGAAAAATTCGTAGCGGAAGCCTTTGTGCAAGGAGAATTTGTAGTGTAATTAGACCACTCGGACCCCCATGTACTGTTGCGAACAGCAAAGAATAAAACCTTAATAGCATGAGAAAATCTAATATCAAACGACTGTTGGGAACTTGTAGCCGGAGTATACGATTGCTTTGGAGCGGTTTGTACCTGCTCTACTAAAATATCACGCGGAGCACATGCCATACGTTTGCGTTCGTCGTTTGAAACTATAGCGTAATTAGCCCAAACTTGTGTATTACCTAAAACAGGACCCTGACCATTAGAAAGATGAGTTCCAGGTTCTATATTCCTGCGCTGATCCACAAGAGAGTCACCAAGTTCTTCCATAATTAGAAGTTGATTCCATTCACGGAAGTGAAAATTAATCCTCATTTCGTTATATGGAAGAGCTGCAGTAGGAAGAGCAACTCCACTATCACGACTATAAAAGAATGGAAGTGGCAAGTTCAAAGTTTTTGCTGGAACTATTTTTTGAGGTGCATTCATGTCAAGAAAATGTCCTATCATATTGAGATACCCATTGCGCTTGCTTGCTGGAACAGTGAAAGCAGCCCAGAAGTCAAGATGATAGTTATCGAACCTAGCTGCAATTAAATCGTTAAAAGTAATGCAACATTCACGAATGAGATTATGCATCAAGTTACTTGTCCAACGAAGCCTGTGAGTAAGATGTAAAGTGTCTTTAAGAGCAACTTCCGGGAAAGTTACACGAAGCCAAGTGTGGAGCATATAATCACCAGCTCGAGAAATAGCAACAGACCATTCCTGACCAAAAGCTGGAGAGCCAGCAGCACGAGATAAAACTACAGGAACTTGGGTAAACCAAGTGGCCTTCCTCGTCTCACGGACGAAATATGCAGTTGCATCGTGACCGCCGTAGAGATACTTCTCAATCTCATCAAAAGTAGCAAGATCAATAAAGCCAGATGTTACATTTGACGTTGTGATCGATGACATTATTTATATTAGCACAAGATATTTTTTTTTTGCAAAAATGAAAAATTTATACACTTTAAATATTAAATAAAATGTCAAATGCGAGTTTAAATGAAACGTCTGAAAGAGTAAAGTCTATGACTGAACTAGATATTTTAAGTATAGATGCCAACATACGTAATAAATTTGAGGAAGAGTTCTCAAAACTACCAGAACATCTGGAGAAGCTACAGGAATTAGAGGAATCATTAAAAAATGAAAATCTTCGTCGTAGACTATTAATTAGTGTTAAAAAAGCAAGGGATGATCTAGCAAATTATATAAACGATTTAAAAATACATAAAAATCATCATTTTTATATTATGGAAACTATAATTTTTATAGAAAAATACAAAGAAATATTAAAAAAACCTATTAAAGTAAGTTTTATGGGAAAACTACTTAAAAATGATAAGGAAAAACGAGAAATAATAGATAATTACTTAGATGCTGCATCTAAATACGTTGATATTGATTTTGAAAAGACTATACCACAAAAAATTATTTGTCAGAATTGTTCTAATAAAAAAGATTTTGATATTGTAGATGGAAATACTTACATATGCACTAAGTGTTATGCTCGACAAATTGTAATGAAACATAATTCTTCATATACTGATATTGACCGAGTTAATATTTCAAGTAAATATACTTACGATAGAAAAGTTCATTTTCGTGATTGTATTAACCAATATCAAGGAAAACAAAATAGTACTATTAATCAAAAAATATACGACGATCTTGAAGTCCAATTTGAACTACACTATCTACTAAATGGTGATAAAAATACTCCTAAACAAGAAAGATTCCGTAATATCACGAAGAATCACGTTCTTATTTTTCTCAAAGAGCTTGGTTATTCTAAACACTACGAGAATGTTCATTTAATACATTATAATTTTACTGATATTAAACCTGATGATATTTCATATTTAGAAGAACAATTGCTTGATGACTTTGACGTTCTCACTGATATATACGATAAAAGATTTAAAAATATTAACAGGAAAAATTTTATTAATACTCAATATGTATTGTTTCAATTACTTAGTAGACATCGTCATTCATGTAAAAAAGAAGAGTTTATAATACTCAAGACTATTGACAGAAAATTCTTTCATGACGAAATTTGCAAAGAGTTGTTTGAGGAGCTAGGATGGAATCATAGTCCATTTTATTGAAAATGAGTTAAGAAATTTGATTCTATATAAATAAAATGTCATCAAACATTCGATTTCATGTACACGAGGAAGAATATTTTGAAGAAACTATATTAGATCAGGTAATAGATATTGACAGATCATCAGACGCATTATTTGCAATAATGAATATGATAGTTATTTTAGAACCAATTTTTAATATATTAGATCCAATTCAAATCGCTATACAAAATAGTGAGAATGATCATAATCTTATTCGACAGAACGAAATAAAACTTGATATTACTTCTCAACCTTACAATAGCACAAATAAAAAATATGATATGTGTTCTATATGTACAGATGTTTACGATCAGACGGAAAATGTGTCAGTATTAAATTGTGGACATATTTATCATCCAAAATGCATTAATGAGTGGGGTAAATACAAACAAGCATGTCCATTATGTAATACAGAAATTTTAGTACATTATGATAATTTTATTTTTAATTGACAAAGCAAGAATTAACTTTATATACTATAAATAAATGTTATCCAAAATTAAAGATAAATGGAACTCACATGGTTTTGAAATAATACTTGGGATTTCATTATCATTTCTAATACTTTTTGGATTATATAGAAAGATTACAGGTAAAAAAGGAACATGGTCAAGACATCGACAATATTACTCACCTATAGGACAAAATAAGAGTTTTCGCGGTCCTCCACGTGAAAGCAAAGGTGAAGCAGAATGTAGACGTGTATTACAGTTCTTGTTCAACAGAAAATTTGATAAGGATCGTCCAAATTTTTTGCGAAACCCTGTAACAGGTGGAGACTTTAATTTAGAACTTGATTGTTTTGATCCAGAACTTAAAATTGCGTTAGAATATAATGGTATTCAGCATTATGAATATATACCATTTTTTCATAAAAACAAAGAAGCTTTTTTAAATCAAAAGTATAGAGATGATATGAAAAGAAGGATATGTAGAGAAAATGGAATAGTTTTAATTGAAGTACCACACACTATAAAATTAGAAGATATTAAAGGATTCATAGAAAAGGAGTTGACAAGAAATGGAATTAAATTCTAGAACAAAAAAATACAATATATAAATGAACGATGATGTAATCATACCATATTGTATTTGGCATTATATTGACATAGAAACACAAACGTTTTTAGGATATATTGGTGGACCTAAAAAATCGATGAAAAATGGTCTTATAGAATTTGATTGTATACCAGATAAAAAAAAAGATAGTAAATGGTTTTTAGCTGATTCTTTTTATGCTGTTTCACCGAGTTTTAGGCCAATACCTGTAGGTATGAAAATTTTTTGTGCAAAAAAAAATATTGATTTTCCATACAATACAAATGATTTGTATTTAATGTATGATCCTTATAATATTAAAGATGATTGTATATACTTTACTACATACATTCAACCAGTTCCAAATACAAAACCTCTTTATTTTCACAAAATAGGAGATAATATATTTCCTAGTTTTAACTCATCACCCCCATCTTCATCTCCTGAATGGAGTCAATCTTTTATTTCACCCATTTTTGTAATGACAAGTGAAGATATAAAATTTAAATGCGTAAATGGCCGTTGTCTACCCTGGATAGATGATATTCCGAATTTATATGATTCTGATCCACACAAAGATTTATTAAGTCTTCAAAATTGTGTTGTATATTGCAATGATCTTGTTATTTCAAAAAACAATGGTCGTCCATTTAACATATTACAAATAGCAAGTGATCAAAATACTAAACATGTTGATAAAATAAATATATTATATATTCTAATAGTTTCTTTAGTATTTTTGTTACTAATTGTTTTATTTTGTTTTTTACTAAAGTGGAAGAAAAAAAGATAGAGATTTGATAAAATCATTACAAATATCGAGTGATCAATCTTATATATTTTGAGAAAGTATTCTCAAAATACTTTAAATGTAGGTAATATTAAATCAACACTTACCACGTTGTTTTCGTTTGGCAAATCGTGGAAGATGATCATTTTTTAGTAATGAAGGTGGAAGCCCTTTCTTACCTGTAGGTTTTTCAGATATCTTATTATCTTCACTTGATTCAGAATCTGATTCATCCTCTGTGTCTTCATCAGTTTCTGAATCAGAATATTCGTTATCAGTTAGGTCTTCTTCATCTAAATCTTCATCACTTATATAATCTTCTATCTGTCCATATCCAAGCAAATCAAAAACTTTACAAATCATTCTTTCATTGCCGCGCTCATTGTCACGAGTATCTTTCTTTTTGAAATTAAAATTAATCTTTTGTAATTTTCCGTCAAACTTTCTGTGAAAAGCGTAAGAATTTAGCTCAAGCTTAGTCATTTGTTTAGCTGTAGCAGCACTAACATAGTGATCTAGATCTAAATCAAATGTACTAAGGTCATCAAGAATAAACCAATCTATCTTCTCAAGTTGCTCTTGGAGATGCTTTAACGCTTCCTCATTTCCCTCACGTCGTATAAAATAATACCAACTTTCAAACTCCTTTCCGTTTGTTTCCATAAAAGCTGCGTAATCCCCAGTCATAATATGACTAGGTTCTGGTCTAAGTTTAATAGAATCACTTTTTTTATCTTGGCTTACATCAGTGTTTTCTGATGACATTTTTTAGAATGATCAGGTGCTTTTAAGTTGATTTTAAAAGTCTCCAAATGTTTATAAAATTTTTATTTTATATCAAAAATGGATAGAACTCAAATTTTAAAAAATTGCTCGATTATAAATCATAATCAGTCTAAATGATTATGATTAAATATCTCGAAAAATCACTTACTATAACTTACTCATCTTCATCTTCATCTTCTACTTCATCTTCTACTTCATCTTTACAAGTTTCTTCAAATGTTTCGGAATCTTGAACAATATTTTTTTGGTAAGGATTACAAATTCCGGTTGAGATAGCTCGAACAAAATCAATATCAATAGGTATCAACTTTACACGTCCTGCATGAATGGCAGCAAAATTCGCATTCCGAAGAAGAGATGTAACTTGTTGTTCAACAAAATATTGAAGAACAATGAAAACTTCCTTACTAATTTTCATTGATCCAATATTATGAGTAGAAACTATCTGCCTCACCAATTTCTCAAATGGTAACTTTGCAAAAGTAACACAATTACTCATCTTTTGAAAACGGCGAATTTCACGAAGAGATACAGTTCCAGGTCTAAATCGATGCTTTTTCTTTTCACCTTCTTTGACAACAACCTTGTTTACTCGCTTTTTAACACGGTTTTTCTTAAGAAGGAGAGATGGATGAATAAATGGAGTAACACCTCCTCCAAGAAATGAAATACAATTATTAGTAAAAAATGTATTCAACTCTTCATCTTTACGAACTCCCATCTCTAGATCACGAATATTAATTCTAATTCTCTTATTTATATTTGCAGACTTGGAAGCGTTCACAAGAACTTCTGAAGTAATATATTCAAGAGCTCCTGCTAAATAAATAGGAGCATTGCTAGTAACCATAACCTTAGAATATCCAAAATTTCTAAGAAATTTTTCAGCAATAGCAGGTGAAAATATAATTCCTGCTTTTTCCTGTCTGCTAGTTCCCTTCAAATTATCTACATTCCCAAAACTTAGAACAGCTTTTTGACCTTCAATTATAGCTTCTGCGGCCAACTTGGAAGGCAAAACAATAAGAAGGGCATTTTTGATTTCCTTTTCCGACATAGTTTTCTTCTTAGCTATTTCAGTTAAAGTAATAACAGTAGTTGAGATCATTCGACATATTAAACAAAGTGCGCTATTAAGTTGTTGTTTAGAATTCGAGGTAATTCCATTTGTATCAGAAATTCGCTTTAGAACTTTAGAAATATACGTTTCAAAAAAACGAGTCTTCTTCTTTTTCATTACAACTTTTTGGGCTTCCATTTTTATTTAATGATCTTTCATCTCCCTTTTAAGTCATCAATTTAATCTATTGAGGTTAGTATTAAAGACTTAAAGCTTAACTATTCAAATAGAAAAATGGAACACATTACAAAACCATCTATCACTCGTCTTGCTCGTCGTGCAGGTGTAAAAAGTCTTTCGGAAGATTGTTATAATAACATTCGTTGTATTGTATCTGATTATTTATCAGATATTATTGTAGCTGCTCTAGTTGTTAATTCAGAACATAATACAAAGACACTAATGGCCGATGATATTTACGAGGCTCTACGTCTTCGAGGTTATAACGTAACTCAATCTCACGATTTGGGTACTTCAACTTGTGCAAAGTAAGTTAATCTATAAAATTTTTATAACATTGGATCTGATTTGCAAATGGCAATAGAACACCATTCTTCATTTGACAAATGAAACCCGTACTTTGTTATTCCGGATGGATAACATATAATATATCTTTTTCCTCCAGTCTTTAAAGAGAATTGTGTTTCAACAAACTCTTTTTTTACAATGTCAATTTCTCTATATGCAAAACATGTCGGTCCAATTTCAGATGCACTACCGAAGAACTGGTCAATCTTAAAAAATGCGTTAGGTTTTGATGAAGATTTACATATACTGATAATATTTCCAACCTCTACATCAAGAACATTACCATTTGTTTTTACAATACGAATTGATTTAAGGGGTTCTTTCCATTCTATGTGAGGTAATTGATCTGTCATATTACTTTAATTTATAAAAGTTGAATTTATAAATTATTTTTAATTTACTATTTTTAAACTATTCAGCGAGCACTTTCTTTTTACTAGTTTTTATAATGTACTACAAATACTTTCATTTATATAAAATACATGATCTTTTAAAAAAATTTATTTAACTAAACCAGTTAATTTAAAGAACTTTTGGACAACATACTTGATAGCATATCAACACTTTCTTGATTCTGTTTTTTTGAATATTTAACTATTTCTTCTACAATATCTCTCCAATTTCCATGTATAGATTGTCCAACTAATTCATCAGATAATGCCTGAAATACAACGTCTGTTTCAAAAATATCTTTATTTTTAAATAAATTTGGTAATAAACATTTAATTATATTCTCTAGTTGATCTTTAAGTTCTATATCAACATCGGTTTTTAATTCAGTTTGATATTGTCTTTTACCAACAATTGTCGTCCAAAAATTTATTTTAAGATCTGTTGATTTTTCACTTGGAGAAATAATTACATCATAAATAATTGGATTTGTTATATACAGTAAGGTACGGGTTAGAATAGTTTCCAAATAAGATAAAACAGTTTTTGAATGAGTCACGTTTAATATTTTTAAACCTTTTGGAACAAATATCACTTTAACTTTCTTATCATACAAGAATAATTGTATATTTATTTTATCTGGTAATATTACATATACATCAAGATTACCAAGTCGGCCTGATATACAAGAATCTATATTTAAAACTTGACTTTTTTGGGAAACTACAGATAATGAAAGTTGAAGTATCACTTTATTATACGGAACATTTGTTCCATAAATTCTAAGGTGTTCTTCGTTTAATTGTCGATAAGATTCTAAAAAAGATTTACCTATTGCTTCCATTCCAAGAGAACTAAGCATTGTATCAATTATTAAATCTAAATTTTCATCTAATTTTGTAGAATGCATGTCTGATGATAAAAATGCAGTATCTCCTTGACGGTTCATTGTTCGCTTGAAATTCATGTTGTCAACAATATAAGGATGTGTAAGACATTGATCAAGATTTTTACACATCTTGGATTCTGTGATTATTTTTTCCATCTCATAATCTGTAATAATATGTTTGGATTCTTTTTCTAATTGTAAAGCTGAAAGTGCCATATAATACACGTTCCATAATTGAAGATCTTCTGTTGTTGCAACAGATGATTTTTTAATAATTTTGGGTATGTATTTTAAATTAAAACACTTACTTAGCCACTCAAGAACAGCAGCTGGAAGAATTACTCCATTAAATTTTGCACGATCATTGTGATTTTTTGGATACTTCTCAGAAATAGCCAAATCAAAATCAATGATACTTACTTTTGGACAAGCAGACATAAATTTTATACTATTTCTAAAATCTATTTTACCTAAATAACATTTTTTTTCATCTATAAAAATATTGTCAGGATGCAGATCGTTATGAATAAATACACCTAATTTATCTCTAGCTACAAAAAGAAGATTAAGTAATTGCAATAAAATAGATGCCATTTGCTCTGTATTAAATTGTTTCATATCTATAATACTCATAGCTTTACCAGAAACAATTTCAGATATTAAATAAAGATGTTCACGTCTATCTCCATTAGTATCAATTAATTTTCCAAAATCATATACTGTTGGAAATCCTTCAGTTCCTGACATAACACACGCCGTATAAATTTCTCTTAAAGGTCTAGTATCTGTTTCTGATGGATTATATATTTCTGATTGATATATTTTAAGAATAGCGTTTTTATTTGTGTCTATGTGTTTAGCTATAGTTATTATAGCACCTGATTTTCCTCCTCCTAATTTTTCCATAATTTTATATTCTATCTGTGGATAGCTAACTTGTTCAAATTTTTTTTGCATATATTCTTCGCATTTTGTAGATGTAGGATATTCATCTTTATCTATACTAAAAATCGGAATCATTCTTATTATTATTATATATTTAATTTTTTTATTATAAATTTTATATATTATTTTTATTGAGTTAAAGAATTTGTATGTAAAAGTATAAAATGAGCAAAACAGTAAGCCGTGATAAATATGAATCTATGAAAGACAAGGCACAAAAATGGCTAGATAAGGCTTTAGATTATGAAACAAAACTAGATCATATGATTGATGAAAAAGATAGACTTGAATCAGAAAATTCACAACTTCAAGATGAAGTAGATTTCCTTACCGAACGTTGTAAAGATTTATCAATACAAATTAAAAAGTATGAGAAAGAAAAAAAGAAAAAACTTTTATTAGAAGAATTATCTAAACACTTTGTGGTTAAAGAATAAAAATCACATTTAAAGAGAGATTTGTTTAATTTAACAAATGACATCTAATTTCGCTACAGCAATGGCCTCTTGTGCCAAGACATGGAATGGAGCAGTTTCTTTATCGTCACCGGATATAACTGGAAACACAAGCGGTCGGATCGGATTGTTTTTTAAATCAGTCCGAGGACTGAATGCTCCTCGTCTATATGAATATCTACGCGAATCAGCTCAGGAAAATATTATTGATGCATTTTTATTGGCTTTTCACATTCGTGATTGCAGAGGTGGTAAAGGTGAGCGTGAATTAGGACGACGTTCACTTGTATGGCTTTTTCTCAACTATCCTGAACAATTTAATCTTGTTGCTCCGCTTATCTCAGAATATGGTAGATGGGATGATTTGATGGAGTTGTGGCCTGGTGTATTAGATCTAAAAGATGCTAACTATTTAGAACAAAATTATTGTTCTACTATTAAAGATATTTCTAGATTACGAGATCTCCAAATTACATTTGTAAAAATTCTAGGTAATCAGCTAGTAAATGATCGTCTTCAAATGCATGATGGAAATCCTATCAGTATTTGTGCAAAGTGGGCGCCAACCGAGAAAGACTCGTATGACAAGAAGTATGGTGTTGTTAATACTCTTACCACAGTTATGGGTATTACATCAAAGACTTATCGCAAAGCTTATACAACACCACTCCGACAATATCTACATATTGTTGAAACATATATGTGCGATAAGAAGTGGGATGAAATTGATTATAGCAAAGTTCCTTCTTGCGCAATGAAGCGATTGAAAAAGGCTTTTGAAAAGAATGCACCTGAAGAATTTTTAGCTTGGAAGACAAAGCTCCAAAATGGTGAAGTAAAAGTAAATGGAAAACAACTATATCCACACGAATTAATGCAGGAGATTCGAACAAAACATAGATCTGACACTGTTTGCGAAGCTCAGTGGAAAGTCCTTGAAGATGAAGTTAATAAACTAGGAAGTCTTCAAGACTCATTATTTGTATGCGATGTTAGTACAAGCATGCTAAGTTGGAGTTCTGATCAAAGATTATCTTTTTGTCCAATGGATGTTGCTGTAGGGTTATCTTTGCTAGGAGCAAATAATGTAAAGGGAATTTTTCATAATCATATAATAACTTTTCATGATAAACCAAGTTTTCATGTAGTTAAGGATGGAACTCTTTACGATCGTTGGTTAAAACTTACTAGCTCATCGTGGGGAGGATCAACAAATTTGCAAGCAACATTCGATCTTATACTAAATCAAGCTAAGATACATAAGTTGTCTCAAGAAGATATGCCTAAGCGTTTATTTATTATTTCAGACATGCAGTTTGATAGCGCTGATAGATCACATATGACAAACTTTCAGGTTATTAAGACTAAGTACGCGGAATCAGGATACATTCAACCACAAATAATTTTCTGGAATGTTTGTGGTTCTAGCACAGATTTTCCTGTTTCTGTAACTGACAATGGAACTGCATTAATTTCTGGTTTTTCAGCAAGCGTGATGTCTGCGCTAATTAACGGAACTGACTTCTCTCCTTATTCAACTCTTCGAAGTACTCTTGACTCAGAGCGATTAGGACCTGTTCGAAGAGCATTAGAAAACGAATAAATATGTGTTTGTATATTTAAAAAATATACAAAATTATTTTTAATAATTATTATAATAAAAATGCTAAAGAAAATAGGAGTTATACTTTTAATATTTTTTTCTATATCTTTTCTTATTTACATAATATATCATTCTTTTAAGAATAGTAGTTTTAAGAAGAATAATACAGAAAATTTTAATGGTTTTTTTAGTGATAATAATTTAAATTATCCTGTCATTACAAGGTATAATGCTCATTATTATTTTAATAAACTCGATTCTGAGTTTATAAAGTTAATTTTAGTTGAAAATCTATCAAATGAAGTTAAAAATTTTAAAAATTTACTAACTAATACTATTTTAGTTATACTTGATGATCCTTACTCATCTTCTGACAAAAGTGCTAAAAATATTAATAACTTTTTAGACAATCCTAATATTGCTGTTTGCTTGTCCGAAGATTGGAACGATAATAAACACTCAAAATTATTCATATGGCCTATTGGTCTAGAATCCAAAATGTTTAAAAATAAAGAATTATCCAAACAGTTTATAGATCATGCTATGCAAAATATTCAAAAAGATAAACAAAAAGATAAACAAAAGAAAATACTTAGCAATTCTCACTTTAGTACTTATCCAAAACCAAGTTCTGGTTATCGTGATGATCGAGAAAATATGATTCGTAATCTTTCACACTCACCTCATGTTGATTTTTGGCCTAATAAATTAAGTCAGAAAGAAACAATCATAAAAACTCAAAATTATATCTATTCTTTATGCCCGGAAGGAAATGGTTTGGATACACATCGTTTCTATGAAACATATGGATTGGGTGTTCGTCCGATAGTAAGAAAAGGTCCACTTGAATCTCTTCATTCACAATTTGAAGGAGTTGTTGTGTTAGACAGTTGGAAAGATGCAAATAAATTAAATTTTGACGATAGTTCTTTTCAACCAGACTTAAAAATGATATCACTTGGATATTGGTTATACAGATCTCTTAGATCCAGATGTCGTATATTGAATTTTTTCACATCTGGTTTATGCGACGAATGGCGTAATTTTTTACATAGCGTTAGACAACAAGGGTTAGAAGACTTGCTAATTGTATTTCCATTAGACAAAAACGCACTTGAATGTGTAAAAAAAGAGAATATTCAATTTAGAACCGATCTTATATCTTTTAATTTAGAAGATGAATCTTCGTTTGGAACAGAAGGATTTAGAAATATCACTGCTCAAAAAGTTAAAGCGATAGAGATTATATTAAGAGAAGGATTTTTTGTATTTTATCTTGATACCGATATAGTATTGTTAAAAAATCCTATAGAAAATTATTTTTATCTTCCTCCTAGAAAAATTTATATGCAATCTGATTCTACAACATTTGCAAAATCAGCACAAGGTCATCATTGTTCAGGTGTTATTTTTATATCACCATCTCTAAAAATAGCTGATAAAATGAAAAATGCTTATGAGCTAATTTTATCTAGACCTCCTGGAAAAATGGATGATCAAGGTGTTATTAATGAAACCATTTCAGATATTGGCACTCTTGACCCAGCTTCGTATCCAAATGGACATCGTTATTTTAATGAAAGAGAAAAGTGTGATAAAATACCTATATTGATTCATAATAACTGGATTATAGGATTAAATCCAAAAATTGAAAGATTTAAAAAACATGGTTTGTGGTATATTAATTAAAGAACTTGATTCCCCATCATTTTTACGATATTTGTTATTAATTTTGTATATCCTCCACTTGTTGATGGCACAAAATATCTAGCATTACACATAAAAATAAAATCATCATCTGAGTTCATTCCAAGCCTTAACTCTACCTGATAACCTTTATATTCAAAATATTTTTTTACTATTTCAATATATTTACAACTTTTTGGTGTTTTACTATAATTATGACTTCCAGAGACTAGTATAATTTTTTGGATTTTGTTTATATTTATTTTACTAATTTTATTATAAAGATATTCTAATGGAGGAGTATAATTAGACCATTCATTTTTATCGATATAAGAATATGTAGAAAGAATTGTAATTACGTCATCTGGATTTTGCTCAATAACATCTCCTGTTCTTAAATGTACAACAATATCGTTTTTATCTGGAAGATCATTTGTATATTTTGTTCTTTCACTAATAATATCAAATAGAACATTATAATTATAATATTCTTTTGTTTTTTTCATGTATTCAGTTGCAATAGAATTTGGAAAATGTTTGTAATGATAAGCTTGTCCATCATTCTTCCATCTCCAACTATTCGAAATCATATCACCTAATCTATAACCTTTATTATTAGAATATAAGGAACATGATTCTTTATCATCAATTTCATCACTAATAGATTGAACTTGATTTTTCCATCTTTTCATCATTTCTGATGATTGTCGATGTTTAATTTTTTTCTTACAACAAATTATAGAGAAACTTATTATAATATAAATACAAATTGTGATAAGTATAATTCCTGATATAAATAAAATATATTTATTTAGTTTCTTATAAACTATCATTTATCATAGTAAAATATAAAATACAAAATATGATATTTAAGTTTAATTATTTTTATGTAATATATTATAAATGATTAATATTTTTAATATACCAGTATATTACATAAGTTTCAATTACGAAAGTAAACTTGAGAAAAATTTAAGTGAAGTAGGTTTTAAAAATATAACCCACTTTCAAGCCATTGATGGTCGTAAATTTTCTCTAAATTCTCTATTAGAGGAAAAAATAATAACTATACGTTCTTATAATGACATTTTAACAATTCGCGAACAAAGCTCTGGTATGCCTAGCCTTGGAGCTATTGGCTGTACAATGAGCCATTATGAATTGTGGAGATTGTGTATAGAAAAGAATTTACCTTATATAGCTATTGCTGAAAGTGATTTAGAACTTAGAAAAATTACAGAAGAAATTCAAGATAAAATAAAAGAAATTTTAAAAAAACCTAACTCCCTTTTTATAAGTGCACACATAACAAGAAAACAAAATACACACTTTATAGGTACACATTTTTATATTGTTTCAAATTCGGCATGTAAAGAACTAATAAAAAATACATTCCCTATAGATGTCCAAACAGATGCTTATATTGCACACATGGATACAATTAAAAAAATAAATATTGAAGGATTCTCAATTGGTTCTCAAAAAAGTCATAATAGTTTAATACAAAATTGGTGTGTTAAATGTGTTTTACCTACAAAAACTTGGATGTATATTTTAATTATATTTTTATCAATAATAGTTATTATTCTATTAATTATTGTGTACAAATTACTTCGTGGATGTAAAAGTAAACTTAATGTGTGTCTTAACACTCCTCCAATTGAAAGAATTAAAATTAAGTAAACTTGTTTGATTCCATAATTTCAGGTATCTTTTTATTAATGCATTTTATCCAATTATTATTCTGCATATTTATACTTCCTAATTTAAATCCTTTATTGTCTATGTCTTTGTGTTTAAAATTATAAGGTACTGATTTTATAGATATATTTTTATACTTTAAATATTTAGATATTAATATATCGTCTGTTGTAAAACATTCTTTGCAATTTATCACGTCCTTAAAATCGGAATCAAAAAATTTCCTTTTATATAATACTCCATTATAACACTGTAATATATCAACGTTTTTTATAATATTATTTATCGGTAAACTTATAGGTAAAGCAATAAATCCTAGATTTATAAAACTCCATCCAGTTATACACACACATTCACTTGGATATAGATCTGATACGCTTACAAGATGACCAATTAACTTTTTATCATATTCCTTATCATCATCTATACATATTATAATATCCTCAGGATTTGTTTCTTCAAATAATGTAGGATATAATTTTGTTATAGGACCATAATCTTGATCTGCAATATTGATTTTTACATTTTTTAGTTTTTTTACATTTTCAGGTATGTAATACTCTTTTTTTTCTCTGTTTGAATATTTTGCTATATTTACATATACTATATCAGGTTTAATTTCGTTCTCAAAAATTGAATTTAAAACTCTCTTTAAATTTCCTACTCTGCTAGGTAAAGTAGATAATGACACAATAATTGTCTGTTTCTTTTTTGGAGTTTTATATTTAAAAATCCCAACAAATCCATAAAATACTAAAAGTAGTAAATATAATAATAGGAGGGTGATAATAATAATAATAATAATAATAAAAATAGTAGAAACCTTCATTTATAATTATAGTATATTTTTATATATAAAATATAATTTTAGGTAATTAATTAGTTTATTTTCTAATATAATTTAAATAACTTGTGTAAAAAAACAAATTACATAATGCATTTGATAAATTTAATCATAATCGGGCCTGATTAAATTTAGATAAAATATTTTCTAGAGTACATACATTTTTGAACTACATTTATTTTAATACATTATTAAAAATAAAAAAGTGATAATTTTAGGTTGAATGATAAGAACCAGTAGATATCTCTTTTACGAATTGATGAAAAAGTTCTGGTTTTAATCCATCTGAAATTTCAGTAGACTGTCTTTTTTGAGAAAAAGCAAAAGTTAACAGATCAATCAAATCATCTGTCATTCCACTCATTTCAATTGTTTCTTCATTTGTCATCTCATTATTAGAACCAAAACTGTCAAGCTTAACTTTTAAATCATTTACGTATTCGGTTATTAATTCAGAGTTACGATCCTTAATAGCTAAAAATAACTTTTTTGTTATACTAGACATCTCTGGATCAGACACAATGTTTCCATCTGAGTCCTTATACTTTCCTTTCTTACGAGAAGTATCTGTGCATATCAACCTATCTTTTAGCGGATGTTCTAGAGCATACTTTGCATATCCAACTGCCCCATTCTTTACATGATCAATAGTTAAATACTGAACTTGGTCATTCAGATGTTCAGTAGTTATAGGCAATAAATTGTTTATTACCTGATTTATTGTATTCTGATTGAGAGTTGAAGGTTTATCGATCGCCTTTTCAGCCATCGACTGCATTCGATCTTGTAAATCTTTGTTCTGCATTTCCATATTCCTCTTATACTCTGTTTGTAATTCCTTTATAATATTTTTTTGTTCATAGATGATCTTATCTTTATCTTTTTCACGAATAAGAGACAATTCTAAGTCTTTTTTAACAACATCAAGTTCTTGAGAAATTTGATGTATTTCAGGAGTATTTGATTTACATATTTGCAAATGTTTTTGTAATGAATATTTCAATGTAAAACCTGTATTACATGCATTGCAATAATATTCTTTTATTGGTTCTTTATTTTGTTTAGAAAGACAATATTTTGCTGTCAATTGATGTTGTTTTAATGAAGATGATGTTTTTAAAATCTGATTACAGTATTGACATTCCATTTTATATAAAGAAATATATCTTTATATATTTTTCGAAATTATTTCGAAATATTTCAAAAAATATAAAAATAAAATAAAATAATACCAAATTTCCTGATTAAAAATGGTTATAAAAATGATCACTTTCCATTTCACCAAACACAAGAATTGTGTGTGTTGAGATTTTTTATAAACCGGGGTTTCGGATTTTCAAAACTTTATTTTTCCTCCTCCGGTTTTTAAAAGTTCGACGGAGTAAAAATTCTTTTTTAGTTTTGTTTTCTAAATAATTTGAAAAATTCGTAGAAAATTTCCTTTGGATTATTTTTTTATTTTCCTCCTCCACCTTTTTAGAATTCAGTTCTAAAGAAAAGTTTTTGATTACAAAAAAATAAAAGCAACAACACTTTTATTTTAGAACAAATATATAATCTTTTGTCTATATATTACTAATTACAATACTTATAAACTCTTCATGAAAAACAGAATTTTCTATATCTTCACAATCAAATGTTACATTGTTATTTAATTCTATTAACTTATGTGTTCTTTCTCTTACTGAATCAAATAACATCTTTGTAAATATCTTTCCACCGTAATCTGTTATTATATTTCCTAATTTATCCTTATACTTTATAAATGTAGTGTTTAAATAATCTTCTTCAATAAGTAGCCTATCATTTAAAATATAAGATAAAGCATAATCAGCATATCCTTCTGGTCCTCTTAATATATGTTCTATTGTTAAGAACTTTGTATTTTCTATTAATAACTCTTCCGTGATTGATAAATCAATTGGTTGTTCAGATGATGTAACAAGTGGTCTAGCACAATTCTTTCCTGTAAGTTTTGCCATTGTTCTATTAAACAAACCAGGTTTCGATTCTAGTTCTCTAATAGAAGTCTCATTCATAACAATATCTTTATAAGCAGTTGGGTTTTTTACACATTCTTCTGATGCAAACTTACTCGCTTTTCTCTTAAGAGGTAAATGTACTCTGTCTATCAAATGACCATTTTTATAATCGACAACGTGTTCACCGTTAACATCAATATGATGGAATGTACCACGTTCTGTATCAGTACAAACTATTTGAGATTTACCTTCTGAATCTGTGGCAAGATACTTGTGAATTACATGAGCCGCTCCTTTCTGACCTTCATAAAAATCATTCTTAGTATATTTTTCATCTATTATAGTATTAACCCGAGACTGATCTAAATCAAGAGGAGTAAGACTTGATAACATTAAATTGTTTTGAATGTTTTTTGTGCTGATTTTCTGATAAGTCGGTTTTTTGGCTATTTCGTCATTTGTTGCCTGTGCTCTTTCTGCTGCTGACTTATATATTTCTTTTTCATCTCTTTCTTTCTCTGATTTCATTTTTAGTATAAGTATTTCTAGATCTTTTTCAGATTTCATTTTCAAAATAGAGATTTCTTGTTCCTTTTCGGATTTTAATCTGTTATTTTCATCAATCAGATATTTATTTTTTTTCTTGCATATTGCGTCGTGTCTAGAAAAATTTCCAGGTGAAAAATTTTTAAAACAAAATTTACAAGTAACTAAAGACGAGATAATTTCTTCAGAATTTTGAGATTCTTGTATTTTGAGACAGTATTTTGCTTGCTTTTGATGATTATTTAAGAGATATTTGGTTTTGAATTCCTTAATGCAAAATCGACAAGTTAATTCTTTAGCCTTTTCTTTTAAAACTAGTTCTTCATCTTCTTTTATCTGTTTGGCTTTATTCTCTTCTATTTCTTTGATTTTAGCTTCTTCAAGAGATTTAGCTAAAGCTAAATCTTGTATTTTTAAACAATATTGTGTATTTTTTTGGTGACGACGTAGCATTTTTTTATCTCCAAATATGTTAGAACAAAACTTACATTGCTCCATCCTATTTTATTTTTGACCCTCTATATTTTTAAGTAATAATAAAAATTTGATCTTTCTTTGATAAATATCACTTTCTTTAAAAAAGAGAAAAAAAGACAAAAAAAGACAAAAAAAGAAAAATCTATTACAAAATTCTCTGATAAAAGTGATTTTTATAACTTTTTTTTTAAAAAATTGAAATGTGTGTGTGTAAGACTCTTTTTAAAAACCATTTCTCCAAAAAAAAAGATTTTTCCTCTTCCTTTTTAAAAGTTCGACGGATCAAAATCTTTTAAAAAGGAAGAGGAAAAATCTTTTTGTTGTCTAAATAATTTGAAAAATTCGTAGAAAATTTTCTTTGAATTATCTTTTTATTTTCCTCCTCCGCCTCCGACTTTTTGAATTAGAAAAGGTTTTTGATAACAAAAAATAAAAGCAACAATACTTTTATTTTTTAATAAATATTCTATTAACAATTCTTCCGTGATTGATAGATAAATCACTTGGCTGTCTATCACAATTCTTTCCTGTAAGTTTTGCTATTTTTTTATTAAATAAACTAAGTTTAAATTATGCATCATTAATATGTGTTATTAATATTGTAACAATGAAGTTTCAAAAAATGTTTTCCGTAAGAACAACGCAACTTGTTGCAAAGCCAGCCCTATGTGAGAGTTATGGTTTTAATGCCTCTTTCTTGCCCCATCGCAGCTAGATGTATCCAATACGCGTCTGTACCTCCTGGTGCAGGCGTTCCCGCCACTACCCTTTTCGTGCCTTTTCCGAGCGGATGAAGCCAATCTTCTATGAGAAGGTTGAGTGGTTGATAATTCAATTGCCCACGACCATGATGAAGATGACCAGAGCACGATCCAGCAACTTCATCCATCACAAGTTGAATATCTCGCTTATACTTTGTCAATATCATATTAAGTTCTTGTTCTCTCACTTTTTTATTTCCTGTTATCTCCTCTTGCGCAACTTTAAGCTGCTCTTGCAAAAGCTTAATCTGCTCTTGTAAAAGCTTAATCTTTTGTGCATCAAGATCTGCCATTCTTTTGCGTTCTTCTGCGATTCTTTTGTGGACGACTCGCTTATGAAGCATAACATTGCGTTCTTCTTCAATTTTTTTGGCATCTTCTATAAGTTTGCGTTCTACCTTTTCTTGTTCTATAGGATTTACTTTAAAATTCAAAGCAGGTTCTCTACTCGGCGGCATAAGAATGTCTGGCTTCTTTTCATTATACCGAAGACCTGTGATCTGATGTCTAAAAACATCTCGTAGATTAGGTATCTCTCTCACCGACTTAATAGAAGATGGTGGGATAGTTGTTTCTGTCGTATATTCCAGAGTTGCATCTGATTGATTTGTTTCTCCAAGTTCTGAAGATGAATCACTTAAATCATCATTTACTCCACCTCTTAATTTTGAAGGCCATATAGATTCACCTGTTTTTCTATTATACAAATAATATTTTCCATATTTTTTACTTAATTTTTTTTCCCAAATTTTCATTTTTTATATTATTAAATATTTTAAAATATTATTTTAAAACAATCGATATCTCTTTTACGAAATCTAACAAATATGTATCAAGAATGAAGAGTTGATAAAAATTTGTAAAATGATATTTTACAAATAAATATTTTTAGAATTAGAGAATCAAATATATATTTTATTTTTAGATTTTCCATTAGATTTTATATACATAATTAATGCAATTTAGAAATATATTAGGGTTGTTTCAGTTTAAAATAAGAATATTTATTAAAAATTTACTAATAAATAATAATTTATATAAACTTTAACATAAAAAGCATAGTTATATTTTGATCCATTTCACCAAAAAGATTTGTGTGTTAACATTTTTATGACCGCATCTAAGAAATTCAAACTATATTTTTAGAAAATTTCTAATAATATAAATTATAAGATAGTTTTAAACGGGTTAGCAACTGTTTCGATTATTTTATGTAATTGATGGTTCTTCAGCTAAAGCTAATTTATTTCTAATACAACATGCTGTAATAATAATAATGAGAATAGAAAAAATAACACGAATATAAAGAGAGTAACCCTTTGTTAAATAAAACGCTATTATTCCAGAACCAAATATTATTATAGATAAAAAAAATAAAGAACGATATATACAGCTATTTAGATGATATAAACCAATTTCGCTAAAGTATTTAATAATATTATAATGTTCTTGTATCAAAGAAGCATGTCTTTTTGAAAGAGCATCTGTTTGACTTTCTTTTTGTTTATACAAAAAATCTTTTATATTATGTCCAATCGACATCCTAGGTATATTTTTGCTAGCTAAATAACCTGAAATACGGTGATCATCATTAAAAACAAGTTTTTCCTTTAATGGTGTATCATCTCCGAAAGAAACTAGATCATCTATCCCATTAAAAAATGATCTTTTATAAGCTACAACATGAACACCTTGTATCCAATCTACATAAGTATCGTTTTTATTATCAAAAATGAGCTGAAAAAAAAACGGAAAATTTCCTTTACACCCTCCAGAAAATCCTAAACATGTTTCTGGATGTTCTATAATTTTTTTACGTAATGTTTCAACTAGTCTGCGACGAGGTATAATATCATCATCAAAAGTTATAATATAAGTATCTGGGTCATTTTCCAAAGACAATGCAGGTGCTAATTTAGTAATTGGACCATAGTCTTTTTCACATCGATTTATAACAACTTTAGTATGAAAACCTTCAAATTGTTTCAAAAAATCAGATTGTATAGTATAAGTTTTACCCTTCATTGTTTTTAAAGGAATATTTAAATAAAGTACATCTAGTTGATAGCTCTGCCTCATAATACACCAGATTGTTTTGGTAAATGTATCTATTCTATCTGGCAAAGTGGTCATAGAACCTACTAGTCTCATTTATTTTTATAAAAATTTAGTTTTAAGATAAGTAATCAAGAACTCTTTTTAAAAATCAATAGACAAATGTAGAACATTCATCATTTCCAGTAAACTTTCTTTGGTTTACTATTAATCCTTCAATATTAGATTCTAAATTTAATTTTTTACGAATTATTGATAAGTTATCATCTATAAAATAAGAAGTAAATTTATCAGAATGATGCACAAAAAAAGAATGTGATCCAATTAATATCATCCACACTATTATAATACTCTGTAATATATTCTGAGCACTTCCATTCCCATAAATAATACTTGTTAAAAAAGATATTAAAACAGAATAAAATGCATACCTTACCCTGATATTCAATCGAGCAGGATAATGATTTGCCCACTCTATTCTATCCAATAATATTTGTGTAGATTCCTTATCATTACCGTATGCTTTCATAACACTTGCATTTGATGCCCCTATATGATTTTTAAAAGATATAAATAAACTAAATCCTAATATCAGAACAATAATTAAACAATAAATAATTTCCATTTTAGTATATTTATTTGTTTCATTTAAAATGAAAACGGCATGTGAAGAAATGGAAATAGCCAATCTTATTGTATTAAGTTTGTTAATATTCTTTTGTACATATGCTTTATACAAAGAATACAAAGAACATGATGAAGCTTTTACTTTAAATAAAGCAAAAGAAAATGATACATTGTGGTCTAGTCTTAGAAAATTAGAAAAGTGCCTTGATTATGATAAAAAAACAATAAAATGGAGGCGTATTTTACTCAGCACTGTCTTATGCATAATTCTGTTATTTATTATTTTACACAAAAGATTACCCACTACTAAAGAATTTATTATTTATTTATTTTTTATATTTATTGTTTTTTATGTAAACTGGAATCAATATTGTAAACGCACTGCATCAGGTGCAGTTTTTTATGGGCTTGAGAACATTAAAAATATCAAAAAACTTCTAATTGAGACTAGAAGTTTTATTTTTCCATGGAAATTAGATTAAATAAACCTTTACTAGTGTCTATTCATTTTATAAATAGTTATAAACACAACTTATTTATTTATAAAATGCATTTACATCACAACAATAGTTCTATATATACATCCATACTTATATCTTGTGGATGGAACCCAATTATTCAAACAAAAAGTCTATTTACAACTAATTGGGTAGGATGTTTATCTCATACTGCTGGGCCACATGAATTTTTTCTTTGGTTGCTTTATATAAAAAATCACGAAGACTTATCGCGTACCTGTTTACTAATGGCAGATAATCCTAAATTTGAAAAATTTCCATATAAACAAATATTAGACAGTGCAAATGTAATCAGATTATCAGATAAAAGATGGAAAACAAAACAAGGGTATGTTGAAAAAATTGTAGATATAATTAAGAAGAAAAAATATAATATATGTATTTTAGCTCCTTCTGGTAAAGATAAACAAGCTCTTCCTTGGAAAACTGGTTATTATTATATAGCTAAATCTCTTGGATGGGATCTAAGAGTTGTTGGGTTTGATTTTGAGACTAAAAGGCTCAAAGTTGGTAATATAATATCGTCTGCATATGAAATTGAGATAGCTCAAGAATTTTTACAAAAAGAAATGGAAGATATTGTACCTCTTCGTCCACAAAATTCTTGGACGCCTGTTAGAAATTATGATAAGAAAAAACTATCATTTATAAAGATTGATAGTATCCTGACATTATTTATCATTTCTTTGATATTATGGATCGTAATAATGAAAATACACAAAATTGGAATTGTAGATATATTAATATCTACATATGGATTTTTATTACAACTTCATCCAAACATATTAATTAAGATTGTTGGATTTATGATTATATATCAACATATTTTTGTTAAATATATGGAATATTCAAGAGTTCCAGAAACAGTTATAATATTAGGAGCTCTATCAGGAGTTTTAATAGGAGTTAAAAATAAAAATGCGTATGTATATATACCTTTAATTTATTCATTTTTATCCAAAGTTCCTGTTTACGTTACAGATATAAGAGGTCAATTTCGTGTTATTATTATGACTATCATTTTATCTATTGTTTTAGGAGAATACACATGTAAACATGTGAGAATTGCAAAAAAGTCAACTAATATTTTTTCCTTAAATACGGACGGTTAACTTTGTTTGTAGATTGTTTATTTTTTGAATGAAATTAAGAATTCATATATTTTGTGTAAATATATAATAGAATTGTAGGTATTATAAGAGTTAAAATCACAAATGTAATAATACCATATTCTTGATATATAAAAATAAGCCATTTACTATCGTATGATTCCCAAGAACCTTTACCAATATGCATAGCGTAAATATTTTGTTTATCATTTAGAGATAAAATATCTGAATTCAGACCATAAGGATGGAAAAGTTGGTAAGGATAATAATCTAATCGATATCTTAATTTATACATAGTGTATACACGGTTCAAAATACCTGGCCCTGTCGTAAACATAATTGCGAGATGTTTTCCGTAATATATGGGTGCAAATTGATTTTGTTCTAATTCAATAAAAAGTTTATTCCAAAATACATGCCCAGGTTTAGAATACATTAATGAATTAGATATGTGAGTATCATTTGTTATTTTATTAGGGGTTTCAACTAGATATATATCATTTTTGTAGTTTTCAATAACTTCGTCCCATGGACGTTTACAATAATAATCCATGTCAGCATACAAACCACCATAACGATGTAAAATAAAATATCTAACTGTATCACATCTTTGTATCTGATACGGATATTTATCATACATTTCTTTGTGTTGGGCATAAAATAATCTGACTAAATCTTTACATCTAGTCAAATTCCAACATACATAAGTCCATGATGGATTTTCTATTAACCAACTATCTCTATATTTTCGCAATCCTTCAAAAGCTTTTTTTGCAGTTTTTTTATTTGGAATAGTACCAAACCAGATCTGGTGAATAATTTTACCATTTTGATTTAGTAAATATTTATCAAGATCTTCAAAATCAAGGTCTTCCATTTTGAGTTGTGCGGCTAAAACTTTTAAGTTATATATGCAAGTACATATAAAACTAATCTAAATGTATTTAGCATTTTTTACAAGACCATTTTTCAGCAATTGTTGGTGCAGAATGTTCTTGAGTTGTAAGAGTTCCAGTTCCTCCAGGACCTCCGCATTCTAGATCTAAAATAGGAGAAATATAACACTCATCCTTTTTACGGTACTTCATTTTAAGAGAAAGATGATTTCCTTTCTTAACATAATCACCCATCATAATATCTTGAGGTATTTTAATTGGAAAAAATCTATTCATTAAGAATTCAGCATATTTGCGAGATATAATATAAGCAGATGCAGCTGCATTATATTGTTCAGTTTCTTGTACAATACTTATTCCAGGTGCAACACGTGTAATAAATTTATGTGATTTATCTGTTCCAGCCCAATTTCCATTGTAAAGATGCAAAATAGAAAAATCATGATAATCAATTTTCTCTAGTTTACTCATGATAAGATTTATATTTTCAATAAAATCTTCTTTCAACTCTACATCATCTTCAAATATCAAAGCGTAATCCTCACAAGAATTTAATAGTTTTTTCCAACAGTTGTAGTGTGACATATTAATAGAAATTTCAATTGTTGTCATGTCAGCCTTTGGATCTACGATTTTATTTTTTATCATATCGCACACTAATTTTTGAGTAAATTTTTTACCTAGAACACATGGAACTCTGCAAGCATTCACTCCTGCTTTATGTGCTTTTTTCTTAAACTTTTCGTATCGTTCCTTATGCATAGCACAATTAATAACATAAACACCCATTTTAAAGTCAAAATTATTGTAACATCCGCCTGAACGAGAACAATTTTTTGTATCATTTCTTTTCCAAAAATTGGGAGAGATAGTAGATTTTGATGTTTTTAAACAAGACTTTACACACTCGCGGTTTCGAATTTTATCTGTAGGTTCTGCCGGTTTACGCATACTATCAGTCAATTTTACTTTCACACTTTCAACAGTTTCTTCTTTTTCATGATCATACTCTCTATATGCCACAGTATTCCAATCTTTTCCGTAATATTTATCAAAATATTTTTGATAATTTTTTGGTCCTAGAATATTAAAATCTCCAAAGTCGTATTCCTGAATAGGAAAAAGATCTTTCTCATCCCACACTTCTTTTGGCCATGCATCACGTCCAGCTTTTAAAGATAAACGATATTTACCGTCTGGAAATTTCCGATATGGCAAAACATCAATAAAAGGGAAAGAGTAACATTGCTCTTCTCCATCTATGAGTATTTTATTTCTTTGTGTGTAAAAAATTTTGTATCCAAACCAAACTTTACATATACTATAACCACATTTTTCAAAATCTTTTTCAAGAGCTAAAAAGTTTTTAATATCTTTTGATAAAATACCAATGTCCAAGTCGTCGTCCCATGGAATAATGCCAGAGTGTCTAATCGCTCCTAAAAAAGTGCCTCCATCTGCCCAATATTTTAAACCATTATTTACAAGTATTTGATGTACATCGTACATTATTTGATAAAGAAGCTTTACAGTTGATGGTTTTGTTTCTTTTAGCTTCTTAGTCATATTTTATTATTATTGAAGATAAACAAAAATTATGATAAAAATTTTGATAAAAATTTTATTAATAATTTATAATATAAATAACTGTATGTGTATTAACAAACATAAGTTGTAAGTATAATCAAAATATAATATGAAAAGTAAAGATTTCAACTGACTGAAAGTACATTAGGACACATATTTACACATTTAATAATCTATAACTTCATCTTCATTCATTTCTAAAAATATATCAACATTCTTTTCAAGGTATATATTCAAATTATCAATAAATAACTCCTTATCATTTACTTTAACCAATACACTCTCTCTTTTAATTTTATCATTTCCACATATTTCCAATTCTTTACTAATATCGTAAAAGTAATCTGATATATATTGAGGTAGTCTTTCATATTTATTTAATTCTTCCATAGTATAATTTATACTATTTTTATTTGTTGGTTTATTTTTATAACAATGTTTATAAAATTTGTATATTAGTTCATGATGTTCAGTATATGTTGTTAGTAAATATTTTTTTATAGATTGTTTCATTAATATATCATTTTTATCTAGATTTAATTCATAAAATATTGGTTCTACTGAATCTAATGTTAAAATACAAGTAAATATTTTTTTATTATTATATCTTTTATAATTATTTTCATAATCAGGGGTGCTGTTTAATATCATAAAATTATTTAATATTGACTCACACATTATATTATTAAAATTTAATTCGTTAAATTGTGGTTTAATTATAAAATAAATGACATCATTGGGAGAATGTCCTATTATAGTATATTCATTCATGATTGTAAAATTTTTATTCTTTTTGCCGAAAACTATGTTATGAAATATGTTGTATTTTATATTTTCAATTTGTAATTTTTCAGTTATATATTTTTTATAATTATAGTATGTTGCGTTAATATGTTCTACATTACTATAATGATTTCTTATACTTTTTCTTATTTCATCATATGAATTATTATTAACATTAGATTCATTAAAACAATTATGACAAATACATTTATTTTTTTCGGTGTGTTCTCTATCTATTTCATTAGAGCATATATCATAACAATACATAATAGAATAAATATCCATTGCTGATATATCAGAATACGACCCATTGTCAATTAATCTAATCATGAAGAATAAAACAATACATTCTAAAGGACATAAAGGAGGTAATTTATTAATTTTAATATATTCTATTATTTTATCTTGAATATTCGTTATAATATTTTTAAGGATCTTTGTATATTTATAATATTTTGTGTTCTCATTTGTATCAAACAATAACAATGGTATTTCACTATTATTTAATCTTTTTTTATTATTATCATCTATTTCTCTTAATTTTTTATTATAATTCGGATATTTATAATATACAATAGTTTTGTTAGATAATTTTTTTAAAATAGTAATAAACTGGTGTTTATATTCTTGACTTTCACTTTCTATTACTTCATTTTTTATAATATTCAGCATAATAATATATATTAATACATAATAACGAACTATATGATGCCCCCAATCTATTATAGATTTTTTGTCTTTAATATTAGGCAATAACTTTTTATAATTATTTGGTTCTATAATAGCATCGTTTATTTCAGCAAATATGTTATCATTATTATTTACATAATTTTGAACTTTTGAGAATTTATTATGACACTTTATAGATTCTAATCTTGGTTGTATTTCTTCGTCTTCTTCAATACCTAATTTTGTAAATCTATTACATATATCATCGTTATTTTTTTCAATTCCAATATAAATGGATTTCTTTTGTCTTGTTATTGCTACATGTAATAAGGATTCATAAACTAAATTACCTTTTTTTTTACTAAAAATTTTAAGGGTTTCTTCTGTAATCCCTAATACAAACACAACTTCACAACCATTACCTTTTGACGCATGTATAGATAATATTCTTGATGCATTTTCAGATTCTTTCAAATTTATTGATTTACCTTCATCTGATTTATGCAAATATACATATTTATAAAATTTATCATCGTTAATTTTATCCTTCCAAAAATGATTTAATTTCAATACTTCTTGATAATTAATATCATTAAATTTATTTATCCAAAAAATTTGGATTCTTGTTTCCAACATCTTTGCGAATATATTTTTTGATAAAATTGGAAATATAAACATGAAATTATTTGGTAGATAATTATATTTATCTATCTCTTTATCCATAAAGAATATTAATTTTTCAACAACTCTATCTATTTTAGGATAATCAAATTCACTCGCATATATTTTAGGAACTTCAAAAATATTATAAGGAATAATGTTATTTTCATGTTTATATTTACAATCACCATCACATATTTCAGTAATTGATGGTAATGTATATTTTTCAAAAGGGATAATATCATTTACAAAATTAATAAAATGTTCATTATGAAAACGCATAACTTTATTTATACCATTACTTCTTTCAATATGAGAATCTAAATTGTTTACATCAATATATGTATGAATGTTATGTTCTCCCCATATGCTCTGTAATTTATCTCCAATGACATAAACATCAATATTTGTACGAGTTATAATAGTATTAAATGCCTCAATATATTCTTCACCTAAATCTTGTGCTTCATCAATAACAATTAAACATGTTTTATTAAGAGATGGTCTTTTGCCAGCATAATTTATTTTACTATCTTTTGTTGATAGAAATCCATTTCTAATGGTTTTAACAATTCCTTTAAAATAATCATTATGTTTTATAATTTTATTCTTATCAACTACGGCGTAATTAAATGAATCAATCGTTCCAATTATAATTACAATTTTTTTGTTTGTTTCTTTGTTAATATAAGATATTTTGTATTGTTTTCCACTATTATTATCGTTTTCTAGTATTTCTAATATATTTAATTGACCTCTTACCTCTTGTTCTTTTAATTCATTATAAATAACTTCTTTTGCGGAATGCATTTTTGTAAGATAAATATAAGTTTCTTTTTCAATAAATCTTTTATCAGTTTGTATAAGTTGTATGCTTTCATATGTTTTTCCACAACCTGCACCTCTTTGATTAAAATAGATTATCCCTTTTTCTAATTGTTTTTCAATAATATTTTTTTGATAAATGCAATCATCACATGTTTTATCACGAATACATTGTAAATTGATTGCTTGTAAATCATAATTATTAAAAATTTCTATTAGATTTTTTGCGTCTAATTCAAACCATGGTTCAGGTCTATTTTCTGTTTGCGTTTTATGTGTGTTATATATTTCAAATATACATAATATTTCGTTGTCTTCTATGTATGCTATGTCTGCTATTTTAAGACCATTGTAATTAAACCTATATTCAATAACAATTGATGAACTTTCTGAAATTTCTGGAATATCGTATTCGTATTCATCTATTTTATTACATTTATTGCATTTATTGTAAATTTTTAATGGTATTTTATTTTCAAGAATATATTTTAATATCAATTTTGCATTTTTATGAATTTGTGATTCATTAGGACTACTATAAAAATTGCATTTTGAATCTTCTTTACAATGTGCAAAATGATGAACTCTTATTTTTCCTTGACGAATAATCACATCATTTCCACAATCAATACATATAAATTCATCCTTTTTATTTGCTTTTGATGGATGTGTATATTGTTTTGTTTGTTTATTAATCGCACCTAATCTTATTAATTCTGTCATTTTATATGTTATTATAGTTAAATAGATTTTATATTATTTCAATTTTATTATATTCGTTAAACTACTCAAAATAAAATCTTTAGGAATAGACAAAGAAGAAATTGAAAGAAGCAACAAAAGGAAAAGGCATGTGAACTTTATTTAGAAAATCAGGTTTTCAAATTTTTTTGGTAGATAACTTCAGAACATCGTGTAGATGATGGTAAATGTAAAATCCCAAACCATATAAAAACGGAAATGTTTTAATTCACGGACATGCCTTGAAATAGGAGAACCTTTTTGATTTTTATTTCACAGAAAGGAGCAGTTTTAAATCTTCAAGGGTGTAAAGTGGTAAGAAGTATATTAATCTGAGATAAAGAGGTTAAGCGCCGGATGAAAACTAAATCTTTTCACAAACCCTAAAAATGGTATTTTGCTAGATCTCTTTTTGAGATTATTTTTCTATACTCGATTTACTTCTTAATACGGAACTACACATTGTTTAGAAGCTCTTTTACTGGGCTGAATTCATATAAATTTACATGAATATTTTAAAATGTATTTTTGATATTATATTAGGTATAAATATCAAAAATAGTATATATTAAAATTATATAAGTTTTTATTTACTAAGGAATTATTTGTTTAAAATACATAAATTATAATAATTTTAGAATCATATATCTGTATCACTATTATCTGATTCTGATCCTCCTAATTCTTTGTCTAATAACTCCTTTGACTTTATGTATACAGAAATTTTTCCTAAACTACCAACACTTGAACGAAAAAGCAGAGGAAGATCTTTTGAACCAGAAAAAATCTGCATAGTTGAGCCTAGTCCTGCAATTTTATTTATACGTGTAAATTGATCTGTTGTAAAAGTAGCGTCATATGAAGTTGCAATAGCTTCAACACTTTCTTCATCATCAGAGTCATCACTTTCTCCCAATCGTACTTTACGTTTTAAAATACCATCCGCATCTGCAATAAAATCAATATGAAAACCTCTAGCCTGTACAAGAATGTTTGTACTTCCAATACTACTAAGTTCTTTACACATTTTTTGAAAATCTGGTGAAGGTACAATAACTGGTTTTCCATAACCAATTGGAACATCAGCATCAACATTTTGAATATTTTGTATCTTAATTCCGGATGTAGTAATGCGAGTGTTCTCCTTTGGAATAGTCTTTATTCCGAGTTCATTTGGATTCTCAGAACTAATAAAAAGTTGCAAAGAATCCTTTTTCTTGATAGACTTTAACATTTTATGAAAATGATTGAGATTAAGACCTAAACAAAATTTATCTTCTGATTTAAATTTATACAAGGAAAAATTTTCAGATTGTAGATTCATGTCAACCAAAGTCTTTCTCGGTTGATCAAACATGCGAAGAGTTATTCCTTCATCGTTTATATCAAAACAACCATGTTTTAGGTTATTTGTCAATAACTCTGCTAGTATCTTAATTTGATAAGCCTCTCCTGTTTTGCACTTGAATGTTATCGGCATTTTAAAAAATAAAAATTACAACTTTAAGTTTCATTAGTAAAAAATAATATAATTTGTTAACAAATAGTTGGACGACTTGTGTTGCTAAAATTTCCAGCAGAACAAGAAGATATTTTATTATTTAATGTATATGTGTAAGGGATCTTTCCAACACAGGGTGTACCACATTTATCACTACCATCATCAGTAAGAGATCGTGCGTTGTAAGCTATCGCAGCATTAATTGCATCAAATTTTACAGACGTATCTATTACGACAACTTGGTCGAAACAACAAGAATCCCAAAATATATTTTTATTAGTAATAGGAACATTAGTAACAGCGTGTATTAAGGGCGGTAATTCACCGTGATCCCAAACAACAACAACAATTTGACCACTAAATCCAGGTGTGTAAACCTGAGTTTTAACACTAGGAAAATTACTTTTATCACTCACTAAATGACAAGGGTTTCTGCCAAGATTAATAAGGGACTCTAAAATAATGCTAGCTGTAGTGAGAGGTCTTTGATTTGCATATTGACTGATTTTTTGTCCTATCACAGCTGCTATATGTAAATTTTTACTTGTGGCAAAACAATTAATCCATTTTCCAAGAGCCCATGAACGTTCAATACCTTCTTGTGAACACAAATTTGTTGCACATCCGTATTGTGTATCTGGATACAGACAACCTTCGCATTGTGTAGTTGGGTCACTACAAGTTGTTCTTATTTTAGTACCTGGTTTACCATCTTTACCCAGTGGTTGAGGAATATAAGGTTGATTATTTGGAATAGTTGGATATCCTCTGTCACAATGTCTAATAAATAATATATAACTTGGAGTTCCTGTTCCTGAATTATCAACTAGACATGGTTTTGCATTAGTTTCTTCAAATGTCATAGGATTTTTTAAACAATTAGAAGATGGTAAAAAAGTATCTTCTTGTTTCGTTTTTGGCGTAGTCTTATGAGTCGTCTTATGAGTCGTCTTATGTTTATCCTTATGCTTATCCTTATGCTTATCCTTATGCTTAGGTGTTTTTATTATTAATAAAACGATTATAAATATAACTATAACTGCAGCAATAACTCCTCCAAATATTAAATATTTAGAGTTTTCCATTTATTATATAACAATATAAAATAAAAAATTATTAGTTAGTATAATTATTTTAATCTTGTAAATAATAAAATATGTATGATTTCAACTCACAAATTGCTTATATGGAAAATGAGGATTTTGACAATAATGGAGACTTAACCAATTCAATTATTCCAAACGGAATATATGTGGTTATTATGATACAAACATCATGGTGTGGACACTGTAATAACGCAAAACCAGCTTTTCAAGAATTTGCAAATAAGTATAACAAAAATAAAGTATTTTGTGCAACTATTCAAGCAGATGGAGAAAGAGACAGTGAAAAAGATCTAGGAAAGCGTATAAAGACTATTGACCCTGAATTTAAAGGATTTCCTCATTACGTTTTGTATAAATCTGGAAAACGAGTAGATAAAAAAATAAAAGGGCGTTCCGTAAAAGATTTAGAAAATTTTGCAAATATATCTGCATAGTAAAGTTTTTAATCTTAAATGTAAATCTTTAGTTAAAGTAAAATGGTGCAAATTGTTATTAATGGAACTCCCGCTTTTGATTTTATTATATATGATCTAGATACACAAAAGAGTGCTATTATTCGATTAGCAGCGATATTGCAAACAATCCCTAAATATTTATATTTTCCAGAACCAGAAGGTATTCCAGATATTCAAAAATTCAGAGAAAAAGATAGGAAAATAATAGTTGAAAATCTTTTAGCAACAATCATTTCAGAAAAAAATGGAATAGATTTTGTAAAACTATTCAAAGTTTTAAAAGATAAATTGTCACAACAAAAACTCGATTTACACGACGATATTCTCCGGATATTTATAGTATTAAATAAAACTTTTGCCAAAACGAAAGATGTGAATTTTTTCCTTCTTTCAATACAAAAAGAAATAGAAGAAAATAGCATTCCAGTTGTTTCTTCAGATCTTGAAGAAATTTGGAAAAATGCCAAAGAACATTCCAAACATATTTATGATCTTATTAATCGAAATCTTGCAGAATCTAATAGACAAAAAAAAATGTTTCAGGAGTTTGACAAGGTAGGATCAAAGATTTATTACACTCCGTTCGAACTAGAAAGAGTAGAATTTGATTTTACCTTAGACTTAGAAATTATGACTGTTATGGAGATATTCAACCATGTACAATTAAATTCGGGAGTTCCCTTTGCATGTATTAATAAATTCTTCAAAATATTGAAAGGGTTTGTACCACCAGAGTTATGGGGTGTTTCTCTGGAATCAGATATTAATTTTAAAGTGCTTCAAAAAAAAGTATTTACTGGTGTTAAAGATGAAGATTATACAGATGCTTTTCTTGCTCTAATAGGAGAACCTGGTAATGAAGTAGTCACAGTAAATATGTCTTCTTTAACTTCAGGTCAATTTCTTTCAAGAGGAGAGCTTATAAATCGTTTCATGGAAAGTATTAAAGGTTTAGGTTATTTAGAACCTAAAAACATCAAAGAAAGTAGTGTAAATGGATCTTTTTATTTTCCTAATCAGATGATAGACAAATATGTTCTTGCAGAACTTATTATGAATGATCCTTTATTTTCTTCAATGATATCGATAGACGAAAGTGTTAAAGCTAGTAAAAAGAAAGAAAGTGTATACATTCATTTTTATAATACTAAAATAGGTAATATAACAGCTAATATTACAGAAAAAATATCTGAAAGAAATGATCCATCTTTAAGAGGTAAAGATGTGAAAAAAGAATTTAAATTTGGTTCATTTTATGTGCGTGTTAAAATTGTTTCTGCTGAAAATATAGAAGCTGTCAAAGCTTTTCAGGATGTCTTTGCAAAACTAATGGGTTTATATAATGAAAAATATCAAGACATAGTAAATTTTTACCGTGAGTATATTCCAAATTTTGGAAAAGATAAACAGAAAAAACTTGACAAAATAGACACAATCGCAAAAATAGAGAATTCAAAAACGAAAACACTTAAAGATATTGCACCTGAATTATTTGTATCAGGTTACGCTCAAAAATGTGCACATCATCCTACCATTATTAAAGATGATCAAGTTGAACAAGCGGAAGCAGACGGTTATACAATAATGAGATATCCAAAAGAAGAAGAAGGTTTTGAATCTCGCAATTATGTTTGTAATAGTGAAAAAAATAAAAAGGATGGGGCTATATATCCTGGTTTACTTGAAAATCAACTACCTAATAGCGATTTATTTCCTTATATACCTTGTTGTTATACAAAAAATCACAATGAAGTAGGTAAAGGTAATATTTTTCGTCATTATTATTATGGAGAAAAATTACGTGAGAAACCCCGAACAGATCAACAAGATTTAATAGTTACAAATAAATTTGTATTTTCTGATGTATATGGAAGATTACCCGAAAATATTGAAAAACTTTTTGAAATGTTTGATTACGATGAAAATTATATATACGTCAGAAAAGGAGTAAACGAAGGAAATAGCTCATTTCTAGAGTGTGTAATGGAAGCTATGTATGAAGAGACAGATATCTTAAAAGTTAAAAATAAAGATAGGAAAAAATTTATTATTAAAATAAGAAATGAGCTTGCAACAGTAAAAAATGCAGCATCGTGTAAACAAGAAATGTATGATTATACAACAGATGAAATTATTAGAAATATACGTAATCCAGAAGTATACATGGATCCTAATCTTTTCAGTTCTCTTTTGGAACAATATTTTAATTGTAATATATTTATTTTTAGTAGGAGTAGAAATAATATTCAAATGATTATTCCTAGACATACACAAGCATATTATAAAAATAAAAGAAATGCAAAATGTGTTTTTATATATGAACACGATGGTAGTACTTCAGATAAAATAGGAGACTCGAAGCGAAGATGTGAACTTATTGTAAGATGGGGACAAAAGGATACAAATGATATAACTTACTATTCATCAAATGATTCTAAAGTTTCCAAGGGAATAAAGGATATATATAATACTATCCGTAAATCATATGCTCTCAATGTTGAAATTCCAGAGACCGAATTTCCTATTGAAAAAATTAAATTTTTTGAACAAGGCATTGATTCTTACGGTAAATGTCGTATGTTAAGATTTAAATATATGGAGTATATTTGTACTTTTTTGACTGAACCAATGCAACCGTTTATTCTTCCAGAGGCAAAAGGATGGATTGCAACAAAAATACCAAAGAATGTAGCGATAAATTTAGCTCGCGATCTTACAATTATATATTCTGGTCAATCTATTGTTCGTGAAAAAGTTAAAGAACTTTACACTAAAATCGGTAATATAAAAGTATCAATACCTGTTGATGACATAGATACTATTGATAATGTTCCAATAATAAATAAAGGTATTAGTTATCCAGAAGATAATTTTTCTGTTATTGATAATCACAATAAATATAGAAAATTAGCTCGTTATGTTATCGAATATACTTTTTGGATGTTTTCGAATTATTTACAAGAAGATAAAAAACGTGATATAAGTATCACAACTATTAATAATTTTGTAAAAGAAAAAATCAAAATTGATAAAGATTTTGAGTATAATAGACCTGTTGGTAAAATTTTTGATATTAACAGCGGTGTAATGGATAAACAAAAATTAGTGGTAAAATCGGAAGAAACTCTAAAACGTCTAATTTATACACTTAGAGTCTCATTGCGTAGTTTTCGTAAGAAAATAGAAGATTACTACAAGCGTCAAACAATTGAGAATTATTATGTTGATGTCACTGATTTTGATGAATATCCGTTGCAAGTAATATTACAAGGTGATAAATCGGTTGAAAAATGGATAGATGAACAAAAAATTAAGTACATTATTCATGATTCAGTACAGGTCGACTTAGAAACACCATATTTTTTTCAAAACATTTTGATTGATGATCAAATTTATCTTGCTCAAAATACTGATAGTTTGCAAAAAGCTCGAGAAATTGCTGAAAATTGGTTTCGATTGGGATTTAATATTGGAAAAGAAGCGGTTGGTACAGATAAAAAGTTTAAATTTAATCTTTATAGTTATATCAGCTCTGAAAATATTGTGAATAGCAAGATCAGGGGTGTATCTACTCCATATGATATTAAAATAATGGGTTACAAATTAGATGATGATATATCTTTTTTTACAGTATTATTGGAAATCCGATAAAATATGATATTTTTCAATTAATTATTATATAAATTATATAATAAATTATGTTTCATTTTTAAAAACACTGTTAGGATAGATGGATCATGTTTTCATATTGTTTTTCTAAATATTCGGAGGTTATCTCAGAATAATCTCTCGTATAAAGAATTGGTAGACCATTCTATTTCATTTCAATGAATAAGAAGTGTAATAGCAAAACTTGATACTATCAAGTTTTGAAGTATAATCCCATTGAGGAGGATAATGAGAATGACAAAGAATGATGTGTTTAGAGAATCGTACATCATTTTGTTTGGCGAGTAACATGACTCACAAAGGGATGAATCCTTTCATTTTTGATCATCCGCCGAACAGTATACTCATGAAGGGGTTTTCTAGTATTTGTTCTTTTTGAGATTCTGTTAAAAATGGAAACCTAGATAAATTCTTATCTTTCCACCAGGAATAATGAAATGACACGTAGACTGGTATTGTAGTAGTTCGATTAAACTGAAATAAATCATCTAAAATATTTTCTTCGCCGCCCTCTATATCGACTTTAACAAGTGATACTTCCTCTACATTTATAGCATATTCTTTACATAAAGACTCTAGTGTAATTGTTTTTACAATATAGCAATCATTGTTAATTGTGTCGTCTGTAGAATATATCTGAGAGGTTGAGTCATTATCCTTCGAATCTGTCCTGAACTTATTTTTACCGAAATATATATCGGTGTTATCTATATTATAGATGGCTTTATTTATACATGTTATATTATTACTATTTATAGAACAATTTTTTAATAAATCATTGTATGAACTTCTATCTGCCTCAACAACATAAACATGTTTTGACTTTCTACTGCTATAGATACAAGTTGTTCCTATCCATCCACCAATATCGATAAAAACCTTATCTTTATCAAGAATGCGATCAAATATTTCAAAGGTATCTTGTTCCCACCCTGTAGAATAGATATTTTTCCAAAAATCTATATTTGGGTCAGCAGCATCCTTTTTAATCAAATGAAATTCATTATTCTTTGGAATTATATGATACATTTCCAGGATATAATCTTTTATAATTTTAGATATCGACGAATAGTTAAACTCATTTTTCCTATAATTATCGTATGGATTAATTAGAACATTTTCCTTGTACCATTCTACATCTTCTTGTAGACGAATCCAAGATTTTGGACATAAGTCTTTTTCTTGATCACATAATGGAATTCCATTGTATAAAATATTTTTAAACCATTTGTCAGGAACTATAACAATTTTATCTTCACTTTGAGATAGCCATGCAGCCCACCAAGAATAAGAAGATGAACCTACAATAAAATGATCACACAAAGACATTACGTATAATTCTTCTAAATCAGAGAGTCCTTCTACAATTGTTTGAGATATATTGTCAGATGTATAATTTAAATTATCTTTACACCATTGTTTATCATCTGAAAAAATGAGAAGATCAAAATCTTTAACATTATTGTTAAGTAAGTAATTAATAGCATTAACTCTAAATATATCTTTTATTAAAACAGTAGGAGAACCATCACTTAAATTATCTGCTCTTCTAACATGCAATGCTATACGCTTTCTATTATTTTTAAATTGTGAAATAAAAATATCACCAACGTTTCGTATATTTTCTTTAAAAGTAAAATCAGATCTAATAATATCTTTATATTTTTCGAAATATTTTTCACATTGAAAATAACCTTCAAACATAATATTTTGGTTAGTATCGATATTTTCAGAAGCAAATTTGTCTTGATACATCATACTTGTTTCAGATATTGTAACAAAATCTTCAACTATGTCTGTGGTATCTACAATATCCATCTCAAAACAATCAAAAAATTGTGACGTTTTATATTGATGACCAGAAGGGTATATAGGTAAATTTATTTTAAATCCTTTTTCAATAGATAATGCTCGTAAATAGGCGTATTGAAACATTTGATTTCCTAAACGAGCCCAAATTCCAAAATCTTTTATAGAAATTAATTTTTGAGGTTTGTCTGGTAAATTATTAATTTTTTGTATACTTGATTCAAATCCTTTTGGTTTAAATAAATGTTTAGATGGTACTATAAAATTAAAATCATTTGAGTGGAGATAAAAATTAGATATAAGATCATCTGAAGGCAAGCCCATTTCTGGTTGTGAAAAATCTAATAATTTTTTAGCTCCCGTTTTAGTAATTATATAAGCACCTGTATTATTAAAAAATCTACGCTCTGGTATCCAAAAATTATTAGAGATTTGTGTTATTTTGTTAAAATCATACCATTCACTTTGGAAAATATGACAAAGATCAAAAGATAACGTTTTTAACTCTTCTAAAAAAGTTTGTAATTCTTCTGGAGAAACTATAAGATCTGCATCGTCTTCAAAAATTAAATAGGCATCATTTTCATTATCTTTTAATAAAATATCGTAAACATTTAAGTGAGACCAAGCACACCCCATCTCACCCTTTTGTAAACCATTTCCATTTAACCTTAACCTCGAATTATATATTTTTTCTGTATTATTATAAATTAATTTTGACATATGTGGTTCTTGTACAAAAGGTATTATTTTTATATCATTTCCATTAACACCATCGATAATAATATAATCAGAAAAATTACATTTTTCTAAGGTTTCTTTCATAAAATCTCTTTTTTCAATCTCAAAAGGTAAAGATATAATAACTGGTTTTATTTTCATATTTAATAATGATATTATTTAATATTTAAACTATAAAAGAAAATAAATGAACACTCATAAAATAAAATGAATTAATATTAAAGAAACGAATTTTAATATTAAATAAATCATGCCTATTCTAAACACACCTAAAAATTGTCTAGATATGACAAACATAAAGCAGCCGTTATTTTCACGTATGATTTATTAACATGACAAAAAATGAATATATAAAAGATTTGAATTATAAAATAAAATTGATATTAAAAAGGATAATTTTTAATATTAAATAAAACATGCCTCCAAAGAACGATAATAAGAAACGTTATGAGAAAAAAGATCCAATTGAGCATATTTTATTGCGCCCAGATATGTATGTTGGTTCAACACGACCAAGATCTATTACAGAATTTATTGCTGAAAAGAAAGAAAATGAATGGAAAATTTTTCAAAAAGAAATTTCTACATCACCAGCTATACTTCGTATATTTGTCGAAGCACTTTCAAATGCGATCGATAATGTAGAAAGAAGCCGTAAAACTAAAACACCGTGCACTACGATTAAAGTAACTCTTAATTCATTGACAGGTGAGACTTCTATCTGGAATGACGGTGATATTGTACCTATTGAAAAAGATACTGAACAAGATTGCTATAATCATAGCATGATTTTTGGGCAATTACTTACGGGCTCAAATTATCAAGATGAGGAAGAACGTGTTGTATCTGGTCGAAATGGTCTTGGTATTAAATTGACTAATGTTTTTTCAACAAAATTTACAGTAAAAGGTTTTGATCCAAAAGCAAAGAAAACACTTTCTCAAACATGGACTAGAAATATGAGAGATACATCTGGACCAGAAATTACTAAAGAAACAAATGGTAAATTAGGTTATACAGAAGTATCTTGGACTCCTGACTTTAAAGAGTTTGCTCTTAATAAAGGTTACACAGAAGATATAATTCGTTTGTATTCTAGATACATTATTGATGCATCGATGTTGTCTAAAGTAGAAGTATATTTTAACGACGAACTTATTCCGATAAAAACACTTACTCAATACTCTGCACTTTATGATACACCAACTGATGAGTCTCTTTTAATTAAAACAAAAGATACAGAAGTTTTGATTACACCAGCAAAAGAATATCAAACAATTTCTTTCGTAAACGGTGTATATACTCGTCTAGGAGGTCAGCATGTAGACTCTTGGTCTGAAGAGTTATTCAGACCAATTGTAGATAAGTTTAACGGAAAAAGTGCAAAAAGTAAAACACCTAAAATTAATATTACTGATGTTCGTCAGTTCTTTCGGTTATTTGTGGTATCTACAGTAGTTAGGCCAGAGTTTGATGGACAAGACAAGAATAAGCTAGAATCTCCAGCTGTAGAAGCTGTGGTTAAGAAAACACATATTGCTGAAATTTGCAAATGGTCAATTATGGATAATATTGAACAGATAATTATGGCAAAAGAAATGATTGTACTTAAAAAGATTGAAAAAGTTTCTAAAAAGACAAAAATCGAAGGTTATGATCGAGCAAATAAGTCAGGTACTAAAGACAGTATAAATTGTACTCTTTTTATTACAGAGGGGCTTTCAGCAAAAACATACGTTGTTGCAGGAATTGAGGAAGGTCTGTACGGAAAATCAGGTCGTGATTGGAATGGTATTTTACCAGTAAGAGGAAAATTGCTAAATGTGCGAGATAAGCCAGTAGCAACCATTTCTGCAAACAAAGTTATTTGCTCATTGATACACGCTCTTGAGTTGAAACTAGGTGTAGATTATAAAGATGAAAGCAATTTTAAGAAACTTGCATATGGGAGGGTAGCGACAACTTGTGATGCAGATTTTGACGGGATTCATATAGAATCTCTCATTTTGAACTTCTTTCACTCTCTTTATCCTACTCTTTTGCAGAGAGATCAACCATTTATAGTTAGTATGAAAACACCGATTGCTCGTGTAATCAAAAAGACCGGCGACTTGTTATTTTACGATGAACGCCGATTTCATAAATTTCTTGATGAACAAACTAGCAAATTGAATGTCAAGTATTACAAGGGACTTGGTACTACAAAAGCGGAAGATGTTCCCGATACTTTTGGGATGAAGATGGTAGAATTTATCAATGATGATCAATCTTTAGCAAGTATGGTGAAAGCTTTTCACAAGAAAAGTGCCGATGCTAGAAAAATTTGGCTGGAACAATATAATCCAGAAGCGTACACTTTCTCTCTTGATGATCAAGGAAAGACAACTTCAATGAGTATTACAAATTTTATCAACGGAGAACTTATCAAATTCTCACACGCTGATTGTGCTAGAAGCATTCCAAATGGAATTGATGGTTTGAAAGAATCACATCGAAAAATTTTATATGCTGTAAAGAAACGAAATCTGAAATACTCTGGAAAAAGTCTTAAAGTAGCGCAATTGGCTGCTTATACCGCTGAACATTCAGATTATCATCACGGAGAAAATAATCTTCTTGAAACTATTATTGGAATGGCACAAGAATTTCCAGGAAGCAATAATATACCTCTTTTGTATCGTGACGGTATGTTCGGGACTAGGTTAGAAGCGGGGGGAGCGGATGCGGCAAATGGTAGGTATATTTTTACAAAGATGGATGCACTAACAGAACTTATTTTTAGAGAAGAAGACGAAGCTATTTTAACATATGTGCGCGATGACGGTGGTAATTTTATTGAGCCAGAATTTTACGTTCCTATTATTCCAATGATGTTGATCAATGGATGTTCAGCTGGGATAGGAACAGGTTTTTCTTGTAAAGTTCCTTTCTATAATCCTCTTGATATGATAGAAGCTATTAAAATTTGGTTAGAAAATGACGGAGAAGTTTTGGTGACTGATCCTGATGATTCGACAAGTATTGTTAGCATGTTTCCTGAATTCAAGCCTTGGTATCGTGGATTTCTAGGAGAGATAGAGAAAAATGGAGAAAATAGGTTTATTTCATATGGAATTGTTGAGGAAGGAAAGAAGGGTGCTATTGAAGTTAAAGAATTACCTGTTTCTATGTGGACTTCTAATTTTGCAGAATTTTGTGAAGATTTAAAAGCAGATAAGAAACTCAAGTCTGTATCAAATTATTCATCAACAAAGAATATTCATTTTGTACTCACAGAAGGAGATGATTTCCGATGCGATCTTGATACGCTTAAATTGCATTCATATTTATATACCTCCAATATGGTAATGTTCAATGAAAAATTACAGATAAAGAAACACGACACTGTTGATTCAATTTTAGATAATTTTTGTACTGTAAGATTTGAATATTATGTAAAAAGAAAAAGGCATCAAATTGATGCATTAGAGAAAGAAATTCGGTATCTTGGAAATAAAGAAAGATTTGTATCAGAAGTTGTAAGTAAGACTATATCGATTATGAATGAAAATGAAAGTGACATAATTAGTGTGTTAAAAGAAAGAAATTATGACGAAGATCCAAAGAAAAATGAAGGTGATGGGGGATATGATTATTTACTTCGTATGCAAGTTAGAACCTTTACTGCTGATAAGATTAAACAACTTAATAATGATATTATGTCTTTGAAAGAAAAATTGGATAACTTAAAATCAAAGAGTGAAAAGAAAATATGGCTTGAAGAACTTGAACAATTTCAAAATGCCTACAAAAAGTGGCTTCAAGAAATTGAACAAGAAGAAGCAGTTGCAAAAAAACGGAGGGCGAAGACCAAAAAATAAAAGTGAAATAATCAATAGCTAATTGTAATTATTTATAAAATGAACTCAGTAATATCTGTTGTAAAAAATCGACGATTTGATTATAAACTATTATCCGAATTTATTGTAAAAAAACAAATTTCTTTATCAGAAGACTATTCTAAAATTAAACTTACTCAACATACTTTAATAAGTGGTAATTGTTCTAATTGTTCTTTAGAAACTTCCAAAAAATTTAGAGAAATAATAAAACAAGATAATTTATTATGCAAATTATGTACTTTGAAAAATGCACAAAATAAAAGAAAGGATACATGTATGAAAAAATATGGATTTTCTACTCCATCACAGTCACCAGAAATTAAAGACAGAATGAAAAATGCACAAAATAAAAGAAAGGATACTTGTATGAAAAAATATGGAGTAGAAAATCCATCACAGTCACCAGAAATTAAAGTCAGAATGAAAGATACTTGTATGAAAAAATATGGAGTAGAAAATCCATCACAGTCACCAGAAATTAAACAAAAAAAGATTGATACCTGTATGAAAAATCATGGAGTAAAATATCCTGGTCAATCTGAAGAAATTAAACAAAGAATGAAAGATACGTGTATAGAAAAATATGGAGTAGAAAATCCATCTCAATCTGAAGAAATTAAAGACAAAAAGATTGATACCTGTATGAAAAATTATGGAGTCGAAAATCCTATTCAATGTGAACAAATTAAAGAAAGAATGAAAGATACGTGTATAGAAAGATATGGAGTCTCAAACCCTAGTCAATCTGAACAAATTAAACAAAAAAAGAATGATACTTGTATGAAAAATTATGGTGTTGAAAACCCTTTTCAGTCTCCAGAAATTAAAGAAATAATGAAAGATACTTCTATGAAAAAATACGGTGTTGAATATCCGATGCAAAATCCTGAAATATCTGAAAAATCAATGTTAAATTCATATAATTATAAAAATTACATATTACCATCTGGTAAAATAATCAATTATCAAGGTTACGAGAATTTTGCTATCGAACATTTTATAAAAGCCGGAGTATCTGAGGAAAATATCATAATTGATCGTATAAGTGTTCCAGAAGTTTGGTATGAGTATGAAGGAAAAATAAAAAGATATTATGTTGATATATTTATACCTGATCAAAATTTATGTGTAGAAGTAAAATCAACTTATACTCTAGGTGCAAAAAAAAATCAAGTTTTAATAAAGCACGAAGCTGTCAAGGCTTTAGGATATCTGTGTGAGATCTGGGTGTATGATAACAAAGGCAACCGTCTTGAGATCATTAGTTAAGCAGAATGTTATTGAATATTGTAATAATACTCACAAAGTATTATTATAGACTTTTTGAAAAATAAAATTGTTATTTTTCATTCTTTTTTTATAAATTATAAGCATTATGAATAAAGAAATTAATAATTTTTGTGACAGTGTAAATACTTCAATTCCGAATAAAGAAAAAATACCAAAATATAGACAAAATGAACAAATTCTCAAAAATGAGAGACTAAAATCTATAGAAAATGCTAGACAAACATCTATAAAAAATAGTATAAATATTAAATCAAGGATATAACACTTCATTCATTTTATTTACATTATATAGTAAATTGATTTATGAGACAAATTATAAGAGAAAAGTATAGACAATGAAATTTGTTAATATGATAGAGTAAATGAAAAACCAAATGGTAGAAATAAATGATTCTGATATAGTGTTATTTACAGATTTAATAACTATTTATAAATATAACTTAAAAGATGTGCACAATAATGACAGAAAAATAGTATAGAAAGACTTTCTATTATTGTTCAAAAAGAGTTTCACTATATTAAGAAAAATGTTATATATTGACCAAAAGAAAAATATGTATAAAGTTATGATTTACAAAATGGATAGAACTATTTAGACGTTTTTATTATGTAATATTATACATAAATTAAAGATTTTATTTTAAGTAGTTTTCCAATTAATAATTATTAAAAAAATTGAATTAAAATTATAAATTATATTATAACAAATCAAAATGGAACATTCAATACTTGATTTGAATAGAGAAATTGTATTAAATGATTATCAGAGTGCTACAAAAAAAAATAAGGAACTATTTATTACTGGTGATGTAAAAGCCAGTAGTGAATATATATTTGTTAATCAAAAAGAAGATGCTACCATAATATGTAATAAATTTTACGAAACACCTATAAGAGTTATTAGTATTGTAAAGAAAACAAAAGTAGGTATGGATGGTCTTATGATTGAAATAGCAAAAAATATGAGTACACATCCTGATAATGATTTTGTTCTACATAGAAGTAATATATTCTTTATTACTGCGATGAGCAATATATCTTGGGAGGATGATATGAAAGATAAAATACCATCATGTTTCAAAGATAATGTATATCATCATGGTAAATTACAAAGATTAAAAACTAAATTAAGAAACATAAAAAATGCTATAATAATAAATGATGAAATTGATAGTGGTGATAAAGAGGACCAAAAATTACATCTAATATTGAAGGAAAGTGGTATATTAGATATGAAATATATGGAAGAAAATAATATTAGGTTTGTATTTGTTTCTGCTACGATGATAAATGAGTTGCGAGATTTATATAAATGGGGAAATAAACATTATACGCACCATATGACCATACCACATAATTATATAGGACATAAGGAGTTTTTAGAACTTGGTATTATTCAAGAATATTATCCAATTAATGATCATGAAACCGCTGAAAAATGGGTTCATGAAGATATTTTACAAAATTATGGTTTAGATTATAGGGTTCATATTGTTAGAACTGATGAAAAAAATAAAGATTTTATATTTAATGCTTGTATAAAAAATAACATAAATTTTAAAAATCATACGTCTGCCGACAGAATAAGTTATGAAGAACTATCCGATATATTTAACAATATTTCAAACCATTTAGTTATAGCTGTTAAAGGATTTTATCGTCGTGCTAATTTAATACCGAATGAATGGAAAAAGAAAATAGGTGCTACACATGAAAGACATGTTAAAAAATACGATACAAACGTTCAAGTTCAAGGATTGCCTGGTAGAATGAGTGGTTATTGGAAACAAGAAATATTAAACGGGCATAAAACAGGACCACATAGAACATCAATAGATGCTATAAATGAATATGAAGAATTCTATAAAAATCCTTTTGGAAAAATAAAATATAGCACAACAGGTTCAAAAAAATTATTTGTAAATCCAAAAAATATTCAAAATTTAGAAACCATAAATCACATAGACACAACAAATAAACGTATTCCAATTATTATACCTGTAAATGAAACTGATTTAATATTTACAACAAACAAAAGAAAAGAAAAAATAGAATATGTGGTGTGTATATTGAGTAATAATGAAACTTATACAAAATTATTTAATTTTATAAATAATCCACAAGTTGTTTGTGCTCAAATATCACAACCTAATACTAATAGTTCTTATAAAAAGCATATTACAGATGTAGTTAACGCCAGCATCACTAATACTCCATACAGTGTAGATTTGGTAGAAAAATACAAAGACAAAAATAATTGGCAACTATTTATTGACAATAGAGAAAAACGTTTATGTTTTGTTATATGGTCTATTAATGAAAAATTATATTAATTTTGTAAAAATATATTTTTGAATTCTTAAATATTTATTTTCTTTTTCATTAAAAAATCGGTATTCTTTATTTTCTAAATTATATTTTTCTTTTGTTAAATGCTTTATTATTGACAACCGAGGTCTTTTATATTGCGTATTAATTGCATTTATACGCAATATATGTTTAAATATATTAAATTTATGAAATGTATATATTTTTAAAAAAGAAATTTCATTATTAGATAATAATCATATATAGTTGTCTTCATAATCATACTACTCAAAAATCTGTGATTTAGCACTCGTTTCTTTTAGAAACCGTAGCGCTATTAAAGTCTGTCTTGAGCTCTTTCAAGCAAACTTAAAATGGTGACTTAATTCGGGCTTACGCCTTCTCCTAATTTAATGTTTGCTTTGAGGAGTTTTATGATATGAATGAATTAAAAAGCAAATTTTTATCCAAATTACATTGTTATAATACAGAGATTTTGTTCTTGAAAACCTATAGATTGAAAAAAAGTTAGAATAAATTTTAAAAGTAATAATAAAAATACCTGGTTATAATATTATATAGTTACCATATAATATTCCTCTTATAACATTGGTTATATTTTCTTTTAGTTTTTCTTGTGCTAATCCATATAATTTTTGTAATCTTGACTTTAACATACTAATCTTATGTTGCATAATAATTTTATTTAAAAAAAAATATTATATAATAAATATATGTCTATAACTTTATTTGGAACTTGTAGATTAAATAACATTTATAATCATAATAATTTAAATAATCTTATTAGCTATACTCATTCAACAAAAGAAGTTATACAATTTATTAATTTTTTGAAAGGTGAATTAAGTATTCCCGAACCATATAATAAATTATGTTTTAGAAGTGCTATATGTGAAAATAAATTTATAGATTATAATGATACATATAATAAACTTTTTATTGATACTGATATTTTTATCATGGAAATATGTAGTAATAAAAAATATATCCATAATGATTTTTATTTACATCATTTATGCGTTGATAAAAGGTTTAGTTGGTATAATAACAACACTCCTGATTATATTTTAAATAATTTTATAATTTTAAAACAAAGTGATGAAGAAATAGAAAATGATATTTTAGAAATACAAAAAATGTTATATCCTAAAAAACTTATTATAATTTCGCACTATAATTCAAAACAAAATGGCGAATATATAAATTCAAGAAATCATTTGATAAATTTATTGAATTGTATTTGTAAAAAATATGATATTCATTTTATTAATCCTACAATTGTATTATCTAATTATACTCAAGAAGAAGTTATATTAAGTGATTTAGGACATTATACTAGTTTTGGAATTGATGAATTTTCTAATTATATAAATAATTTTTTAAAATCGGCATTTTAAATATCTCTAAAGGTGTAAATGAAACAAATACATATACCAAAAATGGAAATTATATACAATATATATACAACAAAACAGTATATACAATATATATATATATATATATTGTATATACTGTTTTGTTGTATAAATGTGAAATTTTATTTATTAAACTATGAGAACCAATAATGAATACCACAATAATTTATCCAGTACAGAAAATTGACTAAGTTAATATAGTGTAAAAAATATTATAAGTTACAGATATTATAATAACGTACATGATATATTATGTAACAACAATATGGTCGATTAATTAAAAAAGATGATAAAGAGTAAAATCAATAAGTGGCGTTAATACTATACCAATATAATAAATATCTTACTATATTTAATGTGTATATAAAGATTGAAATAAAATATTAAATGATCTATTACATTGTAAACAGTACTTACTACTATATTTTAAATATTATTTTTCCTTCAGAAAAACAACTGGAATGTCCACTTTATTGGGGGCTTGGTACAGATTAATATTTTTTATAGTTATTTTAACAATTGAATATATAAATATATTTGATGCTTTATATTCTGGTTCACAAGTACTTTATTCAGAAAAAGAACATTTATTTAGAATTTTTGAGAGATAATATTAGGTCGGTATCACAGTGCTCAATCACATTGATTAAGTTTTTCAGTTCCAAAATGATATCAACTGTTGCTCTTAATCGTATGAATTAGTAAAAATATTCTTTTATTTTAAAAAAGAATATTTGTAAGTTTTTTAATGAGAAAATTGTTTTGAATACATATTGAATTACTAATTTTTGAAATAAATTTAAATTTACTTATAAAGTAAGAAATTTATTACGGCAAGTTTTCATAATCTTGAAAATATTGAAATCTAAAATGAAATAAAGACAATGTAGAATTATTAGTAAAATGCAGAAAAATCTAGAATCTGAACTTCAAAAAATGTTAGAAGAAATAAGACCGCGTTAATAAATATGACTCAGAAACTTGAAGATGTTCATACCGATGTGAAACGTCTTATTGTAATGCTTGAGCCAGTACACTCACATGCCGAGTGGGTAGATGGGTTGCGTGCTCGTTTGCATAGCATTTGACTTGTGCGAAACACACAACGTATTGAGTAAATACTTTAATCATAAAGTATTTTTATTAAATTTAATACACATTCAACACTTTTAAGAGCTCCTTCAACCCATCCCTGATTTATAGATACTGATTCACCAACAACAAACACATTTTCCATTGGATTTTGAGCGATCTTTATAAATTCACCCCGATTTTTATATTTTATATTATCAAGTGGTGTGTAATAATGTGTTCCTATATTCCAATAAAATTCTAAAATACTAGATAAATAAATATTTATTTCTACAGGAATATCAAGAGCTTTTTTAATAAGAGTGCAAAGTTTTGCACGATTCTCATCTGTATTTTCTAACCATTTTTTGAGATATTTGCTTGATTTATTATCATTGTAAGCAATCATGTATATGCCATTTTCAGGATCCATTGGTATTATTTTTTGTAAAGGCGGAGGAACAATTGTGTATCCCTTCACATATTCCTTAATAATCGGAATAGAACACTCTGAAAACTTTCCATATAGACGTAAAAATGGTTGACCTTTAATTCCTTTATAAATATTTTCTTTAGGAAGAAGTTTTCTAATGGTATCAATAGGTGTTGCTACGATAATCATATTACATGTGTAGAAGTGTTTATTCGTATATACAAAAAAATTATTATCAGATATTTTATCTATTTTTTCTACTTCACTACGCAAATGAATATTTTTAATATTAATTTTATTAATTAGAGTAATTAATAATTTTGTCCATGGAATAGAAAGTGCTGTCCAATTATCATAATTATCATTAAATCCATAATTGTACAGAACGTCATAAGCATCTTCTTTTTCATAATCAGAGTATCCAGAGCACGTTACAAAAATTTTATATTTTTCGATTCCTAATATCGATTCCGCATACTCTTTGAATGTTTTTTTACAAGGAGTATAACGTTTGCGCAATTTTATAAAAGATTCTTTTACACTACATAAACCAGCTAAAGTGTTTGAGTAATAATGTTTCGATAAAAATTCTTGACATGGTATTTCTAATTCGTGTAGTAGCTTTATTAGTAATTTATCTTTTCTTTTTCTACCAACACCTGCTCCTGTAACTACTTCAGTGCCTTCAAAGAATTGAGATCCGATTCTACCACCTATCCATTTTTGTTCAAGTATTGTTATATTACTGTTTGGATATAACATTTTGATTTTGTAAGCAGAGTATAAACCAGAGATACCTGCACCAATTATTATAATTTTTTTTCCTTGCATTTATTATGATGTACTTATAATAATAATTTACGTAAATTATAAATAAAAACTATAATATTATTGTCTAAATTTATTATGAAATTTTTAATTTATAAACAAAATTTTTGTATAAAACTAAATGGAATTTGAACAAGTAGAATCTACTTTAATGAACTTACACGAATGTTTAAAAAAACTTTCTATTGAAAATAAGGAAGATCACGATGGTTTAGAAGGTAATATTTATACTTACGATGGTATGAATACAGTGGAACGTATGAAGGATAAAATGATAAATTTATTTTATCTTGCAAAAGAATGCACCAATGATATTTTAGAAATAGGTTTTAATGCAGGTAATTCTTCACTCATTTTTCTTTTAGCAAATCCTAATGTAAAGATACATGCTATTGATTTATGTTGTCACGCTTACGTTCAACCGTGTGTCGATTTTTTAAATGAATTGTTTAACAATAGAGTCATTCTGTATAGAGGTGATTCTTTACAAATTGTCCCGGAATTAGATAGATCTTTGAGTGACACTATATCTTTATATCATATAGATGGTTATCATGCTCTAGAAGGAATTCAAGGAGATATGAAAAATTGTTATGATTTAGCAAAAAATGGAGCGTTTTTGGTAGTAGATGATGTACACATTGTTGATATTTTAAATGAAGCTAAAAAATACGAGTCTGATAATAAGATTATTCTATTGCCTCAAAAAATATTAAAAACACCCGAATGTTTTCCTCATTTAATCTGCTCTTATAATAAATAAATATATATAAATATTGTATTGGTGTTATTATATTTCTAAAAAATATTTCGTATTAATAAAATGAATTCAAATGTAAGGAAGATTATGATTATTGCGGCTGTATTGTGTATCTTCTTTGGTACTTTTTTTTCTATAAAATATTTTGAAGTTACAAGAGAAACTTGTAAAACTATTGTTATTATTATATTATCATTACTTATACTTCTACAAACTTTTGTTAAGGACGATCCAAAAGAAAAATGTAAAACTAAAAGAAAATGAACTATTTTTAAACTTTTACTTAAAATGAAATAAAGACACTATTAAGATGCAGTGTGAATTTTGTAAAGAATTCCAAAAGAGAATAGACTCTTTTCAAGAAGAAAATATTAATTTATTGTTAAAGATAAGTCTTCAGAATGATAAAACACAAGAAAAAATGGAAGAAATTCACACTGATGTGAAACGTCTTATCGTAATGCTTGAACCAGTTCACTCTCACGCAGAATGGGTTGATGGATTGCGTTCCCGATTGCATAGTATCGGAATAATGCGAAATACACCAAGAATTGAGTGACTCTAAATAAAATTATAATTAAGTATGAATATTTTTAAAAATATTCATAATAATAAATGGAAACAGACTCAAATTTATTGAGAACAATAGGAATTTTTAACGAAACTGAATCATATTTGATGTATGAACAGATCATTAAAGCATTATCAGAACCAATTGTAATTAAGGCTTTAAAAGAAGCAAACGAATATCTTAATATAAATTATAATGGTTGGTTTATTGTTAGTCGCGGCGGTGATGCACTCAATTATTATTATCCAGTAAATGGGTATATACCAACTAATGATTGGGATTTTGGGCTAATGAGAGTTCCAAATTCACAAATAGATTTTACAACTTACACAAACATAAGTAAATGGTTATCAGAGTGGATGATAAAACTAGCATCTGATTTATCAGATCATTTTGAAAAAAATGTGAATACAAAATACAATTTATTAAATAATACTTTTTATTATAAAAAAAGTAGTTTTCCTCGTTTGCATCATATAGAATTTGAATACGTATATCGTAAAGAAAAAATGAAAAATATTATTATAGATGTTATGGTTTATGGAAACGGACTAGAAAGAAATAGTATACCTAACATAAAAGGGTGGGAACCTAAATTTACATATGATACTTTATTACGTTTTTATGATAAAATGGATCAACAAGGAATTCCAAAAAAATCACATATAGATATATCACCTAATATAATCTCGCATATCATGAATCCACAAAAAAGATATTATAATAATACGTTTGAATTAATAGTTCAGGATACAAGATCTGGTATGTATTATATGGCACCAGGTGATTTATTATCAGATACTTTAATTATGATATGGCAAAGTATTACAAATAAGGATGTTGAAATGAAAAAGAATAAATTACCACAATATTTAATAAAATATAGCGTTTTGTTAGATGCTATAAATAAAATGATAAATATATGTCCAAAAAAATCATGTGAGAAGATAACTCAATATATATTGACTAGAAATACAGACAATACTAAATCGTTAATTGTCACTGAAGAACCTGTTATGAAAGAATTTTATTCAGAAACATTTTTACAAGATACATCCATATGGGATAAAATACCTTCTAATAAATTAACAGAAATTATTTTATATTTAAAAATGTACATAATGATTTTCAACATATTTTTAGACACATCTCGAATTCCTTCAATTAACAGACGTTCTCTAACTAATTCACAATTATATTCATTAATAGAAGCATATATGTTACTAAAAGAAATGGATATAGAGATGGCTTCTTTAACAAATAGCCAAATAATTGAGATCTCAAATATAAATTTTGTTGATACATCAATATATGATACAATTTTTCTTATATTGGGTATAAGAATACTTATACCTTTAATTACTCGAACAAATACTCTCAATGAACTGAGCAAAGAAAAAATAATAAAAATAGTAAAAAGTTTTATAAAATACCAGGAAACAAACAATCCCGAATATGTTTTAGGGAAGTATCAGTTAACAAAAGAAGATCTAATTGACCCTGTAGAATTAGAATCAATTTTTGATAGTATAATCATAGAATAATAAATACTAATTATAAAAATAAAATAAATATATAATATAAAATGACTTACACTACAACACAAATTTTGGGTGACACTCAAAGCAGACCACCAAATGCAATATTTTTTGAACAAATTATTAAAACATTAGCAGAACCTATTGTAATTAAAAATTTGAGAGAAGTAAATGTATCTCTTGAGAGAGATTATAATGGTTGGTTTATGATTAATCGTGGAGCTGATGCACTTAATTATTATTATCCAATAGATAAATATATTCCTACGCATGATTGGGATATTGTGCTGATTAATGTTACAACAAATAAAATATTAAATACCGAATTTTTAATAATGAATGAAGTGGTAAAAACATTTTTAGAATATCTCAAAGATAAACTTAATGAGTTTTTTAAAACATTTGTTCTTCCATTTGATGATTCTAATATTAATCCTGTAAATCACAGTATAATTCAAAAAAGAAATAGTATAATATTTACTTATACATATAATCTTCAGAGACTTCATACATTAACATATAATTATACTGATATTAATGGAAATAATAAGCATGGAGCTATTCTAGATTTATATATGAATAATATTATTGATGATATAAATCCAAAAAAGAATCCTGAAAAGTATAAAACAAAGTTTACTAAAGAATCAATACATCAGATATATATGGATAGAATAAAAATACTCTCCGAACTATCAAAAAGAAATAAAAGTCCTCTAACTATAAGTAAAATTCAAACAGATGTAGTAAAGTATATTCAAGGTCTATCTACAAAAAGTGGTGGAACTTTATATCGTAACTCGATTGAATTAATAGTTAAAGATGAAAAGTCAGGTATATATTATATAGCACCGGGAGATCTATTAACTGATACAATGAATATGATATATCTAAGCGCAAATGACTTGGTTCCAAAGACAAATAATAAAATTGCAATATATCTAGCAAAATATGCAACTCTTTTAGATGTTATTAATGACTTTATTGAGTTATGCCCTGATGATTCTTGCGAAGAAATAAACAAATATATAATAAAAAGAAATACTGATAATTTTAAGTGTGTCTCTGAAGAAGAAATAAACACATTGTTCAAAAAATTTTATATTTTATCAGATGATTATTTTGAAAGAATATCTAATCGTAAAAAATGTGAAATGTTTACAATATTATCGTTTATTGCAAAATAAATATTTCAGAATATAATTATCATAGATGTTTATTTAATTATAATTCGGAACCACGTTTCTGACATTAAATGTATACTATATTATAATCTAACAGCAATTGACATAAAAATTTTATATATATATATATATATATATATATTAAGTATTTTGCTGGTTGCTTTTATTCTTGACCGTAAAGATTTATAATTTATCAAAATATAATTATAAAAGTTTTAGCTTAAGTACGAAAATATTGTTCTTTTCTGCTAAAATAATTTAATTTTAAATTATTTTCTCGCGACGGATAATAGATTATTTATAATTTTACCGTCTGCGCCGTCCGCGCCGTCCGCGCCTTTCCAATTGTTGCCATCTATATCCATCAACATTCCAAAACCAGTCCCCAGGTTCAAAAGGAGGAGCTAGAGTGGGAGCAGGATGTTCATAATGAACTCCTTGAGGATTATCTACACTCATCCATCCATAAATTGGTTGTACCCATTCTCCACCCATAAACATCCAGCCACCTGCTGTCCAATTGACTCCAGGTGATCCCTGCCACCAATTAGGCCAATCTGGAGACGGTGAAGGTTCAACCAAACGTTGCCAATTCATAGTATGATTATTCCAAACCCATTGTCCATCCTGCTCAGGACCCACAGAAGGATAAATACTAGGAGGAGGTTGAGTAGGAGCAGGATATGGATAATGGACTCCTCCCGGATTCCGCCGTCCCCACCATCCATTAACTGGTTCTACCCATTCTCCATTTACAAACATCCAGCCACCTGCTGTCCAATTGACTATAGTTCCAGGTAGCCCTTGAAACCAATTTGGCCTTCCAGAAGGTACTAATAGCGATGCTCTTAGCGATTCTCTCATTGTTGCCATTGCCGCACCTTGCCCGCCGAGTCGCCTACAAGCTTCATCTTGCCCGCCGAGTCGCCTACAAGCTTCATCTCCAGGCGGAAGAGCAGGTACTAATAGCGGAAGAGCAGGTGCTGCTCGACCGAAAAGCCTGGGCCTTTCCAATCTTTCCCATCTATGTCGTCCACCATGTCTATCAATATACCAATACCAGTCCCCAGGTTGGAAAGGAGGAGCTAGAGTGGGAGCAGGATGTTCATAATGAACTCCTTGAGGATTATCTACACTCATCCATCCATTAACTGGTGGTACCCATTCTCGATTTACAAACCTCCAGCCACCTGCTGTCCAATTGACTCTAGGTCCAGGTAGCCCTTGAGGTTCTGCTCTGGCAGCTGTTTCTAGTGCATAAGCTCGTCTTCTAACCTCTCCATCAACTCGTTCCCATCTATCAATATACCAAAACCAGTCCCCAGGTTCAGAAGGAGGAGCTAGAGTGGGAGCAGGATGTTGATAAGGGAGTCCTCCAGGATTATCTACACTCAGCCATCCATAAATTGGTTCTACCCATTCTCCACCCACAATTATCCAGCCACCTGCTGTCCAAGTGGGTACGGGTCGAAGTCGTTCTTGTCTAGATGCTTCTTGTTCAGCTAGTCTACGAGCTTCTGCTTCTTCTTCAGCTCTACGAGCTTCTGTTTCGGCTCTAGCTGTTTCTTCTCTAGCTCGTAGAGCTGCAGCTGTTTCAGCTGCAGGGTTTTCAGGGACGATCCTCATAGCCTGAAACCAAAGGTCTCGTCTACGTTCTTCTTCAGCTCTACGAACTCGTTCTTCTGCTTCTTGAGCTCTAAGAGCTCGTTCTTCTCTAGCAGCAGCTGTTTCAGCTGCAGCTAGTCTACGAGCTTCTGCTTCTTGAGCTCTAAGAGCTCCTTCTCTACGAGCTTCTGCTTCGGCTCGAACTCGTTCTTCTCTAGCAGCTGTTTCAGCTGCAGCTTCTAAAGCTCGGGCTCTTTCTGCTTCTTCTTCAGCTCTACGAGCTCGAACTCGTTCTTCAGCTCTACGAGCTCGAACTCGTTCTTCTCTACGAGCTCGAACTCGTTCTTCTCTACGAGCTCGAACTCGTTCTTCTCTACGAGCTTCTGCTTCGGCTCGAACTCGTTCTTCTCTAGCAGCTGTTTCAGCTGCAGCTTCTAAAGCTCGGGCTCTTTCTGCTTCTTCTTCAGCTCTACGAGCTCGAACTCGTTCTTCTCTACGAGCTTCTGCTTCGGCTCGAACTCGTTCTTCTCTACGAGCTTCTGCTTCGGCTCGAGCTCGTTCTTCTCTAGCAGCTGTTTCAGCTGCAGCTAGTCTACGAGCTTCTGCTTCTGCTTCTTCTTGAGCTCTACGAGCTCGAGCTATTTCTTCTCTACGAGCTTCTGCTTCGGCTCGAACTCGTTCTTCTCTAGCAGCTGTTTCAGCTGCAGCTAATCTACGAGCTTCTGCTTCTTCTTCAGCTCTACGAGCTCGAGCTATAGCTCTTTCATGAGCTTCACGAGCTCGACGTCTTTCTTCATTAGCAGCTGTTAAAGCTCGTTCTCTTTCTGCTGCACCTCTTTCCCAGGCTAAGAGTCCAGCAGAGCCTTCACGTAGGCCATAATAATCCCTAAGACGTCGTTCTTCTTCATAATCTCCTCTATTTCGAGCTTCTTGAAGTTGAGCATAATATCCAACAATTGGAACAGGAGCAGGTCTTGGAGCAGGTCTCGGAGGCGAAGCACGTCTAATTGGTACAGGAGCAGGTCTTGGAGGCAAAGCACGTCGTCTATCTCGAGCTTCTCGAAGAAGTCGAGCATGATATGCTTCAATAGGTACAGGATCAGGTCTTGGAGGCGAAGCACGTCTAATTGGTACAGGATCAGGTCTTGGAGGCGAAGCACGTCTAATTGGTTCTCCAAGAGGCACAGGCCATTCTTCCCAACTCGGTTCTCGAGCAACAGGAACACCAGGATCATCTTCATGAAAAACTTGCCAACCTGTTTCTCGAGTTCTTGCTGCTAGTCGTTCTCTTTCTGCTTGTTGTTGTTGTGCTGCCCTTTCGCGGAGAGCTTCTATTCTTAGTCTGTCTTCTAAAATTAATCCAGGTTCACGAGCCTCTACAGGAGCAATTACACGAACTTGAGGAGCAGGAGCATCCGCAATAGCCGGAGGTATTACTCTTATAACCGTTCTACATAATGGACAAAGAGGCACACCCGTAGCAGATCTAATCAAATTTTGACTACATTCTGTATGAAGATAATGACGACACTCTAAAACGCTTACCTGACCTACCATGTCATCCATGCATATAGGACACTCCTCTGGTACAGCTTCAGCTTCTGCGTGTGCTTCTATTGCCCTTTCTAGCGCAATTACTCGCCCTTCTCTAACCTCTTGTTCTTCAATTGCAAATGCAATTGCTGGAGCATCTCCACCCGCTTCTGCGCGAGCTCTTTCTCTTTCTCTTCTATCTGTTTCATATATTTTTGCCTCCTCTTGAGCTGCAAGAGCTACAACATTTCCGTTTTCTCTAATTAATTCTAAATAACCAGCACACTGTACTCTTAGTTCGTCCCATCCTGGTCCTTGATAACGAGTGTTTAAAATTCTTTCAACAAATCTTGCTGTATCTCTTATTCTATCTGGTTCTGGTGTAAAAACTCCAGAAACTCGTTGAGTAGTCATTGGACATTCTAATGGACCCCTATTTCGACGTATTCTAAACCATTCTCTTATTGCAGATTCTGAATATGTTGGACGATTAGCACCTGCTATGCTTCCAATAGAAACTGGCTGATCAGAAATTAACATTGCAGATATGTTACAAATTAAATTATCGCGTTCATCCTCTGCTTCTTCTAAAAGCTGTGGTTCTTCATTTGGTTCTTCATTTGGTTCTTCATCTGGTTCGTCACCAGAACCTACTCGTCTTGGATACATCAACCTTGAAAACGTTAAACCACCACCTCTCAAGTAAGGATGCTTTTCATGTACGTCTCTTCTAGTATTTAATAAACCACCACCTCTCAAGTAAGGATGCTTTTCATGTACATCTCTTCTAGTATTTAATAAACCACCACCTCTCAAGTAAGGATGAATTTTACGTGTGATTACATTATAATAATATGTTTTACCGTCTTTACCCTTTTTTTCTTTCCACATCATTTTATTTATATTATAAAATATTATTATTTTTTTTTATTTTATATCCACGATTTTGTACACATTTTTGAAGCTCTCGAAATCTTTGTTGTAGTTGTGGTTTTTGATAACTGCTGAAATTAAGAGAATCACGAGGTTAAATCTAACTATTTGTTATCGTGCATAACCCTATCCACAAACGCGACAAACGCTCCAGGTGTGTTTAGTAAACGAATCCTCTCATTTTGGTCAAGATTTTGAAACAATTGAATTATCTTTTTGCGATCTTTTATAGGTAATGTTTCTAGATATTTAACTTGTCCTAGTTGTTGAGCTTCTTCATATCTTTTTCTTTGAGATTCTTTTTCAGCTTCCCTTTCATCAAATTCAGCTTGTCGAAATAAGTGCAATATACGAGTGAAAGGTTGTCCTTGGTTTTTTGATATTACTCGACGCAGTAGATTCCTCTGTGGAAAGGAACCGGCTAATTCTAAAATTTCGAGCTCGTTTTTTGCTTCTTCTTCTTTTTCAGCTTGTCGAAATAAAACCAAAATGTTACTAAAAGACTCTCCTTCATTGTTTGATATTACTTGCTGCATTAGATTCTTCTCTGTAATTGATCCTGATTCTAAAATACGTTTAACCTCTTTTTCTCTTTCTTCTTTTTCTATTCTTTTTTGTATTGCTTGTAATCTCTTTTCTCGCTCTTCTCTTATCCGTTGTTCTTCAAGTGCTTCAAGTGCACGCTCAATTTCTCGCTCTTCTCTTATCCGTTGTTCTTCAAGTGCACGCTCAATTTCTTGCTCGTCTCTTACCCGTTGTGCACGCGCAATTCTTACCCTTTGTTCTTCGGATTCTTCAAATGCATCCTCATAATCTTCGGGTTCTTCAAGCTCACGTTCATCCTCTTCTTCAGGTTCTTCAAATGCATCCTCATAATCTTCTGGGTCATCCTCATAATCTGCTACTTCTAAAATATCAGGTTCTACTGGTACCCTAGGATGCACTCTTGAAAGTGTTAAACCACCACCTCTCAAGTAAGGATGAATTTTACGTGTTATTACGTTATAATAATATGTTTTACCGTCTTTACCTTTTTTTTCTTTCCACATTTATAGTATAAAAATATTAAAAATATTAATTTTCATTTACCTAAAATAATAGTGTTCTGTTGTTTGTGCAAATAATTATTTTTTTCTTTATTAATTTAATTTAATCTGAACAAAATTTATTTCCAACCATTTTCCATATTATTCCACCAACAACCCCAGCTATAGCTCCTACTGCGTGACCAAGTAATGATGATCCTTTAGAATTTTGAACAGTTGGAGTTACAACAACTCCAATAATAGAAAGAACAATCATTAAATCTAATCCTCTTTTTGTTGTAAGTTCCCAAGACATAATACCAAAAAGGATTCCAGAAAGACCAATTGAACATTTTAGTTCTGAAAATAATGTATGAGCGAATACCTCTGTTACTGTAGTAAAAATTAGTAAAAAAACGATTAAACATCCAAATTTTTTGGGTCCTAATTGTTTCTCTACTCTTGCCAAATTATATAACGCAAATAAGTTTGCGATAAGATGAGATGGTTCTAAATGAACAAAATTACTTAAAAATACTGACATTAAATTTTTATCACATGGGATTGTTTTTATTGCTGTAGTAATATATAAGGCGAAAACAATAACAACTGAAACAGCAATGAAAAGAGATACTTGTATATCTTTAAAATGAGTAAATTCCATTTTTTTCTTTTTCGCAAGATTTTTTTATCATGTATATATAAAAATGAGTGATAGTGATACAAAGGAATCTTTTTGCGGTGCTTGTGCAGCTGTACCTTTAGCATTAGTAGGAGCAGGAGTAGCTGGGGCAGGATCTAAAAAAAAAGGTAGTAACAAAAAAACAAAAAACATTCTACTTTGGGGTGGCCTGTTTATAACTTTAATTTCAATAATTATAGTAATATTTTATTTAACAAGATGCAAAACATGTAATTCTTAATACTTCTTATATCTGGATAAAGATATAAGAAAAATTCTTTTAAGATACTATCTTAGGTAGTACCTCATCAGTGTCAATAGTTGGAATTAATATATCTTCAACCATATATTTCAAGAAGTTATCCTGCGTTTCTCTAATTTTTTCATCAAGACCTGATTTTTTGCGAGCATCCATATACTTTTCAAAATATTTTTCCTTAAAATCAGGATATTCTTCGTCTTTCTTGACCAAAGCAGCACGTGTTTTTAAAATAATCTCCCTAACCTCATTCATCTTTTTCAAATGCTCAAAAAAAGTCCAAGAAAGTTGTGCTTTCTTTACACATAATGTAATGTACTCTTCATAAGGATCATTTTGTGGATCATTCAATCCATCGTCATTTTTGGCTTTCTCTGATTCTTCAAGAAGAGCCTGTTCTCGTTCTTTAATCTCTTTAATTGTTTTCTGTTCCTTATTCTTTTCTTCCTTAATATTTTCAGAAATAGATTTTGTTGTTTCCTTTCGAATATCTATTTCAGTCATTTCAGCTGAATACTTTGAAGAAAAAGTAATAGGAAAAGGACGTCCTACGTATAAATGATATAATTGATGATAAGAATCTACATTACGAATTAAAAATTCAGCACGTTGTTCAGCTTCAACTTCAGTTGCATACGTACCACGTATTTTTGCAAAACCAAATACTCCATTCTCATTTGGAGTTGCACCCTTTGCTGGGGTAAAAGAAATAAGAGCAATATTTTGCATAGGTATAGCAGGATCAGCGTATGTGCGATCAACAGAAGGAAACTTTTTAATAAAATCTGTATTATTAAGTACTTTCATAGCTTCTTGTGTTTCTTCATTTGTAAGAACTGGTTTTCCTTGATCTGGTCTCCACTTATTATCAAGATCTCTGTCTGAAGGAGAAGTAAGTGAATTTTCCTTTTCCCATTCAGGATGTTGCAGTTGTGCTTCCATTTTTGTGAAATAAACTTAATCTTTAGATTATATCTTAATCAAGTATATATTTCAGAATCTCCGTTTTCACAATAATCATGCTTTATAGGAATTTTTGAATTATAAATTCCTTCTTCTTCCATCTTTTTAAGTAAAGCTTCAAAAATACGATTAAATTTTTCTGTATGACCTATCTCATCACAAATTGCATGGCTAAGTTCATGAGCTATAACATAGATCAAAGTATTATCGTCATAATATTTTCCATTGTCATCTTTAAGACATATATATACCTTTTCTTTATTAATCGTATAACTTTTTTCACCTCTATACAATTTTATATTTTTCATAATATTTTTTTCATTAAGTGTTTTTAAAGGTTCTTCCCAGTCTTTTTTATTTTCGAAAAAAAGGTCAAGATTATCTTTTAAATCTTTTATTTTTGGATCATCTTGTGTATAATGTTCATGTATCTGGTTATAAATTATCCAACCAGTTATAAAAATTAGCAATCCTGCTAAGAAAAAAGAAGCGGTTTTTGTTATAAATCCAACAACAACAAATATTATAAAGACTCCTACAAGAAGTAATATTACTTTTATATTTTTAGTAATTGCAAACATTTTGTTATTAGCTAGAAATATTTCAGTTAAGAATATTATCTTCTCCAATTCCATATAAAAAATGATATATACGGCTAGATATTTTGTCACCAACCCTTCTATTTTTTCCAGTGGTCAACTCGAAAGTAAGATCTGAAAGTAATTTTTCTCTAAGATGTTCAGGAATGATTTCGTATTCTTTTACAAGATGGCTAACACTTGGATATTTTTCAACTATTACTGATGATACTTTTTCGGTAACTTGCGGAATAAGAGAAAGTTGAGTTATAAACCAATTTTTTGCAGTCATATTTGCCTTTTTGCTTTTCTTCAAACTAGCTACATAATTGATATCTGACTTCTTACCATTCTCGTCTCGAAAATATGTATCACCATCTTTATCTAATTTATCGTGAAGTTTACAAAGAAACTCAACACTTTCATCTATTGTGATTGTCTTATAAACTTTAATTCCATCTCGTAGCTGAGTATTTACAAGGCTTCCTACAATTGTAGATACTGGTAAACCTCCAATCTTTGCAGAAAGTGGTTTGTCTAAAGTACCTTCTATTAAATACATTATTCTTTCTTTAGAAATTGTACCTAGAAGACGAGCTTTTTGTTCTCTACACCTCCCATCACAAATACTTGCTTTTAAATCATTCACTGTTTTCCTTTCAATTATTAAAATAGTTTTACCTTCGATTCTAAATAAAATATCACCAATTTCAAGTTGTTCAACTACAATAGAATGAACACTTTGAAGCTTTTGAATCAGTTCATGTTCTCTATTATCAACAACAAGTTCAATGCTCATTATTTAATAAATATACACAGTTCCTTAAACGAAATTGAAATTTAATAAATATTTTTAAAGTAAAGTAAAATGTCTTATAGAGAAGAAGGAAAAAATGCTTTAAGCACTATCCTAAAACAAGAACAAAATATTCGCATAATTGAAAAACATATTTATGATACATCAAAAAAAGAGTGTGTAGATGAAGAATATATAGAGGAAATATATAGACAGAATCTTTATCAAACTATTGGAGATATTCTGGATGGCAACAAACTATCTAATATGGTTTTGGAGATCAAAAATTCTAGGTTAGGATGGAATCATTTTACTTTTAAAGATATGCAAAATATGTTGGACGAACAGAATGATTTCATAGAAAACCCTTTTGCGGTTGAAGAAGGAGTTTTAGAATGCAAATCACGTGATAAGGATGGAGTATTGTGTGGAAGCAAGAGAGTTTTTAGTTATCAGAGGCAAGTAAGAAGTGCTGATGAACCTATGACAACTTTTGCTAGTTGTTGCAAATGTGGAACTAAATGGCAATATTCTGGATAAAAATAAACATGAATATATTTTGAACAAAAATAATGTCGTAAATAAGAAAGGATGGAAAAACTTTGTGAAAATCTTGTTTATACATACAACACAAATTTTCTAGATAATGAACCAATTGAGTTAAAAAAAGCTTTTTATAACGAAACAAAACGTGTTTTAAAAAATCCAGAATGTATAAGAGGACGTAAAGTTCTCAATACTCTTATTGAGAATCATTTTGAAAAACAAAAACCACAGCCAAAATTTATCGGAGGACCACAAACTCTTACAATGCACATCAGTAAAATACATCAAAAAATTATATACATATTTGGAGAATATCACTCAAAAGATATGGAGTGTGATGAAAGATTTAAAAAAGCAAAAAATGAAGAGTGGGGTTCAAATAAAATGTCTGTTGAAGATTTTTTTTATAATCTGATTCTTACAACAGATGTTTTTATTGACTTTTTCTTTGAATTTCCAGCGTATAGTAAGGATTTAAATAAATATACAACAATGCAAATAGGTGGTAATCCTGAACTACGAATGCAAAAACTTTTAGATTACTTTAAAAAGTGTGTGCAATATTCTACTCGGTCTTATGAAGAATGTAAATTAGCAAGAGTTCATTATTTTGATATCAGGAGAGAAGATAATAAAGAAGGAAGTTTAAAAAATACCGTTTTGTTAGAATTGTTTAAATATAAAGTCTCTTTTATAATGAAAAGAAAACGAAAAAATGAATGGGCACAAGAATTTAGAAATCTTCTTTCTCAAAACCGAGTTTTTATAATGATTATGAAAGGTTTATCAGAAAAAGATAATAATATATTTTTAGATTTTTGCATGACATTTTTTATTCATTCAAATAAGTTTATAGTAAAAGAATTAAAAAAAGTTAATCCAGATATGCAAGATCTTATATTGAATTTTATTAGAAAAGAATTTTTAGAAAAAACAAAACAACTTAGAAAAATGTGGCAACATAATATACCAATTATTTTTAACTATTCTCATAAAGATAAAGCTTTTGTATTAGCAATTAAAACTATAGTTTCAGATAAAATTATTGTTCCTATGTCTCTTGTTGCAGACACATATGCTCTTGCTCGTATATTAAAAAATTTTGATATGAAGGATATGGAAAAAGCATATACAGGTGCAACCGACCAACCCAGCAAAGCTCATAATATAATAATTTATACAGGTGATTTGCACGCTCAAACATACAGAAAATTTCTTGATAGTATTAATTTTACTCAAATCGCGCGCTCTGGAATTTCAAGTTTCGAAAATATTACATGTCTTAATATGAAAACAATTCCACAACCTTTATTTTCTGTATGGCCTAAATAAAATTTATTTTATAAAATAAATTTTTTTATATAAAGGATATTTTGTATGTGCATATGTACATTTGACAAAGTATATAAATATTTTTTTGGATCAAAAGATAAATTTCAAAAAAAGACATGTGAGTATGAAGCGTCTGTTATATTAGAAGAAATCCAGGTCAATAATCTTTTATCAAAAGAGGAAGAAGATTCATTTGAAATTTTATGACTGCTGTTTATCTAACCAATTAACATAAACACCTAGAGTATGGTTATTAATAATAGATTTCCAATTATCAGTAAAATAAATTGCATCACCGCAATGATTGTAAATAAAAGGGTTTTCAGGATCATCAAAGTTTGGAGATACAGCAACTGGAAATGTTGGCGCAACATCAGAAGTATTTACAACTCGATATAAAGGAAGTTTATAGTTCTTTACCAAATCGCAGAATTTATCATCACCTACTCGAGGAGAAGCAAAATTATATACAATTGTGTTGTACCCTAATATTTTTAAATCTAACCCGCAAATAGTTGCAATTGCTCCTCCCAATGAATGACCCCCGATAAATACTCGAGTTGGCTTTAGTTCTTTAAGCTTATTTATAAGATTATTTCTGAAATTATTGTACACTTCAAGAAAACCACTATGAATATTTGGAGAATTTTTTGAATTATTAAGAAAGAGTGCATGTTGTTGTTTCATTTTGTTACTTTTTGGGAAAGATGTTTGTTGATAAGTAAAATTTTGCATCCATTCTTGCGGTTTCATAGTTCCTCTAAAAGCTATATAGGCTATATCATCGTTACTCCACAATACACCAAAAATAGGGTTTTTATTTGAGTCGTACATTAACAATTCATTTTTTAAAGTATGTGGTTCTGTAAATGGTTCATTAACTGCTCTTGAAATACGTACAATTAAATCCGCTAAAAATCTTGCTACTTTAATATTAAAAGTTGTATCTTTTTGATCTTTTTGTTCAAGAATAGGTAAATCAACAATTTGTGCAAGGCAATAAAATTCTCCGCATTGTAGTTTATTATAGATTGGTGTTTCTAAAGCTTTCTTGTATTTTAACCACTTAAAAAGTAGATACAACACTGCAATTATAAACAAAATACCAATTAATGATAGTATTATCATAAATATTAATAGAAAAATATTCATTTATCTTAATAAAAGATTTTTTTAAAAATAAAGATGAAATTTCTATCTAAAATCATGTTTACAACACAAAAATGTCTACAGATACGTCTTTGATCACGTTCAAAACTATCTCAAATTTCACCAATGATTTGGGTGATGTATTTAGTGAGAAACATAGGCCATTGAAGTTATACTCTCACTTGATTAACAAAACAACACTCGCTCACGACTTGGCGATTCAAAAACATATTGATGCATTTAGACTTTTTTGCGTAGCCAATCGTGAAGCAATCTCTAACTCATCTTCAAAGCTTTCTAAAGAAAAGATTGTATATTCGAAGCGTGTATTTATTAATATGAAAGATATTTTTAATATAGCTGATGCGGAAACAACTAGGGTTATTTGGAAACATCTTCTCACTATTTCAGCTCTAGTAGATCCGGCAGGTAAGGCTCGTGAAATTTTGAAAATGCAAGCAGAAAACGGTGAGGGAGGAGAAGAAATCAATTTTTTGACAGATATTATTTCTAAGGTAGAAGCTAATGTCAATCCTAATTCAAATCCAATGGAAGCAGTTACTGCAATTATGCAGTCAGGAATTTTTACAGATCTTGTTAGTGGAATGGGTTCCGGATTACAGGATGGAACTCTTGACCTCGGAAAGCTAATGGGCACTGTTCAAAAAATGGTTACAAAACTCAGTGATGATGCTGGTGATCACGAAGGAGGAGAACAGGCAATGAATATGATTAACACTATGATGGGTAGTTTAAATGCCGGATCAAAATCTCCATCTAATGACGGAACTCCTCAACCAATGCCTGATTTGGCAGGTATGCTAGGTCCAATGATGGCAATGATGGGTGGTGCAGGAGGAGGAGGTATGCCTAATTTGGCAGGTATGGTAGGTAAATCTGGAGGTAATAATATTGAACAACAAATTGAAAAACAAGTTGAAGCAGCTAAGGCGTCAGGTCAACTCTCTATATCTTAATTTTATTGTAAACAAACAATAAAATTGAACAAATAGATAAAATAGATCAAAAAGAAGAAGATAATAAATAAAATGGAAGAGAAATGCAACGACTGTTATTCCATATTTAGCAACGAAAAATCATTGCTTCGTCATAAAGAAATAGCTAAATATTGTCAACAATACAAACATATTATTTTTACATGTAGCAAATGTTTATTTTCAACAAAAGGAATTAAAAATATAAACTTGCATATTGAATCGTGTAATATTAGTTTATCACAAAATCTGGATGATCCTATTTCATCTTTTCAAAAAAAAGTTTTAGAATTAGAAGAAGAACTTAAAAACTTTAAAAATACGAGCTTCGAACTCAAAGAAAAACTTTCAACACAAATACGTCTAGAAAAATTTAAAAATAAAATCTATAGTCATCTCATTGAAGAAAACACACACATTAAAATTAGTGATATTCTGACAGAAGAAGAAGACGGGATACATGTATATAACGGAAATAGTAATATCCCTATATATATCCATGACATAATAAAAAATAAAGAAGGTTTTGTTATAAAAAGACTTAGTTCTCAAAAAGATCAAAATATAAAAATCTTAAAAAGAAGTCGAACAAGAGATAGTGCGAACAATGCAGTAGAAATATCAGAAGGTAAAAAGCAATCTTATAGATCTATAAAATCTTGTATACCAACTGTCTCAGAATGCAGTCTGCAAGATTTATCAATCAAATTTAATTTGGTAGATTCTAAAAATGAAAAAATTTTAGAAGGCTTTGGTAATTTGGAAGAAGCAAAAAAGAATTTTAATGAGTGTTTTGAGAAACTAAAACAGAGTAGAGTATATACTAAAATATTAGAAGATTTAGCTAGAAAGAGAATGAATATATTTGCAAGAATGCCTCTCAGCGATTATCAAAATTTAGTTTCCGAACATATTCGAACAATTGAAGATATTTTTCGGGAAAAAAATTATACTGATAAAAAAAGCATAGGTATAATTTCAAAAGGATTAACATCTCTAGAAAGTCGTTTAATATCTTATGGGAATTATACACAGTCGCATTTAGAAATTGACGAGATAGAAAAACTTGACAAAGTACTAGACTTGGGAAAGCAGTCTTCAAAACAATATACTGTATATAATAGTCTAACAATTTTTAACTGTTTTTATAATTATGGAGTTATATTATTTCCAATTAAAAAAAATTTGGAACGTTATCTTTTTAATACCTACGACCTTTGGAACATAATTTATCTTCCTCTTCCTAAAAATACAGATGATGATCCATATTCATTTTATGTTCTTGATAGGTTAAGTAAAGAAAAAAGATATTGGAAGATGGATTGTAGATTGGAGGATTTATCATCAAATTTAATATCAAATCTTCTCCCATATATGATAGGCATGTTTAGAAAACTGTACCGAGATGTTTTTGGAGATAATGATTTTAGAAAAGACTATAACAGTAAGTGTCAAATAACAGAATGTGATTGTGAACAATTATTGCAAAATATTATTACTGTTGGTCAACCAAAAGATTTTTACAATATTGTTAGAACAATAGTTAAAAATAAAGCAACTTATACTCCTACAGAAAATGACAAATTTAATCTATATGGTGACGATTCTCTTCAGCGCAAAAGATTTCACGATAAGGAGGATATTGATCTAGTAGATATAATAAAGCAGCTTTTTGATGATATTAGCAGCGAAGAGGCAGTTGATTTTTACAGAAGTAGAACTATCTAAAATCAATATTCTTAATAATAAATAAATGGCTCCAAATCTTCGCAAAAGACAAATTTCAAATATGACGACTGAACCAGTAAAACGACAAAAAAATGATAAAAATATGATAGATAAAACGAAAGAAGAATCCGAGAACTCTAACGAAGAATCTGACAATTCTATTGAAGAATCAGATGATGGCAGTGAACAGTTTGGAATCAATATTGATTGTGATCTAGAAAAATTAAAAGATCTAAACAAAGAAGCTTATACTAATCTATGTGCTGTTAAACAAGAAATAGCTAATACAGAACCAGATGTAAAAAAACTATTACTCACACCTATGCGTTTGGAAGATAGAGTGAAGTTATGTCAGTACTACGAAATATACAAGATGCAAACCCCAAATACAAATGAATGGCTTGAATGTCGAAGTAGATATAATGTTATGTTCAAAGAATATAAAGCTGGTTACGAACAATCAAAAAAATATTCTGCTGAAGATATAGAACGTATGAAACAAGACGAAGATAAATTTACCGGATTTGATGCTCAATTAGCATTAAAATATAAAATTTTGAACTTGGAAACTAGAAAAGAAAATAAAGAAGTAATTTATAGAAGATACGAAGAATTCTTGTCTCTTGAATCAACGGATGATGAGTTTGGTAAATTGAAACATTGGCTTACATGGGCAACCGATTTTCCACATGACAGAGTAAAAGAACCTATAGTTGAAAATATAACTGAATTTATTAAAAAAGCAAAAATGCGATTGGACAAAGAACTGTACGGAATGGAAAAAGTAAAAGAGCAGATTCTATTGTTTTTATCTGCAAAAATGCAAAATCCAAGTATAGTAAATGCAAATCTTGCTTTAGTTGGTCCTCCAGGTACAGGTAAAACTTGTATATCAAGATTGATTGCAGAAATAATGGACTGGGGATTCGCACAGATCTCTTTTGGAGGAGTTGATAAAGCAGATTTTCTAAAAGGACACGAATATACATATGTAGGTGCTCAACCTGGTGAAATAGTAAAATGCATGAAAAGAATGGGACACAAAAACGGTATCATCTTTTTGGACGAGCTAGATAAAATATCTGACAACCCTGAAATTCGAAGCGCTCTCTTACATATGATTGATCCAACACAAAACATTGATTATCATGATAACTTTTTAGGAGGAGAAATTAGCATAGATTTGTCTAAAATTTGGTATATTGGATCGATGAATAGTCCACCTGTTGATGAAGCTTTAGCAGATAGATGGTGGATTATTAATGTTGAAGGTTACGGAAGAAGCGATAAAATCAAAATAATACAAAATTATCTTCTCCCAAGAGCTCTCAAAAATTGCGGTTTACCTACAAATTCAGTACTCTTTGAAAATGGTTCAGCTGAATATTTAATAGGAAGAGTATGTCGAGCATATGACAAAGGTGTTAGAACTATTGAAAAAACAATAAAAGATATTGTAAACAAGATTAGTTTTCTTGTAACTCATCAGAATGAATATGGTGAGTTACCTTTCAAAACTTCTTTTGAGTTAAAATCAAAAGTTTCTTTTCCAGTACTTCTGAATACAAAACTTCTTGACAAACTTCTTGAGGAACATGATTTAGATAATCTGGTCAGCATGATGTATATATGAATTAACTTAAAACAATTTTGTTTTAAGTTAACAAGATGGGAAATACTCCTTCTAGAAATGTTTCAAATATAGCTGCAAGAGTTTTTGCAAAAGTTGCTGCAAATATTATAGCTTCAAATGTAGTTACTATAGATGAATCACATTTAGTGAGTATAAATAGCGATTCACCATCAATAAATATGAAAGGTATGATATACAACCAAACTGTTATTTTAAATGGAAAAGAGTTGTTAAAGCAGATGACTACACAATCTGTACAAGAAGAATTAATAAAATCAATGACTCATTCTGTAAAATGTGTGTCAGATGCTATAAATCTAAATGGAGACTCGTATATTAAAAGTATTACAAACTCTTATCTCAATGCATCTTTATATATAATAAATAATATACAAAATATATGTTCTATAGTCATGTCAGATAATTGGTTAATTTGGATAAACAATAATAATGGTATTATAAACATTACAAACGCAACTATGTATCAATTAACAAAATTATTTTATGATTCTGTCGCAAATTCATTATCAACAAACGTAGCTTCACAGGAATTGCAAAAAATGATAGAAAATTCAAACAGATTTTTTTAATACATTTATGTCAAATTAATTATATCTAAAAAAATCATTATAAAAATATTTTATTTTGCAAAATATAAAATATAGTTATATAATAAATGATCGCGTTAATAATTATTATTATTATTGTTTCTATTATCCTTTTTATCCTTTTTAGTGTTTTGCTAGTAGCAAGCTTAAAAAATAAAAAAATAACATCAATAGATCCTAAAACTAAGAAACATGATAGAGATAAATACAAATCAAAGGGTATGGAATTAATCTTTTCGAATGAAATGAAAGATCTTGATAGAGTTAAAGAAGATTTTGTGTTTGAAGAACAACCTTGGTTAACTGTTGGTATGGGTGAGCAAAATTATGTAGGAGATAAATTGGTTAAACTTACTAAAAAAGGTCTGATGCTTGGAGTTGCTCCAAATACAACTCTTACTCCGTCGAATAGCAACGGTAAATATATTTTTAGGGGTAAAGAATGGGATTCTACTAAAATGACCGGTCGTAAAAAGATTAGATATAAATATGGCACTATTGAATTTAAAGTTAGATGCCCCAAATTGACTGGTGCTTGGCCAGCAGGCTGGTTAAATTTTTGCACTGGTTCGTATGGCCCAGATAAAAATGGCAATATGAAATATCTGGCTACTCAAAAAGATTGGCCTTATCCTTGCGGTATGTTTTGGCCCCCTGAAATTGATATTATGGAGCGATGGTCACCTGTTCTGATGGATGATAGTGTAATAAAAGGTATTACAGCCGCCATGCAGTTAGATAATAAAGATTTTGGTCAGGCAAGTGTTAATCAGTCGAGTGTTCACTCAGCACAGCAGTTTTATGGACCTGCACCAAGTTTTCCAACAGATCGAGCTGCTGCTTATAAATATGGTGCAACACAATGGTGCCCACAAGGTGTTTGTAATTCAGCACCTAAAAAACCAGGATTATCAACTGTAGATAATCCATGTCCTCGTCGTATAGCAGGAGGAGAGTATAGTTATTGTTTTGGTACAAGTGTTTTTAATAGAGATACTAAAAATGCGAGTAATAATTTCATGGTATACCGATGCGATTGGACACCACAAAAAGTATCATTTTATGTAGATGATATTTATTATGGAGAAATTGATTATAGATCTTTGGCATACTATCGTCAAGGTTCAGTTGGGCCTATAAAAATACCTTCAGTTCCTATGTTTCCATTATTTAATATATCATTATTACCAAGTGCTGATATGGGAAGTCCTAGTGATTATGGTATTACAAGTAAATATAATTTTACAGATACTGGTGAATATAAAGCAGATGGCATGGAAATTGCTTGGATTCGTATTTACCAAGATAAAAATGGATCTGGTTTAAATCCAAAGATAACTCCTGAAGATGAGCAACAAATTTTTTCAAGTAAATCAGGTGCTATTCCGTATTCAGGAGCATCTAACATTGGTTCTAAAGACCGATTTGGCAGCAACACTGAAGAGAGAGACGCCTATTATGGTAATGTAACAACTGCTGGTTGTGAATATTTAGCAGGTAAAAAAGATAATTTTTGTTTAGGGGTTGACGCTGCTATGTTAGCAGGTTCTAGTGGTTATTTACCAAATGATTATAATGAAGTGTTAGCACAATCAGTATTAGCATATACAGGTGATGTTCATAATGTTGATTGTTCAAGTGGAACTTGTAAAGAAATACCGTATAAAGTAGCACCTGATTGGCTGATTAATTCAGATGAATATCGTAAATATGGTTGGCCTAAAAATGACACATCGCCTAAAGCGCCTTGCTGGGGGGTACAAAGAGCAACAGGAGACACATCAATTTCTCAATATAAATGTGTTTAAGATAAGATGATAATTTTGTGTATATAATTAAATCATAATCGTATTGATTATGATTAATAAAAATGTAGGTTCAATTGAACCACAATATTCATATATTTTATAATAAAAAGTCTAGGTTGTGATTTTAATTATCAAGGTATTATTAAATTTGTTTTAGGATGAAAAAGTTTTATTCCAAGCTTTTGTTCTCTTGGTGTCAAGATTATATAGGCAAATGATTTAATGCTAGTAAAAAAAGAAATTAAAAAGGAGGAGTATTAACCTTAACAATTGTTGTCTCCTAACTTTCGAGTCTCAAAAATATCCAATCAAAAAAATAACGATAATGTTTGGTAATAATTAAATAATAATAGTGTTTATTATGATTATTAAAATTTTTATAAAACACCTACATGTGCCGAAGAATAATAATAATTTAATGAAGAAGGTTTTGGATAAGGAGGAGGCTCAGTTGGAACAAGGCAGTTACATGGTATAGTGTCATAGTCCTCAAAGTCAGTTATATTTCCATCAATGTCAGTCCAGGTCGCTGCAACACAATGTGGAGGATTTGCAGGACCCCATAATACTTTACCGTTTGAATCCATTACTCTATAACCTTTACTGTATTCGTTTACGTTCCAATTTTTTGTAGCAGCACATTGTTTATCTTTAGTAAATTTAACGTCAGCAGTTATTATTGTATTTTGAATTGAATTGTGAAGATACGGAATCATAATACATGCACCACTTCCAAATGATACATATTCATTATTTATTTGAATTCTAACGATACCACTATCACACACTTGAAGATGAAAAGAGTAATCACTTGATAATTTCACTGTAATATAGGAGTCAAATGGTATTGGATTAATTGTAAAACTTCGATAAGAATAACAATTACCGTTAGAATCAAATTCAGGTATTGGATACCTCGCCAAATCCAGATATTGATCTGTCCTGACTTTCTCGCGTTCTAATGTTATTGTGCTCATTTATATAGACACAATATTATTAAAAATTGAATTTTAATAAATAATTAAATAATTAGTGTTGAACTCTTTTTCAAATGACATTGAAAGATTATCTTTCTTACATAGATTCAATTTTACTAGAGCCATCTACAAGTCTTTATTCACTTTATCATGAATGGGGTGCTCATTATATTTCTGATAATTTAAAAACCGAAATATACGAGATATATATTTCAAAAAATCAAGCATGGTGGTGCGCTAGATCTTTAAATAAAACAAAAATTGATCCAGTAAAGTCAGAAAAAATTTCAGAATATTATTTGTCTTTAATCAGACATTTATTAAAATATAAGAATAAAATTGTATTACATTGTAAGATTCGATGGGAAAACAAGCATAATACACACTCAAATGCGTTAGTTTTCATAAAAAATGAGATTACAAATGAGTTAAATTGCACTATTGTTGAACCCAATAAAAAATTGTGTTACTCATTTGTAAGACTAATTCGCAAGCTGGTTTCATCATTACAATGTAATATAAGATTAGTAGGAGCTAATTCACATTTACAATATGCAACTTATCTTCGTTCACTTGGTTATTTTGAATATCCTGTATGTAGGCATTTGACACTGTTTTTAGTATATCGTTTACTACATAGAAAAAATATTCAGTATACTTCATTCAGTAATCTAAAAAAAGAACTACACAAGCCCTTTAATATATTTTGTAAAAAATTACTTTTTTATGAATTGTAAATAACACGTATATCGTGTTATTTATAAAGTAAGATTTTAGCTCAAAAAGAGTATCTCAAAGAATTTTAGAAAGAGATTCAATCTGTTCGGGAGTTAAAGAAGTTGGAAAAGCAACAGTAAAATCTATAATCAACTTTCCGTTTCCATGACCTTCTCGAATCAGTCCTAAATTAGGACGAATCATTTTATAATTTGGACTTATAATATTATGTTTTGTTTTGTTCTCAAAAGTCATAGTTTCTCCGTTCAAGTGTTTCAGAGTAAATGAAAAACCACATAGAGCCTCTTTCAAAGAAATAGTCTTTTTATATATCAAATCAAGACCTTCTCTTCCAAAACAAGTGTTATTTTCAATCCTTAAAATAATTTGAACATCTCCTTTAATATCACGGACAATATTTCCTTTTTCTTTCAAAATAAAAACTTCATTATCAGAAGATCCAGATCCAGGAGGAATAGTTACATTAATTGTGTCCGATTCTTTAGACATTCTATTATCTGCACCAACGATTGTTCTTTCGATCCTAACTTGAAATTCGCAACCATGAAAGCATTGCTCTAAAGATATCATCGCAATCTGTTGCATAGGAGGTGGTTTCATCTGCATGCTTGCTCCGTTATGAAAAACGTGAAATCCTGCTCCTCCTCCACCAAAAAACATGTTAAACATATCTTGTGCGCCACCACCCATATTATGAAAGCCACCTGGAAAGCCACCTGGAAATCCACCTGAACTTTGAGCATCGTATTGTTGTCTTTTCTTTTTATCTCCAATAATTTCATATGCCTCGTTAATTTTTCGAATTTTCTCTTCTGCCTCAGGTGATTTATTTCTATCTGGATGGTAATCCATGGTTAATTTTCGATATGCCTTTTTTATATCTTGTTCTGTGGCATCTTTTGGAACTTCCAAAATTTTATAAAAATCTTCGGTCATTTTTATTAAAAATCGTGTGGTTTTATATATGTTTTAGGAAAATTAAGTTTGAATATTATCTGGTTTATAACAGCCAGCAGCTAATTCTCTAATGAAGCTATAAAATAATTCTGGTCTCATTCCGTCTGCTATCTCATTTGCTTGTCTTTTTTGAGATAAGACATTCATTACAAATTCCAATGCATCATTTGTTTTGGTAGAAAAATCTTGCTCATTCATATCTTCTACAGTGTTTAAAGCTTTCCATTTTGCCTGTAGTTCAGCAGAATACTCATTCGTTAACTCTTCGTTTCTTTCCTTAATAGCAGAAAACAATCTTTTGGTTATCTTTGTCATTTCTGGGTCTGAGACTACATTTCCATTTTCATCCTTGTATTTACAACTTCTCCGTTGAAAATCAGTACATAAAATCATATCTTTTAGAGGATATTCAAGTGCATATTTAGCATACCCAGATGCTCCATTTTGAACATGAATAGGATTTAGATTTTGAACATGTTCTTGTAGATGTGCTTCAGTTATCGGCATCATATTATTTATTATCTGGTTTGTGGTAGTTATGTTTTTATTAACAGTTGATGGTTTGGATATTGCTTTTTCGGCCATAGATTGTATGCGATCTGTTAAATCTTTATTCTGCTTTCTTTGGTCATCTTGAAATTCTTTTATGACAAGTTTTTGTTCTTCGATAATCCTATCTTTATCTGCAATCATCTTTTCATAATGAATTTTAGATGATTCTAAATCTTTTTTAAGTTCGTAAATTATTTGGTCTTTATAAGTGATTACTTTCTCTAAATTCTTTTTAAGTTCGCAAATTATTTGTTTTTGTTTTTCCTCTCTAAGAAGAGATGATTCTAATGTTTTCTGTTTTTCATAATCAGCTTTAATACTTTCTTCTTTAAAAAGAGAAGCCTCTAAATCTTTTTTAACTTTACATATTATTAAGTGACTATTTAATGAAGATTTTAATGTAAATCCAGTACCACAAGAAGAACATTTGTGATCTTGTTGCGGTACTATATTTTGCTTATCAAGACAATATTTTGCTGTTTTTTGATGAAACTTCAAAGAAGATTGAGTTTTCAAAACCTTTTCACAGTATTCACACTGCATTTTTTATTAGAAATATGTATTTAGATAAAAATAGTAAAATTTATTAATTTTTAGGAAATTTTTCCTAAACCAAAAAAATAATCAGAAAAATATATGAATAATATTGGGTAAAATAGAACTTATTTTATTTATTTAGTATCAAAAAATTCCAGTTAATTTTATGATAATTTTATAGTAAAATATTCATCACTTTCCATTTCACTAAACTCAAGATTTTGAGAGAGATGAAGGTTCTTCAAATGGATTGCCTCCAAAAAACAAGAATTTTTTTCAGGATCTCCTTTTTGAAAAATCGTGAGAAAATATTTTATAATTCTAAAACTTAAAAATATTTTAGAATTGGAAAGATAAAAATATTGATCTCCTCCTTATTTAGTTTTTTATAAAATATTCGTCCTTCAAAAATTAGGTTAGGTTCTATAAATTTCTTAAAAAGAATTCTTCAACCAATAACACTTAAGATAATACATGAAGGTGATTAATTTACAAAGAAGTCAATAGAATTGTAAAGTATTTAATATAAATCAGGTTTTAAAATAAAAATAACATATTGTAATCAACAAGATCGTTTTATACTTTTAAAGTATAAAAAGACAATTTTACAAAAAGTTTAGATTGGAACAAAAACATCTGATGCTTTTAATTCACCTTTAAAAACTTTATCGAGTGAAACCCATGATGGAAAAGCGTTAGATGTTGTCATTCATTTATAACCATTAATTTTATTTAATCCCTTTCTATGTTTGTTATTGAATTTTTCAATAAAAGATATAATTCCAATTGAAGGTGTACAAAAGAAAAATGTAATTCTTCAAAAAAGATAAATGTTGAAAAGTATTGAATGAATAAAATCTAAATCACCAGGCAAGCAATATGAAAAGATTATTAAGTGGTACAAAACAAATGAAGAAGAAGAATTAGATGAAATACTTAATAAAATATATGAATATTCGATGTAAAACTATTTAATATATTTAAATATATTTTGAATTGTTTCTATTCTATTAACATAGGTATGATTATTACGAACATATTCCATTGCAGTAATACGGTAATCTTTATCATTAATTTTTTGTAATGCCATTTCTGCAACTTTGCTTTCATCCTCATCATAAATTATAAGTTTATTTAAACATTCATAACTTTCTTTACTATTTGTACAACCTATATGACCATAACTAATTGTTTTAAATATTCTACATGGTATATATCCTTTATTTTTTTGCCAAGTACCACAAATTGTTGGAGCAATAGTAGAATTTTGTATTAATTCTATTGATTCTTTTGCATGAACATTTGTACTATTATTTATTTCAAAAGGTAGATTTATATTATTGCATCCTTCTCTAAACTTATTTAGTTCATTAATATTTCCAAAATAACCATCCCAAACTGTTCCTAAAAAAAAAGCACGATTTGTATTTTGAATTGGTAATTTATCATCTTTTACTTTTTGAATATTTTCATCAATTTCATCTGGTGTTAAATCAGTAGCCCACGGCATATAAAATGTATTTGCATCTTCTTGCCAGTATTGAAAAACACCATTATGAATTTCTTTTACATTTCTTGTATAAACATCTTTTGTAAATACTTGTTGTATAAGTTTATTTTTTTCTGGAATGGATGTAAATTTTGTCATATCACAATTATGTAAAATATAAAATGCATTTGGATTAATAGGAATATTTTGCAAATTATTACCTTCAAGAATAAATAAATATTCATCACAATTATTATATTTAGATGTGTCATCAAATAAATAGTTTATCCATTCAACATCCCATTTTAAAAATTTCATTGCTTGATAATATCCATAATGAATATATTGGTGAGTTCCATTCGCCCCCCAAATAATACATTTTTTTGGTTTTGTATTTGGCCACATTTATTTATTAAAATAATTAAGATTCTTTATATAATAAATATTTTACAAAATAAAAAGATATAATGTAGAAATCCTAAACCAAAAGTTACATAAAAAATTAATGATCCTAATAAATAGTCCAAGTAAGTCGTATATAACTTAAAAATGTATGTATATATTATAGAGATAATAAAAGAATTACCAAAGATTTAATGTAAATTTGTAAAAATTAGAAATGATTTAAAAGAATATTTATTAAATATAATATAATATAAGTATGACACAAGAACAAGAAAAATATCTTAGACCAGAAGAAGTCTCAAAAATACTCCAAGTTACTACCAGATCACTTGAAAATTGGAGTAACCAAGGAATTCTTAAATGCGTTAGAACAAAAGGTAATCATAGGAGATATTTATTGTCAGATGTTATTGCTATATCATCTAAAAAAACTAAAAGAAATATCTGCTATTGTAGAGTTTCAACTTCTTCTGAAAAAAAAGATTTGGAAAGACAAGTTGATTATTTTAAATCTAAATATCCTAACCACGAAATCATTCAAGATATTGGATCAAATCTTGACTTTGAAAGAGAAGGTTTTAACACCATTTTAGATTCAGCATTCAAAGGAGAAATACAAGAAGTTGTGATTAATAATAAAGATATATTGTGTAAATTCGGTTTTGAACTAGTTATTAAAATAATTGAAAAAAGTAATGGAAAAATTTTGATTCTCGAAGAAAAAGAGGCTAGCAACAGTTTGCTCTTAATCGTATGAATTAGTAAGAATATTTTTTTTAAAAAAAGAATATTTAATTTGTACGTTTTTTAACCAAAAATTATTTTAATTACATATAAATTATTAATTTTTTGAAATAAATTTACATTTAAAGATTACCTTCTTATAAGTAAGAAGTGTATTACAGCGAGATAAAGCGGTTAAGGGCGTAGTGACAGGATGACAACCAAATCTTTTCGCAAACCCTAAAAAATACCATTTTTTGCTAGAAATTTACCTAGATCTTCTTTGGAGATTATTTTTCTAGCCTCGATTTACTTCTTACCATGGAGCTACACATGGTTTAGAAGCTCCTTTACGGGGCTGGATTCATATAATTTTGTATGAATCTAGTAGCGGAAACAAATTAGTATTAAATTTAAAAATAAATTTTTATATTTATAAATTTATATATAAATATGAATGAACCACATGGAAAAATAACATATCCTATTTTTGAGTTTAAAAATTATTTGATACATTTTTTCTATATAAAAAATTGGAGTAGTCTTGGAACATTGACTAAACAACAGATGTGTATTTAATATTTACAAATCTATTTTGTAAATATTTTCTGCATAATAAGTAAAATGGATGTCTATTATATTATAGCAAAAAATGATCAAAAATATTATTATAGAGACGGTAAAAGAATTACCGAAGAAGAAGGAAAAAAATTAAAAGCTACAAAGAAATCTAGTTCACCAAAGAAGTCTAGTTCATCCAAGAAATGCCCAGACGGTAAAATTGAAAATCCAGCAACTGGTAAATGCGTTAATAAAGATGGAGCTATTGGAAAAGCTATATTAGGAAAGAAATCTCTTAAGAAATCTAGTTCACCAAAGAAGTCTAGTTCATCGAAGAAATGTCCTACTGGTAAAATTGAAAATCCAGCAACTGGTAAATGCGTTAATAAAGATGGAGCTATTGGAAAAGCTATATTAGGAAAGAAATCTCTTAAGAAATCTAGTTCACCAAAGAAGTCTAGTTCATCCAAGAAATGCCCTACTGGTAAAATTGAAAATCCTGCAACTGGTAAATGCGTTAATAAAGATGGAAAAATCGGAAAAGCTATATTGGGAAAGAAATCTCCTAAGAAATCTACTTCTCCTAAGAAGTCTCCGAAGAAATCTACACCTAAACGCAAGAAGTCACGTGTTCCTTGCAAATCTCATCAAGAAAGAAACGAAAAAACAGGAAGGTGTGTAAACAAAAGCGAATATAAGCGTAAAAGATCTCTTGTAAGAGATCCGGTATCTCGTGAAAATAGAAGCAAAAGATGGGCTCGTGTTAAAAAAGTCGTTGCTAATTGTGTAAACCGTTCTAATCTAGAACTTAGAGATTTACAAATCAAAGTTGTTGAATATATGGAAATATATGATGGTTTTCTTGTAGTTCACGGAACAGGTTGTGGAAAAACATTAACTTCTCTTGCATGCAGTCAATGCTATCTAGACAAGTATCCACAACGCGGTGTTGTATTTGTAGGACCAGCATCTCTTACTTCAAACTTTAAGAAAGAAATGAAAGCGTATGGTGTAAAAAATACAAAAAAATATGATTTCTATTCTTATGATAAGTTTTTGATTGAAAACAATGCTGGTCGTCCTGTTTCTCTTAAAAACAAGTTCCTTATAGTAGATGAAGCACATAATATTCGCAATCCAAAAAGTTTAAAATCTATTGCATTGGTAAATGCAGCACTTCAAGCTGACAAACGTTTACTTCTTACTGCAACTCCTTTTGTCAATTCTATGACTGATTTTATACCTCTTATAAATATGATATATGGTAAAATGATTGTGGGTACTAAAAGTCAATTTTACAGCAAAGTTGTCGATGAATGGTTAGGAAAAGAAGTAAATGAAGAAAGCCTTGCTACTTTTAGATATTTATTACAAGATAAAGTTGATATGGTTGACTGTAAAAATAAAGAAGATTTTCCTGAAAGAATTGATAATTATGTTGATGTTCCAATGACAGAAGACTATTATGACAAATATGTAAAATTAGTAACAGGAGAAGGTATTTATGACATTATATTTTCCGAACCAAAAAGATTTTATCATGGATATCGTCGCGCCGTAAATAAAACGGGAAAAGAATATTTTTCTAGAAAGATTGAAACAGCCGTTCCTATTTTTAAGAAAGGTAAATCTATTATATTTACTAACTGGGTAGAATTTGGTATAGATCCTATTAAGGAAGCATTAGATAAAAACGGCATTACTTATACGGTTTTTTCAGGTAATGTTCCTGTTGAACAAAGACAACAAATTGTAAATGATTTTAACAACAACATGTTTAATGTTCTAATTCTTACTAGGGCTGGAGGAGAAGGCATTGATTTAAAAGGAGTTAGAAGTGTTGTTGTTCTAGATCCAACTTGGAACGATGCAGGGCTTCAACAAGTCATAGGTAGAGCAATTCGTTTCAGATCACATGCACATCTACCTATTGAAGAGAGGAATGTTAATGTTTATTTTATGATGTTAACTAAACCGGAAACTATATCTGAAGAAGATGCGTACGCATCAGGAGATAAAATACTATACGCAATAATCGAAAAGAAGAAAAAAATATCAGCCGTATTATTAGAATTATTGAAAGATCTTTCTATATAAAATATTTTATTTACATTAAATAAAATGAATGAAGAAACAAAAAAACACATTGTTTTTGTAGAGTCTCGAGAATTTATAGATAGTGCAGTATCATTTTCACAATATATATTTGATGGAAAAAGACTTATCACAATTATTGGAGAATTGCATACAACTCCTTTCAAGTGCCCAGAACCTTCTATTACTATAGCTCAATATTGTAAAAATGCTGTTACACGTAATGTTAATTGTCGTGTGTTATTGGAATATAATAAATCAGATAATGTTTGTCCTCCTTCAGAATGGAGTGAGTGCGAAGTTCTTAGAACAACATATAATGAATTAAAAGAAAGTAATGAGAGTCAAATGATTCCTTCAGATATAAGACCTTCATTTATCACGCGTCAAGGACAAAATATGCTTTATGGATTACATACTCGTATGGATCCCACTCATATGGATCAAGAATATAAATATATTAGAGAAAACTTTGTGAACCCTTTCATAGCACATTTTGATATTAACAACATTGAAATCGATCTAAGACACCACAAACAAACAACAAAATTTTTACTTGAAAAAGAGTTTCATCCAGATATATATAATTTTTTTAAATATTATTATTTTTATTTTATTTTAAACCCGTTTATAATTATTCACAAACTTATAAGAGAGAAACAAGAGATATACCTTCCCGATGGAAGAGAAATACAAGGTAGTATTTATGAGAAATTAAAAGAAGCTTGGGCTGCAGTATCTGATTTTTTTATAATGAAATCTCTTTTAAAAATTAATAATAAGATTAACGAATACATTTTGATTGTAGGAGATAATCATCGCAAGAACATTCAAAGATCATTTGAATATATAAATGACAAGATAAAAACACAAAAAAATGTATTAGACTTACATGAATTAGACGAATCACTGTTAAAAGAAAGTATATTGCATAAATTGAATGATCATACACCTAAAAATGAACGTGATTGTGCTACTGTATTTCAGACATATATATTTTAGACTAATTTTAGTAAATCTTTACTTATTCTAAAAATGGCTAATATTGTTTTTGAAGAAACAAATAACCAATTAGAGAGTGCTGTGTCTTTTTCACAACATGTATTTAATGGAACACGTCTTATTACATTGATAGGAGAATTACACAATAAAAGTTTCAAATGTAATGGTCCTTCTTTATCTATTTCTAGTTATTGTAAAAAAGCTGTTGAACGTAATCCAAATTGCCGAGTTATTTTAGAATATTGCAAAGGAAATGACCAAATAAAGAGTGACGACCCAAGTCGAATGGGATCAAAATCTATTCGTATGACTTTCAAATCATTGGATAAGATAGGAAAAAAAAATCAAATCATTCCTTTAGATTATAGACCTTATTTTCTGACTCGTCGAGGACAGAACGATCTTTATGGATCAGGATGGAAAAGTTATAAAACACATGATAAAATACGAGAATTTTTTATTGTTCCATTTTTAACTAGTGTTAAAACACCAAAATTATTTAATCTTGACTCAATTCCTCAAGATGTATCTGTTTATTTAAAATTATATTTTGACGAAATGGTATCATTTTTTAATTCTATAGATAAACAAATTGTAGAAAGACAACCACTGCATAATATTCGAGCGAATTTACTTGATGCTTGGAAATGTGTTGCTGATTTTTTTATAATGAGAGACGTTTTTGAAAAAGACAATAATATAGACGAGTATATAATAATTGTTGGAGAAGCTCATCGAAAAAATATTCATAATATATTTAATAAAATTCCAGATAATTTGTTAAAAACTCTTGGAGAACCACAAAAAGGAAAGACAGAAGGTAATTGTGTCAAATTATTTAGATCATACCGTTTTTAATAAAAATGAAATTTAATTTAGTAAATCAAAACTACATTATCTAAATGACACTGCGTTCAAAAGCTAGTATTATTACTTCAAAGTTTATCGATTCAGCTACTACTTCCATTGGAAAGTACAATAATTGGATTATACCAGGTTTAATAGCTTGCGGACCTTTTCCAGGAATCGATGGTTTAAACTATCTTGATGAAAAAGAAGTAAATGAAAATATATCTTGTTTATTTCAATGTGGAATTGATACATTTGTATGTTTGCAACACGAAATCACACAACAAGATGGTACAGTAGGAACTATAGACAAAAAATTTATTTGGGCTTTTCCAAAGTTTTGCAATTATTCTTACTTGATAAAGGATCCACTAATTAAATATTTGTATTTTCCGATTATAGATCAGTCAGTTCCTACCATGACTGATTTCATTACAAATATTGACAATATTTTGAATGAAATACTAAAAGGAAGAAAGATTTTTATACATTGTGCTGGCGGACATGGCAGAACAGGTATATATGCAGCAGCTTTAATTTATCTTTTTGAAAAATGTTCTCTTGTCGAAGCACTAAAAAGAACTCAGGATCGTCATGACTCTCGAATTGAGCTAGATAAGAGGCAAAAATCAAAAGTTTGTTCTCCTTCCAATAAGTTACAGGTTGAATTTGTAGAACAGTTTACGATAACAACAAAATGCTCTTTTAAATGTGAAGAGGTTGATAATAATATATTTGTGTGTGGTGGAATGTCAACCGAGATTAGTTTTGCTAAATATTGCGCTTTTCGTATGGAAAAAATATATTCTGGTTGGGAAGTCAATATCAGAACTATATATCCAGATATAATAATTGATACTCTCAAATATGTTGTTAACACGGTTAAAAATATGGAAGTGAAGGGTTGTCAAAAGCCAGTTTTATATTCTCCTGGTTTTTTATCAACTCCATATATGACAGAATTATGTAATATGGTATATTTACCTTCTCAATTTCTTGTAGGATTTAACAGTGTTCAAGATATTAAGAAAATGTTACAAACTCTTAATGATTCCGGGATTAAAGCGTATGCAGTAGCTGGATATGATGCATGTATACCAAATCATCTGGTTGCGTGGATCAAATTTATCGAAATGCCTCCTCAATATGCTGATTTGATTTGTAATTATCTAAAAACAGACAAGATATTATTGTGTGGTGTGTATGATGTAAATCAAAAAACGTTTGGAGAGAATGTTATTTTTCAATATGAAAATTATACCGGTTCTATTAAGGAAAATGATTTATTTTTTCTTCATATTTTTTCTTGTTATGGAGAACAAACTTTTTTGAAAGACTGGAATGTTTTCAAGACTTTAGCTCCTGATTTTGACGAATCAAAAATGATTGATAAAAAATGTTCTTTTGTTGGTGATTGGGAATCAGCAATAGATTTTATAGATTTGTCATATTTCCCTTCATACACTGGAAAATTGTATTCAGCTACCGCATTAGATACTTTACCTTTGTATAATTTATCATATGAATTGTCAAGATGTTTTATGTTGAATAATAATATTACTATTATCGGAATTGTTGCAAATCCGTATATTATGAATAATCCCACTTATGAATCTCATTATGGATATTTAGGTTTTACATATTGGGCTGGAAATCCTTCATGTGGAAATATTCTAAAATCTTTAGTTAATAAAGATATGCCAGAAAACGGAACTTTATGGTTGAATGATCAACATGAACAGAGAAAAGAATTTTTAGACATGTTTCCTGGATGTAAGAAAATTTATATAAACAATAAAAACTCGTTAGGGTATGAACTTTCAGAGTGGATTGGAAAATATAAGCCTGTAGTATATCCAAGACGCAATTATGTAAGTTTTCCTCAACTTTTTGAGGTATTACAAACGTGTGGAATTATTCTTGTAGGCTAATTATATATTCTAAAGAATATATAATTTTTATTCATTAGCTGAGAAAGGATAATCTTTTGGTAAAGTAATAAAACCTGGATCATTTGCACCTTTGTCTTTTATATACTGGTCAAACTTAAATAAGTTGCCTATCCATAATCGTTTATTAATCGCACATTGATTTGAATTTATTGTTATGTCAGCATTCTGAACAAAAGATTCAGTATCCGTGTTTACCATAAGAAATAGGTAACTCCAAATATTCCATCTAGGTGGTAACATTTGTTGCAAATGTAACATAAAAGAATCATTATTAGAAACGGCTGATGCATCAATACGCAAGTTTGCCTCCAAAAAATCAAAGAATTGTCCCATAGTTATATTAGAAAGAGGAATTCCATTTGTTTTTGCAGCCATTCTTGCTGTTTCAATACAAATACACTTCAAATCAGTATAAAATGCATTAGAATGCATTAAAAAATCAAAGGGTCGACATATCCATTGCTCTTGCTTAAAAAAGTATGCTTCCGCTGTTGTTTCGTCAAACATTTTTATTCCTCTTGCCTCTGCTGCTATTCGAATTGGAGTTTTTAGATTTTGTGGTTCATTAAGATTTTGAACAATCATACCAACTATACCTTTTTGATATATATATGGAAGAGCACCGGTATAAATGGTATAAATAATTTGGCATCCAGCACCTACTATTTTTTGATGAAGATTTTGAGAAATATATATTTCACTTATTATTTTTTTGTTTTCTAGATTTCCTTGACTAAATTTATTTATTTCTAATTGTGTTTCATCTCCTCCCACGTATTCACCCGGATCTCCGATTCCTTGTGATTTTAGAATCTTGTAATTTCTTGGGTTTTCTTGACCTTTAATTAAATATATAAAATGCGCAATACCTACTAAATAAGAATTAGGAACTAAAGTTGGATCCTTATACAATCTATATAACAGTCTTTCATCTACACCGTACGTAGTTTGTTTATAAAATAATTCATCATCTTCATTTGTAAAACCAAATATTTCTCCATATTTTATAGGAGTAAATATACTTAGAGAATCATCTGATCTTCGACATCCCCAGGCTGCTGCAAAACCAGATTTTACTCCGCTAAAGTGTGGTGGGTTATAAAAAGCTCCATGATATATCCAATACTTTTTATTCTGAGTTAGCCATGTGTCAAACCAACCTCTATCATATATATAATTTCTATTTGGTAATGTTGAATGAGCATCTCTGAATAAAACAATTTCGAATCTTCGATCTTGTAATGCCAAAAATCTGAATACAGAACCAAGAAGACCAGTACTATAATTATAAGGTACACCTCTTATAAAAATTTGTTTTGTTAAATTAGCTGGTAAAGAATATTCATAAAGTCCGTATCTATGTTTTTGATTTTCTGGCAAATCACGATTTAATCTATATATAAAATAATCACGGATAGTACCATATTCTTTGAAATTTAAAAAATTTTTAAAGTGTTCTTGTTCGTGAAGATTTGTAAACATATAATTTTCACTTTCTGTTCTTCCAGCTCGAGTAATAAAATTTTCATCACCATTATGAGTGAGTTTATTCCAAGGTATACATATATTTTGTGAAGTTGTTGATTCCACCATCATTGGTAAATCTAATACACGTTTATCCACAAAATTTAAAACGCCAAAGTCATTCCATTGGTTTAAGTTATATCCAGGAGTTCCAGGTGTAATTCCTGTGTTCATAATTAGGGATATACATCCATCAATTTGATTCATGACATATCTATAATAGAAATTTCCGTAACAGGACGGAAAAATCCAATTACACAATGGATATTCACTGTAATAAAACATTGTCATTATCTGTTTGAAGTAGTCTTGTTTAATACAAAGAGAAAAAGAAAATATCCTTGTCATATGAATTTCTCTGATTACATTACATTCAATAGTTTGTTCTTCTGTACCATTCTTGTAATCCATAAAATAATTACGTTTTGGTGTCATAACAAAAGGAAAATCAAAAATTTCGTTTTGAGAAAGTATTGGTGGAATAGGTACATGTGTGCAATTTACTCCAGTACCTATAATTTGACCAACTACTGGTCTTGGGCATTCTATAAAAATATTACTATATTTAGAATTTACAAGAATATTATTGTATAAATTTAACATCACCTCATGTGGTGTGTATAAACCTAATGAATTTCTAGAAATAAAATCTATGTTTGGTCTATAATAATCTCTTTGCATATTATCAAAATATGAATCTATTTGATTGCCTGGTTTGATAAAACAATTAATAATATTTGAAATATTAGTTTGTATATTCCAGCCTGGTTGAAAAAGAAGTTCTGTCGCTTTAAGAATAGTTAGACCATCAAAGTATTCATTGAATTCAGTCCATTTTTTATATGTCTGATTATTATTTGTCATATTAATATATTGTTTTCTTATTTGTCCTTCCATTTCGCTGAATATAGATGTTCCAAAATCTCCTATAACAAGCCATTCTGTTGCATTAAATCCCCATATTTTATCGAGATCAAGATATTTCATGCAATTGGCTGCACCTCGGGTAATATTTTTTTTCATTATATTTCCCCAGTGTAAATCATAGTGAGTAAAACGCATATAATATTGCATAAGAACTAGATTAGACATAACCATAAACAAATTAAATGCTATAAATGTTTCATCACTAGTCTGAGTAAAACCTATATTGTTATTAATATACTCCATTTCTATATAAACAGATGGATTTACGTCTGTTAAATCTAATGAGTGATTTTTAATTTCAACTGATCCAAATATACAATTGTCAATCATTAGTTGTCTCATTTTTTCCATTATAAGTATTTCTATAATAAAATTTGGAGCTAATATTTGAATAATCTCTTGTGATCTTATTACACATCTATATTCATATACAAGATTATTGATTTTAACGAATTTGCATATTCTACTTGCTGGAACTCTGCATAGTTCTATTTGTTTGACAACTGTTGTGGGGGTTAATAGATATATTTTAGCAGTACCAACTCGATTTATTTGAGGATTTCCTGCTCAAATATATCTTTTTATAGCTTGTACAAAAAAAGGGTTTTTAATTGGAATTACTTCTTGATATGTTTTAATAATTATATTATTCATTTATTAATATTAAAACATTTTTTTTAAATATTATACTATTTTTACTCCTAAAACTTTGCTTATCTTACTGAGTATTTGTCGATTTGGTATAGCATTTCCAGATTCATATTCTGAAATGACACATGCCTGAATATTAAGTAGAATAGCAAGATCTTTTTGTGTCATCTTTTTAGCTTGACGAGCCTTTTGTATTGCCATCGAAGTTGAATTTTTTACTTTTTCTGGAGCTGGAGGATCTTCACTGTCTAGAGCTCGAAATTTAGCAGTTCCAGGAGGATTGTGTTTTCTCAATATTTCTTCTTTTGCAAGATCTTCAGATTTTTTATTAAATACAATATTTTCCCAATCTTGATGATGCATTTTATGTTAGAATTTTACTTTTTAAGATAAAAATATTTACATTTTTACATCAATAAAATGTAAAATATGATAATTGTAAAATAAAAATAATTTTTTAGTATAACTTTTAGAAAAGAGTATAAATAATGAAATTACCAATCAATTCTACTTTACAAGTGTTGTCTAACACAGGAGAAGGCTTATTCACAGTAGACACAAAAAACATTCAAAAATTATCTTCCCTATATAAACAAACATTGATAAACTATAGTTTATATGGAGGTGTCGGGTCACCAGCAATACAAGTTATCATGAGCAAGTTGATAACTCAATCAATTGTTGGTGGAGATTCATTTATCATGTCATACTGTAACACTTGCACTGGTAAAGAATGCATCTGTTCTAGCAAAGATAATTCAGTAAGTTGCAATAGCGGAATAAATGGACCTATGAGAGCTGAACCGGTAACTCTACTCAAAAATTTGTCTCATATTGCAATGGACTATAAGTTAGGTGAACTCTTTGTTTTTTCTGAAAATCAAATTACTTTTGACCAGTCAAACAACAACACATTTTTGCCTCATGTCCACACGGAGGTAAGATTAGTGACAAGTTTTGATTCTATTTTTATACAAACTCTCACTGGTAAAAAGTTTCAGTTAGTTGTCTCGCAATCAGACACTATAGAGGAAATAACGAATAAAATTCGTCATCATGAAGGAATTCCACTTGACCAGCAGCGTCTTATATTTGCTGGTAAGCAACTTGAAAATAGTTTTACTCTTGCTGAATATAATATATCAGACCAATCAACTTTGCACTTGGTGTTGCGACTACGTGGTGGAATGGCACACTGGACATCATCAAGAAAAGACTATGAGATGTTACATCTTGAAAAGTTTAAATCTCATCCTGTATACGAAACAGTTCAACTAAACGTAAGACTTTTGAATGGACAAGATATTCCTTTGTATATAGCAACTAACTCTACAGTTGATGAACTAAAAAGAAAGATCATTGAACTTGAGCGCTCATTTTCATATGTAGATGACCTGTTAACTCAGTTAAATCTGAGTCAGTATATAGATGCTATAAAGGATATTGGTGGTTCGTCTATTTTTAACCTAAAGTTTGTGCTGGATGAAGATTTGGTTGAAATAGGAATGACTGACACTGAGAGAAAGAAACTTCTTGAAGCTATATAATTCATACTAAATAGTATGAATTTAACGAAAAAAGATTTATTCTAATGATTACTGTATTGTATTTTTTGTTTTAATAATAATGCATAATCCTCTACAGCAGGTGCTTCAATTTAATAACTATGGTGGTATTAAAGTATATAATAAAGACTAATATATTGTTAAAAAGCTAAATAAAAAAAATCTATATATATATAATTAATAATTTATCTTTATCAAATAAAACAGATATTAAACCATTTATAATAGAATAAAAATATTTTATAATTATGATTTAAAGATTAAGTATATAGAATATAGTTCCTAGTACTGTAGAGAAAATAATGTTGGATAAATTGGTATTTTTCAAAATTTCATAAAAATGATAACATTTAATGAGATTTATAGTTAATTACCTTTCCGTTTTTTGAAAACGATGGAGTTAACACTCAACACATTATTACGCTCACCCTCATACAATATTGTATGAGGAGGAACATACAGCAAAAAACAAAATGAGCGAAATTAAACAAATTTAAACACCCTTTAGGACGCGGGGCAAAGCGTTTAGTTCCATGTAGTAGGAATACGAGACAACATACATATATTTTAAAAATTATAAAAATAATCTCCCCTACTTCGAGAGCCATTACCTAATGGTAATGGCTATCAATCATTCTTAATATTTTCCATACTTTTGAGTGAGCCTATCTTGGTGATCATGTTTAATGAATTTTATAACTGTAGTATCACACTTACAATCTCCGACTAATGCAGGTACTTTCATACCAGTTTTTCCGTTTTTAAAGACGCTAACGCCCATGTCATCTGACGCGATCTTTACTCGTTTGCGACATTTTACGCAATAAAATTCATCCTGCTTAAGTTTTGTTTTTAGAGGATTAGGCATTTTATTATATAGAAGGATAAAATTTAATTACTTTGTAATTAAATTATTTTTATAAGATAAATATGTCAAATCTTAATTTAGCTAAATGCACTCCAAAGAAATATTACGATCCGAATGCACATAAAAAAGAATTACATAAAAAAAGACCAGATAATTCGGATGAAGTAACTTATTTCTTTAAAAAATTTAATTGGAATAATTATACTGGTATTATTTTAAAAGTAAATTTTTTTGATATATCAAAAAAATTATTTGTTATTATGTAATCATCTATGCAATCATCTCAGCATTAATTGAAGGATGATAATTATAATTAGATAAAATAAAGTCTTTTGCACACAACGTGTCAATGTCTTTTAAATTCTGAATATCTGGAAAAACTAATTTCGGAAACGAGTATGGAACACGATTCATTTGTTCTTTTACTTGTTCTAAATGATCAGAATAAATATGTGTATCACCCATCGTCATATAAAAAAATCTAGGAATTTTAGAAGTAAGTTTAGAAACAATTAGTAACAACAAAGAAGAAGATGCTATATTAAAAGGAACTCCTAAAAATATATCTTGCGACCTATTGTAACAAAACATATCTAAGAAATCTCCTTCAACGTAAAATTGTATAGTTATAGAATGACAAGGATATAAAACACCCATATCTGCTTGAGATGGATTATAAGATGTCATTAGAATTCTACGGGATTGAGGATCTGTTTTAATTAAATTTACAACATCTTCTAGTTGATCAATACCTTCTTTTGTTGGAATTGGATGTCCAGTATCATCTACTTTATATGGAGCGTTGAAAAAACGCCATTGATAACCATACATTGGGCCCATTACACCTTTAGCGTAATCTAAACCACGTGAAGAGATAAACTCTTCTGTTGTATTTTTTTCCCATATACGCACTTTTTTTTCAGAAAGACTTGTCGAATCTGTGTCACCTCGTAAAAAAAATAAAAATTCTTCTAAAATACCACGAAGAAACATTTTTTTTGTTGTAAGAAGAGGAAAGCCATCACGTAAATCAAACTTCATATCATTCTTGAACATTGAAATAGTATCACCATTTCGACCATGACGTCTGCAACCTTTGGTGATAGTATCACGCAAAAGTTTTAAATATTGGTGCTCTCCGTGATCTGCACGGATAAGAACATAATGAGTAAAACTATAGTATTCTTTCTTATCTATTATAACAAATTTTTCTAACCATTCAGGTTTAAAATAAGCATCGCATTTATGTTCGCCTTTTATAATAGACATATGAACTTTCTTTACGAGAGATGAATTCATAAATGCAGTTTCGTAAATTTGAGCTCCTCCAGCTATCATAATATCATCTGAATCTACAAAATCTTCCATTCTGTTAGATACAACAACAATATTATTCCACTCATTTGTTTTCAAATATATGTTATTTGTTATACAAATAATTTTTCTATCTACCAGTTTAGGTAGATGTTCTGCTGTTTTCCTACCAACAATAAGAGTTTTTCCTAATGTTTTTCGTTTAAAAATATCAAGTTCTTCTTTACAGTCCCATGGAAGACGATTTTTATAACCAATTCCTCCTTTTTCATTCATTGCTACGATAACTTGAACCATTTTTTTAACTTTTTGGAGTGTTTTAAAGAAAATTCAATTATAAAATCTTTACTTTTATGTAAATAATGAGCTCATACGATGATGATGATGATTATAGGAGTGATGTTAGGAGCGACGCTAGCTGGCCTGATTCAGATGATGATCGTGAATTAGATTTCGTACCTGAAATAAATGCATTTAATCGTGTTGGATTACCAGGATCCGGTTTGATTACCAAGAAACCAACTACTCGTTTAGAACAAGCAACACAGGATCCACTTGATAGGTTCAGAAGGAATGTGGATGCTGTAGCACGAAATCTTAATAATTGGGATGAAGTAGAAAATATTGATGAAAAAAGTATAGATAAAATGATTGTTAAAGCAGCAGATTTAGATTCTGTGGAATATAAAAATCCAACAGCATATGTGCTCGGATTTTTAGCAACCGAAGGTGGAAATGTGTTATCAAAAGAAAAATTTAAATATGTTATAAATTCGGTTCTACCTCACGCTAAGTCAGACGCTAAGTCAGACGATGGTGTTTCTGTACTACCAGCTGATGTAATAAGATACTCTAGACTTTGGCAAAATTTATAGAAAGGCGTAAAGATATATTTGATACATATAAATAAAAGTCATTTTCATAGTGTTTTTATTTAAAAATGTTAAATAAAAACACTTATATTCTTAGACATCAGAAATGTAATGTACTACCAGTTGTTGTATATAGTTATCGAGTTTAAAATTTTCAAATATATAATGAAATTAATAAGTTTTTTATAATTTATCTTTATATTATAAATGTCAAATACTCTTAATTTCACTGTTGGTGCAAAAAATTTTTCACCAGAATATATCCCAGTTCTTGAAGTCAATCCGACCACTATGTATCATGTACAGGGTAAAGACTACCAAGAATATGGAGTTTTGTGCTACCATCACCACACAGGTAATTCAACTGACCGCCGTTTGCTTACTCCCACGATGTCTCCGACAATCAACTCATCAACTCCTGTTGGAACATACAAAATTACTTATACTATAACAAACGGTAAAGGCACTACAACAGCCAGTCGTATAATTATAGTTGTGAAAAGGCCTATAATAACGCGTCTAGGTGATGCTTCAATAACCAGATACGTAGGTGAGCCGCTGAATGACCCTGGGTATATCATTGACAATAAAGGAGTAATGATTGACGCACAAGTAGTAATATTTGGTAGTCCACCTATCGACGCTTACGGCAACATCAAGTCATCTGGAGAGTACTCTTTGATATACTCTCTGACCTATGGAGAAAAGTTCCCGACATTTGTAAATAGGGACTTGGAGCCACGGACTATCATTGTTAAAAATAAAAAACCTACTATTACTGTAAATCCGAGTATTGTCTATTGGAAAGAAGGAGTCCCATATGATGAACAAACTGTTGGAAATCCTGTCATGACTGAAGTAGATAGCTTTATAACAAACCCAATAGATCTTACTACCATATCTGGAATTGTTAAGAGTACACAAAAAATAATTTACACTGTCAAGAACTCGGAAGGTGAAACCGTAACAGCAACTCGCGAAGTCAGGTTCATTACAGATCCAACTCTCGTCCTAAAAGGGTATACAACCATGAATGTGAAAACAGGGGATGTTTGGATTGATCCTGGATATACCGCAAAAGACGCGTTCGGAATTACAAGCGATGATGTTAGCATCACCGGTATGCCTGTACTTGATTTTGAAAACCGTATGATAAACCCAGGAACATATACAATTACTTATACCTTGCAAACAAAAAATACTCCAAGCAAACAGATCAGTTCGGAATTAATTGTAACCCGCACAGTGAATGTAGTTGATTCAGTTAACCCACCAAAGCTGTACGTCACACCCAAGCACGTGTATCACAGCAAAGGCGACCACTATATTGATAACGGAGTTGTAGCAAAAACATATGATGGCGTTGATATCACCGGATCAATAGATATCATCAGCATCATCAGAAAAGATGATGGATTATCCATATTGAAAAGCAATATCATAAGTATCGGATATAATATTGGCGAGTACATTATTACATATCAGGTAACTCATAGCTCGGTCACAGTGAAAGAGACGCGTTATGTTGACGTTTACAGCGACTTGTTAGAGCCAGATAATTTTATATCAGGTCAAGTAAAAAAGCGTTCCGACGCTGGTGTCAGCATAAAATCTCATGATAATGTCAGCAGTATTCAAGTACACACTTTGCCGGGAAAAAGTTCTGACCAGAAAATCATCATCAACAGAAATCCGGCACCGTGCAATGTCCTCAAACCGTTCACATTTATGTCGTGGGTTCGAGTCAAATCTGCAAAATCAGGAAATATTATTTTGCTACAAACCCAATACATAAGAATGCAACTAGTAATAAATGAAAACACGGCAGACTACTTTGATGGCCGTATCTTGTCAACTCAAATAAAGGCATCACTCGATGGACCGGTATGGTCTGACAGATACTTAAAGGAGCTTAATCCGTCTATGGGATTTGGCACAGCATACCCATATCTTTTTAAGGATTTTGGAAGAACATCAGTAACAGCTATGCATGATTGCCCACGTCTTAACGAATGGTTATGGTTTTCTCTTCAATATGATGGAGATAAGACTTTTATAATGTCAATTAATGGAACACGATTTGAACACGTTGTCTCATATTTTAAGACCAGCATACAGGGGGCTAGCACCGAAGTCAAAGTTGCTGATTCATCTCCCCTCATGGAATTTGACATCTGCAACACCCGTTTCATTTATCGTTTTCTTCACATCCATGAGATACAGGAGCTTTACGAGTATTTTGTATTGAACAACACAGACCTTCTTTCCAAATATAACGCGTTCAACGCACAACTTGATGTTATTAATACGTATATAGATACTTTTAAGGCAGGAACTAATAACTCTACAGATGATACAAATTTTGAGTCTGCACTCCGAAATATACGTATAATAGGACACTGTGCGTTTCAGAAGGAAGATGGTTCACACTTGCAAAAGGCTCTAGACATTATTAAAAAGTTTGAAACTGTTCATGGTCCGCTATTTGTTGGACTTAACAACGGTTATTGGAATACAAAGATTGGAACATTGTATCAGCTTGACGAATTTTCATATGGGTTTTCACCATATCAGCACTCAGGTGCGCAAACCTCGCAACTCAATACACATCGACTCGCTCGCGGCATGCTGTTCTTCCATCATATAGTGTGGGACGCAGGTTTACAAGCGTGCTGTCCATATAGGCACTACTTTGTCTCGTCAGAATATCCGATCTCATTTTCTAGTTCTTTGCGGACAAAGAAGTTACAGGACATAGCCGAAAAGGCCAAGTGGGGAACGGCCACTTATATTAAAGGCCAAACCACTAATGTGACTGATACTCCTGTAGAGATGAGCATCATACTAAAGATACGAAACAGAAAAGTCAAAGGTATACCTGGTGATTACTTTTCAGTTTCGCAACTTCGATGTACTGGAATGTGGGTAAATAATGGAACTGTATCAGAGGTTACAGTACCAGATATCATGATAAACAAGGGAATACAAATATGCATAGGTGCGCACATGAATGATCCCAGTCTTGTGGAGGGCGGGCATGGAGGAGGTAGACACGCTCGACTGGATCGATCCTCAACATTCTTCAGTTTAGACCGAAGTACCGTTCGTGTGTACAATCCTGTCGGCGGTAACATCTACGTATTAGTGCCATATGGCATTAATATCGGTATGGTTAAACTTTCTGCAACGAATGTTGTGAAATCTCGAATGTTTAGAATGATTAACGACGATATTACAGGTTTTCACCACACAACGAGCGAGGCTGAATGGAATGCTGCGCTCCCAGTGGTAGATGTAAAAAACTCAACATTAACACTTGCTAAGGCAGGACCACCTACTGTAGATATTGAGACTGATTATATGCTTTTGCATATTCCGTCACAATGGATTGAAGAGAATATACATAAACACAATTGGCTCACCGAGTACACAGGTACCTGGACGATATATGATCGAATTAAGGATCTTGCTATGAAATATAACTCTATCTGCAAGAATGTAATGGTATTTCGGGGAATGATAGGGGGCTTAGATGTTGTTGGCGCAATAGACCATCCAATGTTCTACAATACAATTGATATGGTATTGAGAACTACCGGAGGTGGTGTAGGGTGGCCAATGTCGAACAGCCCAATAATATCAGACACGCTTGTAAAGACACAAGTTATGAGTTGGTGTATAGATGCTAGCACATCTTGGCACGAGTTAGGGCATATGTATTGTAATCGTGCTCTAGCATTTAGCAATGAGGGAGAGTCGTCTAACGAGTTTCTGGCAGTATGCCTCTTAAACCAAACAGCTGGAGTTGATTTAGATAGTGCGTACAGTTTTGAAAGTGCGGGTGGTAATTCAATGGGTATTGATGATTGTGTAGTGGATTGGATGAAAGAAGATCTATTCGTGAATGGCAACTATATGTCCTATTATTTTGCTGGGTATCAAAAGCGCTCTTGGCACAAGTATGCGGACATAGTAGCTCTTGTAGGATGGGATGGTTTTTATGCTTATCAACGTGCCGGGAACATTGCATGGGAAGAAAATCTCCTCGTTTCTCCTGCACCAATTCCTGTGCTTAATAATTCATTTTCTACTGCTTTTGATACAAACCGTATAGTAAATATGACATTAGCGCTCGGGATAGACATTGCACCTCTAATGGAGTTCTGGGGAATTACCGATAAGGACCCTGCTAAACAAAATGACTTTCGCACAAATGTTCGCAATATTATAGAAAAAAATCTTATGGGAAAGACTATAGTTCCTTATGGACCTCCTGATCGCCAACAAAATTGCATAGTACATAAATGTCGTGGCATCCGCACACTCCTTCTCTACTTTAAGTCTCTCATTCCTAAAACGAATAAAGCTGCTCTGGAATATGTGTGGAGCAGTTGGAAAAAAGCATTTCCTGTAAGCTCTGGAACAGAGACACTTGGAAATACAGGAGCTGTTCCCACCGATAAATACCTTGGTTGGTGGGAGGACTTTTTCATCACCAAAGGCAAAAAGTGGGATGATGCAAAGATATCTGCCATAGAGAATAGGATTGATGCTATACTTGCAGCCCACGGATTGACTACTGAGCCCGTAGCTGTTAGTGGCTGCATAGCTTGCGCCAACAACAAGCCAAACTTTAATCCTACTCCAAAAATGGACCTATCTTGGTATAGCATGCCAACCAAGACCCGCATAAATACTATACCTAATTCTACCTTGAAGTTTTACATTACAGAGGATGCGTTGGGATTTATTGTGAAAGGTGATCGTGATCATAATGGTAAATTAGCTGCTGGAAATATGCCTGAACTTAAGCTAAGAGTATGTGCCAAGATACTTTTCTATGTGTCAACAATCACTCCATTCTACATTATGAACAGAGAGGGTAAGAAAATTCCGGATCATAATGGAATAAAAAACCAGGGAATCACGAAAGGTTTGTTAATTTGGTATACAGTCGAAATGTACTCTGATTTTTTGTATGGTAAATTCAAAGGCGACGGCAATACTAAAGTCGATAGATACATGAACAAAATCATAAGAGTTTTTGGTACAGACTAATCATAGTATAGTATATTCAAATTTATAAAAAAATTTAAATGTCAAATTTTAATAATTTGCAAAAAAATAATATAAAATATATTTATATTATAAAATGTCTGTTATTATTGTTGATCTAATAGGAAATCAACCAATTAATTTATATAGAACTGAACCATTCATTTTTAATATAAATACAGACCCTTATCCTTTCTATATACAAAAAATACCAGGTAAATATGAGCCTTCAGAAGTATATTTTGGCAGTGGCTTTGGTGAGCAGGAAGTAGATGGTAATGGCACTAAGCTTGGTATCTTAACATTTACTCCTGGACCTTTTACTCCCGATATTTTATATTATGTATGCGATGGTAATCCAGATATGGGAAATCAAATTAATATATTTGCACCCCGAACCATTTTTAAAGTAGCTGAGCCTCCAGATGAAGATGAAGAGATTCCTTGTTATTGTAAAGGTACATTAATATTAACAAATCAAGGTTATGTTAAAATCGAAGATATTAAAAAGAATGATTTAGTAATAAGAGAAGGCATAATAACACAAAGTGGTACTTTGGAAAGAAATGTTATGGTAGTACCTGTAATATGGATTTCCAGTTTTAAAGTAAAAACATTAAATTCACAGTCAAGACCAATATGTATCACAAAAAATGCTTTTGGAGAACACTATCCGTGTGAAGATTTATATATTTCTCCTGCTCATAAAATATTCATAAATGATAAATTATTGCTTGAAGCGAATGATATAATAAACGGAAACACTATTTACCAAGATAATGAATGTGAATCTGTAGAATACTATCATTTAGAGTGCGAAGATCATTCTGCTATTTATGCAAATTGTATTTTATCTGAATCATACATATGGCGTAAAGACATATTTGATGGAGATAAAGAGATATTTGATGCAGATAAATAAAAAGTCAATTTAATAAAGAAGAAGAGTATGAGTTTTTGTAAAATAAACATTAATATAATAAAAATTTATTATATTAATAACAAATAATTGAAGTCTTATTTTTTGATATTAAGTCTTTTACGATCTTCAATAATTTCTTTCTTAATTTCTTCTATCTTTTTAAAATCTATAACATAGACTTTTGGGTTTGGTTTTATTATAAGATCTTCTATAATTCGTTTTGTTGTAGTTCTGAAACATTTCATTATGTTTTATACTAAAACTATAATTTTTAGACTAACTAAAACTTTTATTTAGTCTAAAAATTATAGTTTGAAAAACATAATATCAATTAAAGATAGTTTAAAACACAAAAGACGAATATGAAAAATGACTCCAAAAGAATTAAAAAATGATAAGGAGTATAAATTTCCTGGGAGAAAAATAGTATGGACTATTGTTAATAACTCTTTGTTTTTAGAGGTAGAACTGGATTGGGTAAAGTATATAGAAGGTGGATTGGTTTTACCACCTGAAAAAATAGGAAGATGTACTAATTGGCATTTTAAACTTTCAGAAGATGCTATATCATCCACTTTTGTCTGTAGTTGGGATATTCGCAGAGTAAAGGACAATCTTAAACTTATTGATTCTATTAATGAAAATATTATGCCTTTTGCATTAATTGAAGAAATACATCAATAATTCTCAATAATAATTGTTATTTTTCTGAAATTTTACGTAAATTTTCTAAAAACTTTTCCCAATTATCAGCCATTACCTTTTTATCTATAAAAATATGAGGTGCAAAGTTTACCTCCATAGAATATAGATCATGTTTTATTATAATCTGTTTTTTAACAAAATCAATACCTTCAATACTATTTATACGACCATCACTATAATCAATGTTATTTGCAGTAATTACTTTAAAAACCATAGCGATTAGAATAATAGATATCAGGTATTTAGCTTGTTTTATAGACAACATGTGTTTATTTTTCATACGAGTAACGTATAATTCTATCAAAAGTTCTTTCATATTTTTTTTTTTAATATCACTCCATTTTTTTCGAGTATCTTTTATACTATCTTCTATATCTGTAAAAAACTTTTTCTTTTTTACTTTTTCACGATGAGAAAGAAGGCCTAATTTTTTAGTTAGTAATGCATAAACTTCTTTGTAAATAGTTTCTGGATCTTTTTTTTCAATCTTATAACTAAATTCTTTTTTTTTGTAGCTACAACATAGAAAATCTTTGGAAATGTAAGTTCCATACGGGGATTTTCCATACGCAAGTTCTTCAAAAATGTTTTCCCAAAAAGTATCATCTGCGTACTCAGAGCACTCTAGAAAGATAGGGTGTAATATTTCCTTCTTTACAAGCATGTTATATATACTAAATGTTTGTCTTTAACTTTATCTTAAACATCGAAAAATAAAATTAATTAAAGATTTATCCTTATTTAAAATAAATAAAATGCTAGATCCTTATTTGTTAACAAATATCGATTCAGAACAAAAAGCTTATTTACTAGGTTGGATAGTTGGAGTAGGTACAGTTGCAAAAGACGAAGAAATTTGTATTAATTTTCAAGAAAAAGACTTGGAAATTATACAAAAACTTCGTGATTTTATATCACCCATGATCCTTATTACAAAAAATGGTTGTAATGTTTCTTTTAGTATAATATCAAAACAACTTGTACAAGATATCACTATACATTTAAAACCAACTGGTTTTCCAAATTCTATTCAATTTAAAAAAGATTTTGTGAGAGGACTTTTTGACTCTTCTGGATCTATTTTGAACTCTAACAACGGATATCCTATATGTAGTATCTCTAGCAAAAATATTTCTATGCTTCAAAGTTTATCCAATTTTTCAGGTCTTAAAACAATTATTACATCTGAAAAGTGCGAATGGAATGGAGTTAATGCTATTGATTTCTTATGTATACTATACAAAGATGCTTCTATATATATGCAAAGAAAATATACAATGTTTGTTTCTCTTGTAACTAAACAATCTACAGATAGATTACCTTCTTTTAGATGGGCAAGAACCATTTCAGATGCTCCAAAACCAGAAAAAACCAGATTTTCCGATTCTGGTTACGATTTATCTTTAATAAAAAAGATAAAAGTAGTTGGAGGTGTTCATTACTACGACACTGGAATACAAGTACAACCAGAAAATGGATATTATTTCGATTTAGTTGGAAGAAGTTCTATATCAAAAACTGGATGGGCTCTTGCAAATAGCATTGGTATTATAGATAGTAGTTATACAGGATCAATAATAGTGGCTTTGATCAAAACTGACCCATCAGCTGTTGAATTAAAACTTCCATGCAGGCTTGTTCAAATTATTCCTAGACAGTTAATTTTAATGGAATCGATTGAAGTTGATTCATTAGAAGATACTGAAAGGGGTGGAAAAGGTTTTGGTAGTTCTGGATAAAATATAAAAATGAATTTAAACATTCGTTTATTAAAATAAAGTATAATATGAAGATTTACACTAAAACCGGAGATACTGGTAGCACATCATTGTACGATGGAAGTCGTGCTCCGAAATTTTCAATTGTTTTTAAAGTTATAGGAGAAATTGATGAACTTAATTCCAGAATCGGTCTTTTATGTACACATATGACGGATACAGATATGCTACGAAAAATCCAGAGGACTCTACAAGATTTTAATTCTCACATTGCAACTATTGACAAAACAAATAAAAAACTTCCAGAATTATCAGAAAGTTTAATTCTTGAGTTGGAGAATATGATTGATGAAATGGAAAAGATGTGTCCTAAATTAACAAAATTTATTTTACCTGGAGTAACAACTCCAGATGCACTTGCCCATTTATGCCGTACTCAGGCAAGAAAAGCTGAGCGCTGGATAGTTGATATGCATTTTTCACATAAAGTGAACATTCCCGAAATAATAATTAAATATATGAACCGATTATCAGATTTTTTCTTTGTTTTTGCTCGATGGATTTGTGTTAAATCAGGCAACACTGATTGTTTTATCTAAATTTACAATTAAATAATATTTTATTCTGATAAAAGAATAAAATATATATAATTGATTTTTATAAAACAAATATATAAATTACTCTTATGCAATTCATTAGTGCTGATACACAAAGACTATTTTTTGAAACAATCTATGCTAGACGATCAAAGAGATGTCTTATGAATATTGAAGCACCTAATATTCATTTTGAACAATTAGATAGGTGTCTCAATATTATAATATGTCATGATCCAGATATATGGTCATATGGTACAGGAGTTCTTTTATCAGGCCCAACTCGTCGTATGAATCGCAAACACAAACATAAAAAATGTTTGGAGTCTAAAAAAAGAGCTTATATAATGCGAACGGAAGCTTTAAAAGAACATAATTATCAAAAAGAATTTCGTTTGCTAGAAAACGAAAGTTTTGGATATTTTGTGCGTGTCACTCTAGAATATCGTGATAGAGTTCGTGTATTTTCTTATAAAGCACTTATATTCGAAGAACAAATTATACCTAGAACTCTACAAGTTATAGATTATGTTGAAAAAAATATAACACTTGAGTTAGAACATTTTGATGATCAAGCGTCAATTTGCCGCGAGAGAGCATTAAAGATACATGGTTTTGATTTTGATTATTACCAATCAATAACAAAATATGATGAAGATTACCAAATTATCAATCAAATAGCAGAATATTGTATGATAGATCATCTTGTTCGTAATCCATTACGAACAGCACTTTTAGAAATTTTTCCAAATATTTTGGATGATGAACTAGCTAAAGCTGATTTTCTTAAACTACTTGTAAAAAATACTGGTGAATGCATAGTTTGTTATGAAGAAGGAGAAGTACTTTCTTTACCATGTCATTCTTCTCACATAATGTGTGAAAAATGCACTCTTAAAGTTCTATTTTCAATACAATCATTATGTCCAATGTGCAGACTTAAGATATCTTTTAGAAAATAATTATATAATTGAATTACGTAATTTCATAGGAATATCATCAAAATCACCCCATTTTACTTTTGGATGGTTGGAAAAGAAAGGTTGTGGAAAATCTTTCATATATATACAATTTTCAACTGATGTGTCAGTAGAGTGTATAACATCAAAATCAAGTTCTTGTAAAAACCTTCTCACTTTATTTGAATGTATATTACCTGCATATATGATTATGTTATGTGGTTCTTTAGGTTCATCTGTCCAACGTTCAGTATTAGCGCCTAGTGAAAGATCAAATTGTCTAAATATACGACACAAAAGATAATAATCTGCAACATAAGTATTAATTACAATAAAAAATGAAATACACTTTGATTCTGCTAGTAATGTAATATCACTTTCTGGAGCATCTGCAAAATTATATCTACCATTTACCTTATATTTATCTATTGTCTCAATATACTGTTTAACTAACTGAACAAAAAAATCTGGATCAATTATATTTTCATTTATTTTAGTATTAAGAATTTCTTTTTTAATAAAAGTTTTGATTTTTGTGTGCATATGACGCGACTTAAATTTAGTTACTTTTTTTGAAAGAAATTTATGTTCATCTATTTTTTCATCCCAAAACTTCTTATAATCTTGTAGTGATGCAATTTCACAAAAACTTTTAAGAATCGGTTTTATATTTTCTTCATACTTAACATCTAATAAAAATTTAGCAATAATCATTGGATAAGAACTTATATCACCACCATCATCTCTAATATCCTTTAAGATGTACATTAAGGTTGACATTTTAACACAAAGATAAGAAATATCATCAGGTTTCACATCGTGTGCTTCTCGTCTAAGATCAAAATAATGCATCCTAGATAACCAACATTTAATAATAGTGTCATCGTGTGAGTCGGTAAACTGAAAACCGCTTTCAGGATTAGGTCCAAAATAATCAGGTTCAGCATGAATAGGACGTCTAAAATTGTAAAAGCAATGTTTTAAACGTTCAGTAATTTTACTAATTCTAGTGTCACCAGTAAAATTTGGGTCTCTACCAATTTCAAGATAAAAATCTATAAAAACATCAGTATTTCTAATCAATTGTTCTAGATAATCTTCTATTAACATTGTATGTTGTTTTCCAAAGAATCCATCTTTTCTCTTGAACTTATCACAATCTGTTTTTCTAGAATGAGTCTCTCCAAAAATATATATTATTTTTTTATATACTTTATTCCAGTGCATCGTTAGAGTAAATGGACCTCCAATATAGTTAGCAATTGGTTTTTTATTTTCTGGTGGAATTTCTGGATTACTCTCATTAGAATGATTAAGTATAAGTTGTGAAAGAACTGTCCTTGTTAAAATTCTTCTATTGTCAATAGATTTCGTAAATCTACTTTTTTCTACAGAGTTTATTACTTCTTCTTCAACACATTTTTTTGCTTCTTCGATACATGCATTTTTAAAAAATTTTTCTGATCTATCTAAAATAGAAGTATTATACGTTTCTAATAAAGTTTCACAAATCCATTGTAAATTACAGTTCTCCGTTTCCATTTTTATAATAAATTAATATAAAAAATAAATTAATATAAAAAATAAATTAAGTAAATTACACATAAATATTTTATCTTTAATCATAAAAAAAAGAAGGCAATATGATATTATCTATCACGTGTATAATTCCATTGTCAGTAATAATATCTTTTTGAATAATCCGTATGTCCTCATTAATGTAAGTTATACCATTCATATTATTGATAAATAAATTATTTGATTTACTTTTTGTAAAAAAATATGAGGAATTGCTATCCTCTAATAGTTCAGAAGTTATTTTTCTATCAAGCATTGCGCTTTTCACAATATTGCGAGCCATAGAAATATCCATTCCTTCTATTTCTAATCTTGAAATGAAAGTATCTAGTGGAATAAATAAGGTAAAATCTGATTGTGGATCACTCAAATTTGTATTCATTCTTGCACGTTCCACAATATATTTAAACTTTGAAAAATTTGGATTATTATTAATCACACCCATAAGAGAATTATTATCATCTTCCTTGCAAGAAGCATTTCCACGTAAATCAACAAAATTGAACATATGAGTAAAATTATTAGATTGAGAATAAGGACCAGTTGATACCATTTTATAATCAAAGAAGATTATAAAAATTAAATAATAAATTTACTCTGGATCTTCTATACTACTACTTGGAACTCTAAGACTAAATCTATTTCTACCTTCCCTTATTTTATCAATAACAATAACCAAAACTCCATTGTTAGAAGAAATCTTTACACTATCACGGTTAGTAACACTTATAGGAAGATTAATATGACGTTCAAATTTTCCATAAATGATCTCATTCTTCACAACAGTCATTTCATCTGAAAAAGTACGTTTACGTTCACCTGTCACTACAACACGCTCGTTAAAAAAATCAACATCAATCGAATCATTATTTACACCTGGTATATTCATATATACAGTAACATTATCATTATTCTCAACAATATCAGCTGAAGGTTGCCAAATTTCATTCATATTTAAACCTTGAGATTGTAAAAATTCAGATAAAGCTCCTGATACATTACTGTTTTGTTGCCCTTCAAGCAAAGCAATGCTGTTAGATATTAGTTGTTGAAATGATGACATCTTTAAAATATTTATCTTGTCCTCTTAAGTCTGATTATTGAAGTAATTTATCTAGCCTTTCAGATAAGCTAGGAGTTTGACTATTTGTAAATCCAGATACTAGAGAAGGAGATGTAATCAAAGTTGATATAGAAGGAGTCATGGTGTTTTCAATATTTTGATTTTTTTGTTGTTTCTTTTTATTAACATACATATAATAACACAATCCTCCTCCTATAATAATCACAATAACAATACAAATTAGTTTCCAATTTGTGCTAGAAGGAGGTGGGGTTACATTTTTGACACGTGGTTCTGTTGCATTAACTTGCTGAGGATGAGGCCGAGGCTGATGATGAGGTTGAGGCTGAGCTGGTTGAATTTCTTTTTTGTTAATTATAACTTCTACCTCACATGGTTTGTCAGATTTTAGACACAGAAAATAATTTTGATATAGATTTTTATCTGAAACAATATTTCCAGAAATAGAACCATTTGCTCTCTTAAATTCTAAACTATCATGTGGTACTTTATCTAATGTATTCTGATCAACCACAAGTGCATGAAAATCTGAGTTTTCTGAACTTCTAGCTGTAAAAGTAAGATCAAAATTTATTGAATCACCATTGAGATCTATCAATTGTTTACCACCCCCTGTCAAAGATAAAATTTTCTTTACTGACATTTTATCTTTCTATCAATTGTTTTTAAACCTTTGATTTAAATAAATGTCTACCTTCTTCCATGAAATACTTGTGATAAAAGACCTGCTTCCATTGTCATTGCACCAAGTTGAGCATATCCAGGATTTTCATGTGTCTTCTTATTCCACCATCTTGAATACCATATTATAAATATCGCGAATGGTATACACAATCCGCCTAATAAAAATATATATTTACGAGTTTTAACATTACATTCTTTATTCTTCAAGTCAAGATCACTTTTTGCTTTGTCGCATTTAACAGCATCATCAGCAGCAGCAGCAGTATCAGAATCATGCTTGTTGCAAATAAAATCAGAATTCATCTTTTCTTGATCGCTATTGCAATTTAATTTATTTGTTGGAACAAGAGCAAATATGATACATACAATACCAATAATAACTAAAATTGCACCAATAAAATACGAAGAAATTACTTGCATTTCTGAAGACGCCTGCCCAATACTTGTTTGAGCGCTTCCTACTTGGTTTCCTAAAGTATTTATATTTCCAGAAACATTACCCATTTATTACTTTATAATATAAAAATATTTTTAAAGTAATGTTCATTCAAATGTACACTAATCAATTTATCTTCTTGTATTTTAATGGTTGGAAAAAAAATGTATGGTTTTAATTTTATAAGTCCATATTTTAACCATATCGAAAAAGGTGAATAGTAAATGATTCCAATTTGATCCATTTTTAAGTATAATAATTTATTTCTTTAGTTGCTTTCTTTACTTATATTTTCTTTATTTATAGTAATTTTTTACATACCAATCATTAAGACCAGTAACTTGGCATATTATGTGAAAAGACGCTCCGCACACAAAAGCTGCAATAGCAATCCAGATAATATGATTTTTAGGCACTATTAGCATACTTAAGGACATCATGATTGCAAGAATAACTCCAATAAAAAGCGCTTCTATAAAAACTGTAAAAAAAGTTTTCATTTCTTTTAAGAAAAGAAATTTTAATTTCCTAGTAATAAATGGAAAATATAAGAAAGATATTTTTAGAACAAATAGAACAAGACACTGATACGTTTAATAATTTGTCTACTTGCTTAATAAATTCAACTATATTGTCAAATGCTTTATTAGCATTGCAAAAAATAATACCATCATGTACTCGAACTCTTACAAGAAAGTTTTTATCTCATTATATAGTGTATTACTTTCCGAATGAAGTAATAGGTGAAATTGGTGGAGAACGCCTGATTAAAGCATCACAAAATCTTTATAATGTGCATATTAAAGAAAAAGATAAAGAAAATGATAAAGAAAATGAGATTACTAATTTTGAAAATGTCTTAAATGAGTATGTCTCATCTTTTACTGAATGGCAAAAATTTGATAAAGAAAAACTAGCTGGAACATATCGAGATGCATATCGTTTATTATCTGAAATGAAAGTATCATCTCCTATTGAGATACAAGAACCTGCTGAAAAACTTGAGCGTACTCTTGATAAACACACAAAGCAAATTTTTGGTGTTAATGCACAAAAGATATTAAATAATCAAAATAATGAAATACACAAAGATACTTTAGATAAAATGGAAAAATTTGTTTATGAGTCTATTCATGAAATATATTGGCAAAATATGATAAAACAATTAGAAGAAAACTCGTTCGATTCATTATGTACTGTAATAGAAGATGTAAAGGTTTGTATGATTGCATTATCTGGAAAAAATCAACTAAAACGTGATGAAGTAGAAGCATCCTTAGATGTTGCATTTCTAAAAAATGTCTTACATGTAGGAATGGCGCAAAATCAAGTTAAATGTTTACTCAAATATTGTTTACGTTTTTTACGTGAATATGGACAACCTTGTCATGATACAGAGATAGATGAATTAAACAAAACCACCGATTCATTATATACACCAGAAGTCAAAAATACGATTGAATTACTTACCAATATTATTCGAGAAATAGCTACTAGAATTAACAATCTAGTAACTGTTGTTTATCAGTTTTTATCAGATAAATAAAAACTGCTAAATTTATTGAGCAAGATCATATTCTTGTGCACATGAAAGTTGTCCATTGATTGCCTTTTCAAGATCAATACTATTCATTTTTATATCTTTTACTAATTCATCAAATTTTTCCTTATAAACATTAAATGTAATATTACCACGTGTCAATTCATGACCTAATAGTTTTATACTAATCTCAATATTCATATCTGTTTCTCCAAGTCTGAATCTCTCATTCTTTGCCAATAAGCGAAAAATATGCATATCATATGCGATCACCCATAATAATTTATTATATTCATTATTTTTTGATGGAAAATAATCAAACAAATCAATATCTGTCATTAATATAATTATTATATTAACGTAAAATTCAAATTCAAATTTATTTTATGATTATTGCTCTTCAATTTATCGCTAATTCTGCTTCAATATCATTCACATCACTTATTTCTCAAGTAATGAGAAACTTTGAGAAGTAAGAAATAATTGTTGATAATTTTATTTGTCACTTTTCATTTCACTAATCTCAAAATCTCTTATTTTTATTTTACAACCTGTTTCTAGCCTTGATATAAAATTTAATTGTATCTGAAAGCATGTACAACCTTGATACAAAATTTAATTGTATCTAAAAACAAATCAATTGTATTATCTTTTGGAAGTAAAAATATTTCTCGGTTGGCTTGTTCTTTATATGGATTCAATCTGGAAAAAACAAGTGTCTCGACATCACTCATTTTTTCTTGATCTGGACATTTTTCATAATATACAACTTCGTGTTCATCTGATTTGTTATATACAGACAATGTAGATGTTAGATTTGTTGCTTTACCCAGAATATAACGTCTTTCTTTCTTCATATTTGCAGTTGTCAAGATATATATTACATTTTCCTCATAGTATTGAATTCGAGGTTGAGGAACAAGTTCATATGATGCATCTGGTAATTCTTTAGAAACAGTTTCGCATTTTCTCTCAATTGCAATAGACTGTATTATTTCAGTTAAATCTTTGTTCTGCTTTTCTAATTTACTTTTATATTCTTCTTGAAATTCTTTTATGATCAGCTTCTGTTCCTGAATAACTCTATCTTTTTCTTTTATGATCAGTTTCTGATCCTCAATAACTCTATCTTTTTCAATAAATTTTTGTTCACATTCTTTTCTTATTGTATCTTCGATATGTTTTTTACATGTTTGTTCATGAGTATATAATCTATTTTGAGTTGATAATTTTTTATTACATTTTAAGCAAGTAAAATTAGTATTTATTTCTGTTCCTTGTAATATAATACAGTATTTAGCTGTTTTTTGATGATGAATTAACGATGTCTTTGTTTTAAATTCAGTATTACAGAACTCACAGTTCATTTTATTAATAAAAATGTGTTCTTAAACCTCATTTACAAAAAATGAAAACCATTGTAAACAATTGTAAATGCAAAATTAAGTAAATTTTGTATCTAATTAGTATGTGTTTTTCATACTTTTAAAAAATTTTCACTCATCTAAAAATCTTGAGATGTCATTCAAATGGATTAGGCTCAAAAATTAAGTTTTTTCTCCGCCGCTTCCATCCGACAGAAAATCTGGAGAAACAAAAAAATATTTCTGTTTTATCCAGATTTTGTAAATAAATTTAAATTGGAAAAGTATATAAATAATATTCACAAAGTATTATTTATATACTTTTCCAATTTATCTTTATGTGATTTGAGAAGAAAGGTTGAGGAAAATCTTTCATCGTTATACAATTTGTAGGTTTTTCTGAAAATCTATCTCCTTTTTTATGTATCATTTTAAACTTAAGTTCATTCTCTAGAAAATCTGTCACCTTTTCAGCATGAGCGTCACCTGCATATATGATTATATTATGTGGTTCTATCGGTTCATCTGTTGCACGTTTTTCTGGTACAAACTTTTTAAATATACGAGACAAAAGGTAATAATCTGTTATAACAAAACCAACAATTAAAATAAAAATTTTACAAACATCTAGTTGAGTTATTAGACTATCAATATCAAGTTCTCCTTCATATTGATCGACGTTGAGGATAAATTGTCGGACTGTGTCAATAAGATTTTTTATATTTTCAGTCTTGAGAATTTCTTTTTTGATAAAAGACTTAATTTCTTTGTGCATAGTAGATTTACTTACTTTTTTTACAAGAAACACATGTTTGTCTATTTGTTTATCCCAAAATTCTGCATATTCCGCATATTTTTCTTCGTCTGTGTCTTTATGTTCATGAATATTAATTTTAGAAAATTCTTGAAGAATTGGCTCAATTTTTGTATAATAATCGTTTGCTACTAAAAATTTATGAATAGATCTTTTTTTTCTTTTAGTATCAGCAAATGTAGGATTTGTTTGTAACTCACTTAACATATGATTTAATTTAAATAACATAATAGCCGCATAAGTCATTGGATCAGGTGTTAAATCAGAAGCTTCTTTTCTAAGATCAAAATAATGCATTCTAGATAATCTACACTCATAATCATTATCTTTAGGATCATATAAACAATTTTTAAAACGATTGGCAATTATCGCAATTCTACTTTCACCATAAGTGTTTTTTCTTCTACCTGTTTCAAGATAAAAATCTATAAAAACATCAGTATTTTTAAACAATTGTTCCAGATAATCTTCTATTAACATTACGTTTGTTGCAGTTTCACAGTCAGTATATTTGTTATGAATTTCACCAAATATATATACTAATTTCTTGTATTCTTCACTCCACAACATTATTAACGTTTTTGGACCTGCGATAAACTCAGCAATTGGCTTTTTTTCTTGTTGTGATAATTGTTCGTTACTTTCCCTAGAATGATTAATAATAAGTTGTGACAGAACAATTCTCTCTGAATTCGTTTTGTATTTATTCTCGATTGCACATTTTTTGGCTTCTTCAATGCACGCTTCTTTAAAAATTGGTTCTGATATATCTAAAATAGAAGTATTATACGTTTCTAACAAAGTATTACAAATCCAATGTAAATCACACATTTTTATTAATTATAATAAATAAATTTATTATAATTTACTTATCCGCGCGGTAACAGCCAGCTGCCAATTCTCTAATGAAACTGTAAAATAATTCTGGTTTCATACCGTGTGCTATCTCATTTGCCTGCCTTTTTTGAGATAATACCTTCATTACAAATTCTAAGGCATCATTTGTTTGAGCAGAAAAATCTTCCTCGTTCATATCATCTAGAGAGTTTAAAGCTTTCCATTTTGCTTGTAATTCAGCTGAATACTCATTAGTCAATTCCTCATTTCTCTCCTTAATAGCAGAAAACAATCTTTTTGTTATCTTTGTCATTTCTGGATCTGATACAACGTTTCCATTTTCATCTTTGTATTTACAATTTCTCCTTTGAAAATCAGTACATATAATCATATCCTTTAGAGGATATTCAAGAGCGAATTTAGCATATCCAGATGCTCCATTTTGAACGTGAATAGGATTTAAATTATGGATGTGTTCTTGTAGATGTGCTTCAGTTATTGGCATCATATTATTTATTATCTGGTTTGTAGTGGTTATGTTTTTATTAACAGTTGATGGTTTGGCTATTGCCTTCTCAGCAATACATTGTATGCGATCTGTTAAATCTTTATTCTGCTTTCTTTGGTCATCTTGAAATTCCTTTATGACAAGTTTTTGTTCTTCAATGATAAGTTTTTGTTCTTGTATAATTCGATCTTTTTCTTGTATAATTCGATCTTTTTCGTATAAAGAAATAAGTTCTTTTTCACGATTTTCATACTTAACCCGAAGTTCTTTTTCAAAACTATTTTCTTTGCATATTTTTAAATGATTATCTAGACAAGATTTTCTATTAAATTTTTTACTGCATGATCCACAAGAGTGTTCTTCTATAGTTGTAATATTTTGTTGAGAAAGACAATATTTTGCTGTTTTTTGATGTAGTTTTAATGAAGATAGTGTTTTTAATGTTGCACCACAGTATTCACAATTCATTTATATTTTTACAGGCTATGTTTAGATTTGTTTCGTAATATTTCATAAATATTTATGAAATATTTCATTTTTAACATGAAATTTATAGTTGAATTATAACTTTTATACTAAAAATATGTTAAATTTAAAATATCTCTTTCCATTTCACTAAATCTCAAGATTTTGAGAGAGATGAAGGTCCTCCAAATGGATCGACCTAAAAATTTATCTTTTTTTTCTTCCTTCTCCGAACGATTCGTCCAAAAATTTGGAAGAGCAAAAATATTTTTATTTATAATTCTAAAAATCCATAGAAAATTTCTTTTGGAAATGGATTTTTCTCCGGATCGATAATTAAAATTTTAGATCAAGATTATTATATAATAATACTTTTATTAGTATTATTATCTCTCGTGATAATTAGTTTATATTAATTTATATTTAAGATTAATATATTTATTATTATTAAATTATGTTTGAATATATTTTGCCTTTTATTGGTATGGTGTTAACACCACTGATCGATTTTACTCTTTATTCAGTTTCATCTTTTTTAGTCAAACCACAAAAATTTAGTATTTCAACTCAAAAACGAGCACTACAAGACTGGCATGGTAATATAATAAATTATTTACTTACTTGGTACTTAATATATTATCGGTTTACATGGGGAATTCCAAACGTGTTCGATGGATTATTATCATTGCTATATTTCTTGATTGTTGATATAACATTTTACTTTCTACATCGAGCATGTCATGTATTCTTATATTATCAGATACATCAAAAACATCATTTATGTCAGCCTATTGGATCACATTGCGCAAGACATAGTCATTGGATAGATGCAACACTTGAAAATCTTAGCTTTTTTACTCCATTCTTTATTTTTTATTATAATGCATATTGCGCTTTTTTATGTTTAATTCTTAATAGTATATGGGCATCCTATATACATACTTACCCGATAAGAATAGAAAAAGCAGGATTCATGAATTCACCCTATTTACATTGGATTCATCATCAGTATGGTAGTGAATCATCATGTAATTATTCTTTGTATTTCACAATATTTGATCGTTTATTTGGAACATTAAATCAAAAAAGTAAGTGTGAAATTATAGTTTGAAATTTTTAAAAACTGTAAGTTGCGTTTTAAATTGTAAGTTGCGTTTTAAATTGTAATTTGTTTAACTTTACGATTACTTTTAAAAATGATCTCTCCTACTTTATCTGTTTTTTCAATATTATCACATCTACACCAATCTACTTTTATATTTGTTAATTTTCTGTATTTTGTGCCATTTTTACAAAGTTGAGCGGCTGTTTGAATCATAAAAGGTGTCGGCTCAGAATCTTTGTACTCAAGGATTACATAACCAGATGGAAACGATGATAGATGGAAAAAAAGGTAATGATTTTCGACTTTTTCTAAAAGTGCCCAATTTTCTTTAGCTGTTTCTCCTAATTTACAAATAAAATTGTCATATACAAAATTTTTCATGCTCATAATATAATTTAGAATTAATTTAAAAATTGAATTTAATTCTACTATTTTAAGTGTATATTTAAAATATTTTTAACTTTCATGATAGAAGAAGCATTTATGCTTGTCTTAAAGTTCTGTTCAAACAATAACTCAATGTGGTTGCGCCAAGTTTGTAATACTTTTAATATTTTTGTTTTGAATTACAGTTCAAAATTAAATATTTGTTGTTCCTTTGAGAATAACTGTTGGAAAAGTTTAACAAAACTTATTAGAATGATGCCAAATCTTACTTGTCTTAATCTAATACTTCTTGATGACCATTTCATCAGTGTATTAGAATCTAATTTAGCATTATTTTTTCACAGTATTTTAAGAGATTTACTAAAGCTTACATCACTCAGTATTAAGTATAATTGTACTGGAGATATAAATGCTAATTTGTTAACATCTGATATTGCAAATCTAACAAATCTTACAACTCTATCTCTTAAAATACCAGTAACACGTCATTTTGTACCTATTTTTGCTAATCTACCAAAACTTAAATCTTTACAATTTCAGTTCAAAAATATCTATGAACCAATTAAACCAAAAAAAGAGTTATTTGCACAAGTGATATCTTCATTCGCGCAAACTCTAGCTAATTCTAATATGACTTTAGAAAAACTTGATCTGTCACACAATAGACTTAAAGATTCTGAAATACAATTATTAGTACCTGGTCTTAATAAATTAATAAATCTTATATCTATCAATTTTGATGATAATCATATCACAGATGAAGGAATAGAAATGCTAGTTCCGATTATTAGTAAAATGACTAAACTTAAAACAGTCAATTTTCAATCCAATAGAATTAGTTTTTCTAAATATAACTCATTTCTATCTATTGTCGATAAACTACCAGAGCTAACTGATCTGAATATAGCAGATAATTTTATTATGAAAGATAGATTGTTGATCTTATTACCTATTCTTGCTACACTAACAAATCTTACATCTCTCGGTCTAGATAGTCCAAGGCAAAAAATAATAAAAGATTTATTAGGATCTAGTCTTGTTAAACTAACAAACTTGAAGTGCCTAAGTTTACCATATACTAATTTCGAAGTATTAGAACAAACTCTTCCTATACTAACAAATTTGATGATTCTTAATCTGAATAGCCATTATATCAGACCTGAAGAATTATCATTATTAAAACCTAGTCTTATAAGGATGACTAGTATGACTTCTCTAACTCTCGAGTCAGATAAAATTAAAATACCATTTCGCTAGAAAATTACCTTTTGGTATTTTTTTAGCCTCGTTTTACTTCTTACCATGGAGCTACATATGGTTTAGAAGCTCCTTTACGGGGCTGGATTCATATAATTTTGTATGAATCTAGTAGCGGCTGTAGAATATTATGAGAGATTATAAGAACTCTATTTAGTTAATACAAAAATGGTATTAACTAATCAATCATTTTATACAGAAAAATGTTTGTACATATCATCCCAGTTATTTTCCCCTTTATATATGTAACCTTTTGATAGTAAAAGATTCCGAATTTCAGTTCTTCTTGGTTCTATAAAATTATGTTCAACATCAATTAATCCAAAAGTATACTTTTCAAAATCAAAATTTTTAAGAATTTCAAATTCAGAACCTTCCGTATCTAATGACATGTACTCAATAAATGAAGGAGCATTAGACTTTTTCAATACGTCTAATAAAGAAATTGTTTCAACATGAACAGTAGTTTTATCGTTATCAACGATTGATTTATATCTGTCAATGTGTTCGGAAATTCCCGAAAATAAGTCATAACTGTTAGATATATCAAACTGTAGTATCAATCCACTCTGATTGTATACTGCTTCTTTATAACATAAAGAATTTGGTCTATTTTTTACCAATTTTTCAAATTTTGTAGGAATCGGTTCACAACAAATTCCTTTCCATTTATATTTTGTTTCGAGCAAGTAAGTGTTTGATAATTCCAAACCATCGCTTGCGCCTATTTCAATAAAAAAGCCGTCTTCTTTGTTATTATAAAAGTTTATAACTTCTAATTCTTGACCAAGTTGAGATTGTGACATGCTTTTATAATAAAAACTATACTTTAAACTATTTTTGAATTTCTAAAGGTATAAAAACGGGTATCTATAACCTTTACCTATTTTTAGAATATTGGAAGATGTACAATTCCAGTAAAATAAAATTATCTTTTATTCAAGTTTCTCTTTCATTTGTTCATATCCATAAGAGAACATATTTAGCTTGATAGAAGATGTAATATTAAATTCAAATATTTTTAAATTAAGATCAATATCCTTTATATTTATAATTTTACACTTGTCTGAAGCCATTTGTATCTTGTGGTTTATTGCTTGAATAACCGGAACGTTGATAAGATTATAAATAAACTCTAGTATGCTTACATCGGTTTCGCTACTAAAATTATACAATTCATTATTTAAATTTATTCCAAGTATCTTATCTCCGCTTTTTTTCACCTATCAACGTAAAAACAATTTCCATATCTGTAGTTTTCAAAAACAAGAGGTAAATTTGCTGACATATGTATTGCTGTCACACAAGGCAAATGTGGATGCGTTTCCCAAGATAAATATTCAGTACGATTTTCTGTAAGATTATGTGTAACGCATACAAGATTTTTTTTTCATTTTTTCTTTGATGTCATTTAAGGTTGGAAGATAACCAATTTTAGAAATACTCATTTTCTCTAATTGCTCTTGTATATTAAAAAATGAAATAGCTCCTCTCCCTTGAATCATTGATACTATATTTAAATCATTCATTTTTTCCATAATTTGATTTGAACATATGTAAACCATAATCTCTATTGGAGTATAACCAATTGCTAATAATCACACATTTCTACACTTTCTACAATTCCATTAGAACTCCTGATCAATCTAAATGGTTTACAACATCCATGTACTAAATTTTGATCAAATAGCTGTTCACATTGCTCTTTAGACAAATGTGGATTTACTTGTGTTCCATCACTTTTCATTATACCATGTCTAAATATCTGACAATTCACTTCATTCTCATTGACCTGTACTGTTCCATCACAATGTGGACAACTAAATACGTACGAATTATTTTCTGAAATATATTCTACTTGTTTAGACATTTATTTTTCTTTCTTTTTTAGTTTTTGAATAATGATTTATTTCAAAAAACCAAAAAGCAACTAAAAGAGTTATACCAAACATTATTACCAAATATGTAGTTTTTGAGATAATATGATGACTATTTGGAAAGCTATTAAATATTGTCTCGACTAGATCGTTAAAACCTAATGCTACAGATAATGATAAAGCAGCAACAACAACTGTTCTAATGTTTGACAAGATAGCTTTTTTTTCTTCTTTATTATCTTCTTCCATTATTTTTCTTTAGTAAAGATTAAATACGTTTAGTGTTTTTAATCTAAATACCAATTATAATTTTCATTACACTCTCTTAAAGCTAAAAGCAGCACTTATCTGTATTTCTGGATTTGGAGCAAGAGGTGCATATGTTTCACTTTCAAGTGTCTTAAAAAGTTCTCCATTTGAAAGATGCACTGAAAAGAAAATACTGTCATTTGGTTTGAATTTAAGAGTTTGTGTCATACCATCTCCATCAAGTTTAACAAAAGACGAATTCGTAGGATTCTGAACATCATAAATAGGAACTCGAAAAACCATACTTGTAGCATTTGGATTATTAGAATAAATCGAATTCTTCATTCCAGAACTTGAGCCAGAAATATTAGATAATTCTACATAAATATAAGGATAATAAGCAATACGACTACCAACACCGCAATTTAATATTTTGTTCGGTATAATAATATTAAGAAGCTCAATTTGATAACAAACAATTTCTTGTTGCATACTACCTGTATATACAAAAGGATTGTGATTATCACAAGAGAATGGAAAAATAAGAAATGGTCTATTTGCACCTTTTGCAACCTCTAAAGGTGATTCTAGAAAAACAGATCGGAATGTAAAATCAATATTATCTTCTATAGTACCACCAAAGTCTGGTGAAACAGTTGCGATACGTGTCAAGTTTGGTTCAACACCTGTAACAGCATAATTTATAATTTTTCGTACATCTCCCGCACGACCACCTGACATTATTTGAATCCATGCATTATTATAGTAACCATTTATTTTTGACGCTGTATTTGGAAACTTAATAGTACTAATACTATCAGCTACAGCTGGTGTCTTCCCTGTAAAAGTTTCATAACGAATAATACGACGTGGAGTTAGAAATAATGGATTATGAGAAACAGCAATGTAAGAATTTTTATATGCATCTAGTTCATTTGTAAAAGTGGATGGTAATGATAAATACATGTTATCAGCAGGAACATTATTAAGCAAACCGTTTAATGGACGTTTTTTGTGAATAGAAAAAGTGTTAGAATCACCTAGATTCCATGTTAGACCGGTAATATCAACTTTGAGTAATCTAGTCACGGCATCATATCCTAATATATTAGCATATGTATTATTAGTTGAGTTATACAAAATATAACCTGGGTATGCATTAAAACCTGTGCGTCCATTTGGAACAAATATTAAACCATATTGAGATCCAGTAAATGATGTTATATCAGATGGATCTATTATTCTGATTTGATGACTTGCAATTGTTCCTGTAAAACCTTCAACCGTAATTTGTGCACAATTGTTACCTAAAAAAATATAAGAAATTATACGACTGGATTGACCAGTATTATTATTGTATGCGATAGCTCCTGTATAATAGTTCTGCAAAGTCTGAAAAACACTAAGATTAAGAGTCCTAATTTCAATTATTGTTTTATTATCTCCAGCAACGCCAAATTGAGTTGTTGTACTAGATTGTACCTCTGTGAAAATTATGCTAGTTGACGGATCATTTTTATTAAACGTATTAGATGTCCAATAAAAATTATTGATAGGAGCAGAATCACTTACTGGGTCATCAGCAATCATTTTATCCTTTCTACCAGATTGAGCTACAACTACTTCAAATTCAGCAGGATTAGGCCATTTATTTCTATCACGATATGTAGAATCAATTTCTATGTATCTTGTAGTAGACATTTTATTAGACTAAATATAATTTTAAGTAACTTTATATTCATTAGAATATAAAGTAATTTATATATCAAAGTATTTATTGACGCAATTATGACCATTATTTATAAGAGTTTCGATTTTATCTTTAGTAATGTCAAAGTCTAAAAAGTATATATTTCCTGATGATATTGGTATAGTTTGTGTAATGTAACTAGAAGAAATATTAGATCGTTCGTTTTGTATCATCAAAGTATTCAAGAGTTGTGTAAAAATATTAAACACGCTATTAATTGGTTTTCGACCTTCATATATGTTAAAATTATTCTTTTCTTCAGATGAATAAAGTTTTAACCCCAACGTAAGGCAATTAACATCATCTTTATCTACACTATTCAATTCGTTTTTGTAAAGAGCATCAATATTATTGAAAATCCATAATGGATAGTTATCAACAATTCCGCCGTCAACAAAGTAATCTTTCGTTCCAAACAAGTCTAATTGTCTCGGTATAAAAAATATTGGAACTGATATGCTTGCCATAAGCGCATCTATTAATTTAACATTACCAAAAGTAGCATGGTGAAAGTATACAGGTTTTTCTCTGTTTAAACAGCATGAAACAATTACTAGATCTTTTCCGGTTTTTTCAAATAATTCAGCAAATGTAATATCTGGATTTTCTCTGATTTTTATTATATTTCTTACTTCGGTTTCCAGATCTTTTGAATCATGTAATCCATAAGATCCTAAAATATTGTAAGTACTAAAAAGATAGTTTTCTGATGTTAAACTGGAAAAACTCAATTTTGTTTGTATATCCATGATTTCATTTGCAGTAAAGTTTGCAGCTAGTAGAGTTGCAAATATTGCTCCGACTGAAGTTCCAGCAAAACGTTTTATTTTTGGGAGTATTCCTGCTTCATTTAGCGCGCGAATAGCTCCACAGTATGCAAATCCGCATACTCCTCCTCCTTCAAAAACGAGGTTTTCATAATCTTCTTTAGATTCTATTTTATTATTACTAATTATAATTATTTTTCTGATCGATAATATTGTTCGCGAAGTTTTGTTAAAATTTTTCCAAGCTTATTACGTCCTGTACCATCTCCTCCATCACCCCAAAAATAATCTCCTCTATTATGCTGTACAATAGGACGAAGTCCAGTGTTGAGCAAATTATGTTTAAGCTCTGGATTTTGATTAAACTTTGCTTCTACAACCATATACATTAAATCGTCACAAACATCTACCCAATCCTCTCTTAGTTCAGTTTTACGTCCTAAAGCTTTTGCAATGATTGGACTTTTAGAATTTTCTTGCTTTTCTACATATTCTCTGTCTGTAGGATTTTTATATGCTTGTATAGCAGATTCTGCGTTAGAAAAACTTCCAAATCCTTGAATAGTAACAGGATGAGTTGTAAAGTTTGAAAACCCGGCTGTTGGACCATTTCTATATGCTCTGTAGAACATGAGAGGTTCGAAGAATCTATATACAAAATTTTTTTGGGAATATGTTTGTGGTGAACCAAGTGTTCTCCATTTTTCTCTCATAACAACTCGTTTACTATGAGATTTCGTTGTATGCTCTAAGGCAACCTCAGGTTGCATTTTAAATATGTAACAAAGTATACTCGCTACAACCACTCCAGAACGCCCGTGACCTCCCTTACAGTGTAGGTAAACCAATTCTCCCCTTTTTAGGGATTTAATAATATCTGAAACACGAATTATGAAACGAGCAAACGCTTGCCAATCTTTCGGAACATGTCTGTCCATAATTGGGAATGATATAACCGTATATTTAGTTGTATAAGGTGTTATTTTCTTTTCGTTATCATGCGTCAAGTTTATGAAAAACCTAACGCCTTTTTCTTCTAGCTCGTTTACAGCTTCTTGTGTGGGAAAGCTTCCAAACATAGCTCTATCCCTAATAAAATAAGAGGAACGATCCATTTAGTTTCTATTTTCTTCGCCTATAAATGATAGAAAATCAATTTTATATACAGGGAAATATCTAAAAAGCCTTGTAATCAGATTATATAATATATTTTTATGATGATAAAAGTATATAATATAGACTTAAAGATTTGATTTCTTTAATAAAATGACAGAATTAGTTAACGCAATCGACAAAACTTTACATTTCACCGAACAAAATATCCGTGTATTAGGAACAAATGATGATACGTGGTATATTGCCAAAGATATATGTGTTGTGTTAGGGTTTAAAAATGTAACGGAAGCACTAAGGCATGTTCCTGAAAATCAAAGAGGAGTGACCTTAGTAAATCCCAATACTAGTCAAAATTGCATAAAAATAACAGAACAAGCTATGTACAAACTGATAATGAGATCAAATAAACCAACTGCGCAAAATTTTCAAGATTATGTATGCGGAGAAATATTAACTTCCATACGAAAAACAGGACTATATAAACTTGAAGAAATTGCTTTGAATATTGGAGATAGTAAGGTAGAACAAGCTACAGAACCCAACAACGAGGATTTTGAGGCAAAAGAGAATAAACAATTTATTGAAGAATTCAACAAGCTGAAACAGGATCTTAACACAAAAGATAAAGAAAATAAACAATTGCTTGACGAATCCAAGAAGCTGAAACAGCTTATTAAGGCAAAAGATAAAAAGATCAAGCAATTGATTCAAGAATCTAACAATAGTAAAGACGCTTTTGAGGAAAAAGAGAAAGAAAATAAACAATTGATTGAAGAATCCAACAAGCTGAAACATGATCTTGAGACAAAAGATAAACAATTTATTGAAGAATCCAACAAGCTGAAACAGCTTATCAAGGCAAAACAGAAAAAGATCAAGAAATTGATTGAAGATTGTAAGAATATTAAAGAGTCTTTTGAGGCAAAAGAGAAAATATTGATTGAGGAATCTAACAAATTGAGACTCCAACTTGAAGAAACAACCAAAGAGAATGATCTCAAAAACAACCAATCTCAAGATTATTGTCTAAATACTAAAGAAGAAAAATTAGTAAAAGCATCTGATGGATTGTTTAATTGTGCACTGAAATTATCCGATGGATCTTCTATTACTATTCCAATGAGAGAAGATGGATATATTAACGCGACTATGTTATGCAAAGCACATGGTAAGAAATTATTAGGACATTACAATGAGAATAAAAAAACGAAGGAATATTTAGAAGCATTAGCTCTAAATATCGGAATTCCGATAATTGAATTATTTGTGACAACAGTAGGAAAATATGGAGGTACTTGGGTTCATCGAAAAGTAGCTATACATTTAGCTCAATGGTTATCATCTAATTTTGCAGTACAAGTATCCAATTGGATTGATGAACTTCAACTAAAAGTTGAAGAAAAAAACAAGGTTCTTGAAAGTAAAGAGAAAGAGATTAAAAAATTAATTGAAGAAACTAAACATTCTCAAGATTCTTTGAATACTAAACAGGAAAAATTAACAAAAACTACTAATGGATTGTTTAACTGTTCTTTGAAGTTATCTAATGGCTCTAATATTATTATACCAATGAGAGAAGATGGTTATGTAAACGTTACTTTATTATGTAAAGCTGGTGGAAAAGATATTAAGGAATGGAAAAAAAATAAATCATCAGTTCACATATTGAGTTCATATTTTTCACTGGGGGGAATTCCACCTAGTCAACTTTTAAATTCTACTAGAATAGGAAAAACACAAAATACATTTGCTCATCCAGATATCGCTATCCAAATAGCACAGTGGGCAGATCCATATTTTGCTATACAAGTGTCTCGTTGGACTAGAGAGTTATTAGTTTATGGCAAAGTAGAGTTAGGAAATGAGAAATCATCAGAAGAATTAGACAACAAATTTCAGGAACGAATTCTTGAATTAACCCAGGAAAAAGAAATACTCAAACAAGTTCTTGAGAACAAAGATCAAGATATTAAAACATTGCAAACAGACTTGTTGCAAGAACAGAAAGATGTTATTAACACGAAGAAGAGCTTAATGAAGACTCAGACAAAGTTTTCACAGAGACATAAGTTTACAGATTCATCATGTGTGTATATTTTACAAGATCCTGATTGCAAATATAGTAAATTAAAGATTGGTCTAACAACAGATATTAACCAAAGACTTACGAGCGACAGAACGATGATCCCTAATATTAAAGTTCGTTATATCATGTATAATGATCATTGTGAATTATTTGAGAAGGCAATTAAAGTAAGATGTAAGGAAAATCTTGAACTGCCAAGCCACGAGTGGGTTTTTGAAACTCTAGATAATCTTATTAAGATATATAACGAGATTGATAAATCAAATGGCTTTTCTAGTATAATTGAAACAGATTTGTGGCGTTATAATCTCGAACCGCCACCATCTGAAGAATATAAAGAACCTGAGCCGGTCAACATACCAACGTACTATGGAACTCCAATTTCTAAAATATCTAACTTTTTAAGCGGACCTCAAGTGCTTCGAGGTGATTATTTGATCAAAAATAAAAATGCTCCTCAGGGACAGCGCTGGTGTAATGGCTGGTGTCAATGTTATAAGATGGTAACAGATTTTGCTAAAAGAAGTGCGAGTCCAATGACAATTTGTATTTATTGTGAGAATATGTTGGACGTTGCTATAATAAAAGTTAAATCTGGATTATTGACTGAAAAAGAGATTAGAAAAGATCCGTGTAAGATCTTACTTGAAGCTAACCAGCAAATTTGTCGAAAATGTGAAACAATAAAACACACGAGCGATTTTGATGAAAAGAAAAGACAGTGTAAACAATGTAGAAATAAAGTGAGGAATAAGTTTAAAGAAAATTTTGATGATATAGTAGAATCTGAGGTTAAAACACTACGATCTCTTGGTAAGTATGAGAGAGATAAAAGATTAGACAGCAATTACAATCGTGATCAATTATTCATGATATCAAGTGTTTGTAAAACTGGTAGAAGAGAGTCTGATACCAAAAAAATTATATTGGAAAATCTTATAAACTATTTTGATACTAAAGATCTTGCATAGAATAAATTGTAATATTAAAAATATTACAATTTTTGTAGTTGGCTATTCACAACTACATTCAAATTTAGCATGATTACAGTCTGAACATAAATTTATATCTCTGCGACATACTGGGCATTGAATACCTTCGTCTATTATGCATTCTCTATCTTCGTCATCTAGGAAATTCAGTCTAGTTTTAACATATTTATCCAGACAGCTTAAACAAAAAAGATGTCCGCACTGAGTTTCTTCAAGCATATGCATTTGTTCTTCTCTTAGGCAAATAGAACATTTGTCAATTGGACTAGTAATGCGATTTACCGAACAACCAACACAACAATTTGCATGATATGGACATACATATTCTTTAGCTAGTTTTTCTGATAACTCTTCAAATGATGAGAATTCAAAGCAATGATCATGACTATATTCTCGATCATACATATCTTTAATTCCACAATATTCGGTATATTTATTACGCCGCAATATATCCCAACTAAAACAAAAAACGTTATCTTTAAACTTATTAACTTCAAGCAAAACTGTACCTTTTTTTCTAGAAATATAGAATGGTTTTATTATAAGGTCTTTTTTATCAACAGAACTAGTAAATTCATCATATGTTTTCTGTGTAATTTTACTGTTCATTTATTGTTATTATTTAAGAATTTATTCAGAATATTTCATTTTAATTTCTAACAGGTTCATAATGACCACCAGTCCAATCTAAGTATATAGTCCTGTCATATTTTCCAGATAATTGTATAAATTCGATAGATCTATTTCCACTATCCCTATTATTTAATACAATTATTCTTATATTCCAGATATTACACGCACATTGTATTTCAATAGCTCCACCCCAAGTACATGTATTTCTCATATTTTGAATGTAATTATCATTCTCGTATTTTAGTATTTCGTTTGTATCTAATCCATCTATAATTGGTTTATTTTCCTCTAAATAATCACATATTGTCTGCCTTATTTTGAAACTGTCATCGTTGATAAAATAGCTCAAACTATTAAATAAACAACTCATTTTATAATATTCGACATTTTTGAATTGTAAAATATTTTATTTTACAATTGGTTACGTTTTTAATCAACACGTGCAAAAATTATCGTCAACAATTTGTGATACTTTTATGTAATAATCAAAAGCTCTGTTTGCATCGCAAAAACAAAAAAGATCTTTGTCAAAAGTATAGTTCAGCATAATTTTATAGTATGGCATAAAATTGAGAATATTTCGCATACCTGTGTAAAAAGTTTCTGCTGATACCATGGCATATCTATCGTCATCACTTTCTTGTAAAAAAACAAAATAATATTCCTTATAGGGAAACCCTTTTTTTGATTTCATTGTAAACATTTCCTCATCGTCTGGTATCATAGTTATTTCTTTCAAGCATTTGGAAAAAAGAAATCTAATCTTTGCGTCATTATTAAATTTTGAGTGTATCCATGATGTCCAATCAAGTCTGCAAATTGGACAAAAAACGTTTTCTGTTTTTGACAATTTTAGACAACATTCTGAACAACAGTAATGAGTACATCCAACTGGAATTTCTTTTGTACATTCAGATTCGTACATTCTGTAACAGATTGGACATTCTGAATCAACATTCGATATTGCTTCTCCAAGAGCTTGACGCCTTTTCAGCTTTTTTAAAGCTCTTTTTTGAATATTTTGACGTTTAGATCGCATTTTTATTTATACATTCAATATATTCATAATATTTCATTTTTACTTTTTTAAGTACTAACACTTAGTTTAACTCTGGTGAATATTATAAATATAAATTGTATTATGATTACAACTTTTTTAGTAAAAAACAGGATACTTTAATTTACATTTTCTAATATAGTAAATCTTTTATCATATAATTCTAATAATATTTGTTTGACAGTATCATTAGATTTATAAATTTTTTTAATTTTGTTTAATTCAATAATTTTATCTAGTTTCATATTTAACATTTTATATGTTTGAATGTCATAATAGTGCACAAATTTATTTTGTAATTCTGGAAAATATCTACTAAACATATTACTTATATTTTGTAGTTTTGCATTTTGTCTATGTCCATTTTGAACCTCTGGATTTTTTATATAAATTTCTTGAATTTGTTTATTTATTTGTATTTGTTTATCATGCGATATTTCTAACTTTAATTGATTCTGTAAATTTATTACTTTATTTTTAGCAATAGTTAATTGTTTAATTGTTGTTATGTCTTCTTTCTTAATAATACTTAATGCACTTATGATACTTTCTAATCTATCAATATTATATAAAATATTTTCTAAATTATCAATTTCAATAGTTATCTCATCAATAGATGAATATTTATTTACATATTCAGTTATATCTAATTCATTACAATTTTTTGCAAAATGATTTTCTCCACCACATTTATAACAACAATCTCCTGCTGATTTGAATTCCATTTCTAAAGATTTAATTTGCCATTCTTCTAATTCTAAATTAGCATATGATCCACCTCTAACATTTTCTATACCATATAATATCATATACTTTTTTGTCATATTATTTTCTTCTAATGAATCATCAGTTTTATATGTTGTAATTATTTCTATTGGTGGGTATTTAGTAGTAAAAACACAACTTTTATCATACAAGTGTTGACTATATCTTTTCGCAATATCTAATTTTGTTTTCCCAATATAATATTTATTATTAGTACATTTGAGTATGTAAATATTAAAGGTATTATCACTTGACATTTGATAAATTATAATTAATTTTAATTATAATCAATTTTAATCAATTTTTATTTTTATATCAGTTATTTTAGGTCTTTTTGATAGTTCACTAGACAACATCAATTTAATTTTATCTGGCACATTGAATGATTCAAAAGAGCTTTTGAAAATAGAAATAAACTCCATCGATGATTGACATTGACTAAATAACTGAAGATAAATAATACCTAAACTATAAATATCAGATTCAAAAGTATAAATAGGTGTGGCAGATTTACACTCTGGTGCTAAATAAAGTTCTGAACCCATATATAAATCAGACATAACTCGACTGTCATTATTCTCATAATATTTGGCTAAACCAAAATCACCAACATATGCATGTTGCATATCACTATCTGTAAATATATTATCAGGCTTAAGATCTCTATGCATAATATCTTTTGAATGTAAATATTTTATAGCATTTACAATATCTTTCCAGATATTTTCTTTGTTTAGATTATCATTGAACATTACATCAGTGAGTGTGTAATCATATAATTTAGTTTGAATACATAATATTGGTCTCTTTTTGTCAAATTCTATCCATGAAGTATTATATCTAAGAATATTTGGATGTTCTAGTTTTGCTAGAACACGAATCTCTCTTAAAAGTAATTGAGTGTTATCTTTTAACGATGAAAATGTATTATCTGATGATATATCAGACATTTCATCTATCAAATCTATTTTCTTCAAACTATATACTTGGTCATCAAGCATGTTATATATTTTATATACTTTACCGTGTGCTCCTCCTCCTATATAATTAAGTGTTCTAATTAATGATGATTGATCAAACTCATTTACAACAAGCTTATTCTCATTTGATGCTTTAAATAGTTGAATCATAATTATCTATTAATTGTAAAATATATAAATCAAATTATCAATTTTATTCTAAAAAGTTTGATTAGAGTTCGCTATTATCTTAAAATATATGTATTTTACATATCGTAATACAAATGAATTGTTTCTATTGTTTTGTCAAATGGATTTCCATAACTAAAATAAGTGCGTGGATCTGCAAAGAAACGATCCATAAATTCAAATGACTGTAGAAGCTGTCGGCCTTCAAAATGAATAATCCATTCATATTACCTTAAGATGTCCTGATTATAGAGCCATTTCTGAATAAGACCGACACCTTTATTAATTGCACTATCGTTCCATCTGGTAATAATTCTTGTAGCTCTGGATATAAATTTGTACAAGTGTTATCTGTGATAAGAATATCGCAATTATGCTTTTTGTAATCATATTCAACTAGTTTTTTCAGTACATTAATGATCTGCTATTTTCGTATAGTATTGGGTTCCATTTGTTGATCATTATCATTAATAATACTTGCTATATCAATATAGATAATAAAAGGTTTAATAAATAGTAGATATCAAGATACTTTAGATCCATATATTTTAGTTTAAAGTATTAATTTCCTATTATATATAATGAGATTATCAATAATGTACGCGACGTGTTATACCTATAGGGGATTATGGTTACCCTTTTTGAAATTAAAGGAAAAATATATAGATAATTCAATTCCAACATATTTTTGCACGGATGAAATTAAGGATTTTGTAATAAATAGCCCTAATACAAAAGTATTATCATATGGTGAAAAATCACATTTTTCTTTAAACGGAAATTTTTTTGACAGATATTTACATCATCTTCAGCAAATAGATTCAGAATACATATTATTTTTTTTAGATGATATGTTTCCATTAGCAAATGTATGTAATTTAGATAAATATCTAGATATAATGGATGCGAATAAGAATATTAAAATAATAAAATTATCTAAATATTCACTTGCACATGTTAATGGTCATTTAGTAAATATAAATGATATTCATTTTATGCAAGCAAATAATAAGCTTGATGACTATTTAATGAATTTACAACCAATGCTGATACAAAAAAGTTTCTTTATAGATCTTACTAATTATTGTAAACAACAAAATACATACACGCATCAAAATGGCGGTATGGAAATTCATGGCACAGATTATTTTCGGATAAATAGCAATTATATATGTTTGCGTGTTATAAATGATATTGTAAGAGTGAATGATTCTGGCGGAATTGTTAGATCAGGTAGGATATCAGAAGAAACAAAAAAAATGTTAAAAGATTCAGAAGAAATTGAAATTGAAACTTTTGATAATAACTTAATATTTAAATTAACAGTTGATGAATTTAATGCAATGGGAGATCGTTTAAAACAGGAATATACAGAGAATAAAGATACAATTTATCCTTCCTAAGGCTGGTAATTATAAATACTATTTGAATTATTCTAGATAAATAGTCATTTCTGCCCCTTTTTCAATAAATCCACAGTGTTTATAAAATCAATATTGTCTTTATTACAAGCCAATACGATTTTATAAAATTTATTTTCTGCACAAATATGTTTTGCATATTCAATAAATAGAGTGCCTAATCCTTGTTTACGATATGACTCATGGATGACCACATCTTCAATATGACCAACTGGATGTAAATTATAAGCACTTTAAGTGTCCAATATTTGATTTGTTCTTCCAAAGTATTTAATCTTTCGAGCAATTCTTTTTGTTTTGATTTTTTTACAACACATATTCCATTTTTGTCACATCCCCAGCACGAAGTGATATTTTTTCTATTTTTTTTATAGTCGTCTGGATTAAATCTGATAAATACTATAGGTCGGTGTCCTAAATCTTGAGATAATTCCATTAATCTTTTGTTTTGAAAACTACAATCATAATCTGTATGCTGATTTTCATCAATTTCTATAATTATAATCTGGTACAACATATCAAGAAGCAAATCTGGTCTTCTTCTGGAATATCCTCCTGATATTATCTTATCTGCTATAAAATTTAATTCAGTAAACTTTGTTTTTACAAATTCTACAACAGCATATTCTTTGGTTTTGTAATTGCGAGATACTGGTTTGTCTGAAAACAAGTTTATATAACAAAAAAGACAATAGCCATTGTAGTATTTATTACTGACTGACTTGAGTTGAACACCAAGTACTCTTACAACTCTTGCTTATAACATTTATCATATCAACGAGTCTGTGTTTATGACAATAAATTCCACGTTTTTCTCCAGCAAAATTGTATCTGGGTTGAGTACTACAACCCTCATAAATACACGTTTTGCTTACAATGTTTATCATATCATCGAGTTTGTGTTTATCACAATAAATTCCACGTTTTTCTCCAGCAAAATTGTAACTGGGTTGAGTACGGCATCCATTATAAATACAACTCTTGTGTATAACATCTATCATATCAACGAGTTTGTGTTTATCACAATAAATTCCACGTTTTTCTCCAGCAAAATTGTAAGTGGGTTGAGTACGGCATCCATTATAAATACAACTCTTGTTTTTAACATCTATCATATCAACGAGTTTGTGTTTATCACAATAAATTCCACGTTTTTCTCCAGCAAAATTGTAACTGGGTTGAGTACGGCATCCATTATAAATACAACTCTTGTTTTTAACATCTATCATATCAACAAGTCTGTGTTTATTACAATAAATGCCATGTTTTTCTCCAGCAAAATTATAACTGGGATGAGTACTACATTCATCTTTTATACAAGTCTTGATTTTAACCATTTTGTATAAAAGATACCAAGTTGATAATTAAAATCAACTTTATATTTGAAATTAGCAGTTTTGAATTGTAAAATATTTTTATTTTACAATGTTTGCTTTATTTCAAATGATTAAAAACTAGAATTAATATTTTTTTAAAGTTCGCATGTGTCCCCGGAGCAAAATTTTGATCCACTTGGAACATTACCTCTCACACTCTTGTAGTCAATAATCTTGATATTACCCTTTCGTTTGTTATATTCTTCTTCTGTAATAGGAGTGTACGGAGCTTGTGCATAGCCGTGACCGCTATGAGGAAGCATAGATACTGACTTCAGATTTGGTATAAACATTGCAAGAAGCTTTTCAAGATCAGGCCCGTCCTTCTCCTTGTCGAAGTATATAGTGGCGGAAACACAATTGTCTGCATAATGTTTTTGCATCATTTGTACTACAGAAAATTGTTCCCACGGGGATACCTCTTCACATGGTCGTACATCACCGTGATCAATAACAAACTCAAATACATAAGTATTCTCGGAAACAATATCCTTTTCGTGCGGCACACCAGCAGCTATTAATGAGGGAACTAAAGGCGATGTCATACCAATTCTTACACGACGAATAGCATATCTGCTGACGGGACTGTGCACGCCAGGCGTTGCTCCTGCAAGAAGAGAAATACTTCCACTCGGCTTGACAGTTGTCACTCTAACTGCAGCTGGCACACCTGCTTCTTTAGCAAGACGAGTGTTTGTTTCACGAACAACTTTATAACCTTTGCGAAGAAATGAAATCATCTTTGTATAATTCATTTGACCCCATTCTTCCGAATCAGACCTATTAGCCCATTGAGCAATTCCGGAAATGCTAACTCCAATTCTTCTATTTTTAGCGATTACAGCATTCGTCTCTGGACGATGAGTTGGTAGTAGAGATACTGTGGATGCGTATAAAGTAGCGTACTCTAGAGCTTTGTAAAATTTTTGCGGATCAGAGCACCTAGGAGGGAACACTTCTGCCAAATTGCACAGCTCAAAGTTCTCTAGCGGAATTTCACCACAATTTGGAAATAGCACTCCGTGCCATTGAGCTTTGGCATCATTAGCTTTTGTTACAACAGCAACTGTGTGATTGTCATCAACTGTAATATTGTATACTGTATGATCACCCTCGAGTTCTTCTATTTCAGAAATTTGATGATTATAACCATCTACCATTTCCTTGAATTCTTTCCATCCCTTTGCAATATAAGGGTTGTCACTTTTTCTGTTGAATCTATACGAAATATTTTTTGCTTTGCAAGCAGTTTCCCAATCAATTTTTGATACATTTTCTTTATTTTCACAGAGATCCTTATAAATCATCGCCTGTTCATGAAAATTTATTCTAGCCTTCTCTTCAAATGTGATCTTTTGACCTCGCTTTCTACTTTCAATTGATTGTGCCTTTGTATTGCCGCAAGATGTAGAACAATAAGCCCTCTCTCTTTTACTCCAGACAACATAAAATTCTTCTTGGCAGTTTTCACAGTTACGAATTATTTTTACATCTGTGTCAGAAAATCTTACTGTTTTCAATCCTGATTCTTGACAAAGAATTTCCAAACTATTAGAGTGTTCAATATCAAGTTTACGCTTTAGTTGTGTCATAGTAATAGCTGATTTTTCACGCATTTCAGGTGTTTGTGCGTCACTCAACATTTTTCTATATTCTGGATTTGAACATCTTTCAACTGCTTTTGATCCAATCAACTCTTTTGTTTCTTGAGAATGTTGTCTACCATACATTGGGTTACCAACTCCTCTATATTGCTCATTGTGATGAGCTGTATGCTCACCAGGAGTTGTAATTTCTAAATTATCAGGATTGTTATTCTGTTTATTTTCATCCTTGTGATGAACTACAACACCATTGGTCTTACAACAACCACTATAACCTTCTTTAAAATTTTCATAAAAGTTTTTTGTTTCATAAAACTCTTTAATCATTCGATGTTCAACTAATCTTTTACCTTTTGAATACACAACAATATAATCGTCTTTTCCATTCTTACCTTTTTTAAACATTGGCAATGAATCATTCTTTTTCAAATCTTTTGCTTCTACAATTCGTCCATCATTTGTAAAACATTTATGGTTGGGTGTTACATCAACAAATTCTCCTTTATGCTGTTTACCAAAATGGATACGAAGTAATTTTTGATTATGCCCAGTAACACGTGGATTTCTACCCCATTTAATTGATACTTCCATTGTTTCCTTGTTAATTGAATATACTGGAACATCCTTACCTTCTTCAGCAAGTTGTTTGATACTAACACAATTTCTACCGTCCGCTACTCCAATTAATGTATCTCCACTAAAACACGGGTTTACCATGGTAGCTTCGTCTGGGAGTTCTTTGCCAGACCGACCATACTTTTGAATATTGTACAAGTTGATCATTCCAGGCTCACCATTATCAAGAATGCGACGAGCAAGTTCGGGAATATATGAAAAATCTTTATACCCATCATCTGCACGTAGCACAACAGAGTTATTACTCAACCATCCAATAGCAGAACGTTCTGGATTAATTTCGTAATTCTTCAGATTCATAAAATCCTTATCGTCTACATAGCCCAAGGAGATCTCTGCGGACCTTCTAACGTTACCAGCAACAACACAAGCGCCAATAGCGTTAAAGACGTCTGCTACGAGACGAGTATGAGAGTACGGCTTGTCAACTTCAACTTCAACCTCTCGCCATTCACTTGTCGAATTTTCGACATCTTCAGACTTGAATTCTTTCCAAGTTTTAGAAGTACATTGCAACCTTCCAATACAGAAAGCATCAAGATAACTTTCAATACGATCATGCATTTGCTTAAGAGGATCAAATCCAGAGGCTGTACCACCAAAACCCTTGATTGGTTCTCCATGTGCTCGAATTTGCGAATAATCAAAAATAGGAAACTTATTCTTACCGTAACGAGGGCTATCGATATATGAACACATCAACTTGATTAGACTTTCTACCCAACCTTCTCGAGAATCAGGAATAACAAAAATTTCAGAATCAGTCTTGTCGGGCATTGTAGCTTCACCTCGCCAATTAGTTGTAAATCCAACACCTACGCCGTTCATTAATCCGTCCATAGTCCATTCTGCAGAATGAACAAAATCCTCTGCGGAATCGGTAGCTGAACAATTTTTAGTTAAAATTCCATTTTCTAAAGTAAATTCTTCAAGCTCTGGCTCTACAACACACCAAACCTCTTCAATACGTTCAGTTGGTTCAACATCAACTACTCTCCATGATGAATTTCCAACCAAAGAAAGTTGACTATCATACTCTGAATTTCCCTTTTCAAAAGAAACAAAATCATAACCTGGAATCAATTCTTCAGTTGTCTGAATTTCTTCTACAGACGTCCCAAGCTTTCTAGTTATCCAACGATGATTAGCCGTAACAAAAATAGTATTTTGAATTCCACTCTTTCCAACAGTAAGTTTCCATAGAGGAGCTTTACCGAAACATTTTACTGTCGCAGGCACCCATTTATTTTTACCACGTACGACTACAATATCACCATCTTTAAAATCTGAAAAGCTTTTCAACCCTTCACTTGTCCAAAATTTAGTTTGGACTTGAAAACAATTGTTTAATGACATTGAACCTCGTTCATATGTAAATTCAGTTCCCATCATCCAAAGTCCTCGTCCAGGTGGCAACCATTCCATATCGAACAAGGACAGTGCCATATCAGATGCAAAAGTTTGCCACTTTTCATCATCCCATAGAAGAGATGAACGGTAAAAATGCTCTTTGCGAATAGACATACAACCTTGTACAACCCTGATTACAACATCAGACCAGTCTTCATTATTTCTACTGTAGGTACGACGAAATACCAATTCTCCAAGACCGTTAAATCCAAAATTTGGGGTACGTTCTTTTAATTTGTTGATAATAGTTTCATTCAACTTAAATCGCTGAGTGACAGGTTGAATTTTATGTTGAGCTGACATTGTTTCTTTCTAATTAGAAACTCAATCTTAAATCTCATTTTTAATTTTTAGAATTTCTAAAATATTTCCGAGTATTAAGTAAATGAAAAATTATTCTTACAAGTCTATATCAAAATTCGGATCAAACGAATATTCAGATGTAAATAATCCTTTAACTTATTGCGTCGGAAATAATATGGATCAGCGCTTTATACATGGTAGTATGGCTCATGTAAACGGAAATAATACAAGAGAATGTCAACTTTTTATGTCTGATTATTGCGCGGAAGGATGGGACGCTTTTTGCGAACTAGAATCTAGAAATACAAGCACAAGTTTTCCTCTTCAATCACCAGTAGATGTAAATGATAGTAGTTTATTCATGGGCAAAGCAGGAGATTTATTGATTGCAAATACTGCAGCTAGAAAATATTTACTTAAAATGCATAATGCAACAGAAAAATATGAAGCTTTTGATCCAAATGTTGCTAATTCTCCTATGATTAGATATTGGGTTAGTAATTCTTGTTCTGGTTCTGGAGTTCCAGAATACGCTGTTGATCCAAAAAAAATTGATGATGATGTGTTGATGGATAAAATTTTAGAAAATCCAAACATTGCTCTTAATATTCTGATAAATATATACAATACTATGAAAAGACATGACACATTATTCGAATTGAAAAGAACAAAGTTAGGTAAATTTTATAACTCACATCCGTATTTTAAAGAAAAAGGGGGTGTTTAATTTTTTAATTGAATAATATCAATTAAAAAATATTTTTTATCTTTTTGATTTTTGACGAAGTTTATCTTTTATTATTTGTCTATCTTCTTTTTCTTTTTCTTCATAAAATTTCAAATTATTGATATCTATTTGCAAGTTAGCACATTCAATTGCTTTTTGACAACCTATTTTTCCTTCATTCACAAAACCTGTATACCACCCTGCAATGCCAAGCAAGTGCCATCTTTTATATTCATATGCCTGTTTATCAACAAATAGAACACAATGTTCAGGATATGTAAGCTTGCATGCCAAATCTGCAAATGTAAAACATAGGAGCCAGTTTTTATCTTTATAGTGTTCTATAATTTTAATAAGTGGTTCTACGCGCTGAGTATGTTCAAATGCTTTCATATACCATTTGAAAGATATTTCCCATGGTTCTGATATATCTTCTGATAATTCTCCACAACGTAAGTATGCTTGAAATCTTTCTTCCCAAAATCCTAACATTTCAGTACGCAAAGTATAATAATGTAAAGCTTCCTTACTCTCTTTCAAACAAGAAAAAGTCTGCGCAAGGTAGAAAAGTGTCCTTGGTTCCGTTGGATTTTCTTCATGCTCTTTAAGAAGCAAAATTTTATCTCTTTCAAATCGATTCCAAGACTTATCATCATCTGCTGTTCTATCTTGAAACAAAACAAAACTATCTGGTGCGCGTATTTTTGTATCTCCAGCAGCATCACATTCTTCATCGCTTTCAAATCTTGTATTCTTAAGCCATTCATGAACTTTACCAAAATATTTCCAACCTTGTCTGGCTTTAAGAAGTCGGATGTTGTAATATTTAACATACTGTCCACTCCACCATTCTTGACATAATAGATAACCTGTATTTGGAGTATTCATTTGTTCTGTACAAAACTTTCGCATTTCAACACCTCCGCGCAACTCATCATTTGTGTCCATGAGCAATATAAAATCTATATCTTCAAAAGTATCTGCGAATTCAAGAGAAACATTTCTAGATGTTGAAAAATCTACGAATTCACCTTTTTTCAATCGAAAAGGAATGTTATTTTCCTGACAAAATGTTGATGCTATTTCAATTGTATTGTCTTCAGAACCAGTATCGTATAAAACTATTGAATCTACATGTCCTAAGACACTATTTAATGAAACAAGTAATCGTTTTTGTTCATTTTTAACCATCATAAGTAAAGCAATATGAAGAGATTTTGTTGACATTTTATATTAAAAAACAAGTCTTTAATATAAATATATTCTAATAGTAAAGTACAAAAATATTATAAAAATTTAAAAAAGGGAGGGTAAATTTTCATCGATTGATCAGAACGAATTAAATTATCAACTCTCAGATTTTATAGTAATATAATTTTTTTGTGATGTTAAATATAAAAAATATAATATTTATTATACTAACTTCTATTCTTATACTATATGTTTTTAAATCTATTTATGTTTTATTTATATTTGTACCATACCACAGTTTATTTGCGCAATGATTTTTGCTTTTTTCGTTATAATGATCGTAGTCAATGTCAACAGCTTTACAAATCCAACACCACTTTCTATTACATTGAGAACAAATAATTTTATTACATGATACAAACTTTCCATTTTCATCTTTCACTTTTTCTGTGGGAACTCTACAGGATGGACAAAATTCTAAATCGCCTTTAAGTTTTTTCTCCAAGATAAACTTTCCATTTTCTGTATTATTTTTAAAACACTCATATTCTAAACAACTCATTCCTTCATGATATGGAGAAGTTTGACATGAACGACACCAAATAAAATTACATGTCTGACACATTGTTCTAGAAATTGGATGGTCTGGGTGTGTCTCTACGATTTCTCCGCAATCTTTTGATGGACATAAATAAAGATTAGGTTGTGAGATAGTGTATAAAATTCGAAATATGCTTGTGTACAAAGGTAATTTATCAGAGATAAAAATATCTTTTATATCAATATTTTTACAACATTTATTGCGAAGTTCTCCATAATATGTACCTGGACACTTTATAGTTGTTAATTTGTGACGAATATTTTTTCTAAGATTTTCAGTTGCTTGTTCTATTAGCGGAGTTAGATAACCAATCCCGCATTCTGTACACAAAACGTGTGTTTGTCGTCTTGTTTTATGTAAAAAAATATTATTACACTTTTCTATAACATCAGAACAAATAATACAATTTAATCTACTCATTTTGAAAAATATTTGAAAAATTAAAAATTAAATCAAATGGAAAATTAGTAAGAAACTAAAATTGATATATTATTTATACTCTAAGTATAAATAATTAAATATGGAAAAGAAAATCAAAGAAATTGCTTCTCTAGCGGATATTGAAATGAAAGTACTATTTGAAAAAGAATCGATCTCATTTCTTCACGAACTAAAAATATACGCCGATGATATTTACTACAATACTGATAAATCTTCTGGTTTAGATGATTGGCAGTATGATATTTTAAAAGATATTCTAAAACGTAGAGATCCTCATTATGTAGTTCCTGTTGGTGCTCGTATTCGTGAACATGAAAATCGTGTAAAACTTCAATTTTGGCTGGGTAGCATGGATAAATTGAAACCGGAAGATGAAAAAGAGATTTCTCAGTGGATTGATAATAATAAAGCTAATGAATATATTATAGAAGACAAACTTGATGGTATCTCTTGCTTGTTAAGTATGAAAAATAATAAAATCAAACTTTATACTAGAGGAGATGGTATTATAGGAGGAGATATATCATATTTATCTCAATACTTTTCAAGTATTCCAAAGACTAAAGAAACTCTAAACGTGCGCGGAGAATTAATTATGAAAGATAAAATCTTTAAGAAAAATTACTCTAAACAATATGCAAACCAAAGAAACATGGTAGCTGGTCGTGTTGGTGCTAAGACAATGCGAGAAGGTCTTCAAGATATTGAGTTTGTAGCGTACGAAATAATTGGAAATGGTGTGTTATCTAAACCATCGGAACAGTTAGATTATCTTGATAAGCTTGGATTCACAACAGTGCGTAGAAAAATAACAAAAAAAATTGAACTTGATGATTTAATGGAAACGTTAGTTAGTTCGAAAGAATTATCTGAGTATGATATAGATGGTTTAATTGTTCAGCCAAATGTTCCATATGAACGAGTAACTGATGGAAATCCTCAGTACGCTTTTGCTTTTAAAATGCGTTTGACTGGTAATTTATTAGAATCAAAAGTTATAGGAGTAAATTGGAATGTTAGCAAGTGGGGTAAGTTAAAACCGAGAGTTGAGATTGAACCAGTTCATTTGGGTGGTGTCACAATAACTTGGGCAACCGGGTTTAATGCTAAGTTTATTGTTGAAAAATCAATAGGTCCTGGTGCAATTATTGAGATAACTCGTTCTGGAGACGTTATACCTTATATTGTAAGTATTGTGAAAAAGGCTTCGGCACCTGATCTACCTGAAATTCCTTACCAATGGAATGAAACGGGAGTTGACATTTACACCGAAGAATATGGTGACGAAATGTGTGTAAAATTAATAGCTAGTTTTTTTGCGGAACTAGGCATTAAACATGTTGGAGAAAAAAATGTTAAGAAGCTTTATGAATCTGGATATGATACATTGATTAAAATCATTGCTGCTTCTAAAGACGATTTTATGGAAGTTCCAGGTTTTGGAAAAAGGTTAGCTGAGCGTACATGGGATAATATACATGGTGGTTTAAATAATTTATCACTTTCACTTGTATTAGGAGCATCAGGAGTATTTGGTTTTGGATTAGGAAGTAAAAAGATTAAGACACTTATTGATAGTTTTCCAGATATTTTGGAAGTTTCAAAGAATATGAGTACTGATTCTCTTATTGATCGTATTATACGTGTAGAAGGGTTTTCTGTAAAAACGGCAAGAAAGATTGTAGAAAATATAGACAATGCAGAAAAATTTATTTTGGCTATGAAAAATTTTGCTACTTTTAAGGAAATTGTTTTAATTGGAAACAACATGACAGGTATGAAAGTTGTTTTGTCTGGATTTAGGAATAAAAATCTTGAAGAAGATATTATTGCGCGTGGGGGAAAGGTTACAACTTCTGTTTCTGGAAATACTTCTGTTTTGGTATTAGCTTCTACTGCTGGTAAACCGAGTGGAAAAACAATAAAGGCTTTAGAATTAGGCATTGAAGTTCTTAACATTGAAGAATTTATGATAAAGTATATAACATAAATTATTAATATTTACTTAATCTAAAAATGGGTCTATCGTCTATGTTCATTACTTGTGCTGAAAAATGGAACGAAAAAGAAGAAAAATTTGAAGAAACAGATTTTACAGATGCTGCTATTTGTTGTAATAAACAATGTGAAGAACCGGTAAATTTTTGTTATAATTATTGTAGGAATAATCAAAACGAATATAATACTCCTACATTATTATATAGATGTATGAAAACGTGTGAAGATCAGAAAAAAATATGTTTAGACACTTGTTCTTTAATTAGTAAGTATAATAATAAGAATAATAATGATTATATTAATTGTGCTAATATTAAAGGATGTGTAGAGAAAGATATGTCTGCTAAAGTTCAATGTTTATTAGATAATAAAGACGAAATTTTTAATTGTTGTAGTAAGTCATGTATACCATCTCTCAAGTTAGATTGTGAAAAAAATTGTAGATATTTAGAGTCAATGTATCTAAACCCAATTCGAACATTAGAATCACCAAAAGATAAAAATATTTCTGATAATAAAAAAGAATATAAACATTTTGTTTATATTTTTTTAGTTCTATTGATACTTTCATTTATTTTAATATTTTTTACAATTACGTACGCAAAGAGAAATTGATTTTTTATTAGTTTTTTGAGAAGAAAGTAAGAAAGATGATTGTGAACATAAATAAAAGAGTTTATTTGGAACCTAAATTTCTTAACGAAAATATTATGGTTCATCTTTTAGCTAAAATTACTGAAATTTCAGTAGGGCAATGTACAAAAGAGAATGGACATGTTTTAAAAGTCAATCGCATAGTTGAAGTTCTAGGAAATGAAGACACTATTTTTAATGTTATTTTTGAGGCTGAAACATTAAAACCTACAGTGGGTGATAAATTTTCAGGAACTGTATGTATGATATATAAGGATGGTATTTTTGCACAGATTTCTGAAAAACAAAAAATGCTTATTCCTGCTATTTCAATTAACGGATATACCTATGACGATTTGTCTCAAACATATTTAAATGGAAAGAAAAAAATCAAGGTTGGTGACACTATTGATGCTATAGTAACTGCTTCTCAGTACAGCAAGCAAAATTTCAGCTGTATTGGATGTCTTGCTTAAAGATTAGGATGCTATTAAAAAATGTCGGAAATTGAAGTTTTAACAGAGTTCAAAACACAACTTATTTCTTTCTTCGATGAACTAATTGGTCAATTTCCTCTAGAAGGTGATTTAGTTATTGTTCGTTTATTTTTTGCAAATCAAATACCTATTCAGGATGTTATGAATAATTTTAATCACAAAATTAATACTAATGATCAGGAACTTCGCAAAATGATAAAAAATCGTAATGAGGCTTTCTTTTTAGAAAATAATATATTTGATAATTTAGGAAAAGATAAAATAAATCATATCAAAAAAATTTGGCGTTCTGATCGTCTTGATAAGGAAGATAAAGAAGTTATATGGAATTGGATCGACGCATTTATGTATTTGGGTGATAAGTATGCAAAAGCTATTTATAAGTAATTTTTATTACTCATACGAGTAATAAAATAATTTTATTTAAAAATATTATCTGAATAATAAATCAGCATGACAAATCATAACCGTCCTGAAAATATTCAAGGATATGTTCCTCCATCTGAAATAAAATATTCTCGTCAAGGAGTTTACAAAACATTTACAGAAGGTCAAAAGAAACAAGTATTTGGAAATACAACTGGTTATCAACAGTATGCATCATACGGTGAATATACAGAAGAAAAATGTCCAGAATGTGATCAAAAAGCAGTTAAAAATTGTGTTTGTGGATATAGTGATAAAACATGTGTTAATGGACATTCATGGTATACAGATCGAGATGGAAAAATAAAAAGAGGAAATCCTCATTAGTAAATAGAAACTTGATTTATCTTATACTATATTCAGTATAAGATTAAAATAGTATTAAGACTTTGACACAACACGCTTGACCTTTCTAACAATCTTTTTTGGAGATGCAATAGCTGGTGTATCATCATCTCCAGCTACTAGACTTCCATTTTCTTCATCAGAACCACCCAATTTTTCATCTTCCTCTAAAGCAAATGCAGCAGACTTATTTTCATTTTGAGCCGCGAGAACCTTGGATCTTGCCTTAGGCCTAGCCAATAGGCGCTTCATACCCATTTTGCTTGGTTCAACAACAGCTTCATAAAGCTTTACTTGCAAAGAGATCTTTGCTCCAACAAAAATAGATTCAATCTTTACAGCTCCCTTTGCGTAACAATGCTTACCCATTAGCTGTCGAGCATCAATAATGCTGTCATTGGTATCAAAAAATTGAGTAAGAAACTTGTCTTGCTTCTTAGAATAAATCAACTTTGCATAAAGAGTTGGACCTTTACCTGGAACATTGCGAAGCACTGTCTTACCCTTATCATCTGTAAACTTTTCCTTCTTCCAGTAGAGTGGGTTAAGACCGCCTTTAGACTTTGTCAAGTCAGCCCGGGTCAGGTCAAACATATCGATTTCTTCTTTGTTATCAATTAAATGATCCATGCAATTTTCAACAATAGCATTGAAAGTGTCAACCCAAATCTTTTCTTCTGGAGTTGCGCCATCACGATTCCAGAGACACAATGGAAATGTGAAACCAGTCACGTTTCCAGTCTCCTGGCTAGTATTCTCGGAAACACCAAATGAATATAAACGTTCGGTAGGGACGATCAGTTCGCCAACTGAACCGTCCTCATTACGAGTAGAGATGTTGATTCGTTTAAACTCGATTTTAACCTTACTATCTGGAATAGATCCAACAATAGGTTCGGAAAAAATCATACATTGTTTAGGATTATAGCCCTCAGCGGGCGTTAACTGAGTGTTTTCATTGTCGGACATGTTCTTTCTTAGTATTCTATTATTTCCTTAAATTTATATTTCAATTTTATTTTTTAGACTTTTTTTCAGTCTTTTTTTCGCTCAAATAATATGCTTTATATTTACATGGGTGTGAGTATTTATTCCATATTTCTATTGGAACATCTTTTTTTGAAATGGTTGCACGAGACATTTCTTTACGTCGAAGCGTAAAATAATCGTCAGAGATTGTATTATTCCCTTGTTGTTCCATAACACGATTCGCAACACGCTTATATTTTTCGATATTTTTTTCTAATTCTGCAATCTTATTTTTTGTTTCTGTCCACTTCTGAAGCAAATTTGATAAATCAACAGTTGACATTTATTTAATACTACTAAATTTAGTATTAAATAAAATTAATTTTAATCTTTTGGAAAATGATTTTGATTTTTCAAATGAGTCTGAATACCATAATAATACAAAGGCTTTTCTGCTTTTGCCGGATTAAAACCAAGAAGCTTTTGGAGCTTTACATCTGGCAAAATTTGACGCTTATCTTCTGGATTTTGCAACTTATTTGATGCAATATAATCACATATATACTTTGTAACATCAACACGAGATCGAAGTTCATCTTGTGGCCACCCAGTAAATTTAGAGAGCTCATTCGAAATCTTTACTGGTTTTTGGAATCCAGAATTATGATTATTATGACGAGGTGTTAAACTCTTTTGTTTCATAACTCGAGCTGATTGACCTCTAAGAGACTTTACAGTTTTATTTAGAGATCGAAGAAACTTAATATTAGTGTTCTTGGAAGAATTCTGATTCAATTTCTTAATTTCATCATCTATCATTTCAATGATCTCATCGAAACCAGTCAAAACAGTTTCTTTAGTAGGAACTTGACGAGTTTTTTTAGATACTTCAATATTCTCGATCGCATTTGATATATTTTCTTCATCAACGACCTTAATTTTTTCGGTAGTTTCAGCTACTTCAATTTTAGGTAAATCTTTTGCAACCTTTCGTGACATTTGAAATTTGTTAGTTATTAATATACTATCTTTAAACTGAGTTGGTTTTAATATAATTTTAAACTGTGCCAAAAAAAATGTATGCGTAAAAATATTTTTAGAAAAATAATTATTTACATATACATTCCAAACGGAGGTGGTTCTATCTTAACATCATTTTTACTTTTTTGAATCATTTCCATACCTTTCTCTAAGTCAGAACTTGTTAGAATAAATTTATGTTCTTTTCCCAAAGTAATTACACGACGAGCATGAGCCATTTTACATTTTGATATAAAATTGACAATATCTCTACCTGCGTTAACAAATATAACTTTATTTTTTGCTATAATTTCTTGAATTAATTTCTTATCAATTCCAATTTTCCAATTTATCTCAGTTACTTTTTTAAGAAATATATCTGTTAATTCAGGCGGAGAATATTCTTCAATTTTATGCTTCCACTGAAAACGACTTTCTAATCCATCATTTACTGCAAAGAAACATTTTTGTATATCTTTCTCGTATCCAGCCGCTATACAACAAAAATCATTAGTATGTTCAGATAAAAAGCTGCACAATGTATCAATAGCTTCCTTTGAGAAAGAATCTTTGTCTTCCTGTCCAGGACCAAGAGCATACACCTCATCTATAAATAATACACCACCTAAGCATGAATTAAGTAATTTTTGTGTTTTAATAGCTGTTTGACCTAGGTATCCAGCAACAAAATCATCCCTATGAGCAATTTTAAAAGGTCCATTTGGTGATAAAATACCCATTGATTTGTATATTTTTGCTATAATATGAGCAACAGTAGTTTTTCCTGTTCCAGGTGGACCCATCAGAATAGTATGTAAGTATTCATCTGATTTATTTCTTTCATGCATTCCTTGAATATAATATAATATTTGATAGAAAATTGATTCTTTTAATGTTTCCATTCCAACAAGAAGATCTAATTCTTCTAAATAAGGTGTTATACGCCAAAGCATAAGAGTATCAATATTTTTATAAAATTTTATGCTTTTTCCCAATTCTATAAGATCCTTGATAGAGTTAATTGGAGGAGAGTCCAATAGTTGAATGTTCTGTTTACAATTACGCTTATTTTTTAGTGGTTTATTTAAATTATTTTCAATTTCTCTATCTCTTTTAGACATCTTATTTATTATTAATAACTATTATTTTCTTTTTAGATTTTATAGCATGCATGCTGGCAACCCTTTTTGCACAACTCTTCCCTAGCTTTTTTATAATTTTTTACAGCACTTTCATACGCGATCTTTTCTGATTTAGTTGGCATTCGTGACGAAAAATTATAACTAAATCTTGGAGTATAATAACCTTGGTTAAAAATTAATTGAAAAGTATTTTCTTGTGCTATTTCTAGATATTTCCATGTAAGAGGAAAATTATACCAATTTGGTTGTGACATAATATAGTTAGGATAAGATTGGTCATCTCCTTGAGCTGTTCTTTTAACAGCAAATCCAAAATCAATTAAAACAAGCTTTCCTTCAGATGTACACATAACATTATTTATGTGTGTATCTACGTGCAACCATCCAGCTGCACGTATTGTAGCCAAATGTTTACCTACTTGTATCCATAATTGAACTGGTGTAAGATTGCATTTTTCAATCGGATACAATTTTTCCATTACATAATATCCATATCCTTCACAAGTCCATGCTGCAAAAAGTTTAGGAACTGTTTTAGTTTTCTGTAACTCTTGTATAGCTGTTACTTCTATAAAAAATTCTTCATATGCTTCTTGTATTTTTATGACATAATTACATTTTCCTTCTTTACAAGCTATATAAGCAGACCCATATTTACCTTTGCCAACTAATTTACGTTTTTTAAATATTTTATTTTGAGAACAATCTTCTACAATTTTTATAAATTTTGAAGGAATACCAGGGCCTGCTGGAACAACTATAGGTTTATTTGCTAATATAGCTTTTCCAATGACTCCATCTATATTAACGCATTTACCAGTTGCAGGATTTTCAATTTTACCAGCAGGACATTTTTTTGAAGAAGATTTTTTTGGAGATTTCTTTGGAGATTTCTTTGCCAATATAGCTTTTCCAATGATTCCATCTGTATTAACGCATTTGCCAGTTGCAGGGTTTTCAATTTTACCAACAGGGCATTTCTTTTGTGATTTCTTTGGAGATTTCTTTGCCAATATAGCTTTTCCAATAATTCCATCTCTATTAACGCATTTGCCAGTTGCAGGGTTTTTAATTTTACCAGCAGGACATTTTTTTGAAGAAGATTTCTTTGGTGATTTCTTTGCTAATATAGCTTTTCCGATGACTCCATCTCTATTAACGCATTTACCAGTTGCAGGGTTTTTAATTTTACCAACAGGTCATTTTTTCATTTATAATATGTAAAATTAAAATGATAAAATTTTATAATATTGTATTAAAAATTAAATTTAAACAATGGGAATTAAGAGTACATTTAATAGTTTTTTAAGAGAAACATGTCCTGATGTATTTGAATCTGTACACATTTCTGAATATAGTTTTAAGAAGGTAGCAATTGATATTTCTTTATATTTACATAAATTTAAAGCTGTTTGCGGTGATCGTTGGCTTTCTGCATTCATAAATTTAATCGCTAGTCTTAGGAGAAATGAAATTCATTGCGTTTTTATTTTTGATGGAAAATCCCCGCCAGAAAAGTTAGGCGAACAATCTAAACGCCGAGAGAGCCGTGAGAAATTGGATAGGCAGCTCTTTGATCTTGAAGAAGCTTTTTCTGAATATGGTAAAACAGGTGTAGTTGCAAAATGTCTTTCTGATCTTTATGATCGTAGTCGTTCACCCAAACGCTTGTTAGGAAAAAGAACAGAAGGAGTTGATATGGCTTGGATTGAAAAAAAGATAGACCAACGACGAAATCAATTATATAATATTTTACCTGAAGATTATGAACACGCCAAAGAACTTTTTCGTATTCTTCAAGTTCCATATTTAACAGCCCCTGGAGAAGCAGAAAAAATGTGCTCAGCCGCTTGTATACAAGGTTTAGTAGAGGCAGTTTTATCAGAAGATACGGACGTTATGGCTTATGGAGCTCCAGTTTTTCTTAGTAAAATTGATACTTCTTCAGATACGTGTATTCGAATTACACAAGTAAATCTTTTAAACGCGTTGGAATTGAATAAACATCAATTTTTAGATCTTTGTATAATGTGCGGAACAGATTACAATCCAAATATACCACGCATTGGGAGTAAAACTGCTTATAAACGAGTGCTACAGCACGGAGGTATTGATCAAATAGCAGCTGAGACTGATTTAGACACTTCAGTACTTAATCATAAAAGAGTGCGTCAACTTTTTACTGAATTTGAATCTGAAAAGTTTGAAAAAATACCATTTTGTGGCACTCCAGATTTTTCATTGTTAGAAAAGTTTGTCAAACATCATAAGATCCAAGTAAATATTGAAAAAATTAGAAAAGACTTTACACACAACGTTGTAATTTTTGAAGATTCTGATGAAGAGGAGGAGATTATAGAAGATGAAGATAACTAAAAATAAAATATTTGATTTTAAAAATAATAAGGTTTTGTAATAAATGCATCAAGCAAGATATTATAAAACATCATCAAAAGATTTTCATTACAGCAATTATCCAAATGTATTGACGAATATAAACGTTTATCCTCATATTTATGTAACGGAAAATCATGAAAAATCTACAGATGACCCAGTTCAAAAAGAACAGCATTCAATTAAAATGGATATGAAATGGACTACAGTTCAACAGTCAAATTCTAAACATCCAGATGTATGGGGTCCAGCTTTTTGGTTTACTCTACACAATGGAGCGTCTGCATATCCAGTAGAAGCGACTCCTATTTGCGCAAAACGTATGAGAAAATTTATTATTGGTATGCCAATTATGATACCATGTGAAAAGTGTCAGGATCATGCTACTGCTTATATCGAAAAAAATTACCATAAATTAAATGAAATTGTAAAAGGTAGACAAAACTTATTCAATTTCTTTGTTTCTTTTCACAATTATGTTAATGAACGATATGGAAAACCCCAGATGGGATATGAAGAAGCATATGCTCTTTATACTGGAGGAGTTAATGTTACAAAGCTTTCGTATTCTCATTCTGAAAAATAAATAAAAAATGGTAATTAAATGTCTACATTTAATTATAATTTTTTTGTATCTAAAAATACAATCGCAAAACTAAAACTGAATGTTAAGTTTAGATATTAATAATACTTTAAAAATGTCAAAAGAATCTATTAAACTTAAACCAAAACAAGAAGAAGCTTTTTCAGCACTAGTTAAAGGAGAAAGTATTTTTCTTACTGGTCCTGCTGGGACTGGTAAATGTTTGGGTTTTAATACACCTATTATAATGTTTGATGGTACAATTAAGATGGTTCAAGATATAAAAATAGGTGAAATAATTATGGGAGATGATTCTACTGGTAGGACTGTATTAAGCACAGCAAGTGGCGAAGACGAAATGTATAAAGTCACAAATCGAAATGGTGATTCTTATGTTGTAAATAGCGCTCATATTCTCACATTTAAGGTTGATAATATTATTAAACTTTCAAAAGATAATTGCATTTTGTCTTGGGGCGATAAAAACGGTAATGTATGTTACAAAAGTTTTGATGATTACAAAGAAGCAAAAAATATGGCAGATTCTTTTCCAGATTTAGTTGATTTACCAATTTTACAGTGTATAGAAAAACATAAAAACCGTAAGTGGCAGAAACATTTTAAAGGTGTTTCTGCAAGTATTGAATTTCCAGAAAAACATTTAGAAATCCGACCTTATAGATTTGGTTTTTTTATTTCAAAAGCAATTTGTCAAGATGCTACTGTAAATAAATTATTAGGACAATCATTACACATAATTAACAAATCTATTCCTCTCGAATATAAGACAAGTTCTCGTACACAACGTCTTGACTTACTAGCTGGTTTAATTGACGTAGCTGGTTGCTTAACAGACCAAAATACTTATGAAATATCACATACTTTTAAGGAAATAAATGATGGTATTTATTTTATTGCGAAATCTTTAGGATTTCATATTTTTATAAGAGAAGATAGAAGAAGTGATGATTTAGTATATAAAATTTACATATCAGGTGACATAAGAGAAATTCCTGTTTTAATTGCAAAGAAGCCACTTATTCAAAATAAAAAATATTCTCATTTATCATCACCTGTACGAATAGATTCTATCGGAAGAGGAAAATACTATGGTTTTGAAATAGATGGTAACCATCGTTTTGTACTTGGTAATTTTATAATTACTCATAACACAGCTGTTATCAAAATGTTCATGAAACTATATCAAAAACATCGTCAAATAGCTGTAACATCAACAACAGGTACGTCTGCATTGCTTTTAAATGGAACAACAGTTCATTCATATTTAGGAGTTGGATATGGAAATGGTAGTATAAAATCTATAGTAGATAAAATCTATCAATGGGCGTGGTTAAAAAAAAGGTGGAATATGTTAGAATGTTTGTTCATTGATGAGATTAGTATGCTCGATCCGGAACTATTTGATAAGTTAGAAGAGATAGCTCGTATTGTAAGACGTAACAATGAGCCTTTTGGAGGTATTCAGATAGTACTTTCAGGTGATTTTTTACAATTACCATGTGTTGGTACTAATAATTTTTGTTTTGAGGCTAAATCTTGGAATAAATGTATCAAACGCACTGTATACTTAAATGAAATTATGAGACAAGGAGATAATACATTTCAAGAAGTATTGAATAAAGTTCGAGTAGGTAATATTGATGAACAGGTAAAAAATGTATTAAATAGTAGGATTGGTGCAAAACTTAATAACGAATTTGGTATCAAACCGACAGGACTATATTCACAAAACAACGACGTTGATTTAATAAATGATGAAGAACTAGACGAACTTGCAGCTGATGGAAGACAATTTTATGAATATAAAATGGAGGTTGTTTTTTATCCCGGAGTTACAAATAAAACAGCATCTTTAGATAAATTTAAAAAATATTGCATAGCTCCTGAAACTCTTCAACTTTGTATAGGAGCACAAGTTATGTTATTGAAAAACTTGGACATTTCAAATGGTCTTGCAAACGGAAGTAGAGGAGTTGTAACTGGATTTATTTCGGATATGCCACTTGTAAAGTTTTTAAATGGAGAGGAGCGTTTAATGGAACAAAATGTTTGGGAGATTGAAGAAAATGATAAGAAAATTCTTAGGGCACAACAAATTCCATTAAAAGTTGCATATGCGATTTCAATACATAAGTCTCAAGGTTGTTCTCTCGATTACGCTGAAATTGACTTGGCAGGTGTTTTTGAGTACGGTCAAGCTTACGTTGCTCTATCTAGGGTTAAAAGCTTAGAAGGTTTAAGTATTATTGATGTTGATTATGATTGTATTGAAGCTCATCCAAAAGCAACTGCTTATTATGAGAGTTTATCTTAATTAGTTAATACCAAAAATGATATTAACTAAATACTTGTATTTTCTAAATGTTATGTATACATACAAATTAAATTTTAGATTAAACTCATTATTCACATAAATATTGACTTTTTCATTAGATTTGTAATTACCAAAATTATTTCAGCGTAACACCACAACTTTTCCTAAAAAAAGTTTTTACAACTCTTTAAAAGGGTCTTTTTTCTTACAATCAGGGCAAATTGTATATTGGGGTGAAAGATCAGGTTGAACAATAATAGTTCTATTAAAATGTTTTTTATCTGTTTCTGACCATCCATAAAGGATTGCAGCTTTCATAGCCTTTTTAGAATCATTATATAGAGACATAAAATGTTCAAATATGTCTCCTTTGTCTAAGTTTGAATAACAGTGTTGACAAATATAAGTATTCATTAAAAACGATTATTGATTGAAAAATATTTATTCTTAAATATGTATAAATCAATTTTAATATACTTCTTTAGTCTAAAAAGTACTTACATTATCTTATTTCCGTGCACAATTAATCATAATCATTTGGAGTGATTATGATTAAAGAATATTTATTCAAAATTTTTTTTCATTTGTTCATATCCACTAGAGAACATATTTAATTTTGCAGATGAACTAACATTAAATTCAAAGAATTTTAGATTCAACTTGTTTTGTTCAATGTTTATAATTTTACACTTTTCTGATGCAAGACGTATTTTGTGATTTATTGCTTGTTTAATAGGAACATTTATTAGTTTGTAAATAAATTCTAGTGCATTAACGTCTGTTTCATTACTAAAGTTATCTGCTTCAGGAGCAACAACAATACCTAATATCTTTTCACCCATCTTTTCTCCTATATCGATAGCAAAATTATCTGAAATACCTCCATCTACATATAAACAACTGCCATACATATAATTCTCAAAAATAAGAGGTAGATTAGAAGACATTCGCAAAGCTGTAATACAAGGTAGATGTGGATGAGTTTTCCAAGACAAATATTCTGTTTCATTATTAGTCAAATTATGTGTGACACACACTAAAGTTTTACCAATTTTTTCCTTGAGATCGTTTAATGTCGGAAGATATCCTATTTTAGATATGGTCATTTTTTCTAATTGTTCTTGAATATTAGAGAATGAAGTTGCTCCTCTTCCCTGAATCATCCCTACTATGTTAAAATGTTGCATTTTTTCCATAAGTTGATTTGTGCATATATAAACCATAATTTCAATAGGTGTATATCCTATTGCTATTAGATAGCAAATCATTGAACCAGATGAAGTACCTACATAAGTAACTAAATTTTTTAACAAAAAATTATCAAACGCATATTGAATAGCTCCTAAAGTTATAAGAGCTTTTGTTGAAGCACCAGATAATACTAATGTATCATAATAAATAGGTCGTTGTTTTACAGAAGGTTCTTGGATAGAACATTCAGTTTTGTCTTCCATTTGTTTCTTAATTACCTATCTTTAAAGTAATTATACAACAATTGTATAATTATACATTTAATACTTTTTTAAGTAAAAGTATACATATAATCGATAAAATAACTATAGCAATAATATAAATAGTTTTGTCAGTATTGTAAAATTTTGAACAAATTGGGCAGTTTGCAATATGTTCTGCAACATCTAAACAGCTTGGTGTTCCAGATGGCATATTAAAAGTTTTGATACCATCTTCTTGTTGCATATGATTATAGTCATAATTTTCTTTTTTATCATTATATTGGTGATCATTATAGTGATTATCATGATAGTGGTGTTCATTATAGTGATTATCATGATACTGACGTTGTTTTCCAGAATGAATGTTTGGCGCCATTCCAGATTGTTTAGCAATTCCATTGTGCTGGTTATTGCGAATATAACGAGCAAATTTTTCTGTTTCTCCAGGAGGAAGAACATTCATTAATGAATACTCGTTTTTTTCCAAATCTTCGAGATCTGGAAGCATTTCAAGCGGTGTAACATTTTGTTGAATATTACCATATTTCATAATTTATATTATGACTATACAAAAATAAATCATAAAAACATAATATCGTCTAAAGATATTTCTTTTCCGTTTACTATTAGTTCGTAAGCACGAAAAAGATATGGGTCTTTCTGATCATTAATAATAGAACCTAGAATAGTTTTAAAATCTGAACTAACTACTTGATCTTCTTCGGAAATTGTTTTATTTTCATCTTCCTTTTTTATTTTTTTAGGTTTAAAAATTACTTTAACACCCTTATCCAATAAATTCTTGTATTTTTTAGTTTTCTTTAAAGCCTTAAATTGATCATAATTACCTGATAAAGTTACTTTAAGAGTATCTTCTGTTTGAGGTACTTCGTAATTGTCAACATCTTCTACATCCATATATACTATTTTTTTACGTGGAAGTTGCAAATCTACTTCTTCTCGTTCATACTTTTTATTTTGAAAACTTAAATACGCAATAATATTTTTTTCGCTTTCTCCAAAAGCGTGCTGCATTGCAGAACCAGTATAATAAATATTTTCTTGCGGAATTTGTCTAGAATGTATGTGTCCAGAAACAACGTGTGGATATGTAATAGGCCATTTATCACCTTCCACAGAAATAATAGCTCCCATCTTACATCCGGAAAATTCTTGATGAGCAAATATACAACTAGATTCTTTCCATTCGGATTCAATAGTATTTAATGCCTCTTGAAATCTTCCAGGAGGTACATAAGGAACAAAAACAAATTTTTCACCTTTAATAGTTTCAAAAAGAACTTTATCTACTATGACTGTGTTTTCCCATTCTTTCATTCCGGAAAGCCAATGATTTTCGTTTAAAAAAACTTGATTATTTATCATATCATGATTTCCTACTAAGACGTATGTTTTTGAAATAAGACGCATATTATTAATTAATTCATATGCTTTGTTTAATGCTATAGTGTGTAATCTTTCATGAGTATGAAGAACGTCACCTAGAACAATTATTAAATCAGGTTTTTTTTCAGTTGCCAAATTGATTAATCTTTCAATTAAAAGGTCTGTTTCTGGTATATTTGAAACTTGAATATGTGGATCTCCAATACATAACACTGTAGATGGCATTTAATATCTATAACTATATTTAGTTATAGATTTCAATTCTAATTTTACATCTATTTACTTTTGATATGGTTTCTTCTCTTCAGAAGAAGGGAATGAGCGCGTTTTATTCTTCACTTGATTTGTATTCACAAGATTTCGTTCTTCAACAGGTCGAACCTTCTCATTTTTAAATCGTCTAATCATCTTGTTTAGACTAGTAGGAGATTGTTCATTCAATATCTCAATAACTTTCTTAATTGAAATACGGTTTTGCTTTCGATCTTGTTCGTGAAATGAATGACAAGCACGAATAACATTGAATTCTTCTGCTGCAACTGTAACCCATTTCTTTTTGATAAAGCGATCAACATATGAATTGTAAATGGTCTGAGCAATAGCGTAAAGAGAATTCTCATAATCTTCAAATAAATGAGTCATAGTAGGGTATAGACTGTAAAGGTTATTAACTGTCTCTTGATTCATTCGAACTTGAAGATAACGAAATTTGATACTTGGCTCGTTTCCACGTACATTAAAAAGATCTAGATATTCTTTATTTACAACCTTATACTGCTTGTTATTAGGCGCAAAGATGATAACACCTTGAAGATTATTGATATTAACCTTATCAACATATTTAATCAACTGATCAATATTATTAAATTCATGCTTTTTTGGATATGGAATATTAATATTCTCGTTCATAACGAGTTCGCTATTCACAAAAGTACCAACATGATAAACAGATGGTCGATTAGGAGCTGAACACACTATACGATTCTCATCATTATTAAGTACCAAAAACATATACTGTTTTGATGGATCTAGAATACTTTGAAAACGTTCTATCATTCCTTCTCCATTATCAGGAAGAGAATCTCGAAGCTTTGAGTTTGATTCAAGTTCAGATTCAATAGATCTCTTAAAAGTTGTACCAAAAGACTCTTTAGAAGCCCACTTACTTCGGAAAGCGTTTAACTTTCGATGTGTTGAAATAAACCAACGCCCACCAAAGTTGAACATACGTATGAGAGCTCCTTCATAAGAATCATAAAAAATACAATTTTTAAATACAGAATCAATATTTTCTTCAATTTGTTTCTTTTCAGAATGTGCAATTTCTACAGTATAAGGAAATGCTTTCATCACAATTTTTTTATCTTGAAAAACTACACCTCGACACTGATGAAGAAGATCATCGTCGTTAGAATCACATTTTACATAACAAAATAATTCGAGACCGGTAGCTTCATCTTTATCAGTCATAGCTACTCGGTTTCCTAACTCGTCAATTGATTCACGAGTAAAAGTTTTTTTAAGCTTAGATAACTTATGTTCGGTGATATTAATATTCGCCGACTCAATAGAAGACATGTTTTCTTATTGTATGTGTCTTCTTAAACCATTTCAATTTTATTTTTCTGGTAATAGCGCCAAAGTAAGCATATCACTTTCATCAGTTTCGAGAACCATTGGTATTTGGTTTTCTTTACATTTGTTTAGAAGATAAACAAGACTTTTAAAACTATTTTTCCAAATCCATCCTTCTCCAAGACAAGCATGAGAATCTTTTTTTGAACCAAGAGGTACTTTACTGTCATTTAGATGAAGAAGATAAAAGTTCTCTATACCCAAAAGTCTTTCAAAATCTTCAAACATTTTATCAACACCTTTAATCTCTCTTAAGTCATAGTCACCCTGACCCCATATATGGGCTGTATCAACACAAACTTTTACATGTGATTTCTTTTCAGGTTCTAAAAGATCCATTACACTTCGAATTTCTTCAAATGTACGACATAACTTGTTACCTTCACCAGCGCAATTTTCTAATAGAAGGAATGAATTATTTGGAAAATTTATTTTATTCAATGTCTTTGCAACTGCGCGATGTCCATCATCTCTGTCTGGGTAAGATCCAGGATGAATTACTACGCCAGAACGTTTCTGACATAATTTAGACACAATACCTAATTCATATTCAAGTGATGGGAATATACCTGATAATTTTCTATCGATTTCTACATTTCCCGACCATGCTAAACATCCCTTTTGTGATTGTCCTGCTAAATTAGCACAGAAAGGATAATGAGTAAAAACATTCATTGGAAAACGACTCATAAGCATCTTTGCTTTTTCAATATCTTCGTTGCTAATTTTTTGACGTTTCCAAGCCTGTGTTGAATCTCCCATGAAGAATTGTATAGTATACATTCCATGTTTTATTCCTCTTGATATAGTATCTGTTATCGATCCAGAAAAATAGTTATGAGATCCGACATCCCATTTCATGTAGTAAACTTCTTGCATTTATTATTTTATTTTATTAGTTATACTCAAATTTCAATTTTCAAACTTATGCATTTCTACAAGCTGATTGTTCTTTTTCTAGCGCGTAGTTTATATCTCTAATTTACTTATTTTCATTTAATATAAAAGATGAAAATAATACTTTTTTAAATCTCATAAATATAAGCCAAGAAATCTTGCAAGAACACGAAAATGATGAGTAACTTTTATATTTCCGGATTCAATAAATTTTTTTAAACATTCTGGTTTTATCCACGCTATACCAGTAGCATCATTTTGATCATGTTTCTGTATTTTAACAGAACATTCATTCATTTCTAAGTAAAAGTATGTTGCTATATTACAAATTCTAATTGGTCTTATTAAAAGTTCTTCCGTGATAGTTATTCCTGTTTCTTCTATTACTTCTCTTATAGCGCATTCTATTTCAGATTCTCCATATTCTAATGATCCTTTTGGAGATCCCCACAGATTACCTCGAGATTGAACAATAAGAATCTTTTTGCTATTAGGATCGTAAATGAAGACACCTGCTTTCTTTTTAGATTTGTTAAAGTTTTTTATTATGTAATCTGTTTGTTTATAGGGTTTAATTTTGATCTCACAACAGCCGTTATTGCATAAATTTTTTTCCATGATTTCTATATAGATATTATTATTCTTTTCTATCTTAAATATCAACTTCTGCAATTATTTACAAAAAAATCTATACTTAATAGTATAGATAAATTATTTACTGACTTCTAGGTGAATTTTTACTTTTTTCCCAAGAGAAATTAAATAAATTATTGATGCTATCTAACTCTGCGCTATCTATTGAAAATTCAGATCCGCTTGAGCTTGAGCACAGTGTCAAGGAAGATAACTCTTCACCTAATAATTTTAAGTTCCAAGCGTCTGAATTTTGTTCATTTTTTGTGAATGATTCATTACATTTTTCTTTTATATTTGCATGAATATGAGAGTTTGCTTTATAATATTTTAGATCTTGCTCTTCGTTCTGTTTCTTTACATTATGAGAGTTTGCTTCTACCATTTAATTTATTTTTACATTTTAAAAAATCAATTTAATAAATCAATTTAATTTTAATAATATAAATAAGATTTTTTAATTACAAAATGAACAAAGACGAAGTAGTAAATAAATTGATTGATATATTATTAAAAGATAAGCAAACGTTTTATTCGTACGGTAATTACTTGCAGAAAACAAAAAAACTACACGTAAGGATCGTAACGAATCTTTAATTCTATTTTTAAATTCAACAAGATGAGGCTTAGTGTAAAGTATTATTATACTTTTTAGAATATAAAAATTATAGTCATGTGAAGTGACTATTCGTATTTAAAGTGGACTATCGTTCATCTAAAATGGCAGTAAAGAAACATCAACATGTTAAAGTAATCAAGGTTCAATTAAAGAGGTCACCTATTGACAGACCTCAAATTTTTCCAAGGATGCCAAGGCTTTACCTAGAATTAATAGAAAACAAAGCTAAAATCAAACAAGATTTAATAAATAAGGAATACGTTCCTGATATTTTAGCAGATACACAATCATTAGATTTTGTAGAAAATACGCATCCAAAAAAACGTGAAAAAATTCGTGATAAAAAAAGAGATAATATTGATTCTGATGATTCAGATTTGACATCTCCCATACCCATGCAACGTAAAAAAATTAAGAATAAAGATCTTGATACTGATGATGATATTAGTGATGATAATATTAGTGATATTATAGAGAAAAAGAATTCAGAAAAAGAATTTGATTATTCTTCTGATAGCGAACTTTCTATTTGTGAGAAAAAAGAAGTATATAATAAAGATAAAGATGATAGAGACGATAAATACAAAGATAAGGCAAAATACAAAGATAAAGATAAAAATAAAGATGAAGACGATAAATACAAAGATAAATACAAAGATAAATACAAAGATAAATACAAAAATAAATACAAAGATGAAGATAAAGATGAAGATAAAGATGAAGACGATAAATACAAAGATAAAGATGAAAATGATAAGGATAATTCTTCAGAAGATTCAGATGACTTGTCTGTGAGATTAAAAGAATTATTAAACGAAGACAGTTGTAGCGATGTTAGTTTTAATAGTGATAAAAAGAGTAAAAATAAATACAGTAGACATCGTGACTATAGAGGTCATAGTATTTCACACACTGGAGTTCATGGATCAGCTCCTACACTTTTGGAACTAGAAAAACAAGGTGGGTATGTTCCAAGAAAAGAACTAAGAGATATAAACCAAACAACAGTAAACGAGCAAAAGGAAGAAGATTCTAAGCGTGAACTGTTATTCAAATTTGATCTTCTTCGCAAATCGTATCCTACTTCTATTATCCCAGAGTATAATATTCACACTGATATTACAACAATGCAAAAAGCATATGGAGATAGCGTTAGAAGACTTTCGTTAGATTCATCAGTTGAAAACTACAAAACTTATATCGTATATGGTTTTATGGGATGTGAGTTTATTTTTGGAAACTTTTTAGGTTTTGATATGCAAGGTTTTACACAACAACAGATTCTGTCTATGAATTCATATGAAAAATTGCTGATTGAGTTGGGTGAGAAAAGTTATGTACCATCTGGAAGCAAATGGCCAGTTGAGTTACGTTTATTATTTATGATTATTATGAACGCAGCGTTTTTTGTTATATCAAAGATGATTATGAAGAAGACTGGTGCAAATCTTTTGGGAATGGTTAACAATATGAATGCTGCTCCTGCGCAATCAGCCGCAGCTTCACAACGAAAGAGAAGAATGAAAGGACCTAACATTGATCTTGATCTTCCAGATATTAATGCTACTGAAAATGTTTAATACTAAAATTTATTATTATAGGAATTTAAAATGAAATTTTTATTTTAAATAAAAGAAAAATATATGAAAGTATGCTTACTGTACAAATAGCATCAGATCTTCATATAGAGTATAAAAATGATGATGTTCCTAATCCATTAGATTTTATTACTCCTTCTGCAGATGTACTTATTCTCGCTGGAGATATTGGGTCATTATACAAAATTCAACAACTAACAATTTTTTTGCAAGCATTATGTTCTCATTTTCAGGTTGTTTTATACGTACCTGGTAATCATGAATGGTATATTGCACCAGAATATCAACCTCTAGATTGGGAAACATTAGAGAAAAGAATGTATAGTATAGAAAATATAATACCAAATTTAACAATACTTAATCGTTCAAGCATTCTTATTGGAAATATTTGTTTTGCTGGTTGTACTCTCTGGAGTAAACCTGAAGGTCAAATACCTCCTTTTATAGTCAGAATTAAAGATGTAAGAACTAAAGAATATCAGTTTAAGCATAACGAAGACTTAGAATATTTAAAAAATATGATGCATTTTTGCAAAAAAAATAATCATAAATTACTAGTTGTAACACATTACCCTCCTACAAAAAAAGTTCTTGATACATCTGATAGAAAGAAAAAAAAGTTCCACTATTTATATGGTACTGATCTAGATTATTTACTAGACAAAAATTTTGTAGATACATGGGTATGTGGACATGTGCATAAAAATTTTGATTTTATTTCTGAAAAAGGATGTCGTGTAGTTGGAAACCAAAAAGGAAAAGACAAAGATAATATAGTAGATTATAAAAAAGATTTTATCGTAAAAATTTAAATTTTTAATTTTGTATCAAAAATTATTTTTGATACAAAATGAATTAAAATAAAAATATCGCGTACAAATAAATGTCGAAAGCTTCGAAACACAATTTGAAAGATGGTCTGGAATGTGACATGGATCAAAAAAAATGCGCATCAAGTAATAAATATAAGAAAGAGGATATTATTGCTTTGGCCAAAAAATGCAATGTTGAAACTACTGGAACTCGCGCAGAAATTTGCGCACGTATTGCTCAATCAGTTTTAAGTGGTTCTTTTCCTGTGACAAATCCTGGAATTCCAGTGAAACCAAAAACATGTTCTTTAAACAAAACCACAACAGCTGCTGAATTAATGAAATATTCAAAAGATGATTTACTAAAAATGTGCGCTGAAAGAAGTATGGTATGTGCAAAATCATGGACTAAAATGCAGATTGCAACTGCTTTAAGTGCTTGTAAACCCTTAAATGTCGAACCGGTTTGTTTAATTGGAGAAACACTTCCATCTACTCCTGAATTGGAAAGTAAACCAAAAAAATTATTACAAGAAATGTGTGATGCAAAAGGTATAAAATATGCAGAATCTTGGAATAAAAATAAACTTGCAAAAGCTTTACGAGCATGTGAATGTAGAAAACCGTCAGATACGGTATCTGTAGATAGTGATGCATCTGATCCATCTGACGCTGATGCTGACGCGGATGCTGACGCTGACGCGGATGCCGACGCAGATAGTTTATGTTACGGAGGTAAAACGTACGAAGAATTAAAAGAAATGAAAAATCCTGAATTAGCTGCACTTTTTGGAAAAGGTAAAGGACAGCTAGACATAAAAGGACGTCCTACGAAAAAGGAAGAAATGATAGGATACCTTTGCGCAAGTAAACAAAATGATAGATGCAAAGCTCCAAATTGGGAGTGTAAAGATGATTTAGTTTGTGATGCTAGTAATCAACCAGAAGATGGAGTATGTATTTCTCCCGAATTAGCAGATAAACGCAGCGAATTTGATGAAATTACATTGGAAAATGGTAAAAGGATAATAGGGAACAAAACAGCTATTAAAAAATTAAGAGAATCATTTAAAACACAACCTGTTGTCAGACCAGCTAATCCTAGAGTACCTACTAATTATACTGATTGCTACGGTGACTACACATACGAAAAATTAGATAAAATGACTGTTCCTCAAATTCTAAAAGAATTTTTTGGTTCAGGAAAATTGGAGTTAAAAGGTCGTCCTAAAAACAAAGATGAACTTATAGCTTATCTATGCTCTATTGGAAACGAACGTAGGTGCACAGAACCAAATTGGGATTGTGAAGACGGTTACATTTGTGATGCTAGTAACGATCCAGGAGTATGCATACCAGAACAATTTGGAGAAAAAGAAAATTTAGATAAACGTAAATTTGACTCAATGATGTTTAACGGAAAAAAGATAATTGGAACTAAAACTTCTATAAGCAATTTGAAGAAAAAGTTGGAAAACGCTGATAATACTTCATCTGATGATACTCCTGCTCCAAGAGAACCTAGTACTCAAAAACCTAAGTATACTGACTGTTACGGTGATTACACATACGAAACATTACAGAAAATGAGTCTTGGTAAAATTGTAGAAAAATTCTTTGGCCCAGGAAAAATAGAGTTAATAGATGGTCTTGATACAAAAGAACAAATTATAAATTATCTATGTACTATTGATCCAGATACTTATCTTCCAAAAGGAGAACCTATTCCTACAAGGAAAGCTAGTCCTCAAAGGCCGCAACCGAGTCCTAATACTGATTGCTACGGTGATTACACATACGAAAAATTAGATAAAATGAGTGTTCCTCAAATTCTAAAAGAATTTTTTGGCTCAGGAAAAATAAAGTTAATAGATGGTCTTAATACAAAAGAACAAATTATAAATTATCTATGTACTATTGATCCAGATACTTATCTTCCAAAAGGAGAACCTATTCCTACAAGGAAAGCTAGTCCTCAAAAACCTAAGAATACTGATTGTTACGGTGACTATACATACGAAAAATTAAACGACATGACTACTGTTCAAATTCTAAACGAATTTTTTGGTCCAGGAAAATTAGAGTTAAAAGGTCGTCCTAGAAACAAACCTGAACTTATAGCTTATCTATGCTCTATTGGACAAGAACGTAGGTGCACAGATCCAAATTGGAATTGTGAAGACGGTTACATTTGTGATGTTAGTAATGAGATATGCATACCAGAACAATTTGGTGAAGATAAAAATTTAGATAAACGTAAATTTGATTCGATGATGTTTAAGGGAAAAAAGATAATTGGAACCACGGCTTCTATAAGCAATTTGAAGAAAAAGTTGGCAACCTCTGAACCTATTGTTCCTCCTAGTGAACCAACTCCTAGACCCAGTCCAATAGAACCAACTCCTAGAAAATCAAGTCCTCCAAGGGAACCTACCAAATTTCCGGAAAATTTATACACTTTTCGTCTTATGTTACTATCTTATAATACGAATAATGGTACAAAAATACCAAGTAACGATTTACTTAAATATATTTCACCAATTCTTTCAAAAATTGTATCAAAGACTCTTACTCTAGAAGATGCAAAGACATTACCTTATGATTCACGAATTTCTAGGGGTGCAATTTTTAATGAAGTTTATCTACCGTGGTTGAAGAGTGAACTTTTTTGCGAAGCACCAGATTGGTGTAAAGATGGATTATCTTGTAATATAAGCGATGAATATCCAGGAAGAGGAACATGTATTGTTGATTCAGATATCGATAGAAAAAAATTAGTTGAAACTACTTTAAATGGAAAGAAAATAGTTGGTAGTGCAACTGCTATAAAAGCATTCAAACAACAGTTCGGTACTTATATTGAACTTCCAGAATCATTTGTAGTTATGATAAAAAAATATCTTGACAGCCATGGCGATCCTAATTGGTTAAATGATTATATAGAATTTTTTGATCAAGTTTCTGATAAAATTGTAAGTAAAAATCTTAAGCTAAATGACATACAGAGTATAGTATACCATAAACTTATGTCATATAAAGATTGTTACCAAATTTATCTTGACTGGCTTGAATCAGATAAACCTAAAGATATTCCTAGAGGATCTCCGGTAAGAGGTTCTCCTTTTAGACAAGCTCCTCCTGAAGATGTTCCTAGAGGATCTCCGGTAAGAGGTTCTCCTTTTAGACAAGCTCCTCCTGAAGATGTTCCTAGAGGATCTCCGGTAAGAGCTTCTCCTTTTAGACAAACTCCTGAAGATGTTCCTAGAGGATCTCCGGTAAGAGCATCTCCTTTTAGACAAGCTCCTCCTGAAGATGTTCCTAGAGGATCTCCGGTAAGAGCATCTCCTTTTAGACAAGCTCCTCCTGAAGATGTTCCTAGAGGATCTCCGGTAAGAGCTTCTCCTTTTAGACAACCTCCTGAAGATGTTCCTAGA